GGCGGCGCCGCAGGCAGTACCGGTGACTCCGGCGTCACCCGCCGGGTTTTCGGGCAATTGCTGACTTGGCTGGCGGAAAAGAACGATCGTACGTTTGTCATTATGACGCTGAATCGTACGCAGGGTATCCCGCCCGAGTTCTTGCGCGCCGGCCGTTTCGATGATATCTTCTATACGGATTTGCCCAACGAAGTGGAACGGCGCCAGATCCTGGCAATCCACCTGCGTAAACGCGGCGTATCCGACGATCGGCTGCCGTTGACGCAAGACGATTGGGACCAGTTGATCGAGAAGACGCAGGACTATGTCGGCGCGGAGTTGGAACAGATCGTACGCGAGGCGCGATATGCGGCTTTCCAGGATAGGCAAAGCGGCATTCCGACCGTCGGCGAACTGCTCGCAGCAGCCGGGGCCATTACGCCGCTCAGCCGTATCGACAAGGAGGGTATCGACAGCATTCGAGAGTTCTGTGAAAATCGCGCGCGTCCGGTAAGCCGGCCTCCGCAGCGTAGCAGGAAGACCCGAACACGGGCTATTCAGACCGACGGCGGCGAGAAGGAAGCGGCCTTGAACTGATCTCAGGGTCGAGTGTCCTGACGCGGTTTCTCACCGGGCTCTGCGGTGGGGCGTAAACCCAAAACATCGTACTTCAGGAACGATCATAAAATATTTAAAACGAAAGGATAAGAAACTTTGTCGCACATTATTAAGGTCTCCATTCGCATGACCGATATCGACGCCCTTAACGCTGCGATCGATAAGCTGGGCTTGGAGCGCGTGGGCGTACGCGAAGGGCAAAAACATAAGCTGTTCGGTGGGCAAACCGCTGAAGGCATCGGCGTAAAGCTGCAAGGTTGGCAGTATCCGGTTGTCATCAATACGACCACGGGAGAAGCGGCCTACGACAATTACGGCGGCAGTTGGGGAAAGCAGGAAATGCTGGACGACCTGGTCCAGGAGTACGCCGTGGAAGAAACCACGCGCCAAGCCCTCGCGCAGGGCTACTGCGTCGAGTCCGAGGAGACTTTGGAAAACGGCGATCGCCAACTGGTTTTTGCCAGCTACTAAGTAGTGCGTCGAAGGCTGCCCGCAACATCGGGCAGCCTTTTTTTATTCCTAAAATCACCATAACGCGTTTCGGAGTTTACCGTTGGCTAAAAAGACCATTACCGCCATCATTCCCAAGATAGGAATTTCGCAGGGCACGCGCCAAGTGTCTTTCGAAACTGCCGGATTCGTGGGCCAAACTTGCCAGGCCGCTACAAAATTCCTGGAAGCCATGGGCCGCGTCACGGCGGATAACGCCACACAGGAAATGTTTGCCGTCGAGCAGGGCGTCGAACGCATTCGCCGAGAGGGCGAGTAATTATGTCTAAAGAGACTGTCATTATAAGTCCTGGCGGCGCAGCACGCGCGATGTATAGCCCGTTTACGGCAAAACTGTCACGGCGCCTGGGCGAAGTAGAGACGCGCAGGGCCTCGCATGTGGAACCCGTCGAGGAGCTAAGCGGCGCCGCCAGGCAAAATATACGGATGCGGCTACATCTGGATCCGTCGGTCGATCTGCGAGGCCATTATCCGATGTCCTGGTGGGCTGACATGACACCGTCGGGCGGCGACGTCCTCGGACCCTACGCCAATCGGGAGGAGGCGCTGGAAGACGAGAAAATATGGCTGCTGGAGCGACATATTCCAACGCCGGCTGCGTAACCGCGGTGCTTAATTACCGCTTTTTGTGTTTTCACCAACCTAGGCCGCCGGGCCGGGCTCGGTGGCCGTTTTGTTAGAGGAAAAAGAATGGCTACTGAACCCGCTACCCGGCAGGTCGCAGATAAAGTCCTGCTGATGGCGCCGTCGATCGGCTCCTGGAAAGGACGCTACCAGCTCCCCAAGGAACTGGTTACGGTAGAACTCGCCGGCAACACCGTCGATACTAAAAAAATAACAACGCCGTGTACGAAGCTCATGTCAGATACCTGCCCGGTCGATGGGACCGGAGCGGCGTGGAAGAAACGCTTCGATCGGCTGGAGTCGCGCCTGAGCGCGGTCTTGGATCGGTACAGCGTGCCTTTCCCGATTATCGGGGTGCGGCTGGTGCCGGAGCGCGTAGGCATCGCCTTCCTGTCGGCTATTGACGACATTCGCCGCGACCAAACTGCGACGGTCGCCGCCTTTATACGCGATTTCGAGGACGTTATCCGACAAATCCGCGAAAGCGCCGACCCTGCCATCTGGAAACATATCGTCAAGAAGGTGCCAAAAGACCAGATCGAAATGCGAGCCAAGTTCTATCTGGATGTCATACCTATCCAGCTGGCGCACGCGGCCGGAGAGCCGTCCGCTGTGTCTTTGCAGGATCTCGAGGCCAACCAGGAGCTTGTCCGCACCTCGGTGGCCCGCGCTGTGGGCGACGCCGTACGCGCCTTAGTGGAAGATCCATTGGACCAGCTTGTCGGCAAGCTGTCGAGCTTGCGGGAGCTTATCGACCGTGATGGGCGAGTTACGACGCGCAGCTTTGGGCCGGTGCGTGAGGCGCTGGCGAAAGTGCGTGATTTCATGCTCGTGCCAAACGAGACGCTTATGCAGACCATTACGGAACTGGAGGGGCGTATGAATATTACCGTTGCCAAAGACCTCGACAGTATCACGGCAGCCAGGAACGGCTTTACGGCCTTGCTTGACAGCGTTATTGCCGAAGCCTCTGATGAAACACAGCGACAAGAGTTCGTGGAACGTTACGGCAGGCAACTGCGTTATTTGAACATTTAACCGCTTCGCGCCGTCCGGCGGCCAGCGCTGCCGGACGGTGGCTGTGTACAACCAAGCAAACTCATGGGAATTCATAGTTACGAAGAGGCACAGGACTGGCTAAAACGTGGTCGACATCCTGAAAGCCACCGCCGGCTTGCGCCGAATACTAAACTGCTGCGGGCGAATCTCGCCCCTAACGTCCCCGTACTTGTCGTACGGCTTTACGCAACGGACATCATCACCTATACGCCAAACGGGGCCGTACGCCTGCAGGCTGGGACTTGGCAGACGCAGACGACGCTTAGGCGCATGGGGGAATTTGGTCCGCGAATGTCCATTAGTCTGCGCAGAGGCGTCTGGATACTGTCGTGGCAAGGCAAATCTTACATTTTCCGAGACTGTTGGTTGCCGGCAAATCGGAGACGTTCTCCGGTAGATACCGACGGTGCGCGGCTGCAAACATTAGCGCATTATCTGCAAGAGCAGCAAGAGCGGAAGGAGGCGAGCAAGGTTGTAGCTAAAGCGTTAAAATTACTAAGCCGCTACCGCTTGGCTGACCGGAGCGTTTTGGATTCGGCGATTCAGCCGCTTGTTACCGCCATACGGTCGCAGCTGCACGTCGAAGCAGCACAGGCAGAGGCGGTGTGCCTGAACAGGCTGCAGGCGGACTACACCGTCCGCATGCGGGAACTTATAAACGCCAATCAGCAACGCGAGGAAGCGCTGCACGTGGCGCTACGGGAGGCACAACAGCGCCATGCCGACCTTCAGCAACGCGAGGAAGCGCTGCACGTGGCGCTACGGGAGGCACAACAGCGCCATGCCGACCTGGTTGCACAATCTGCTATAACATACGATATGACAAAATACGGCGTTGGCGCAAAACAACCTAGAGCAATTCGGATGGAGGGCTGTGATGACCCAGGACAACCACACGGCGGAATTCATACGCCGCCGGGCGGCCTACGGCGGACTGATAACGGAGCGGCAACAGGCGGCGGCCCGGACACGCTCGCAAGCGCAAACCCCGTTCCGTGTACAATGGCAGGATGCAACATGCTGGAGGACGCCGGGCCGTAACGGCAATATCCTGTCCTGGCCGATCGACGAGCTCGAAGACGGCTTGCTTTGGGAAACAATAAACTGGGCAGTCCGTAATAGCGCGGCGCTGTGGGAAGCCTCCGGGGCAGCCAGCGAGTTTTGCGCGGCACTGGCGGGATGCCTATGGTTGCGGGATCAACCGTTGTTTCGCGCCTTACTCCAAGAGGCGATACGGCGCGGTTTTACTTTTCCGCCCGACGTGTTCCAGTATCTCCAGCAATACGTACTGGACAGGCGCAATACCTTAGATGGTTATACACCGTGGCGTGATCCGGCAGCTGCCGAACAGTCGAAGACACTTCGGCCGTTCTTGGCGGAGCAGCTGGAGCCGCCTGATACCTATTACGGCAAGCAGTTACGGGCTATTTCGATCGGAAAGGCGGAATAATGACAAAAAGAGTATCGCACGCAGAAGCAGAGCGCCGCCGGTGGCTCAAGTCATGCCTTGCCGAGCCATGGCCAGCCGACATCCCGAAACCGCAAAGTATTTCCGTGTTGGCACTGCGGGGCCTCCGGTGGCAACTGGAGCAGGCAGGGTATACGGATCATCAAATTGATCGGTTTCTATCTACGGAGAGGCCCACTTGCGATTGGAACGATTTAACGCCAGGAGTCAGATGGTCACGAGATGGCGTACTTGCCCACTTAGACCAAGAACGTTGTGCTATACAACGGCGGGACGGCATCAACCAGCACGAGGAGGCGAGGCTCTCCCAGATGGCCGCTCGCATGCTGCAGCCGATCATACTGGCATTGGGTGCTTTGCATCACGCAGGCGTACACTTGCCAGCACTGGTGCCTCCTGCCGCCGGAGAAACCGAGGTGCCGCGTATTTTTCCGGATCCCGACCCACATCCCAGCAATGCTTCAGCAGGCGGTCTCGACTGCACGGACAGGCAGTTAAACTTGCAGCTGACGCAAAGTGTCCTGGTGGTCATACTTATTGCGAGGACCAGCATGTTTACGTCGGTAAGGCCCGCTGCTGACCGCCCGTTGTACTACACGGGACGGCTGCTGCAGGACGGACAGGTTGTTGCAAGTGAGCAGTGCGCTACCGCAGAAGTTACAACCATAATTTCGTGGTTGATACGGCTCGTAGCCCGCTACGAGATCCGGACGCCGCACGCAGCAGCCGACGCAGTGCCCGATATCGCGCGGGACTTGCGAACACGCGTCATCAATCTAACCCTCCAGGAAGACAAAGAATGTTAGTATTATCCCGTCGCGTGCAAGAGGGCCTTGTTCTTTACGATGAAACAGGCATGGTAATTCGTATAAGCGTACACGAACTACGCGGGCAAGCCGTCAGGCTTGCGATAGATGCCCCTAAATGCGTTCGCGTGCTCCGAGACGAACTACCTACGGCGCAAGAAAAATTGCAAACTATTGCGGTTGATAGGTTGCAGCCAACTCGGTCAGATCCGCAACAGTGAGTCTGACGCTCGGGGCATTATCTCGGGCGGCAATGGTAATACCTGCCGCGTCTGCCATGCGGTTGAACTGTACGGCGTCGGTACGGGGCAGCGAGGAGGCCAGAGCCGCAAGCTTCTCCATGTCGACGAACATATCGGCACCGGTAACGGCTTGTGCAAACTCGTCGCCAAGCCAGCTCCGGATATGATCCAGGGACAGCGAGGCCAGTGCTTCCTTTTCGTAGACGGCACCGTCGGTAAGCGACACGTGTTGCGCGAGGAAAGCTTTGGCAACTTTCTCGGTAATTTGGAACAGTCCTTCCTCGGGGTACTCCAGTCCGCCGTCGCCGTAAAACCGATCCAGATGCATGCACCGGTCGAACTGATCGACCAGCGCCGCCAGTTTAATGCGCAAATCCGTGTCGTGCATACCCATGGCGGTTGTACGGGCCGCACTGGCCACGTCGCGCAAGGCGGCGGCCGCAGTCGGATCGGATTTGGCTACCATGCCAGCACGTTTTTCGAGCAGCTCTGCGGCGGTTTTGCCGGCGCAGTAACCGTAGCCCGCGGTCTTCTGTAGCAGTTCGTCGTGCTCGAGGGGTACGGCAAGATCGGTGGCGCGATTTAGGATTTTGCGGGCCATGACATGGCGATCGGGAAAAGCAAAGTGCTGCCGATACTGGACAAACCAGTCGGCGGCCATTTTGATTTCTTCCGGATTGCGTAACGGATAGTGCCGTTCCTTTCCGGTTGCAGAATTCCAAACCATGGCAAACTGTTCATCCGGAAGCCGCGCGAGGTCGTTGTCGGCGTCCGCCGCCATTTTTTGGCGGAGTTGTTCCAGCTCTCCGGTAATACCGAAAAATTCGCCTTGTTTCCAGATGCGTGTGCGAATCGTTGCTGCTTGCTCGGCGGACAAGCTTGCCTGTTTATCGAGAAAAAATAAACAAGACAGCCAAGTTGCCGCTTTGGAGTGGCACGGGTAGTTCCGTTGGCACGGCTCGGCAAAAACATGGTTGGGGAGTTCCCCGTTTTGCGGGCCATATAATTGTTCTGCAGAAGCGCTCTTGACGAAGGCTGGTGGCGGATACACATTGGTAAGACGGTGTAGCTCCGTACCTGCTAGATCCTGCGTATGGTCCAGAATTGACATGTTGACTGAATCCTCCCTAAATAAATATTTTGCCGGGACGCAAATTCTGGCCGCACTAGGTGTGGCTACGGACATACAGCATTTACCAGCGGTATCTGCATGCCCTCTGTGTCGAGAACATACCCTGCACCGTTATGCAGACCCCGTCTATGGCGGGGAATGGGCGGTATGCCGGCACTGCGGCTTCCATGGAGATATGATAGAGCTTTCCAGCGCGTTTTGGAAGCTCGAAATAGGCCCGACATTGTACAAGTTGCGCGGCCTCGGACTGCCTATTGCAGAAGCACAGATGGAGCCGGCGTGTATCGCTGACTATTTACGCGACCACGTAACCCGCCGTAAAAACGTAGCCGGGTTCTGGCAGCAGGCGCAGGACTACCTGTTACAGAGCGGTGCCGCCGAGATTCAGAGATTATGCCGATATCTTCACGTGCAGCCGTCCATTTATACGACCTATTGGCAACGGCACGGCGGACAATACCTTGGTGCAGCGTCCAAGGCACTGGTTATGGAGCACCTCGCTCCTGGGCGGTTGCAGGCGCGCAAAAGCATTTATCCTGCGCCAAAGCCCCGATCTGGAAGCTTTTTGCCGGGACGCGGTTGGAAAGAAATGCTGGTCATGCCGTTCTGGGATTTACCCGGGCGGTTTAGCGGCTTCCTGTTCCTCGGCAATGATCCGGTGGAAGTGCTGTACTACCCCGTTACCGTTAGAGCGGGGTCGTCTCCGAAATACTTCGAAGCCGGCCTGTCCTTTCTACCGGCTGCGTTGCAAGAGGCACCTCACCCGCTCTTTGGCAACGCACTTATCGTGTGCACGGATCCGTGCATCGTCGCACAGTTGCAATTTCGGCATTTACGCGAAAATACCCGTCCGCTACCGATGGTAGGGGCGTATTATCATCCGAAAATTCGTACGCAGTTGCCGTGGGACTGGCTGGCCACAGATGACCTCATTGCGTGGTCGCCAAGCTGGTCGCGTGCTGCATTTCTTTGTGCGAGACAGGCGCGCGCCGGCCTTTCCCCTTATACTACAACCGGAATGGAGCGGAGCCGGCTGTTGCAACAGCGCGTCGGTACGGACTGGTTGCGAACCATCATCGCCAAGGCAACGACTTGGCAACAGGCATTACGCCGATGTTTACCGGACGCCACCGGTGAAAGCGCCGAAGAATTGTTCGCCGAATTGGAGCTGCAAGGGCAGGAGCTACGCACCTTTCTCCAGGAGAGCGATGACGCCTTACGGCAACGGTTTGAACAATTGCTTACGTCGCCGCGGCACGGCGTATGCGTGCGATATAGCGGACAGGCGTTTTGCGAGCTCGATGATGCCTGGTATAAATTGCCCGACAATCAGCTTATTTGCGGATGCGTCGTACGCATCGAGCAGACCCTCGTCGCCCCAAACCGGCGCAAATATTATAAAGGCAGTGTTCGCTATCGCGGCGAAACCTTTACCTTTACGGAGTTGGCGCCGCGCATAGAGCGTCGCGGGCTGTTACGCTGGGCTTGCGATTACGTCGCTTCTCAGGGACGGCGGCAGCCGGTCTACGCCAATGCCTGGAACCGAGCCGGCGTTAATCTGGCAATGACTTTCCATGCACCGGTTGTGGCCACCGCTGCTGAACGTGTGGGCTGGGATGGCAACCTCCGGGCATTCACCTTGCCGCAATTCGCCGTACACCGTGGCGGCGACGTGGTCCGAGAGCCATTATGCTTATTCGACGAGAAAACCGCGCCTGCCCGGAACATTGCACCTGTCGAAGCCTTGACGCCCGACGATTTGCGGGCGTTAGCCACGGAAAATGACGAAACCAGGCTATTCTGGGCAACTTTGACTTGCGTATTTCAAAATATTGTAGCACCGGCGTTTGGCCAACCGGCCTGCAGTATCTACCTGGACGGGCTCGGTGCCCAGATCATCGGCAATGCCGTGGTGCATCAGTGCGGCTGCCTTGCGGCAGCCGACCCGCGACAATTGCGACATGCCCTGCGCGCACATTCGTGGCCAGTGCTTTGGACGAAACAAGTCGATGACGTCCTGGGCCAATGGTTTACGCTGCATCGTCCGCAGCATCTGATTTTGATGCCCACTCCGAGTTTGGCTCGGCTGCTCGGCATACGCGGGCATTGGACGGGCGTCAGTTGCCCGCGCGCTTGCGGCAGCTTACAGAAGCTGTGCGGCATCGCTACCCGGGCCTTGCCGGCATATCTGCGTTATTTTTGCCGGCAGCGACATTGGCTGCCGAACGACGGCTTACCCACAGCGGAAAATCTACTGGCGGACCTGGCCGAATGGATGGAGCAGTGCGCCCCGGGGTGCGGACAAGTCGTGCTGGGCGCCCGCCACTATCTGGAAACTCCGGCCATTCCGGCTTGGCAGCATTTTGTACGACTTGTCGGATGCTTGGTGGAAGAAGGTTTAATCGTGCCCGTACGTGCCAGCGGAGCATCTGCTCCGGCCGGTTTAGTCTCGTTTGGAGACGGGCGTCTGTGGATTTCGCAAGATCGTTTTAGCACGAGGGCACTCCGCCTTGCCGGGCTCGCGCCCGACTTAACGCTAATTACCGATTCGCTGAAAGCCGCAGGTGTCTTACTTAGCGAAGAACAATACCACGAGGAATTCGGCTGGGTTATCCGCGAAGCCTGGTGGAGCGAACAATTCCGTAAACTTAATGTCCCCCCTCAACCCCCGCAGGTGCAATATGGAACACTGCCATTACCCGTTGATGCAAGATGATCTGGACCCGAAGGACCACCCCGAAGCTTTCGGCATGACCGCGGTTGCCGAGCAGGACCCGTTGGAGCCTGATGACGACGAGGATCTCGACGACGAGGATCTCGACGACGAGGATCTCGACGACGATGACGACTGGGATGGCCTCGAGGATGACGACGATTGGGATGACGAGGAAGATGACGATTGGGATGATGATGAAGACGATGAAGATTGGGACGACGACGATGACGATGACGACGATCTCGATTAAATCGTGTGATCCGTTTTATTTTTAATGTGGCATCATGGTTCATACATTTCAACCGCTGGGTACATTGCCTTTGCCGCCTGGTGCTTTGTCCAGATTGCGGAAGGCGGGAATACATACCCTAGAAACGCTGGCAACTGAGGATCTTACGAAGCTCGGCCTATCGCCAGCCGCCATACAGCAGATAGAGCAGCTGTTAGATACGCTACATTTACGTAAACAGTCCGGCAGTTCGCCGGAGGCGACAGTCGCCGATAAATTACCGGGCTGTTGATGAGCTACGGTTGGCCGAAGAACGGCTGCATTTGGCGGTCGTTCTCCCAACCGTAGTTATAATTGCCGGCGGCTTCGATTTGTTCGCTTGTCACGCGCCCGATCTGCGCGACTGCCGCAAAGTCGGGCCATCCGTGAATGTGCCACAATGCGGCAGCTCCCAAATTACAGGCATGTGCAAAGTCGTCTGTGCGCATCGTATTTCTCGTAATCGTAAAAATATCGCCGGCCAGACGCGTCTCTGATTTTTCGGCGACCAGCGCCAAGAAGTCGTTAAGCAACCCGCGGTCCTCTTCCGAACGGTAGTCGTATTGGAAGAAACGCATCAATTGCAGTTTAATGGCCTGGCACGTATACAGAAGGCTGCGCGTCTTATCCAGCCGATAATGCTGCCGCGGATGCAATTCTGTGGGAGGGACGCACTGGAGGAGGCCGCGGCTGGCGGCCCGCACGTACTGGATCGGCATGATCCGTTCTATGTCCATGCCGGCTTGCACCAGGACCGTTTCGCGCACGATGCCGGCGCCGGTGTAATCATGCGCCAGCAGTTGCACGCCGAACAACTGCATCCAGTGCCGTATTTCGAGGGCTTCCCGCATGTGGTCGTTCGGTGTCAACAGCCGTTTGCCCCATAAAACATCGAGGTGGCCGTCGGGGCGATAGCCCATCAGGGCGAGGGCCGTAAAACTCACTTCGTCTTCGCCGCCTCCTCCCCAATCCACACCGAGAACGCGGAAATTATATTGTGGCAGTAATTCTCGAATGCGCGGGTGCGGCTTGTACGGGTCGTTGGCCCAGCCCAGGATGCTCGCCTGCTGCAGTTCCGTTTCGGAAACCAGTTTCTGGCCGACATCGACGCTTTCTCCCAGAACTTCGTTGCAAAAAACATTCCGTGACGTATTGCCCCATCCCGTGCTCTTGGCGTGCAAGATGCGCCATTTGTCCGGGCGTTCGTAATGCAGCGGCAGTATCACTTGCGGAATGTGGTAGCCGACGAACATGTCTCGGCGGTCCGGATATCTATGCACCCATCTGCCGTCGCCGGCGGGGTAAGCTCGCGGGTTTAGCGGCTTGCGACATTTGTGACAGACAATGGCGGGGCACCGCGGGCCTATGAAATCGTGCAACGGCCCGATCATGGCGTCAATGTGGTACTCCAGTGAGGGAATATTCCATTCGTGACAGTGTCTGCAGCGTATAAACCACTCGGCCTGCGAGGACGTTTTCCACATGCCTTCGATAGGATTGTCGAGTGTTTTTGGCGTTCCGGTAAATTGCGCCAAGCCCCAGTCGGAAGCGGACATGCACTCTCGTATAATCGGAATATGTGAGGGATCAAGATCCTGGCACTGCGGTGCGGCTAAGTCCCCTAAGATAATGGAGTGTGTCCCAGCTGTTTCTACGTCGTAAACATCGACAAGGCCGATATCTTCTACGGCGATTAACTCGTCGGGAACAAGTTTGATTGGTGTCTGATCTTCGCCAATAACGTTGCTTGAGTTTGTTCCCGCTTTTTCCGGGCACGTTCCCGGGCTTTTCGGCGCATATACTTCGGCCGGCGGCGGAGCACAGGTTGCCGGAACGACTTCCCGCAAAACATACAGGTTTCCATATCGTTCCTGCCAGAAAGCGCCAGTTTGTAGCGCATGGTTGGCGGGGTATACGGCAGAAGCGCCTCCATCAGCCGCACTGCCCCCTTGACTCTGACATAGAGCAGCGGATACGGCCGATAGCCTTTCCGGATACACATCAGACGATGAGCAGGATAACCATGATCCGTCATCCAATGGCTCAAAAGATCGACCTCGTCGGACTGGAACCCGTGCGTACAAAAAATCATCGTCGGTGAATCGGAGCGCCCGTAGCGGCTCCCGTCGTCGGCGAACCACCACGCCACCGTCGGTAGAAAGCCGATTTCGTCGATCCGTGCAAGGTTTTCCGCCGTTATTATCTTGGTCCCGTTCGGATACCAACGGTCGCGCCAATAGGTAAATACCGGAGTTGCAGCAGTGAAGAATGCCGTGCACCTGTATTTGCGTCGCGTGCTCTTGGTCTCGTACGGAACTCCACGTACGAAGTCGCGCAAGATCATGTATTTTTGCCAAAGGTATTCGCGTTGCGTCCAGCAATGGTGCGCCGTGTAGCAGCTGGTGCGCCTCCGATCCAGATTGCCATCCCCTAGAAGTGTGCCATGCAGCATCTGCTCCTGGACAAGTGTTAGATTCGTTGGCGGCGTCCATCCGGGAACGGGCGATTTCTTCGATGAGCGCGGAAACGCGTAAGCATCCGGCAGTTGTGGCCACGAAGGAATCGGCGGTAAGGTCGACATGTCTACCTCCTGCTGTGTGTAACCGATAACAACGTCTACGGCCCGCATACCATTGTTTTAGGACATGGGTCCATACCACTTCCCCGTTATCATTAAATCCCTGGACTGCCGTACCGGGGGTGATATCACAAATTTGTACGGCGCCTGCTGGCGTTGTTAATGTTGACCAGAAAGGTGTGCTTTCATCCGCGAATAGCAAATCTGTGGCGATACCTCGAATACGCTCGGTGTCAAGAAGTGCGAAGCTGAACAGCATGGACGAGTAATTACGAAACGACCGCTGCAGCACCGACTTGTCGGTATCCGTATTTGTCCATAATTTTCGGAGTGGGGAACGGTCGATGAACGGTCGGACGTAGTTGTTCGAAAAGCGCCGTACCTGTTCATATAACGGAGTAACATAGAGTATCTTGAGATCCGAAATACAGTTCGCTAGGAGGATGCCACGTGCTGCGATCGTTGTGGAATTGTGGCTGACGATGCCGTCGAGTACGAAATTGTGATTTCCTTCAATTTCGATATCAACGGTATCTTCAGCGGGTACCGGCGTGATGGAAAGAATTTCGTCCCATATTATGTCGTTATTTTGCAATGTTTCTAAAAAGGTCAGGGCCTCGGTACCCGGGGCATGTGCCTGCAGATGCTGCAGATATTCCGCAAATTTGCGCTGAGACAGCGGATACTTCGGAGTAAGTCGCAAGCCCTGCTTGCGTAATGCTCCAGCGGTTTTTCGGTGCAATGCCGCGGCCGCTTCTTTTAATTTTACTGTAACCTCCAGAGGAATCGTGTCGCGATTATTGTTTTCACTCGTCTCAGGAAGTGCTATGGCGGGCTTGCCCGGCACGGCCAGCTGTTGCATAAAGCGCTGACAGCCGTCCCTGGTCTCGACTCGGACGATGTAGGCATCGTGGCAGCGTTTGTTGTTGCAGTAGGCACTCCGGCTTTTGATAGCGGACGGAATGCCTAGTTTACCTAGGAGCCCGCGTACGTCGCGGGCGAGTTCCCGAGATGTGCTGGTGTACGTTATATGCGCGTTACCTTGCCGAGATTGCGTAATCATGCCGTCCGTGGCCCACAGATGCGCAAGAAAGCAACAGGTGTCCGCATATGCCAGATCAAAAACCCAAGCTGGAATATGTTTTTCCCACGCACGTTTGCCCCACAAACCGTCTTCTTTCATCCACCCGGCTATTGTCCCCTTCTGAGATATATATGCGCTTAACGCCTTTTTGGTATTCTTTGAAAGCCGCACCGGCTCTGATTGATACTGTTGAATGCATTGTTTGGCTATATCGAGCACGCAGGTTTTACCTGCCGTAATATTGAAGTTTTTGGAGACGCCAATAGATCCGTCCCCTAATAAAAGCGCAGTCAGAATAATGCGCTCGCGCGCAATGCACAGGTTCCCAAAGCTGCCTCCGCGACGTACGCCAGCGATGCGCGAACCGACAACCAACTCCCGTACTGGCGTATAACCGTAGAGTGTGCGTAACGGGTGATTTGCCGTTAGGGTCAGTTCGCCGCCCATGCGGGTACATATCTTGAATAACGGTTGCTGGCCGGTGTGGAAGATGTGTTTAACATGCCCTGTCTCGAAGTGAAAAGCCGAATTAAGCGTCAGTACGGCGTCGCCAACGTGTAAATCACTAACAGGTACTTCGCGGCCGTTGGCCAAGCGTACTCGTGCGGTGCCATGCAGCTGGAGGCATTTGCTCACCTGCCTCCCGGTTTTGAGTAGTATATTCGGGGGCATCGACACGTCAAAGATAGGGCTGAACGGAAAGTAGTTCTGCAGCGAGTATGGCTTATTGTTTAATGACAGCGCCAGTGGTAGTAGTACCTCGAGGGTGCGCATGCCGCCCGCAGCCGTTAACGCGGACAAAGCCTGAAAACGGGCATTGCGTGCCTCGCGGCCGGTTGCACCGCTGCACACTTTCGTTAATAATTGCTGTAGCTCCGTAGGCGGCACAGAGGTACGCCGCGTACGCTTTTCAAGGCTTTTCAAGGAGGTAGTCGCCATGTCGTTATCGTCGCGCCGCCGGCCCGGTCTGGGTTGGCTGGAGGAGTATCTTTGCGAATTGGTGGATTATTGCATTAGCCTGTGCCGTTGGGTGTATCGACAATGCCGGGCTGCCCCTGCGGAAGATCCGCCGGAGGTCGTCATGGATGCCCAGACCGCCGATCAGATTGTTTTTTCATTGCCGACACGTTATCATGGCCTCCAGACACCCCCCAAGTCAATGGAGTTATCCTATGACGACACCGGCAATCAGCATGTCCGCTCGGCTTTACCAGGAGCGGCGCATTCCCGAGGATCAGCCCACCTGGAGGGGCCCGGGTCCACGTTTAAGCCCTGACCGTGCTCTTGTACACGAGTTGCCGATGCAGCCGCCGCTGCCTTCGCCCAATGCGCTCTTGACGGAAAATCAAACGCCGGATCAAGGGAATACCTCTGCATGGCCGGGTGGCGCGCTCGAAATTTGAAATACGAAGCGTCGCTGCATATGCCGGCATTGCCGGCTTACTTTTTGGGAGTAGTCCCATGTTTGACGGAGCAAGCCTCTGGGGTAGACTTGCAAGCTGCATGCTGATCGGCTGTGCCTTCTATGGCGCACAGGGCTCATGGACGTGCCGCTTGATCTTGCTTGTAGCGGTCTGCGCCGGGCTTTATTATCTGTTGCACTACTTCAATCAGCTCGAGCAACGCGATCTGGATGATGCGGAAACTCGAATACTAGGACGGTATCGGGAAAATGACGACACTTGACTTTCTTGTGCTCACGTTTGCCGCCAGCGCGATCGTCGACGTTTGGCGCAATGGTTCGATCTTTACGGAAATTCGGGCTTATTTCGAAGCACGCAGCCAGCCTGCCCTATCGGATGCCCCCGCCGCCGCCACAGAACTACTCCCGGTTGATCCGAGCCCGTGGTGGTTTCGGCTGCTAGATCGTTTCGCGCCGCGGTGGCTTACGGAATTGTTATCTTGCAATTTCTGCTTTTCACACCACGCGCCGTGGATAGGCGCGCTGGTGTGCTATTTTCCCACGGTGTTTTTAGACGCGCCGTGGCTGATTTTTCTATGTAAACTGCCGCTGTACTCCTTAGCGGCTACGCGCCTTGGAAATATCCTGAACGCCTGGGCTCCGCCCGCGGCACAATACGACCGCGGTAATTAAGCACCGCGACAGGAAGGAACACATGGACGAAATAACAAAAAACATAAGCACCAAATTATATCGCGATCATTGCGAAGAGTTGGACCGCCAGTTGCAACTTGCGATAGCCGACGCTGATTTCCCGCGTGCCGCCGCTCTCCGTGCCTATCTGGACGTCTTCAAGCAGCGCATGGCCGATCAACGCGGACCTGAACGTCTGCCGTTCGACCAGGAAGCGATAGGCTTATGCCAAAACTTTGCGCAGGATATTCTGTCCAGCGTTCCGGAAATGGAGGGTGTGGCGATTATCCCCAGCTGGGTTGTGCCGCAGCCGCATTTGCCGATGGGCCTAGTAGCGGGACGCGACGGGCCGCTGCGCAGTCCGCAAGAGATCGAGCACATGGCCGTGCAGATGCACGGTTGTCTGCGGCTGCAGCTGGAAAACGCCTATCGGCTTATTCAAAACTTGGATGGCGCCATGGGCCAGATAGCTGCGGCACTTGCCGAGAAGCAGCGGGCATTAAATACCTCACAAAATACACCAGACGAGGAGAACCATGGGCCGGACGGCAACACAGCGGGACCATGATCGCGGGCTGCCGGATGTGGAGGTACTACAGGCGGTGCTCGCCCGCGCCGGGATAGATACCTTCGATCTTTTGTTGGCGGGAGACGGCTCGGGGACAGGCTGGGGTGACCACTGCGGCTGGGCCTGCACGCTCATCGACGGTCTAACGCGGGGGCGCAAACTCTTTTACGGCGGCATGAATGCCGCTTCCGTCAACATGGCGGAGCTTATGCCCTACTATCAAGCCATCTGCTGGTTTGAACATACTTACGGCAGAGCCCGCCGCAAGCAGTATCCCCTACTGCAAACGCATATTATCACAGACAGCCAAGTGATAGCCACTTGGGGTACGCAGGCCGCGGATCTGTCCAGGCCGCTGCCGTCCACCGGCATCATGTATCTGGCCGGACTGCGAGAACTGGCCCGCATGGGCTACCAACTGCATTATCACTGGCTGCCGCGGGCGACGAGCCAGTTGAATCAGATCGCGGATCTCGTGGCCACCCTTAGTCGCCGCGAGCTGATGCGCTGTGTTCGCGACGACGCCGCGACGATTGCGCTTCGCGAACGCGTCATACAGGCTATGCAACGCGTACGCTTCTGCGATCCAAATACCGGAGAGCCTATTTTGTTACAAGACTTAAACCCCGACGAGAACGACCATGGCCGCATTTCTTCGCATTAACCAGAGTTTACGTATAAATCTGTCGAACATCGTGGCGGTACAAGGTCCGGACAGCACTGATACCATAACGGTCATATGCACGGCGCCCGCGCCCGACCTGCGTCTGCATGGTGCCGAAGCCGCGGCGTTTGTGGAGTTTCTGGACGGCATCGGCGAAAAGCTGTATGTACCCGCGAGCTGTACAGGGAAAGCGGAGCCGACGAATGCAGAGACAGCCTAGGAGTATAACCATCCCGTCCGAGGAACTGGCGCCACCGAAAGGGGATTGGTCTTATGAGAATATTACGCCGCATTGCGCCGAGCAGCGATGGCGCGTCGGGGATCGCCTGTTTGTCAAATGCCAGTCCGTGCTACGGCAGCACGGGTCAGAACAGGACGCCTATTTTGAACATACGCGCCAAACGTCGGAATACTACGAGATGTCCGCCATCGTACCCTACGCGGCACTGGCAGCCCGCGGGCACGTCGAGGAAGATGATTACTATACATCTCCCCCCTGGGAGGAGTGTGAGGGCTGGGAACATACGCTGCAGTCCTGCGAAAATTTCCAGCGGCATCTCGACGACACCAGTCACTGCTACGTAATACCCGCGCAGGCTACTGACCACTTTAAAGCAAGCAATGCCACCTATTATGACACAAATGCCTGCGAATTCTTCCGCATTGTCCTCGACGACGCTGCACAACGGGGACTGTTGCAGTATTACAGGGCGCGTGGTGCTTCGCGGCAGGTCGCTGCAGAATTATGTGCCGTAAATAAACGGCAGACCATATCACAGCTTCGCGATTGGCGTAAAGATGGCTGGCACTGGTATAGTGCGGTTGCCAAATGGACAGCCGCCGACGGCAAGTGCTATGAGGACAGCCTTGGCGGTTTTAATAACGAAGACGACGCTGAAGCAGTGCTGTTGGAAGACGTTATACCGCAGGTGATTCACGAACTGGAGCTTGACGGTTTCATCGTGCAGGGCCAACCCCCTAGCCTACGCCGATATGGCGGCTGCACGTCAAAAGAGAAATATCGTGAGCGGTTGCAGAAGAACCTGCATGGACAGGACTGGCCGTATCTCGGACTATCGGCCTATGAGCGCCGCTATAAAATCCCTAGAAGAAAGTCTGTAGCCCTATGGAGGGGTAAGACTTACTATCATGGCCTTGACAAGGCTAAGGCTGAGTAGGATACTAGACGTTTTAATGCCCCAGCAGGGGGCTTACAGCAGCAGATTTAATTACGCCGAGAAGCCAAAGCTTATCGGCAAGTCCCCACAATGGAGGAACTCGAAATGAAAACTTTTGTTTGGTTGTGTATTTGGTTAGCCGTATGCCTGAGCCTATGGCTGACACCAAGCTTTGCCGCCGAGCCGCTGAATACCGCAGAAGCCACTCCGGACATGGTGCTACAACTACCGCAGCCGGAGGCACCCACGAACATCATGGCGCCAGCGGCATTGCCGGCGGAAAACGAGAATACCCCCTATATACTGACGGCAATTCGTAAGCGTTGTGACCAGAACGGTTGCGCGGAGGGTCAATGTACTACCCCGAATGCCTGCGCGGCGCCGGCCGCCACGGAAAGCACTACAACGACACGTAATCGACAGTATTTGGGTACGCGCGTTAAAAATGCTTGTAGCGCGGTAGCACAGCTTCCTAAGGCCAGATTAGGTCACCGTATGAAAGCAGCACGTTCAGCATGTGCGCCGGCCGCTTGCGCGCCCGCAGCTTGTACACCGGCGGCCTGCGATCCGGCCTGCGGTAAACCGCAGGGGCGGCGCGTGCTACGAAAATAAGAAACCGGCACAAACGGTGTTTTGAACCTGTAGTCTCCACACGGGGTGTCTTATGACACCCCGTGTTTTTTTATAGGAACCGCATATGGCGTTAAAGCGCGGAGAGATCGTACGGTGCGTCCGTGCGTTGGACATGCGTCCGTCCGGCGGGCCGCGCATTCCAAAAGGTGCCCTCGGGGTGCTGTTGGCTATCCGTCGAACGAGCGAGTACTGGTGCAACTTTTTCAAGTCCGGGTGCATTCACGTACAACCGGAAGATGTAGAAAGCGCCGCTAAAAACCGCTGTAGCACCGCCAGAAAGGTAGGCTAATGGCCCAAGAAAAATATATCGTGGATTCGGTCGATGTTGATGGATGCTTCTACGCGGACGTGGTTATTGCCACGTCGCCGGAGCAAGCGGCGCGTATGGTGGTGCGCACCCGGCATACGCGCGTACAATCCGCCCAGCGCTTAATTGCGCTGATTGCGTATCTCGCGCAGCTCGCCGCGTCCGACAATAAGGTTATTACCGAAAGTTGGCAGCAAATTCAAATATCGGAGTTAGGCCATGTTTAGCCGAGTACTTATTGCGGTCGCTGAACGCAGCAACACCCCGATGGAGCAATGGGAATTTATCTCCGGGCCGGAGTCCGGCGTCGGCACCGAGTTTTGGCTGCGCAATGCCCAAGCCGGTTTAGAGGCCTATGTCTGCCAGGACCAGGACGACCTGACGGTCGCCATTACTGCCATCCCGCAGTAATTACGTTTAATGGTACGGTATACAACCAGGTAATTATACAGGAGCAAAAGATGTCCGAAGCACCGCGCAAAATTAACCGTCTCAATGACGCCAAACGTCTCGCCGTAATGGATTGGTGTCGCAGCCATGTCGACATATTGGCCGGTGGCAAACACACCATACCCGAACTGTGCGCAATTGTCAGCCGGGAAGTGGGCTGCACTGTCTCACCCGGCCCGCTCAGGCACTTGGCCGAGATCAGTTGCCACCAGGCGATCGTTTCGCGCCAGGTAGCACGTGGCATTTCTGCCGTGGGTGGCCCCACCAAATGGGCAAACATGATGGAGGCCACGACGGCGATCAGTGCAACGCTATCTGCGCTGCTTGTGCGCGAGGAGCAGCTCCTTGCGTATATGGCGCGCACGCCAAGCACGAATGCCACGGACAATGCGACGTTACGTGCTCTGATTGCCAGCAACAGCCAGGCGCAAATGGTTATGGCCGGGCTGGCGTGGCCACCGAAAGATTAGTGTATTCTATTTACGCGTTTACCAGTCCCATTACTTAGAAGGAGCCAGTGACGATGATGTCGAAATTCAGAATGTTCAGCCTGTTTGTGTTCGTGTTGACTTGCCTGCTTTATGCCGCGGACGTTCAAGCCGCCGGCAGGCGTTTTATGCGTACGCGCACCGTAAGTCGGACCGTAAGCCGGACCTCGGCGCATACCGTCGACCCTGCCCGGGTGGTGGCCAGCCCGGTCGATGCCGCCCCGGTCTACGAGTGCGAACAGGCTTTATTGGACGCGGTAAACCAAGAGCGCCGGCGGTACGGCCTCGTGCCGCTGGTGCTCGATCGCGTAATTCATCTCTGTGCCCGCGAACATTGCGCATGGATGGCTCGGGGCAACGGTATGGTGCATGCCAACAGCCCCTTTGCGGAAAACATCGCTATGGGGCAGTCTACTGCCCAAGAGGTGCTGCGGTCGTGGCTTAGTTCTTCCGGGCACCGGGCAAACATCCTTAACCCACGGCACCGAACGATCGGTATTGCAGGATATCGCAACGCGCAGGGTCAGGTGTTCTGGTGTCAGCAGTTCAGCCAGACAACCTGGGAAAAACCGGAAAGCGAAAAATAGTATGGCGAACTTTCAGGTGCGCGTCGTCGGTGCTCGTGCCGCTGCCCCGCAGACGGACTCGGACAAAGACGCTCCGGATGAAACAGTCGTGCAGGTAATACGGATATCACCCGACGACGTGCCTACGGCTTACCTGGCCCGGTCTGATTTCCAGCCTGGCGGCGTACCAATCAAAATAGCAAAGGGTCCCATATCGTGAGAACCTGTACCGTCAACCAGTGGTCCGTGCGCGACCCGAGCTGGCACGACAAATTGGACACCATACGGGTGGTGGACCTTCAAAAAACTGAGGGTCCGCAGGCCGGCTCCGGGGCCGTACTCGTCTTTGCCGAAGGCAGGGAGCGGTGCTTAATCACCAGATTTGATTATGGTACGATAGCCCTATACGGCTCGGAGCAGGCCTATGTGCACGTGCACCTGTCCGCGCTGGGTTGCGCCTGCGCCATCGGCCAGGACCTTGCCTATCGTACCTTCGGCTTGCGCTGGCATATTCCGAAACGCCTTGGAGGCTGGCGGTAAAACCACTGCAGCACACGGCAATAACAATGATGCGCGCTGCAGATATACCCCGGGTTATCGTGCGTAACGGTGCCCGAATCCTAGGTAAATCAGTGTCCTTTAAGGGAAAAGCGTGCGTGGCACAGAAAGGAAGCGTGATGTCTAGCCCTGCCAAAACGGCCTCAGCTACTTGCGATAAACAGGAGGCACCACAAGAAAATGCGGCAATTAGCCCGGTAAATCCACAACACGTACTAAACAGCGTGCTGCAATTGCTGGGACGGCCGGCGGACCTGGCTCCGATTTCGGCATGCCGCACCCGGGCAACGCCGATTACGCCGTACTCCTTCCGGGTGAACATTTTTCGCATGTGCCCGGACGCGACGCTCACGGATAGTTTCTTCGTCAAGGTCAATGCGCGTGGATTGATCTTGCAAAGTACCCCGCCAATTGCGAAAAAATACCTTATCAGCGACTGACCACTAATTACCCGCGCTTCATCCCGCTACGGCGGGGTTTTTATTTGGAGTGATAAAATGGGTACTACGTTAGATGCGCGGCTACAACAACTCGAGGCAAAGGGTTGGACTTACAGTGTGGGCTACAACAAGGACTATGGCGGTTACTACGCGCAAGCCTGGCGCCCTTATAAGGAGCCGGTATACATCGGGCAGGATAAGCTTTTCGCGGAGTGTCTGACATGTGCAGGCCCGACGCCGGAAGCAGCAGCGGATACGCTGTGTCAGCGCCTCATGCAGCTTGGGGAGTTACCGGCCGAGTCGTAAGCCCCAAGTCCCGATTTACTCGGTTCTTTGTAAAAGTACCGTTTGAAATTGTATAGGTAGCCGACAACAGGCCAGACTACAGCCGTAATGATTGCAGGTATTAGCCATGCCACCAGTAGGTGGTATGGCTTTTTTCATTTATATAGTAAATTAGTAGTCTTTTACTATATGGCATCATACAACTCTGATGTTGCCCTGTGCGTCATTAGCAGTATATCGCTGTTCATCCCTGCACGTCAGTAGCAGGATATCGAAGTAGTAAGTAGGCTAAATACGCCATGTCTATCACGAGGTTGAAATAGTACCTAAACCCTTACACGATAAGGACTTACGACGAATTTACATTACACACCACCTACACGAGGCATTACATACGCGAGCCACTCACTAATGATAATATTTGACGTAACTCCTTACTGGCGAGGTAGTTACGACGCTGCTACCACGCATTAGCGATGTCGTGCCATACTGTGGTAGCTCCCTTAGAAGAAGGGGAAGCAGTAACACTCGTAAGTCCTTGCTGCGTAAGGACTTACGTAAAAATGTTAAGTATGTTTATTAACATGGACATCGATTTTCTGCGTACGTAAGTCCTTACGTGGTAAGGGTTTAAGTGCAAAAAAAGCCACTATAGGCTAAATATTTAGCCTATAGCGTAACACGAATTCGATTTTTCGACTTTTGCGGGTAGCTGCGTCTGTATGACGCTGTGCAGAAGGGGGGTATCGGATAGCGTCGTATACCCCCCTTCTGCACAGCGTCATACAGCAACGATTACGCCAATTCCCTAACCTATGTATTTTCCATCCGGTGCTTAACTACCGCCATACCGATGCGTGTCTACGCGTTGACGGCCGATGGCAAGCTTATGGAGACACTTGATGCAATTTCGTGACCCACACTGCCCGTTCTGTGGTGCACCAGCTGGCGGTACGCTGGAGACACTATGCGGCATGGCCTGCCTCACCTTTGACGAGGAGATGAATGCCGAACACTCCGGGGAAACGGAAGTATTCTGGGAGTCGCAAGAAACGGTAGAGCCAATTGACCAAGATGACTGCATATTGGTGTGCGGACAATGCTATCGGCAGTGGGGGACGACGTATATCGACGAGCCCGCTGATACCGTTGTCTCTGCGACTCCGGCTTATGCTATTCATACTGCGGATGCTGCACCTTCCCCGACTGAGTGGTTGGTTTCTGCAATATGGGGCAATGGCACGGCAGACCCCTTGCGCCGTATAAAGGCAATAAGCCCGTTGGAGGCGCTGCTTACCCACGCCCTGCAGTCATTCGCCGGTGATAACGCCGCGGCCTTTGCCGCTGTGGAAACCTGCCTAGCCGAGGCAAATATCAGCGTCTGGCGCGTCGACGGTCTCGTGCCGGTTGCACCTTCCCAGATAGGCACGCCGGCCCAACAAAGTGCCCAATATGCAAAACTTGCGCGGGCCTTGGCCTCGGCACAAGCCTCGCTTACGACGCCTGCCGGCCAAGGTATGGCATCGTTCGGGATAACTCGCGAAAGGTTACTGTCCGCAAAAGCAGAACTGGAGGCGTGGCGTGCCGCGTCTATCGCGGCGTGGAATCAGCGGAAACATGCCGCAGATCGCACGCGGGCTATTACCCTAGAGAACACCTTAGCGAAGACATCGAGCCAGAAAGGAACGCGTACAGATGGCGGATAAACAGCAGGCAGTGCTCACGCTGCGCCTGCCGATCGAGCTTTATAAGGAGTTTAAACGGTTGGCATATGCGAAGGAGCGATCGATGAACACCTTGGGGGCGCAATTGTTAAAACAAGCAGTAACGCGCGGCCACAAGGAGGCGGACCAGCGTTGGCAGACGCATTTAAAGCTTCAGGCCAGGGCGCGACATCGGGCAGAGGAGGACGCGGAAGGAGATGATGATGACTACTGAAAATCCGGATACACACCCTGTCGAGGGGCCGCCTGTTGCCGAGACTCCGCAAGAATCTAGTGCAGAGTTGATGGCGACGCACGAACGCGCGGTCGAGGTCGTTAAAGCCTTGAAGGCAAAATATAGGCAGTCCCTCGAATGCCTCGCGGCGCTTGAGGTGTGGGTGGACTTGCTCCAGCAGGGCATAAGCCACAAGCAGGTTGCCAGTCTGACGTACGATCCAGAACGGTTGCCGCGTGCTTGGCGGCAGACGTATAAGCGTGCCCTCAGTGATCCGCATGTGCGGGTCGTGGATGGCGTAGCGCATCTGCAAATCGTTAACATCGCGATACTGACAAATGGCGAGACCAGGGTGCTGGACCCGCCAATACGCACGGCAGAAGCCCGGCTGCAGGCCGGGATTCTTGGCTAGGAGACCCTATGCAACAAATCTGTACCGATACTTGGTTTGGCTATCCGCGGTGCTTATTTTGCGGGTATCCGGCGGACGGTATTCTGGAGCTGCGCCACGTTTATTCGGAACTGGTGTGGCATGACGATAAACCGCAGATCTCGGGCGCGGCACGTGTGGCAGGTGCCCCAGTGTGGCGGGCCGGGCAAGTCAGGCTGCATTGCAGCCGCTGCGATATCGAATGGCCCAGCCCTTACCGCGGCTGCGTATCCGAGATTCAGGTGCAGACCGACCCCATTTGGCCGCAGTACGGCTACGCAGTTGCTTTTCGTTTTGACGAGGATGCGGATTATGGGCAGCAGCTGGAACTGCGCCTGCAAGGCGCCGCCAATCCGTGGGAGGCAGTGGTGTCCGCGTATATGGCCTTGCCGGACGGCGGGGTGCCCAGGGCTACCGCCATTCAGCGGTTATGCAACAAGCAATATCGTCCCGAAGTCTATGTGCGGGAGCTGGCAGGGCCACAGCGGTGCTACTCCTGGGGTAACATCGACACGCCCGTGGATCACGTGGACAAGGCGCGCGAAGCGCTAAAGGACTTGCAGAGCTGGTATATCAAACTTACGGAGCTTGTGGAGGCAGGAGTGCTTCTGGACAGCCCAATCGTAAATGCCCAAGCCGTGGTCGAACTGGAGGATCAGCTACGCCGGGCGGAGACGACGTTAGAAGACTGCGAGCGGCATCTGGCCGAGGAGACGGGTGCATGCTGGGGTAGGCCGCAGCGGGCTATCCGTATTTGAGCGTGTTTGTTCACTTGCCCTTAAAGGAGTACAAGGCTATGGCCGAATCCAAGCATCATTGGATTTCGCAAGGGGAGGTGGTGGCTGCGGTTCCCGCAGATCATTACGTGAATTATGCAACTTTGTTTAAGCAACTCTCGCCGAGCATCAACATTGCGGAGGCCGTGGCCTCCTATTATCAAAAGCATCGGTGGCCCCCGTTGCCCGCGGGCAAGCAGCCGTCTGCCGCGGTTATACGCGATGCGCAGCACATGGCGTTGCTGCACGTGTTGCGGCAGGTCTATCGCGCCCAGAAGCTCTTGCGCCGTGGAAACGGGCGTACGGCGGCTTATCAGCGGGCAGCGACTGAGACGAAAGCGCCTCAAGCGCCTATGCCGAAGCTGCGCGACATTGCCACAGCTATTGGCGTCGCCGTCGCGGACTGGCCGGGGCGCTGTTATGAAATAGCACGCCGTGCTGTGGAAGCCGGCCTGTTCCCCGGTGCGCACGTAGGTTATGGGCACTACCATGGGCCGATCGCTCCGACGAGCATGTTCGCAACGAGAGTGTCGTCGCACCATGGCTGGATCGTGCTTGCAGACGGGCGGATCGCGGATCCGACGCGCTGGGTCTTCGAGGCCGTGCGTCCCTACCTGTATGTCGGAACGGCATACGAACAGTATGACCTTGCCGGGAACAAACTGAATCGGATGCTGCTTGGAGACGAGCCGCCCCCCGGTCCCGAGGAGGTGCTCGGCAGGGCAAAGCAACCCTGCGTTACGCCGTTGGCCTTGAAGGAGGCGGCCGCGATACAATACCTTATCGACGTGGTGGGCACGACGCCGGACGCGATTACGGAGGCGCAGATTTACTGGGTGGCGCATCGCATGCCGGAAGAATTGGGCATCGCGGCCAAGCCACTCTACCTGGCGATGCAGGAAGCCGATTTAAAGGGATGGATACCATTAGACAACTGGAATGCTGTCATGGGAGAAACGACGCATGACGCGGGAAACCATCGTGCAAAGCCTGTTGGACGAAAATGACGAACTGGTCATCGAGCTGGCAAACGGGCGGCGGATTTACTCCGGGTACCAGGATCGGGACGATCCGAGAGGGCTCATCGCCGGGGACTATCTACGACTGACGGACAGCGAAGGCCACGAACTGCTGCTGTGCGACGGTTCCGAACTTACGGATCCGGAGCGCGGCCGTGCGGTACTTAACGATTTCCTGATTGCCTGCGTATACGGCATTCCGGCAAAGCCCTTAGCGGATTTAGGATAATTTATGAGTAAAATCGATTCAGCCGCCGGGCTTTCGCGCAAAGCCTCAAAGCTGTTCATCCGGTTGGCTGCGACAGGATCGTCTGAAGATTATACTGTCGCAGACTTCCTGAATACGGTTGCTTCAAACGGGCAGGGTCAACAGAAAGATGAATTTCTGGCGGGTTGTGCCGAGCAAATGGCGGCTTGCGCTGCATATGTGGCCCGTACCTTGCGGCGTACGGCGCAGGTGTCGGTAACCCAGGTCTTGCGCATGGAGCAGCAGCGCATACCGGTAACTTGTACGTGGAGCAAGACACATGTGGAAATTGCCATGGCAGGCTACGGCGTTGCGAAATGCGAGGATGCCGCACCTATTTTATTGGATCTGCGTAGCGGACGATTGCAGCTGTTCGTGTGGTCGGATATCACGCAAGAGGATCCAACGGCTATCATTGATCTCGAGAATGCCTGCGAAAGCCGGCGTGTCCGGGAAGTGCACCCCCTCTCGTAAAGACAGATTATGGCAGTTACGAAACAGCAATTAGAACCCATTTTGCAACAGCATCGAGACCTGCTTTGCTTACACTGCCGACGCGCCGCAGAGGATTTGGCGCAGATAGAACAGCTGCTGCAGGTCGGGGATTGCGTAGAAGCACAAATTGTGCTGCAATCTATTCCGAACCGCATGGCATATTTAGCCGACCAGACGCTAAAGCTGGCGGAAACGTTACAGCGTTACGAACACGCCCCGGACGACCCGGCGTACGACGATTAAGCGAGAAGTGCAAGAGATTTGAATCCAATTTTTTGATCCTTTTAAGGAGACGCGCACATGAGTAAGAAGAAAGCAAACAAGGTCGTGGAGATGTTGCCCCCGGAACGGCCCTTGGGAGCGAGCACGGGCGGTGAAATTGCGTTGCTGGCCATGAACGTTACCGTGGATAAGGACGACGTTTTGGCTGTCGTGGAGTCCCAGGCGGAAGCGGAAGCCAATAGCCAAATCGCACGGGCCGTGGCGGATGTTGCTCGTGCGGAACAAGTCCTGAAACAGCACGCAGCGCAATTGGACACGTGCGTGCGCCAGTTTTGCGAAAATGCGTGGGCACACGAGCAGGAAACGTTGCGGACGGCCTTGGAGAGCTGCAATAAGCACACCAAAGTACAATTCGACGCATCGGGCGAGTTGCAGGAAAAACCTGCGGCTCCAGTGGTCGAGTCTGCGTGCCCCATTACCAAGGGATACGTCGTGCGGTGCACGTTGCAGGTGTCGCCTACGGCTTCAGGCCCCGCAGAGATTTGGCGCGGCAGCGTGACGCTACGGAAGACGCTGCCGACGACTGCGGAAATGCGGCGGCTGCAACGACAGATACAAAAGGCGCGGCAGACCAAGGACGAGGCGCAGCAATTGGCTTACGAATGGAAACGGCGTCTATGCAATATTCCGATGCTGTTGCGCCAAGCGCAGGCGACTTTGGCCAAGCATCGGCTGTCCAAGTCGAAAGAGGGTCAGGAGATTCTTACTCGGCTGACGGCGAACCTCACGAAGGCGGTGCTGGCATTGCCCCACAATTAGCCTATGTGTGCATAGCGTATAACGGATAAGTGAAGCACTGCCCTCAACGGGCAGTGCTTTTTTTCTTTCTTACACTCTTCCAAGGCATGCGGCAAAATTGATCATGTTCGATAAAACAATGGTGTTTCGGCGCTTGCCGCGCGATGAAGGCGCGACAAGTACGTCATGGCAGCGAGTAACCAAGCGGGAAGTCGTTGTGGCAACCCCCAGTGAGGATTTGGTTTTTTTCGATAATATGCAAAGCCTCGAAGATCTGGTGCGGGCTATAGAAGGGCGGTGGCCGACTGATCACGCGATATTGCATAACCACAGACTATCCTACGCGGGCTGGCCGTATGACCCTGAGCATGTCATGCAGATACAAATAGACGACAAGGCCACGGCAGAGGTGCGTAGTTACGACGATATAGCGGTTTTGGCAAACCTCGCGAAGCTCGGCAATATCCGTGTGCAGCACCCGGTAAAATCCTATCAAAAGTCCCTGCAGGATCACGGGTGCTACGTCAGGTGGTCGAGCGTGTGTGGCTGCTACGAGGTGGTGTATAATCCTACGGTTTGTAAAAGGCGTAAGCGCAAGCAGTCCGCGCAACGCCTTTCTGCGTATCGCGTGCACCAGCTCGCCTACCAGCTGGCCTGGATTATTTCGGAGTTTCCTGAGCTTCGTTCCGCATATAGCGCGCGCACGGTCGATGGCGCTATTAGCTATATCGCAGATCATTTTCGCTTGATCAACCTGTTATATGGGCAAAAAGCGCATCGTAGATTGCGACCTTTTCAGGAATTCATGGCTGAATACAGACCGGTGGCAGCGCAGACCAGCGCGTGGCTCTGTAAACGTTACAGTTGTTTGGGCTCATTTTGCACGTGGCTTGCCGCCGAGGCCCGGGCCCGGCCACTTCCAGAAGAAGTATGGGTAGACCGTACTGGTCAATTACCACAAGACAAACTTAACCGGTGCTATCGCGCCACTTTGGACCATGTCAAAACGAAAACACAAAAAAGCAAAAAAGCAAAAAAGCGTTGTTAGCCCGTTAAATGTGTGGCAGGCCTATCCCGATAGCGACATGTTGGGTGTGCGGCCACCCGAAGAAAACGAGACCGGCAGCGAGTATCTGCAGTACCTAGCGGACGCGCGGGGCGACGGACTATTTCGCTTCCTGATCGCGGAACTTTGCGAGGAGCCGGATATGACGGCCATGGAGCTTCTTCGACGCATTATTCGCGTGCAGACGGATATTGCGGACGTGGCGGTGATGGTGCTCGCCAGGACGGCCGTATGCGCGCAGTCTGGACAGAAGCCCAAGTCGGTGGCAAAATAGGCGGGCACGCGGGAGACTTCTCATGGCCAGAAAAACGGATATCGCGTTCAAGTTGGACTGGGTGCCGCATACCTATGCAGCACGGGTGCAGCGGGCAGCGGTGCTCTATCCGTTGACCGGCCGGCCTGCAACAAACGATGCAGGTGTCCGCCGCCGTACCACCCGCTTACTTACGATTTGGCGCGCGCGAGTGTCGGCGTTGATGTCGTGCGGATGGCACCCACCGGGGACGCGCATGTGTAATACGTATTTGCGCAACTGCTGCCCTACCTTTGCATTTGCCATGCCGTTAACACGATGTTGCCGCCTGGATTACTTGTGCCCTTTCTGTTATGCTCGCAGAGCCTCGGAATTGTGGGAGAGCGTGGATCATGCCTTCCCCAAACCGGGAAGCTCCGAGGCTATCGACGAATATGGCCGACCGATGCGTGCAATCCGGTTAAGCGACACGGCGGAATTTGCATACCACCTTGTAGAGCGCCGCAGGGTGGTGGTGTATCCGTGGCTACCTGCGCACGCCGAGGAACGCTCCCGATACCCTACGGAGGCGGCATGGGTACGATACCTGATGACCAGTGTTTGCCAGCAACGTGCAGTAGTTATGCGTAAGCTGGTGCGCAGCGGGACCGTATGCGGCGCTTTGTTTTTTACGACAGTGGAAGCTTGCCACAGTGGTTGGCGCTTCACCCACCGCCAGTTATTCCAGATACCGGCAAAGGCCCTATTAACGTTAGAGAGCGGTAAATACCGCCGACACGTGCGACCGAGTCGTTCCGTAGTATGCCAGGCGGTAATTCGTACGTTGCGCTATCCGAGGCAGTTACTTAGCGGGGATGTGCGCATGACGGCGGAATTGCTTGCCGCACGGGCTGCGACGGAAATCGATGGGCAGCTTTTCCGCGGTGCACGGATGTTGGCCACCTACGGTCGGTTCCGTAGGCGACGTGTGTCCTAATTTACTATCTGAAAGGAAAAACGATGCAAACTGTGGCGGAAGCTCTGAAACAATTCAGTAAACAACCGGGTTGTGAACAATACCGGACAGACAGCGCCAAAATATCGCTGTTGACGACGTATTTATGGCAACGGCAACTATCGGACGACCTCACATTCGAGAGATTTCTGGAAAAATTTGCTCCGCTGGCGGATCACGACGAGAAGAATCGCAAACACCCGGCGGATGCCCTCTATTATCATTGCCCCAGAAGCAGTTCCGTCGCAAAGAAGGCGGGGAAGCGGCAGTGGTCCGCCGAGGAGTGTTCAGATTTTCTGGTACTCTATGTGGACATGGTCAGGGAGGCGGAGTCGCAAGGCCTGGAACCGCCGTTGACTTGCGACCAGTTTCTGGAGCAGCTCGGCCCGGCCTACTTGGCTGGGGAATTGGCAGGTGAAGCAGCAGCACCTGTGGCTAGTGGCGCGGATGTTGTGCCTGTGGCAGCCCCAGTGCCAGCACCGGCAAGTACCGGCGCTGTGGCCCCTGTAGCCGGTGCGACCGTTGTGCCCGTGGCCGCCGGCGTCGCGGATACGCCAGCCGCGCCTATATTGGCGATCGGGCAACGTTGTATCTATACGACGCCACAACGCCGGCAAATCCGAGGTACCTGTACGGGGCTGACCGAGTATGAGGGCAAGCTGTATGCGGATTTCAGGTCGGATGAAGGCGAGGATATGAAAGATTTGAATCGTACCCATCTGACCGCAGTAAGCGAGGCGGACCATCCGCGGCGTACCGTGGATGAGCGTACGGTAGCCGGTCGTGCGCTACTACGCATTTCCAAAGCGGACATGGCGCAGGTGCAGCAAGCACTGGCGCTGACGCAGGCGATGGGAAATGTCCCCATCGGCGGCATGATACGCCCATTCGCCGTCGTTTATCCCGACGGTAAATATGCTGCAGTCTCCGTCGTGAATGGCGAAACGGGCCCGTACGTGGACGCCCAGCTGCTCAGCGCGGGCGCAACGACCGAAGTGTTGGCGGATGTTCCTCCTCGTAAGAATATTACAGGGGAGTATATCTTCCAGGTTGACGGGCAGACCTATTTATTGGAAGTAACTTGCAGGGAATGAAAGCCATGGTGGACGGTAAGGCTATATTGTGCATCGGCGATATGATCTACGACCGCTGGATATTCGGGAGTCTTACCGGAATTTCGCGGGAAGCCCCGGTGCCGGTGTTGCAGATCGCGGGATATGGTGGCAATCCCGGCGGAGCCGGAAATTTGGCGGCAAACCTGAGTAACCTGTACGACCCCGAGCATTGTCGATGCGCTCCGCGCGTTTTCGTGCTCGGGGCTGTCGGGGACGACGCTTCTGGAAATACGCTGATTTCGTGGTTGCAGGCTCGCGGCTGCGTCGTGCGACTGGTGCGCGTATCCGGCGCGACGGCCGAGAAAACTCGGATCGTTTGCGAAGGTCAGCAGTTGTTTTGTATGAGTGCGGGTGGCATTGGTCCGTCCGAGGACGCACTGTTGCAGGTGTTGGCGGAAATATGGCGCGATCCAAGCAATATCGGGGCAGTGGTCATCGGCGACTACGGCCGCGGAGCACTGTCTCCCGATCTGCTGCGCTGGCTCCAAGGGCAGTGTGCTGCCGCGCATATACCGTTATTTGCCGACGTTTGCGCATCTCAGTTGCAGTACTACACGCAGGCCACTCTCGTCAAATGCAACATACCGGATGCCATGATGTTTTTGGCGGACGACGTGCACCCGGCATTGGCGCATCCGGACATTCGCGAGCGTGGCTTGGCAGCGGCTCTACAAATTCGTGCGCGGTTGTCGCCGCACGTCGCTGTGGTAACTTGTGGATCGGAAGGGTGTGCGGCGGCGACGGCGTCAGCGGTAGACCACGTGCCCGCAAACGTTTGCCAGGTAGGCGATCCGACGGGCGCCGGCGATACGTTCATGGCGGCGCTTGTTACTGACATTCTCGAGAATCCGAGTGCGGCTATAGAGGACAGCTGCCGACGGGCAAATATCGCTGCCGAGCTAGCGGTCCGGCATACTGGGGTGCATGTGCCCACGCGCGATGCGTGGGACGAGGCCATCCTGGCTGCGGCGGGATGGGCCGGGAAATGTATAATGCTCCAAGCAGTGCCGAGCCTGATAGCAAGGGCGAGGCGACAAGGGAAGCGCATCGTATTTACGAATGGGTGTTTTGATTTACTGCATCAGGGACACCTGCGGCTCTTACAGGAGGCGTCGGCTTGCGGCGATATGTTACTGGTGGCAGTGAATACCGACGCGTCGGTACGCATGCTCAAGGGAGAAACGCGCCCTGTCGTGGATGAGCAAACACGGTTGCAGGACGTCGCGCAATTTGCGCCGGTGACCGCGGCTTTCTTATTTGACGGGGACGTTGAACCACTTGTGCGGACCATACGGCCGGATATTCTTGTGAAGGGCGTGGACTGGCGGCAGCGACAATTGCCGGGTGCGGACTTTGTCGCCAAGCACGGCGGGGAGGTTCGATTCGTTGATGCCAAAGAGTTTTACAGCACGACGGCTATTGCAAATACGGGGGATTGACGGCGAACGGCGCACCCAGTACCATTGCGTTATCCCTTCGGCATCTTGCCGATACTATTCCGAACCGCGCAACGGCCCCGTGTTTGACGCACTGGGCCGTTGCTGTTTTTAGGGAGCGGATGATATGACAAAAACCTTTTTTAACGCTCTGTATGCCAAGACGGCATTCCGGGAACATGTTTTGCTGAGCGCTGCTGCTCGGCTTTATCACGGATTGACGGAGGACGGGGGACGCTTGCCTTATTACGTGGCGGGCCGAATTGCCCGGCAAATGATCCGGTGCCAGAGCGAGTTGGACGCAGAGTTAGTGCAATTGACGAAGCAGCAGGGCGGGCGCATTCGGCAGTTGCAGGAGATTTGCCCGATATGCGGGAAGACGGATTGTCCCGAGGCCGTACCGGTAGGCAGTCTCTTGCCGGCGGCGTTACATAAGCTAAGCGAGATGCTGCAGGCGCAGCACAAGGTACAACAAGACAACGACGGTGCTTAATTACCATGGCAGCAATATTGGCAATAACCGGCGATCTGCATTTGGATTGCCACAATTGGGCAAGGCGCCCGGAGCTTTGCGGCGATTCCCAAGATAGTTTTGCGCAGTTCATCGATTACTGCGTGAAGTATGCAGTTCCCGGGCTGCTGCTGGGAGATATTTTCGACACGGCACGGCCGGACTCCGCGGCGTGGTGTGCTTTCTACCAGGGGGCACAGCGCATGGAGGCAGCAAGGCTGCCGCTATTTTACGTTCAAGGCGATCACGACCGCGTTGTCGCCGGGAACCCGCCGTGGCCGGCAGCGGCTCCGGCGACGCAGCATCTGCACGACCGCATTATCGAAGTATGCCCCGGGCAACGGCTTTACGGATTGGATTACCAACCGGGCGGTATGCTGCCGGCGTTGGATAATATTCCGTCGCAGGCCACCATATTGGCAACGCACTGTTCTTGGGCCGAGCTGCAAGCTGTGGGTACAGCCGATGCGACGGTAGCATCCGTGCCGCACGTGTCTATGATCCTGTCCGGAGATTGGCACAAGCACGAGCAGATTTACGGGCAAGGTGCGACCGGGCAGCGAGTACGACTGATTTCACCCGGTTCTACGAATTTGCGGGCAATAGACGAATCGGCTACAAAGGAATTCTATATCCTGCATTTGGACGGCCCGGGCTGTGAACTGCGCGTGGAGTCTCGAGGCTTCTATACGCGGCCGAAGCTAGCTTTTGACGTATCGGATAGCAGGACACTCGACGCCGTCGTGGAATACTTGGCACGCGATCCTGTACAGCCGGACGGGTTGTGGGAGTCACACGGTACGCCTGAGGCATGGGCTGCGACTGCGGAGCATATACGGAAGCCGATAGCTCGAGTACGGTACGCCTCCGATTTGCCCGAGGCATACTCCAGACTGCAAAAGTCGGCCGGAGATCGCTGGTATCTGTTCCTCGAAGCACAACCGAGGACGGAGGATGTAGGGATTACGGCGCTTACCGCGCCGGACGACACCGTGCGGGACGGCTTCGCCAACCTACTGGCGGGCTTGGATGCCCTTACGGACGATGCGGCAGATCGTGTAGCTTTGCGGCGCTTATTGCAGGCCGACGATAAGTATGCTGAACTTGCGCGGTTGTACCGTGAACACAGGGAGACGTCATGACTAAAGAGCTGCATGCGCGCACGGCAAAGGCAGTAGCCGAACTGCAGAAGCGGGCACTGCCGGCGTCGGTTGACGTTATTCAAACTGTGGCACCTGGCTTTGGCTCAGGAAGCATACGCGGGACACTGCGATACATGCGAGCCATGAAAGGGGCAACGGTGCTGTATTTCGCGGGGCCGCCGCTATATGTGCGCGGATGCTTGCATATTTTTTCGTTGCGGACGTCGGCGTCCGGCGTACAGCTAAGCTACGCCTTCGCGGTGCAAACGGCCGCACCGCAGGAGGGGTTCGGCAGCGATGTCCGGCTCTGGCGAAACGGTGCCGAGGCCTTGCGGCTCGCAGAGAAGGAGTGGCCGCAAATGTTGCGTACACGTACCGGCAAATATCATCTAGGTTTCTGCCTGTGGCAGCCGGGCGAGATAGCGGCCCGCGTGGCGGTTGGCGCGGCGTGGCTGAAGGCTGACTATAAGACCATTAGCGCAGCGGAGCGTGCTCCAGCGGCGGAGTTATTGCACGATGCCGTCAGCGGCTATGCCTGGAACCCGGTGGCAGTTTCCGAGTACGGGACGACATTTGCGCCATCGCCGTGGGCGCATTATTGTAGCGTATGCGGTGGCGGTATTGGCCGAGGTACATGTCGCAGCCAAGGGAGATGTCAGTGCTGCCAGGCGATATATGCCGATGCCAAGATTACGCCTACGGAGGCGCCACTACCCCCGGTGCTCTGGGAAGGTTGCCCTATAAAATTTAAAATACCGCCGATGCGGGCACTGCGGATGCACTACCGAGAATGGGTGGACAGCGGTGATACGGAAATGGTCCAGGAGCCGCAGCATTTGCGCATGAGTCGTTGTATTACTTTAGCGCGTGGAGGCGATATCGAATGTTCTTAGAATCCATCGAGCTTGTGAATTTTTGCAACCACCACCATCGCGTCGAAAATTTCCAGCGCGGGCTGACCGCCGTGCTTGGCGCAAACGGCTCTGGAAAATCGAACTTTTTCAACGGCATACGCTGGCTGTTGACCGGCGCGAACGCCAACAGCGGTACGAAGGACGAAAACGTTTCGCAATACGCTGCCGCGGAAGAGGCGGCGTTCGGCAAGATCGTGTTCACGCACGGCGATATCCGAGCAACGGTCACGCGGCATCTGCGCCCCGATACGCGCAAATCCACATTGGGACTGTGCGACCGCCTCAACAACAAAAAACTGGAGACGGTGCGCGACGACAAGAAGGTAAATGCGCGGATCGAGGCGATCCTGGACGTGTCATTCGATACGCTGCAGCAGGTGGCTTTGGTAGCGCAGGAAGACATTTTTGGCGTACTGTCCGCAACGCAGGGCGAACGCGCGGCGGCCTTCCAGCGGCTGTTTCGCACAGATGCCGCCGAGGCCGCATATAAGGTGCTCGGAGCGCACGGTAGCGCGATTGTCGTGCCGGAAGTTGCCGGCGACCTGGATACCTTGCGCCGGCAGCTGGCGGCTGCCCAAGAAGCGGAAGAGGCAGTACGGCAGCGTGCCCAGGCGTTGCAGCCGCTGGTAGAGCTGGTTGCGGCACAACGGGAAGACGAGGGTATCCTGCTGTTATACTCGCAGCAGCAAGCGGAGCTGGCGGACGCGCAGCATTTAGTACAACTGCTGGCGGAGCTGGAGGCACAGGGCCACGTCGCTGCCGGCGTTGAGGCAGCGGCGCAGCAAGATATGACTGACAGCGAACAGCGCCTAGAGGCGTGCCGTCCGGCAGCCGAGCGTGCCAAACAATTGCTGGCGGATATGGAAAAGCAAGCGGCGATAGTCCGTACGAGGGACCGGGTTGCCACTGCGCTACATACGGCAGAAGTGGAGCTGCAGCAACTCCAGCGGCCGTTACCGCCGCAAGGCTATGCGACCGTGCGCACCGATCCCGATACAGAGATAACGACGTTGAGTACTCGGGCAGCGCGGTATGAGCAAATGTTGCGGGACCTGGCCCAAACAGGCCGCGCCGAATGTCCGACCTGTCATACACCCATTGTAGGCGGATTGCAGGCGGAGATCGATCGGGCCCGGACAGTGTTGCCGGAGCTGCGGGCGAGATTGGAGGCCTTGCGCCGCGAGCAGGCGTCCTGCGAGGCTTACGAAACAGCCCTGGCAAAGTACGACGGCAATTGTGCCGCGCTACAGGCGAAGATCGCGGATTTGCGCGTGCAGATGGAGCAATGGCAACAGTTGGACATGCCGGATGTCGTGCCGGAGCAATTGACAGCGCAAATCCAAGAAGTCGCAGGTCGTACTGCAGAGGTGCAGCGGCGGAGGGCGTACTGGCAGTCGTGCTGCGTGGCAACGGCCACGCTTCGCTCCAGATACGACGCCAGCAAGCTGCGTCTACAGCAACTGTCGCAGCAGCTCGCCCAGGGGCGAATAGTCGATGAACATGCCCAGGCGGCGCGGGAGCGCTGCGACATACGCACAGGGCAACTGGTTCAGCGTCAGGAGCTTGACCAAGAGTTGGTGCAGCAGCAGGCACTACGGTTGCAACTCGAAGCGGACGTTGCCAGACTTCAGGAGCAACTGCAGGAGAGCCGGCGCAGCCGCGAGTGGCTTCAGCGTATCACGCGGTGGCGTGACATTGTGCACTGGGATGCATTGCCAAGGTACGTTATACAGCAGAACTTGCAACGGCTGACCGTCGCGACCAATGAAACGTTAAGCTTGTTTCAGACCGACTTTTATGTGACTGTCAGCGACGATATGTCATTTTGCGCGCATTTCCAAGACGGCCGCGTGCAGTCCGGAAAGCGCTTATCACACGGTCAGAAGGTGGTACTAGCCTGCGCAATACGCTTGGCGCTCAACTTACGATTGGCGCCGCAGGTCAGGTTGCTTATGCTGGACGAACCTACGGCATATTTGGACAAGCATCATATCCGCGGATTTGCACCGGTATTGACGCAATTGCGGCAGCTGGCGTCGAGTAGCGGCTTACAATGTATCATTGTTACGCACGAAGACGAACTTGCCCCGCTTTTTGACGCGGTCATACAACTGTGAGGTGCCTATGGGTGCGGCAGTACAAAAGTCCTACCAACTGGCGCTGGACGGCCAGCTATTCAAGCAGCAGCGTACAAGACTACTGGAGTGGCACGCGGTTGCGGGCCGGAGGCCTTACGAGTTCACGGCGGAAGACGCCGAAGCGTTAGCGGGGCTCGTCAATTTGTGCGATGCGCTCGCGGATCAAGCGCACGACGAGCACGGCATCGACTGTCTGTTGGACGAGGAAACGCAAGCGGCGTGAGACGATGTACGAGCACGGCACATTAAAATTGCATACTGCTGCCGACGGAATGGTCTGGTGCGCCGACGGCACGTCCGTGGCCTGCGCTTCCGCGAAGCCGGCCGAGGTATTCGTGCGCGACTGGCATCCGCCATGTCCATGCCGCGTGCGTGTGCTCGGGGCGAGGCAAAACGCCGCGTTGTTGGCCGGATTATGGCAGCAAAAGCGCAAGTGCTTGCTTTCTTTCGAGGTGGCAAAGCCGGGCGTAAGCCCTAATCTGCGTGATCCCGTCGAGACGTTATACGCCATGAGGCAGTGCCGGTTCGCGCCGAGCCAAGGCGGATGGCACGGATATACCGCAGCGGATCATGCCCAATATATGTTGATGATGCAGCGTAGTCGGTATGCGTTGCAGCAACATCCGGTTTGGCCTGCGGTAAATTTCATACCGCGTTTGGACTGGAACGCGGTGCTGGAAATCTTATGTGCCATTACCGATCCGCGATGGTATGTCGACCCTGGTGCACCGGAGCGTATGTCGCGGTACTTTGCCTACTTAGGGCTGGTGCCGCGACATGCACGTGCACAGGGTAGTCCCGTTTGGGCAGCAACATATCGTGTCCTAACGGATTGCTGGAGCGGGGATCCGCCGCAGGACCCGTCGCGTCCGGAGGAATTCTTATGGCGCGTTAGAGATGCAGCTGGCGGCGGGTGGCGCGGCACCCTGCGCGCTTCGCAGAAATTTGCGATTTTTCTTCGCCGTATCTGGCTTCAAGCGATATACCGAGGCACAAGATATAGTGGGGGGGATACCTTATTCCTCCCAGATATGTTCTTCAAGACCCCAGAAGAGGTTACTGCGTTCCGCAGGCACATGCAACAGGTTGGCGACGGCGCTGTTTGACAGCAAACGGTACGTTCACTAAGATAAGACAACCTCGTGCACTTATCAGGGATAATCAACATGCAAGAGGTGCGGATTCGGTTACGTTTTACCGGTGCCTGCCTAGGCGCCATTCGAGAAAAAACGAGGCGTGGACAAACAAAATTTGTGCTGCCGCGGAACGTGTGCGGAGAGATCGTGTTTATGCCGTCCTGGTGGCGGCAGTTAATGCAGTATGCAGCAACCGTCACGGCCCATTACGGAGCACTTGTACAGCATATCGATTGGGCACCGGCAATAGCCGGTGTACCGCGCGGGGATTGGCAACGCACTGTCGTGGCCGCTGCGGATACCCCGAATAGACGCAGGCGTTATGCCGTGCACGAAGCGTTTCCGCCAGGCGCGGAAATTACGGTAAGCGCGGTATTACCGCGTGGACTGGATACGGAAGCCTTGCGCGAACTTTTAACGGTAGCCGGAATTTATCGCGGCATTTCGCCGTTTCGCCGCGATGGCGAAACTTACGGGACGTTCGAGGTTGTGGAAATATTGCCGGTCAGATGAACGGAGCGCGGCATGCATCTTGTTATTCGACGATCGGGTACGCTCATCGAGATCAGTCCGGACGGGCAAACGCCTCTCCCGGCCCCGATAGTAGCCTGCCTGCATCCGTATTTGCAGTACGATCATAGACACCTGCTACGCGGTGCTGCGGCATACGACAGCGTGACGGGTCACCGCGAAAGCGTTGAGATCGTGACGAAGTTGATGTATCGCCTAGAAGGCGGACGTTTGGTAACGGGCTTCGGCTTTCTACCGCGTATTGTCAATCTGCTGCGGGCACAAGGACATATTGTCCATTTTGTGGACATCAGTCCGCCTCGCCGACGGCCGAACTGCTACGAGACGAATTGGGAAGGTTTGGCACAGGCCGGTCTGCAGTTTCGGCCTCGGCAATTAGAATGCTTGCTCGCTATCGCCAATAACCCCGGCGGCGTTATCGTCGCCCCGACAGGGTTCGGGAAAACCATGCTTTTGTGCATGTTGGCATTGCTGTACCCTCGTGCGAAAATTGCGATTGTTACCAGATCCGTTGAAGTTGCCGAGACGATCGTCCGGCGCCTTTCTGCCTATCTGCCCAGCGTGGGCATGGTTGGCGGAGGGCGTGCTATCACCGGGCGTGTTACCGTCTATACGGCGGGAAGTATGCATCATTGCGATGGCGACGCGGACATTTTTTTAGCTGATGAAATTCATCAGCTAATGAGCGACGATTCGTCGGAGACAATGGGTGCGACTTTTCGGCACACGCGCAACTACGGATTTACGGCGACTCCCGAAGGGCGCATGGATGGCGCCTGTGCCATGCTGGAAATGTTCTTCGGACCGCGCATATTTCAGATGACCTACGACGAAGCCGTGTCGCTCGGCCTCGTCGTGCCGATTTTCGTGCGGTGGCTGCCCGTTTGTCTTACGGACAACCCGGCGGCAGGCAAGAAAGACGTCCCCAAACTGCGTTGGGGCATTTGGCGCAATCAGGCTCGTAACGCATTGATCGCGGCGGATGCCAGGCAATACCCGGAAGATACCCAAATATTGATCAATGTCTCTACGATAGACCATGCCATACATTTGTGGCAGTATTTGCCCGAATTCGAACTGTGCTACGCGTCGTTCGATCCGGAGGAGTGCCACCGCTATCAACGAAATAAACTGCTCCCGCAGGATTTTCGCATCGTTACGCCGGAGCGGCGTTATCAAATGCAGCGCGACTTCGAGCGAAAAGCGCTGAAGCGGGTAATTGCCACGGATGTGTGGAGCACAGGCGTGGACTTCGAGCAGTTGCAGGTTTTTTACAACATTTCCGGGCGTGAATCGGAAATTCTGAATACCCAAGGGCCTGGGCGCGTCAGTAGGACGTTCGACGGCAAGGATTGCGGCGAGGTAGTTGATTGCATCGATTTTTTCGACAGTGGCTTTAAGCGCAAATCGGAATTGCGCAGGCGACAATATAAGTCCCTCGGTTGGGCGGATAATTGGCCTACGGGCCGCAGGCAAGCGAACAGGTCGTGAGTCATGGAGTATCAGCGGAGCGTAATACTATCGGATGCAACACCGGCGCCTGCCGCAGCGGACGTTAGACTTGCTGCGTTGGCAGAGACGGTGCGCGCAGCGTTTTTCAGCCTAGCGCAGCTCATCAAGGGCGATCCGGCATACGGCACGCGCCCGATACCAGCTTGGGATGGCGGGGTGGATAGCCACGGACGGTCTCACTCGAACTGCTGGCCTGCGCTGGCACAGCATATCGTGAGCCTGGGAGCAGATCCGCTAGAGTACCTCAAGGCACAATTCCTACACGCTACCGTGCGTCAGGTGCCATGGCCGACGGCACTGCGTTCAGGCTTGGCGACGGAACGCTATCGCGCGTATATCTGCGATCGTCCGATGGAGTTGCAGCGCAGCTGGGATACTGCATTGTCGTCGCTGGAGGGAGAGCTCAGGCCGCTCGTGGATAGACTGCACTGGTCGTTCGACCGAGCGATGCGTTCTGCGCTTACCAATATCGGTACGGTCTCAGCGTCACCGATTTGGCGATATTGTGTCGCCGTAAAGTACGGGTTTCCTGATATCGCCGCGGCCTTCCATGCGAAGGCATTGGCGGACTACGTATTTCAGAAAACAGTCTATGACGCGGCTTGGGGAGATCGGATTCCTCAAGAGTTGCGGCTGGAGGGAGAGGCGCTGCGGGCGCAAATGCTCACATAGAGAGCCGGAAGGGATTAAAATCATGTCGAATGGGTCGCACCATGTGGCGGACGCGGTGCCGCGCCAGCAACCGGTAACGGAAGACGATCTGTATATTCTGTTCTTGGCCCTTGCACGCTTCCCGGCGTTCTACCAGGAGTGGCACGAGCAATTGCGCGCCGAACATTTCAATCCGGCAGCGGAAGCGCATTGGCGGTTGCTTTGGCAAGGGATACATCTGGCGTACCAGCAATACCGTGACGCTAGCCACGACACCGTTTGGCACGTAATGAACGGGTTGTTGAATGACGGCACAGCTGCGGTTTCGCAGGAACAATACCAGGCGCTGGTTTCACGCGACGCCGACGGCATCGTATGGAACATCTACATGACGCCGGTCGAACATCTGACCGAAGGCGTGGTGCTTGCGGCACGGGAGATGGCTCAGCGTTTTCTTTACGAGAGGACGGTGCTGGAGCCGTTGCGCCACCTGGTTGCCAGTGGCTTCGGCGCTGCGAGTTACCCGAGCACCGTGGCGGATACCCTGCAATCGCTTATTCAGCGTGAGCAACGCTTGCGCAGCGGGAGCGTGCTGCCTGCAGTGGACCTTGCGCCGGCGCCCGGTACGGAGCTTGTGCCGGCTGCCGACTATGTGCCGACGGGGTTGGCATGGTTTGACGAACGCTTTACCGGCCAGCAGCGACAGGATGTCGTCGGCGTCATCGGCGTTACCGGCGGCGGTAAAACGACGCTGGGTGTGCACGTCGCAGTTACCCTCGGCCGGCGGGCGTTCACGGAAGAGGGGCATCGCGGAGAGCAGGTCTTATATTTCTCTTTCGAGGAAACGGTGCGTAGGCTGCGTCCGCGGTTCCAGGCGGCCGCGTTCGGAATTCCGCGTGAGACTTTGGAAGTGCTGCGCGACGTAAACGATTTGTCGCGCATCCGTCTGCCCTACGAGCAAGCAATGTGCGCTACGGCGTCGGGCGAACTGCCCTCGGAGTTCGATAGATACGTTTTGGGCATGGAGTGGCTGAATTCCTCTGTCGTCGGCTTTGATATGGTGGGAGACGAGGTACCTGGCGTAGGGCAGGGCTATGTGCCCGAAATAGCGCAAATGGCGACGATGCACCAGCAACGGACCGGCCGTGGCGTGCGTGCGGTGATCATAGATTGGGCTGGCGTGGCTTGCGATCGGTACCGTACGGCTATGGGCAAGCCGGATAGCGAGTTGCGGCACCTGTTGCGGGCATTTGGCGAGGCCTGTCGGTTGCAGATTGCCATCCCACTTAATACCACGGTTTGGATATTGCATCAAATCGCGGGTGCTGCTTGCAATTTAAGTCCTGCAAAACTGTTGCACCACAATGACGCCGCCGAAGCCAAATCCTTCGCCGACAATTTATCGCTGTGCATGTGCATCGGAAACCCGGACAGGAATTCCGGTTGTCGTCTTATGAATTTTTCGAAGGTCCGAAACAAGCCTGTGGAACGCATTGCGCCACTGCTGTTCAGCATCCATGAGCAATTCGCACGTATCGAAGATATGTCGGATACGATGGCTGTGGATGGCTCCGGTGCGCGTATCGTATCCAGGGCGGACCTGGCGCATGTTCTCGGTGCAACCGGAGCCCGTGGTGCTTCCGCAGGCCCAACGGGGCTGAATCAAGCCGCGCGTACAAGATCTGTAGCGTTACCAACCCGTACGAATATAGAGGTTTGAAAATGCCGCGTGCAAATAGATTAACCGCCGCGGCGCTGCCTACGCAGGCTGCGGCTGGCGTGCTCAACCCGCTGCTGTATCAAAAGTTGAAACAGCTTTTCGGTCGAGTGCGCGTCGCGGACCCGGGGGCGGGCTTTCGCGGCAATGAAATATACGATTCGGCCAGGCGCAGGCACGATCTGCGAGTTGCCGACCCGGGAGAGTATTACTGCGTGAACTGCCGATATTGCGGCGATCAGCGGCAACGGTTGTGGATTAACCACCGTTTTGGCGAGTTCGGCTCGGACAATCGCCGTATGCTGCATTTGGCCATCTGTTACAACGAGGATTGTTTGAGAGACTGGTCCCGCCGGCTGGAGTTGGCGGACCAGATATTCGGATTGCACAATCGAAACAACCGTGACGTCAATTGGGTGGCGGCCGCCGGCGAGCAGGAATCGGATAGGCTTACGGTGGCGACCCTGCCCGGTGAATGCATCCCTATAGCGCATCTGCCAGCCGACCATATCGCTCGGCAGTACCTCACGGTAACGCGTCGGTATTCCTTGGAAATTCTGACGCAATACCAGACGTGCTTTTGTGTACGCGCGTTGCCACAGTATCGTCCGGCGGAAGGGCGAATCGTTTTGCCTATCTTTATGAACGGGCAACTGGTGGGCTGGCAGGCGCGTTGGCCTGAAGATCTGAACTGGAAAGCGACCGGCAGAATAAAGTTCTACTCCATGCCGGGCATGCCGAAACGACAGGTGCTTTACAACTGGGATATCGCCCAGCGCTATCCGTTCATCGTCGTTTGCGAAGGCATTATGTCTTCTTGGAACGTAGGGCCGCACGCCGTGGCCTTGCTCGGCAAGACCTGTGCCATGCCGCAGCAGCATTTGTTGACCATGGGGCGGCAGCAGACGATCGTGCTGCTGCTGGACGGCGGCGCGACGGAGAGAAAAAATATGACGGATATCATACAACAGCTACTGAACCAGCCGGGTGCTTCCGGACGGGCCATCGTACCGGTGACTTTACCCGACGGACGTGATCCGGGGAGTTACGATCCGCGGAATAGCCGAGAAATTTTGCACAACGTAATCCGCACGCAGGCAGCGGCTATGGGAGTAACACTATGAGTGTGAACGTTGTTGGATGCCGGGCCTGGGTAATCAGTATGGAGCATTTGAGGGAACTTGCCCCCCTTGCCGAGTTTGAAGGTATGCTAGAAGCAGCAGGGATTACCTGGGACGAATTGGCGCGTAGCTACGACGAGTGCGACATAGACGAGTTGCCGGAGCCCATCACGGTGGCGTGGGGCGAGGTCTGTAGATGTTTTAAGGAGGCAACTAGGGTCGGCAGAGCGTGCTTGGAGCTCTCCATTGCGTACCACGACCAGGATGACGGTGACGCAGGAACGGACGACGTATGCGGCTGTTTTTTCACGGTGCAAGGCGTAGAACAGCTTACGGTGCCTGGAAAACGTTTCCAGGACAAGCTGGAGTACGCTAGTTGGGTGTGTTGGGGCTGAAAGGAACAGTGCAGTGAAAATCGAGGTTATCGTAGAGCTGAATCAAGGCGTAATTCAGGAGGTGCATGCTTTTGTCAACGAGCGGGCAGCCGTTCGCAAAATACAAGAGCTGACAGGTGCCCCTATCGAAGACGCGGAAGAGTTCGCGGCATGGCAAGTCGCGAACGAAGACGCGAAGCAAGAGATACATTGGTATGCACCAGACTTGGAAGGGTTCACAGCGTAACGGCGTGAAGGTAAATCATGCGAGAACTTGGAGCGTTATTTCAGCACATACTGGCCGGTACGCGCAGCGAGGAACTAGAACGGCAATTCCCGTTTTACCCGTTGAACGCACCCGGTATGCCGCTGCCCGGCAGCGACTTCATAACGGCGGCGTGTGCCGCAGGCGACCCGCCGCCGATATTCGAAGGCCGCGGAAGCAGCCGCTGGTGCAGCAGCGCAGGACCGCGCTTGCAGTATCTTTACCGCAGGGCGCTGTACGACGACGAATTCGAGTTGCCGGTCAATGTCAAAGGTCGTATGGTGCAGGCGCGAACGGTACCGGGGCATCTGCTCGGCGATAACGCAGACGACTTCAACGGCGGGCCGCGGCGGGCACGCATCATGCTCATCGGGAAATTCCCGGGTCGAGAGGAAGTACAGCAGAAGGCAAACCTTGTCGGAGAGACTTCTGCATGTCTGTGGGACGCGGCGGATCAATTGGGGATTAGCCCGGACCAGCGCGCGGAATGGTATGTGACGAATCTGGTGAAGTGGCCGCAGCTGGACAAGCAGGGCGACGGCTTGCCGACCGCTTGGAAGCAGGATTGTGCCATCCTACTTGCCCAGGAGCTGCGCCTAGTGCAACCCGATTATATTCTGTGTCTGGGCAGCGATGCTTCCAAATGGCTGCTCGGTACGGCCTACGGCGTGGAAGTGATGACGGGACGGGTGATCCCGTACCGTATACCGACTTTCGAACGCGGCGAAGCACCGCGGTATCACGAGGCCAAGGTGATGACGATCATGCACCCGGCCTACGTATATCGGCGTATGGAGGCGTTCGAGGCCTTTAAAGACCAGCTAGGATTGTTTATGCGCCTGACGGAAGGCGTAGAGATCGGCGCGCGCGAGAACGTCAAGCACGTCAATGTATACAAATACGGACAACTGATGCGGATTGTCGAGCAGATCCGGAAAGATTCGGATCCGCTGCGGAACATCATCGGGGTGGATGCGGAATGGCACGGACGCCGACCTGGCGAGCCAGGGTCGTATTTGCGCACGGTGCAATTCAGTGCCAAGGAGGGCGAGGCCTATACGGTGGTGCTTAGGCACCAAGGCGGCGAACCGGCGTTCGTGCCTTCTATAGCGCACGCGGTGGCAGGCCTGAATTGCCTTCTACAACCTGACGCTGCAGCCGGCTGGCAGCCGCGGCCAGGAGGGCACTTCTTCCGCTCCGACTTGCCGTGGCTGTTGAACGAGGGCATTGACTTGCGCGACAGCTACGTGCCTCCGGAGAACATAGGTGACATGCGCGACAAAGGCGGTTGGGATACCAGCCTGGCCTACCACTCGGTGAACGAGACCGCCTCTTACGATTTGTCGGATATGACGATCCGGCTCACCAACGCGCCGCGATACGACGAGCCGCTAATGCATTGGCGAGACGCGTACTGCAAGGAAAACAAGATTACCAAGAAGAAGCTCGATGGTTACGGCATGTGTTTGCACCAAGATAGCAAGGTACAGTTAGCTAACGGCACTTGGGTTAAAATTGCCAAGTTGGTCCATCAGCGGTATACCGGGCAGGTGCGTGCCTGTGTGAACGGGTGCATGGTAGCCAGTAGGGTAACAGACTGGCATGCCAATAACGTCGGGCAATCGGAGTGGTTGCGTGTACAGACACAATCGACGTTGGCTGCACATGGTCATTTATATGGACCGCGGTTTACGCCAGACCATCAGGTGATGACACCGCGCGGTAAAGTACGCGTGGATGCACTCATACCTGGCGAGGATAGCATTATAACAGACGAACCGGCCTTTTCGAAGGAGCAATTGTCCGTTTTGTTAGCTTGTGGCTTGGGTGACGGCGGCTTTATACCAAAAGGCAGAAAGAGCATGAGTTTCGGATTTGGGCAGACATCCACCCATGCGGCTTATGCCGTTTGGAAAGCTGCTGTTTTTGCAGAATACGCGCCAAAGCTGCGACAGATGGTGGGTTGCGCGTGCTACGTGCTGCCTACGAGCCGTCAGTTGTGCGTGCTTGCACAGCGTTTTCCGCGACATACAGCGCAACAGCACAGTAAAAGAAAGCTGGTATTGACGCACGAACTGTTGGCAAATTTAGGCCCGTTGGGTTTGGCCGTGTGGTACCAGGATGACGGTACACTGGTGCGCTGTGGCAAGAAAGCATGTAATTATTATAATTCGCGCATTTATTGCACTATTGTGGATGTAGCGGAGCAGCAACTGGCTGTGCATTGGCTCACACAGTGGCTCGGTGCAGGCGTTAGTTATAAGGGATCAATCAAAGGAGGCTTTTTACAATTTTCCAAAGTAGCTTTTCGGCAATTGCATACCATTATAAACCCGTATATGCATCCGTGCATGGCGTACAAAACACCGTTGCCTGTATTTGCTGCACCCGTCGTGCAGCACACCGCAAGCTTATTTTGCGATCCTGTTGTCGCGGTACTGGCGGCACCCCCGCCACCGAGTCATAAAGGTAACGGAGTACGTTACTGTTTAACGACAGATGCTGGAAACTTTTTAACAAAAGTCGGCTTCGTGTCCAACTGCCCGAGCTGGGTAATGCACCCTGAACCGTGGGATGAAAATCCATCATACAGCAATTACGATGCGGATGTCACCAGGCGCATTATCATGCGCTGCATGCAGCCCGGCGGCCTGTTGGACAGCGATTGGTTCAAGCAACCGTCCTGGGAGCCGTACTGGGTGGCGCATAGGGCCAGTCTGGGCTTCTTGGAAATGGAGATGAACGGCATCCGGGTCGACCATAAACGGCTCGATGAACTCGCGAACCTGTACGTGTTCGTGCGCGAGAACCTTCTACAAGCCTTCCGCGACGCTATACGCTGGCCGTCCTTCAATCCGCGATCGCATCCGCAGTGCCGGGCTTTTCTGTTCGGTAGCGAGTGGCGGTTTAAACTGTCGAAAGACGGGCAGCCTGTGTCCATCGTACCCGAGGGTGCCGTTACGCTCGATCTGGCCCCCATCAAAACGACGGGTAAGCGCAGCAAGATGTGGGCGGAAATCCTTGCACGCGGCGAATCCACGAGCAGTTATACGCCATCCACGGACAAAGAGGTGTTGGGTATTTTGGGACACCAGCATAGGCTAGCCATGCAGCTGCGCGATTTAAAGTTCATCGCACAGGCTGTCAGTGGCGTATTGCGCGATCCGGAGGAAAACGAGGATGGCAGCCTGGTCGTGGACGACGAAGGGCATCAGGAGTACAGCGAAGGGCTGGCCACCTGCATTTCGTCGGACGGGCGCGTGCATACGCATTTGTCGCAGACGAAGGAAACCGGCCGGGCGGCCAGTTGGGATCCGAATTTGCAGGCGTTAGCCAAAAGGCGCGAAAGCGACTATGCACGGATTATGGGAACGTGGGAGGACAATGAGGCGACGCGATACCGCGGGGATTACCAGCACGTTTTTCCTAGGCCGCTTTACGAGCACCCGATTCGGTCGATTTTTTGCGCGACCGACGATTATGTGCTGGTGGAGGCGGACTACATCGGTGCGGAGCTGGCTATGATTGCCTGGGCATCCGGTGACCCCAATATGATCGACCATGTTCGCCGCAATGAGCTGCCGGAGAGTCATCCAGATCATTACGATATTCACTCGCGACAAGCAGTGACGGCTTTTCACCTTGATTGCACTCCCACAAAAAGTGCACTAAAACGCGGCGGCTATACGCCACTTAGAATTGCGGCAAAAAATGTGAATTTCGGGGTGCCGTACGGTCGCGCGGCTTTAGCAATTGCCCGGCAATGCAAAGAAGAAGGCGTAGATGTGACGTCGGAAGATACGCAGCGCCTGATTGACGCATACTTCGCGCAGTACCCTTACGTGGCAGGCTTTTTGGAAACCTGCCGTATACGATCGCAGCCGCCGTTCCAGTGGTTGATGAATTGGTGCGGACGTCGTCGTCGTTTTATCGCCAGCCGTGACGAAAAGGTCATAGGCGAGCAACAGAGGCAGGCCCAGAACTGTACGATTCAGGGCGGCGTAGCTGACGCGATTAACATATCCATCCAAAATTTGCGACAGTATCGGGCGGAGCACCCGGAATGCCATTACCGCATGCTGTTGCAGATTCACGATGCGTTGCTGTTCGAGGTTCCCGTTTCCGAATTGGCTGCATTTGCCAAGGATGTGCGCAGCGAAGACGGTACGATACTGCAACCCAGTATTTTGCGGGAATGCATGTGTAGTCGCGTGCCGATATGGCCACGGCACCCGGATGGTACACCTATGGAGATGGCGCAGCCCTACCATTTCGGTATTGATGTGGAAGTTGCCCTCAATTGGGGCGAAAAGATTACGCCTGAGCAGTGCGCGCTGCACGGAATCGATCCGGCGCTGGTCTAGCGGGCTAGCGGATCGTGTGCTCGGCAGTACAATAAAAAACACCGTTTTTGAATCAACGGCTGCATGCCGTTTCAATTTCACTGGAGACCTTTTATGCCACGAGATCCTTCGATGCGGGCGCACGGGCGCCGTTATACCTTTGAGCAGTATGGGAACCCCGAGCGGGCAACGAACCAGGGCAATTTTCTGATTCGCAATAACATGGCGGACTTGTGGTCGCCGTGTTATGGCGACGGATATACGGTCGTGCGAATACTGCCACAGTTGAATCCCGATGACGCAACTCAATGGGATACGTACCGGCTCAGCGCGGAACCTAACGCGTTTGGCGACTGGATTCGGCGTTACCCCGCGGTACGTAATATGGGTGATCCCGGTGCTACCTTTATCGTAGGAGACCCGTCCGACCCTGTGTTGCTGGATCCGCGTATTACGCCGGCGTGGCTGTTGCGCGAAAGCATAAGCCGCGCAGTGGAGCGCGGGCAGGACCGCCGGGGTGGGCGGCTCTGCTGACCGGTGGACGGAATCGCCGAGCGCAATTGCCGAACCCGAGCGAGGTGTACTTAATGCAGGTGGTGGTATTGCACCACAAGGCGCGGAGCTATATGCCGCCCAAGCCGCTGGATGCACCGAACCCGCGACCGATCGTTTTGATGCTGGGCCCGTCTGCTGGCTTGGCGTTACTGAACGAATTGAACCGATACCGCGTCAACTGCCCCTACGGAAATGGTGATTGGCACGAGGTTATGGAGGTGGGTGATCCTATCGATTTGAGCATCGGGAAATTCGTTACTTTTTACGCTTTAGCGGACGGTGATCCGCGAACGCAACGTGCTGGCAACCAGGGGTTGTCCGGCAGCGGTTGGCAGGCACCCGCGTCGCAGATGGCAATGGGGCAAGCGAGCCAAGCAGCACCGATTGGTTACGGTTGCTTCTTGGAGGACACGTTTTTGAATATGCCCGCGATAATTCCTGCAGAGCAGCACGATAATATCCGTCGCTTGGTCCGTCCTTGGGACGATATCTTGCATTTTCCGAGCATCGCGGAGCAGGCTGCAATCTTGGCGGATAAATTTCCGCCGGACGTGATTGCATATGCTTGGCGGGATCATCCTGAGTGGATTCCCGACAGCGTGCGGCGCCAGGCTGTGGGCGCGGTAAGCGGCCCTGCCGCGGTGGTTCCGCCTGTGTCGGGCGGCCCTGGGGCATCGCCTTATGCCGCAACGATGCCGCAGATGTCCGGGTGGGGCGTGGAGGCAGCGCCTGCTGCGGTGGCACCGCCGGCAGGTTTGTTCGGAGCACCGATTGCCGGTGCGGCGCAACAACCCGCGGTAGGGACAGTAGCTGCACCTATGCCGGCACCGGCTATTGTGCAGGCACCAGTGCCAAGTCAAGTTCCAGTGCCGGGCACGGTGGGACAGCAGCCTCAAACGGCCGTACCCGCGGCGGCGTCCTGGCCTGTGCAGCAGTCGCAACCAGCAGCTGCTCCGATAATGCCGCCACCCCCAGTTGCACCTCCCCAGGCGATGGGCTGGGGCGTGCCGCAGGCTGATGTTGCAGCGCCCGTGCAACCCGCTGTGGTAGCTGGCCTGCCGACCGGGGATTTCCCGATAGCGCCCACAACAGGGCCTGCAACGGTGCCATACGTGCCGCCAGCTGCGCCCACTGCAGGCTTGGCAACGGCGCCATACGTACCGGCAGCAGAAGTCGCGCCCGCAGGGTTGGTGCCGTCAGCAGCGGTGCCAAACTCACCCGCGATGCCGATGACGCCAACACCGCCTACTGCCGGCATTAGCCAAGGCGCGGCGGCCTTGCCGCCCACGGAAGCGGTTGGTGTGCCTGCGGCGGCTTCGAGCGGCGGGCTTACGCGAGCGCAAGCGGCTCTGTTAGCCGCACAACGCGCGGCTGGGCGATAGGTTTTTACGGCAGGTAGCCGGTTCGGTAGTTAAGCACCGAACCGGCCCTGCCGTGTTTTTGGATAATTATTTTTGAAGGAAAGGTACGTCAGATGGCCAAGGCAGCAACACGGGCGGAACTGGCGCGGCGCCAGCAATTATGGCAGGGTGCAAACCGCGAGACACAGCTTAATGGGATGTTTCTCGCCATGAGCGACGAGGGAAAACGCGCTACGGGTTTGTCGGTAAGCGTGGCTTCGGCGAGCGGCCCGCGCGTCGGCTTGCCGCTGCCGGCATTGGCATTACGTTATTTATTTCAATCTACGATGTATCCGCTGGGCACGATCGCGCAGATCACTGGGGAGGAGGGCTGTTGCAAAACGGCTTTCATGAATGAAGTTTTCCGATGGCACCTCGTCTACGGTGGCGGCGCGGTATTTGTCGAAAACGAAGGGAAGGATGCCCCCGAGCTGCGCGGCTCCCTTCTGGGCTGGAACCAGTCCTGGTTAAACCGTGTAGAAGTTGTCTATACGCACACGTTGGAGGATTGGATGGACGCCCTAACGGCGTTTACGCAGATTGCAGCTCGGTATCAGGATTCCCCGGACGGGCCAGGCCGGACTATTCCTATTGCTTTCGGCATCGATTCGATCATGGGTACGGCGCCCAGGGCACAGTTGGAGAAGATCCTCGAAGCCGGGCATGCTTCGCGGGACTTCGCGCTGGCCGCTTTGCTGATATCGCAGTATATGAGAACAATGCCGAATGCCATCAAAACTTACCCGTTTTCCGTGCTCGGTACGAATCACTTGAAGCCGTCTACCGATTATATGGGCCGGCCGGTAAACAATATCGGTGGCGGGAAATCGGTAAAATTCATGGAAGTATTCGAGGTAGAGATGCACAAAGCGCCCGGCTGTGACATCGATCGGTTGGAGTATGGCGGCCTGCGTTTGAGCATTATCCTGCGCAAGAATAGCTTAGGTCCGTCGCGGAAGCGCATAACCGCAGAATTGCTGTGGTGGTTAACGGAGTATCAGGACGCGGAGGGTCGTCAGGGCTTCAGACAACAGACGGCCTGGGACTGGGATACGGCATCGATTGAGCTGCTATTGTCATTTGAAAATATGAAGGGTAAGCGAACGATCTATAATCACTTGATGGACGTTTGCGATATTCGCGTGGCAAACAAGGGTAATCGCACAGGCTGGAGCCGGGCGCTAGGGGTACCAGAGAGCGACCCGCAGGAATTTCGCGTGCTGGGCAGCAAACTGGAGCAGCGGCCCGACCTGTTGCAGGCGATGTACCCGCTGCTCGGTATAACCCCGCGTATTCCGTTTCAGCCCGGCATGGACTTCCGGCGGCTATTGGCCGAGGCGGTGGTTTCCGAAGGCACAGCCGGCGTTGATCTGTACGAGCGTGTAGAAAATATGCCGCAGTTGCAACCGACCGGCACCGACGAATGTGAAGTTCCCGAAGTGCCGGATGTAGCAGGACCGGCGGAGCAGGACGTCGATCCTGAAGATGTTGTGCCATAAACAATTAAACATCGGAAAAGTTCATGGGCGGTTTATTTGGTGATACGCAGGAGCAATGGAGCCAACGCGAGACGCAGCGGCAGGACACCTTCGAGGATGCCGTGGTGGCGCAGCTGTTGCGTACCGGCGGCCTGGGCGCGCAGATTGGGCGATTGCGGCAAGAATCGTCGGAAGTTCAGCGCGGGGCTAAATTGACCCTACCCTGGTTCAATCAGCGTTTTCCGCGCTTCCCGGTGCGTCTTGGTGCCCGCAAGTTGGCGAATATACACAAAGTGCAGCTGGGCGAGTTGTTCGGCCCAGGCTTTATGAAAACGCCGATGATGCGGGCCTATGTGGACCTACAGGTGGACATGGACGCGAGTGACGCGGACGAGCGCATCGGCCTGGTGTTCGCATGGCCGCATATCCCCACGGCGGGTACGATGGTGCTGCATAACTATCCGATCGAGGTGGCGGAAGTACCGGACCCTTCGTTACGGTACGAACGCAACACGCGTATCGTTCGACCTTACGGCAATCCGCCGGTGGTTTACGTTATTGACCCGCTAAAAGAATTCCTTTTTAGCATTGGTACGGACTGGGCTGAATTGTAACGGCAGAACACTTATGACTGATGCGCTGTCAACGCTGTTCGTGCGCCCCTCCAGCTACGTATTTGACCGTACGCAGCGGGAATTGCTGCTGGAGCGGCTGCGGCGGCTCGTGCGCGTTAGTGATATTGCGACCATAAGTTCGCCGTACCAGCTGGAGTTAAGGAGCTCGGGGGAGACGGCAGCCGGCTACCGGTACACGCGTACGGCATTTCTGCAGTTGACGAACGTGTTGAGCAATGGTCTCGGACGTACGCTGACAGACATTGCCGGCTACACCCGACGTCAACGCGAGCAGGAACGCAGTTGCGATGGCCCGACGGCCGTGCAGATGTTTAAAGACGTATTGCGGCTGCGCTATGCGCTTGTGGCGCCGTACCGGCTGTTGTTGAACCACGACGACAAGCTTATTGAAGGGCTCGTCGGGGCACAGCAGCGATTTCTGGACAACTGCGCATATTTTGAGATTCTGGAGCAAATTATTGCCGAAACCAGGTCGGATATGCAATTCTACGCTGCGGCCATCCTGGGTCGCCGTATGGCCGTATGGTATCGTAGCCATGAGCCGTGTTTCCGGTTGCAGCAAGCGGACGCCTGGCCATTTTACCTCGGCTACTATTTCGGAAACGGCGAAGCATGCGGTACAGCCGTGCACGGCACCGCCGCGCTTTACTGCAGACACGGCGTGAGCTTGGACAGCTATAAACGCGCCGGATGGCGCCTTAACCACACCGGCAACTCGTTCGGACCTCGGCTTCGCGGCATGATAAGCAGGATGCTCGGTAAAAATCCTACCGTGACGCAATTGCAGCAAGGCGCCGACCGTTTGGCGTCGACGCCATTGGGCTTTGCGGGGTTGGGGGATGTGGAACGCAAGGCCAGGATGGCATGCTTGGTGCGAATGCTGGTGCATTTGGGCGTGCAGGCGAGTATTGCGCGAGACGCCGTGGAGCATACGCTGTTTCTGGGCAGCCGCGCGGACGCCTCCGAGCAACGATTGCAACGTCCCGAGTCCGTTTGGGGAATGCGAACGCAGCTCGATTTGTATGCCGTCCTTGTGCGCTTGGCAAGGAAACTCGACCCCAGACGGCGTGTTCACACGGAGCAGGCCGCGTTTTCACTTTTATTACAAGACCGTTTTTCATAAGGAACGAAGATCATGGTACGTATATCGCCCGCTGCGCAGGCGCAGCGCCGCGCCACCTTGGATGCCGCGCAAATCGTGCAAGCCCGCGAGGAGGCGCTGCAGATGATGAACAAGGAGCTTCGCAAGAAGTTCAACATCATCCAGCGGCAATTGGACGAAGGGCGGCAAACGACGCTGCGGTTTTACTACGACCTAGGCAAGCTGTGCACGGAAGTGCAGGATGACCCCGACAAATACGGCGAAAGTGCCATGCGGCTGTTGGAGCAGGCCTTGGCAATACACGCGCGGCAGTTGCGTAAAGCGGCGTCATTTACGCAGGCCTACACGAAAGAAGCCCTGCAAGAACTCCTGGAGTTGCATTGCGACAAGACCGGCTTTCAGTTGCACTGGGGGCACGTCTCTTATCTGCTGATTCTCAAAACGCCGGACAAACGGCGTATGTGGGCCAAACGCGCGGTTCGCGGATTATGGGCACCGCCGGAGCTGCATCGGCGCATCAAGGAACATTACGGACCGGCGGTGACTTCCCCGCATGGCCCCACATTCAAATTACCACCCACCGTACCGAGCAAAATACGGCAAATTCGGGACGACACCGAAAAGTGGCTGGCAAAACAGCGGCAAGCCTGGAATGGCACGGAGATCAATGCGTTCCACGATATTATGTCGGCGCCGCCCGAGACGTGGACGCCGGAAATGATCGAAGACCTGCGCGTGGCGCGGGCTGCTATGGAGGGCATGCGCGATGAGGCCACGGAAAATATGCGGCGGCTGGACGAGCTGATCACGCACGCGTCGAGCTGTTACGAGGCGACGCTGCAACGGCGAGAGGCCGAGGCAGCTGCGACCGGCGCGGGACGCCGGCATACTCGGAGTATTCGCATGCCTTCCGCCGATCCCGTTTAAAAGGATAATGACGTTGGCACACATCATTTTTTATGATTATCCGCCGGTCATCGATCCGACGGTGCAGGTGCTCGAATGCGAGCTCGAATTCGCGGAGGCTCGTCCGGGGGTATATAAGCACTGCCGTTTCCGGCGGCTGTCTGCGAAAACCTGGCAAACGCTGGCATTGCCGTGCGGGCTTACGCATATTTTTGGAGATGCCGCGAAACTGGAGGATTGCCAAGCGCTGCTGGTGTACGACCAGAGCGGCCTGCTCAGGTATTGCGGCGTATGCGACGATCGGCGTTGGACGCTCGTCGACGTGGATAATGAAGGAAACAATGCCGGAGCAGTGTTTCCAAGCGCCAGGCTCGTTTTTAAAGACAAAGCCAGGCGCAACAAATTCCTGCGGGCTTTGCGCGACATGCCGCCGGATACGCTGGAGGACTGGTTGCAAGAGCGAGTGCGCCTGATGGAGGTGCGATCACCCCTGCGAGATACATGCCATGAATAAGGATGTTACGATTTGTGCGTTGCTTTACGGAGACTATCCACAACTGGCCAGCAGATGCCTGGATTCCTTGCGGTCTTTGCCAAAGGAGCCGTGCGAGCTGCGTATCGGGCTGAACGCGGTAAGCGCGGCCACCCGAGACATCGTGGACGCTTTCTGCCGGGATTGGCAGGCGGCGAATGGCACCGTGCTGCTTTACCCGTCGGAAACGAACATTTACAAATGTCCGATGATGCGGCAGATGTTTCATGGCGCGGCACCGGTGACGACGCCCTACGTTATGTGGTTCGACGACGATTCTTATCGTATCGGGGTCTACGAAAACTGGCTGGGCATGGTCCTGGATGCCATGCGCACTGCAGACCTGATCGGTGCCATGTATCGCTGTAGGCTGGCGGGAAACCAGCACTTGTGGCTGCGCGACCAGCCGTGGTACAAAGGCGTGCCGGTACAGCCGAGGCAGTTCATATTCTTTCCTACCGGGGGATGGTGGACCATTCGTACCGAGATTTTGAAGCGGCACGATTTTCCATTTTTGGATATGAATTACGGGACCTGCGGCGAGGATGTTATTCTGGGCGCGTTATGTTTGCAGCAGGGCTACCGTATCGGAGCATTCCGCGAAGGTCTGGCGATCAACGCCGACGCGAATGGGCGAGAATCCAGCGCACAGCGGCGCGGCCCGAACAATAAGCCGCTGGGTTATTTTTATGAACCGTGATCGGAGCGACTATGGAGACGACGTATCATTTTGTGGATTTGGCGAAATATCCGAAGGCGCTGTCCGGAGCTCGGCCGGGGTATATCGAGGAGCTGCCGAAGGATCTATTTGCGAAGGATGCAGCGGCAAAATGGCACAGTGCGTACAGTCCTATAGCCATGGACAAGCCGATTGACTGGCGTTACTGCATACAAGGTACGCACGTCATGATTCCACTATTTCCATATCGGCTGGCCGCCGTACCGGAGGCGGCTCTCGGTTATATGCTGCAGCTCGGACTGCGCTGCGGGCTCTCCATAGCACCGGAACAGGTGCAACGCTTGCATTTGGCAATCGGCCAGCCGGTGCAGCAGGTGTGCGACGGCGATGAAACCTATTGGCAATTCTGGGCAGGCGTCGGCCTGCTTTTCAAGTGAGAAAAAAAAATGAGTACCTGCGAGAAAACACGATTGGAACGAGCGAGCGAAGACGCCTGTAATACCGCCGTAGAGCTGGTGAACGCCACGCGGCTTTTTCGCGAATTACGCGAGCAGCTTGCGGAAGCAGCAGAGGTACCGCCTGGCGGGCGGGCGGCGTTGGTGCTTCGTCTAGGTCCGTTGGAGAGTCGGCTATCGTTGGACGATACCCCCGATGCGTACCTGGAAGAAGTGCGCAATCTACTGGACGGCCGTTTGGGCGGCCACATTATCCGGCTATGGGAACGATTGCAGACTATTGCATCGGCCGGAGTACAGCTTTGCAACGACGCGCAGCAGGCAGCCGCGGATAGGGCGGGAGCCGCTTCCAGGGGTTGCGTAACTGGCGAACAGGCACAAGAAACTACTCCGTGAAAATCATGGCAAAGAAATCAGCGAAAAAACGCGCAGCGAAGAAAGCGAAGCGGGCAACCAAAGCGGCAAAGCCACAGGAAACGGAAAAGGCCCCTGAAACGTGCGGAAGTTGCCCCCGTCTCGTGGCGCGAGGCCCGCAGGGGCTGGAGCGGCGGTGATTTATGGACGAGGCTCCGATTTTTCCGCTTACACGTATTTTTCAAATGCGGGATCGCCTGCGCGTGCAGTTCGATATGGCTGCCGGCCAGCCGTTGAGTGCGGATGCGCTGGAACAACTGTTGCGTAGGCTGCATCAGTGCATGCCCGGCGTGCGGTTGGATACGCTGTACGAGTCACTGCGGCATTTGATCGGACGCACATTGACGGGCGAGGACTGTTTAGTGCTGGCGTGGCGGCTGGCCGGCAATGTGCGACTGCTGCAGACGCATACGCCGGTACGACCTTGGCAGGCGCAGCTTGCCGACGAATGGGTCCCGCTTCAAGTTGTAGGGGCGCTGCCGGGGCGCACGATGCGGGGCAAATTCGGTCATTATTTCATGTTTCGGGCGCTGTCGGGCACGTGCTGTCCGATGACCCTGGAGACTTTTTGGACCGAAGGCGCTGCCAGTATCATTGCACGAAATGCAGGGTTCTCGGCGCCGTGGCGCAGTTATCCGTACCGGCGGAGTTTGCAGCTAGTCGGCTTGCGGCTGACGGCCTTAATAGAGCAATTGCGGAGCACCCGGACACCGCGCTTTTTCCAAGTGCAGTGTCCTGCGTCGGTGAAGCGCTGGAATCGCGAGCAAGTCTTGCGCTTACGTTGTCGAGCCGGCGCCGAGTGCCCGCATGGGTTCACGCACAGCTGCGATGTGTGCGCCGTAGGCTATGCCGAGTGCCCGGCCGGGTGCCACCGGGACACGTATGTACAGCAGCAGTGCGACGGTTGCGGTCAGATACAGTATTTCGATCCGGAACGGCGTGCCGTGCGTTGCGTGGAGTGTGACAACAGGGAACGCTGCCGGCTGCAGCCGCAGCAGGTAGGATAGGAGTACGAAATGGGAACAGCGTGGCTTATGGCAGGCGTAGCAACCTTGGCAGGCGGACTGGCTGTCGTATGGGGATACTTCAGGGGTTTCTGGGGATACGTGTCCAGTGTGTTGGTAGTATCTTTTGAGCTGGATCCGGCTGTTAGTACCGCCGTGCAGCACTATTGCTGGCGGCATCTCCTGGCATCCACGCTCGGTCAACGGTCATATATGGGGTGGTATGTCTGGGTGCGGCCATTAGAGCGCGTTCAGCTAATCGCGTCCGAGGGTGTTGGACGTGGCGGCAAGTTATTTTGGAAAGGTTGGCGCCCTATATGGCTGGGCACATTGCAAAGCGGAAATACTAACGAAAAACCAACTGCGCAATTTAGCAGTGACTCGGCGCTGACCGTGCGATTTCTACGTGGCACATGGTCTATGGATGGTTTTGTCAACGAGGCGGTGCGCATGTACAATAGCCGCTTTGCCGTGCAGGCGACTTGTCGCCGCTTTACAGTGCGCCAGATATTCGGCACCGACGGCAAGACCCAAATGCAGAACCCTAGTGTGCTGTATAATAGGGAGGGGCCATCGGCTGGCCTGTCTCCGTGGGAATGGTTGCGCGTGCTGGCATGGTCGCCGTCGGAACTGGGTGTGCCCGTCTCGCAGGGCTGTGCCATAAATAATTTGGCCCTATCAGAAGAAGCGAAAAACGTAAATGATGAGATACGCCACTGGGTCAAAAATGCGGAGTGGTATAGGGCACGGGGTATCCCGTGGCGCTTCGGTTGTGTCTGGCACGGGCCGCCTGGCACAGGCAAGACCTCGGTGGTGCGGGCGATCGCGGAAGATACGGATTTGCCGGTCTACGTGTTTCATTTGGCGACGCTTTACGATAGTGAGCTACAGCGGGAGTGGCAGGCTATGTGCCACGACACGCCCTGTTTGGCGTTAATAGAGGATATTGATGCTGTTTTCCATCAGCGTAAAAACATCGCAGGAGGGCATCTGACGTTTGATTGCCTTCTGAATTGTATAGACGGTGTGGAGGCGACTGCCGGTATTTTGCTCATGCTGACGACGAACAATCCTGACGCCTTGGACTCGGCACTTGGCAGCATTGCGGATAATGGTACAACAACTAGACCGGGACGCATCGACCGTATTGTAAAAATGGAATGTTTGGATAGTGCAGGACGCTATCAGCTGTGCAAGCGCATCGTGCAAGACTGGCCCGAGGACTGGGACAGTTTGGTGCAACAGGGCGAAGGTGAAACCGGCGCGCAGTTTCAGAGCCGTTGTGCTACGTACGCCCTTCAAAGATTTTGGGAGCAATCCATAATTGTTTTAAGTTCGGATACCGGAGGACAACATGTACATGCAGAATAGCGTACGTCGCCAAGGCGCGGAACCGTATCGTCGGCCGCCGCGCGTAAAAAGAAACGACCCCTGCCCCTGCGGCAGCAAGCGGAAATTCAAAGCATGCTGTCTTGCGCGCGGCCGGCGCAAAGTCGGCGCCCCGCGGCGCTTACGGCAGGAGGCAGCGCTGCCGCAACCGGTAGCAAACGACATACTTGGCCCACGCCGCGAGGCGGCGAAAGCCATGTTGCGCAGCGGCATGCGCCCCGAATATGTTTATGCGTATTGCAAAACAGGGTTGCTCATCACCGAAGAAAACCGGCAAGCATATGCTGTGCCGGTGCAGGCGGGATGGGATGCGGCGATCCAAGAATATCACCAACTGCGGGCGGAAAGGTGCGAAGGCCATGAGCAAACAACGCAAAGCGACCAAACGGGCAGCGAAACCAACGAAGAAGCGGCGCAGAAAAATGGAGTCGGAGCAGCTTGCGAAGCTGGAGTACGTGCGGGCGCTGATGCGCTCGCTGCTCCGGCTGGCTGAAGTTTTTGGCGTATCCGTGTCGTTGCATGCACCGTATGATGCCGTTTTGACCGTGACGGCGGAAGCACTGGTATTCCGCATCGTCGAAACCGGTAGGAAGGAAGAAACGTCATGACGGAATCTATACAACCCCCAAAGCGCAATATTGCGCAGTTCCGACCCAAGGGCGATCCGAGCGCGCCGATGTACGCGCCGCAGCGCGATCTTGCCTATATTTATGCCCCCGCCGTTCGCGAGGCGTTTTTTGGTCTGCAACCGGAGCATATAGGCCCGTACGCCAAAGACCTGATGCAGCAGCAAGGTTTGGACTTCGAAACGCTCGGTTTGGCCGTGGAGCGCTTTGTAGCCGCGCACGAGTCTTTTGTGCACGATCCCGAAATCTCTTCGCCGGAAGACGCTTTACGGCGCAGCGGATTTTTGGATATGCCGCAGCTGGCGCAATTACTGATCTATAGCCGTATCGGCGCCACGATGACGGGCGGCTTTTTCGTGGCGTTGCGCGACGTGACGCCGTTCTTTGCGGGCGTGCCCCCGGAAGTGGAGCTGGCACAGATGCTTGGCTCCGGCCGGGCTTTGGCAGCGTGGTGCCAAGGCTGCAACGAGGACGATCCTGTGATTGCCGACGGGCTGAAAGCCGAACTGGAAACCACGAAGGCCGAGCTGGCGCAATGCAAACACGCGATCTCACGAAAGTCTGCGGAATTCGTAGAATTTCGACACGCTGTGATAACAAGGCAGCAGGCGGCCATGGAAGACTTCAAACGCGCGTGGAGGAAACGACCATGGTGGAAGCGGTTGTTGAATCGGGATCCGTGACCCTAGCCGACGCCCTGGCATCGGCGTGGCAGCGTTATGACGCGGAGCGTCCGATGCCGGAGTGGTTCTGCGGCACCTCTGAAATGCTGCGAGGCTTCGCCAGCCGTCAGGTGCTGCCGGAAGACTATCTCGTCGTCGATTTTGAAACGACGGGATTCGACCCGAATAGCGATTATATCGTGGAAATCGGCTGGGCCGAGATACGGCAGCGCCGGATTACCGATTCCGGTTATCAATTGCTGGACTGGTCGGCTATGCCCGTAAGCAAGGAGGATTTCTGCCGGCGCCTGGAGAAGGCGCGAAACGGCATGGTGAGCCAGGGCAAGGATTATCGCTTTACGTGGGACATGCTCTGCCAAGAGGGCGTAGCGGCCTGGCAGGGCTTGGGGGAACTCGTGCATCGATTATTTAATTGCATAGAAAACGGCGTGTGCATCGTCGGCCATAACCTTTGGAGGTTTGACCGTGCGATGCTTAACGGTTACATGGATCGCTTTATGGACGGCTACCGTTTGCCGTGGCGTCCGAACTCCGTACTGGACACCGGCCTCATGGAGAAGGCGGCCGGGTTGAATTATCCGCCGTATGCGGCGGAAACGCTGGACGACTGGTTTGCCAGAATAAACGCCCAGCGCATACGCGGTGTGACTTGGTCACTTGATCGGCACTGCACGCAGAAGTATGCTTTAGCGGAGCGTTACCATCTGGATATGGCCCACGCACATCAGGCCGCGTTCGACTGTGTGTGTACATCGCATTTGCTTGAGACCTATAGACAGCTTATCTCGGCATTGTCTGCCGCAGGAAAGGATTGAGGAGAAAATGGACGGATATTTAGTAGTGCAAACGTTCCTCATGGACGATTTGCCGATCAAATTGTTTGCCGACCGGCAAGCTGCGTTGGATTTTGCAAATACGCTCGGCGATCAGCCGCCGGACGACATACTGGTGTTGTGGCACCGTGATATCGGCACGCCGGCAATCTGCACAAAGCTGGTGCAATTTCAGAACGGCGAACCGGTAAAGGTGGAAGTAGCCGTCGATTTCGACAAGGATTAAATCGGACAAGGTGCAAGGCAGTATGGCAGCGGATAAAAAATCGGCTAAACCGAAGGCTACGATAGAGGAATTGGCGGCGGCGCTTGTGACACAGCTGGCCACAGGCAAAGTGGCGCTTGCCAAGGATCCGCGAGTTTACGAGCTTACGCTGCCGCGGGTGATTCGCCCGCACGTGCGCTTCGTAGGTCTCGATTTGGCGACGCACGCGGGCGTTGCTTTTTGCGATATCGTGCCGGGTCAACCCGTGACGGCGGCGACGATTACATCAGGACAGTGGTACCTCGGTTGCTCCGGCGATTACGACTCCGGGCCGTTAAGGCTCGTGCGCCTCAGGCAATACTTAGCGGTATTGCAGCCCGATCTCGTGATGCTCGAGGACGCGCGTTTCGGCAGCGTCCTGCCGACTAAAGGCACGCAGAGCATGACGATGATCCTGTCGCGCGCGGTGAGCGGCGCGGAGTTTCTAGGCTCGCTTAAAGCTACGGTGTCGACCTGGTGCGAGGAGCAGGGCGTGCCGTGCCACGGTATCAGCAGCAGCCAATTGAAGTCTTTTGCCACGCATCGCGGCAATGCCAGCAAAGAAGACATGATCGCAGCGGCAAATGCTGCATTCGGTTTTCAACTGGATCCGGCAACCTACAAACAGACGGGCGTGGATAACATCGCGGATGCCGCGATGCTCTGCGCTTACGCTGTGACGCTGTACTCGGAGGGTGCCGTGGCGCAGCCCGGGAATACCACAGCGTAGACAACACTTGTCTGCCGTGGCAGAATTGCTTAGATTAGGCGGTGCTTAATTACCGAGAAAGGACAGATGCCATGGCAAAACCCGCACCAGGGCCGAACAGATCGGGACCAACGCGCGAGGAACTGGAACACGCGGCGGAAGACGCCCGTACGCTTTTGCAGCAGAGCAAAATTTTACAAGCGGCCGTAGCGGGAATGGTTTCCGCACGGCAGCTTTACATGGTTTATCGGACGATGTTGGACAACGAGCTGTTGCACGGCTGGGAGGTGGATAATCCACAGCTTGTCGCGCGAACATTCGTCGCGTCAGCCGAGCAGAAAGCTGTGCGGCCGTTCGCCATCGAGGAGTTGCAGCAGGCTCTGTTGAGCCACGTCATTCCGGTTTTGGCAATAGTCAAACAACAGACCGATGCAAATCGAACGGAGGAGCGTGATGACGAATCAGAGAGCGCAGTACTTCCTGGGGGCGACACGGCAGCGGCGGCCGGATTGGGGGCAGTTTCTGATGCTCCCGGTAGCGACGCGCAGCAAGCTGCCGGACTCGGTGAGGAAGGAGGAACAGGAGAAGCGGGCGAAGCAGGAAGCGGAGTGCCATAATTACCCGGTATCGGGCACATTGACCAGTGTCTGTGTCTTGGATCGGACCGGACAGCCCGCGTTCGAGACAGTCGCCATAGCCGGCGACAGCCCCGGCGCCGTTTCGGTGCGAACATTAAACTGGCTGGCTACAGTGTTTCCCGAAGGACTGCCGACGCCGGTAATGACGGCGAATGATTTCGGTATCAGCCTATACGGTCTCGATATCAGTACGACGATGCAGATCATGCATCTGGATGCTGTGCGTGCCGAGATCACCGAGCAACTTGCTGGACCGGGCAACCGGCTGCGGCTTTGGCGGCATCCTACATGGGCGCCGGCGCCGTGGGGCGACCCCTTTGAACTGATTGTCCCCAGCGAATGCCGTAATCGCGATATCGATATTTACGGTTTATGTGATTTCCTGGGCGTGAGCTGCCCGAATGATTTGACAATTAACGCACGTAGCCAGGCCACGGTTGCGTACGGGCTTGCCTTCCGTGCAGGCCTGACCGCAACTGCGTAGGTGACTAATGAAACCGATCGAAGGCAAACCGCTCGTGGTGGCCCCGGCCTTGGCCCAAGCTGACGATAGGCCTCCGGAACCGGCAAAAATTCACACCCTCGGCGAGATGTCGGAGGAGTGTGTCTTTTTCACGCCGGCGCTGTTGGTGACACACGGCAGGTTGGACCGGGATCCGATGCGGGAGTTTAACGCGCTGCTTCCAGCATCTGTGCCGGAAGCAGCGCCCTTCGCGGTGGATTCCTCCGGCGCGCCATTTTTTACAGGTCTTGGCGAAACAGCATTCGACGGCGAAACGATCCGTTGGGACTACCGCCTTTACGGCATTTGTCGAGAGCGCTGGCCGGAGTGTCTGCGATATCTTGGCTCTGTAGCCATGTACGACACGAAGTGTTACCATTATGCGAGGGCCGTTCATTACGAATTACGCATTGTGGATTCGACTGCCTTAGGGCAATTGCGGATGTTACGGGATCTGCCTATTTTAGCTATTACAGTTTTCGGAGTTTCGACAAATCGTAACCTGGTATATCTGGCACCTGCGGTGGATCCACCGCGTACTCTGCCACACGTGGCGTTGCGGGAACCGGATGAAGCCATCGTGCGCGAGGCAGAGGCCGTGTTGGGACCTCCCCCAGACCCACAAGCACTAGCTGATCGTATCTACCCTAATAAGGACATCGTATGAAAATATCGTTTCAAGCGCCGCTTTCCATGGAAATGGAGGGCTTAAAGGCCACAGAGGACGGGTGCGAATGGACCGTGCGCGTTCCGACGCGTCAAGTGCTGGCCGGTGCCGGGTATATCACCATAACAGGCGACGGCGGAATGCAGCGGCGTTATTTGGTGCGGGTCAGCGTGCATAACGGCGCGCTGGAAATAAGCGATCTGGACAAGCTCGCCAGCGTGCGGCATAACTTCGATCTTCCGCCGGCAGAATACAATCGTCGGCGCGAGCAGAGACGGGAGCGTGCAAAGGCCATGCAGGAAGCAAAAAGTCGCTCGCTGGCCGAGGAACAGGACTCCTGAATATGACAAGACAGCTTATAAAAACATTTTTGCAGCAAATCCATTACAAACGGGAAACTCCCGAAACCTGGAGCGTGCTTGCCGAAGAGAAGGCTATCGATGTCCAGGTGGCGGAGTGGTTGCAGCAGACAGCGGCAACCATCACGCATCCCGGACAGTTGGGGATGCATACCCATTGGTGTACCGAAGATCTGACTGTAAAATGCGTCGTAATTGGATTGGCCGTGTTATATGTGCCTGCGGAGGTAGACGATGAGCAATACAAACCGAACGATGCCGTTGCGACAGACGCCGGAGACGCCGGAAACCGCAGCGAACCAGGCGCAGGATGCGCCATTGCTGCAACCGATCAGCCCGCCACAACCGGGCCGCTACGAGGATCTCTCGGCCCAGGTGGTGGAAGCTACCCGGCAGCTTAACGAAGTGTTGGCACAAGTGGCCCAGGCCAAGTCCGACTTGGCACCGGAGGTCGAGAAGTTTCGGCATGCGCCGCCAGCGCAATACATGCTGCACCAGTTACTCCAGTCACGGATGGCGCAGGACCAGAAATTTTACCTGGTGCGGCTTCCCGAGGACGAGATGCCCAGCGTGGAAGTGTTTGATCGCGTCGAGCAGCTGTGCGAGCGAATTACGGCCTTGGTCGGTACGGAAACAGCCCTATTTCCGTTTATGGGCTATTGGTTGCAGATTACTAAGGGCGAGATGCGGCACCTCTTGACGCCTTTCGGAATGTTGCCGTTGTTTCAATTGCCGCAGCCGGACCAGGTTGAAGTGGAAGCGCACGGCTGGGTTGGCCGCGAGAGCCCGATCACGACTATTGTACGGCCGCCGCCGGTCGATGCGGCAGCCGACGAGGATTCCATCGAGCTGCCATTGCCCGTGGAAGACGAGGACACTCCAGTGATGCCCGTCGGCTAAATTCGCGATGCAAACCGGGCATATCTAAGTGATCACTCTGTTAGCAAGGAAGCTACTGGTAGCTTCCTTTTTCTATTGGAGCTAACCGAGTTACACTTATGGCGGCAACGACCGCAGAAGGAGTCTGAGATGACGCAGCTCGTACGTAAGCACAAGAAGCAGATCCTATCCCGCGCACGAAAGTGTGAGCCGTTCGGTGTGGTGGCGTACTGTATTTCGCCCGGCGACCATACCAACACCTGTTTGCGGAAGTGGCGACTTCCGCTGCGCGGGCCTTGCCACATCGTGCAGACCAGCGTATTAACGGAAGATCGCAGAAATCGAGAACGTGTCGCCGTGCCGTGTCGCGGTTATCGTGCGGCGATTACTCAAACTGGCGCGCAGGTATATCTGGGCGGCGACGCGGAAAACCGGTTTTGTTATGATTTGGGCTATCCGGTGTTCGCGGGAGCACGAGGTAGATGTTTTGACCCCTATGCCAGCGAAGGTCGGCAGCGCCTGTTGCAACTGCTTCTGGAAATGGATCGGTGCCGCATGCGTGCGTTATCCGGCGGCTACTGCCTGCCGGCATTGCACCAAGCAGATCTGCCGGACGTGGAGCTCGGCTTTGCCGAAGGCCACCTGCCTCCGCCGGAGTATTCTGCGGCGTTCGTGCAAAAAGTGCTTACGGACAACGGACGGGTAGTCCCGGAGGACTATGCCGAGTACGATGAAGCCCGGCGCAAGCTGCTTCTTTCGGACATGGCTCCCGCAGTGATCGAAGAGGCTTGGCACAACTGTTTTTCCGCGCCGTATCAGGCGGGTACGGAGGAGGACCCGGCAAGTGGCGATCCGACAAATCGTACCGGGCGATGGCTTATCTCTACTAAATTCTGCAGCCGCAGCGATAGCAGTTGCGGAAATTTCGAAAACGTATCGCGGCTGATCGGGGCTGAGATATACAATCCGGTAAGACGGGCTTTCCCGGTGCACGGCGAGACGGACTTGCCTAATCCCGCCTACAGCGTTGCCAGGGCCTTGCAGCTGAATTTGCTCGAGGTTACGGACGCGAGCGACGTGGAGAGGCTTGTGCGAGGTATGCGCGAGGCCCTCGGTGCCTCGTTGTCCGACATTTTGACGGATGACCAGATCTTGGATATTCTAGGCAGGCCACGGCAGCCTATCCACTTTACCGGACCGGTAAACCCCGATATTTTTCCGGACGCTTTGTTGGCGAAGGCTATGCGAAACGTCTTGGAGCCGAGATACGCGGAATGTTGCGAAGACGAGGACCTGGTCAAAGCCGCCCGAAATCCCACCCAGCGATTATGGGCAGCCGGCTTGGCACGCGTGCAACTTTGCGCAGCGCCGTATTTGTCCTCGGCGTTCCAATTCCGCCGAGCGGGTGCCACCGTTGATTTTTGGTCGACCCAGACCTGGAGCAGCAAATGATCACGGAGATTTTCCCTCCCGATGACGAAATACCAGAGGGTTGGTTAAATCGCTTTGCGGCACCTACGCTGCTTCCCGATTGGCCAAAATCCCAGCATGTCGCGGTTGTCGCCGTTTACGAAAACGAAGATCGACAAACTGCGGGGTACCTTCTCGGTACGGGCGAGGACCTCAACGACATGATGGGTCGGCCGTGTGCCGTTCTATTTTTTGTCGTGCCTCGGGATATACTTCGTAGGCCGGGCGTGTGCCCGCGATATGCAGAGGTGTTCCCGGAGTCAGTAGACGCCTGATGGATTGTGACGCGGGATCCCCGTTGCCCGGGGGTCCCGCTTTTATCCACCTTGTGCTTCTCGATTGTCGTTTGGAATTAGGTGTGCTATGTTGGTGTGAGTTTTGCCGGCAATCGATTTTTTTTTTTAGGAAAAAGGGAAAGTACATGGCACAATTACCATTGCACATGGATTTACTTCATGACGGCGTGGCGGCACCAGCCACACCGCCGGCACAGGTCGGACCGCAGGCTGGCGCTGCAGCAGTAAACTACCGGAGCGTACGCGACGAAAGCAGCGGTACAACGCCGCAGAGGCTGGCGCCTAGTTCCTTCGGGCTTGTAGGCACATTGATACCACGCGCCACGCCCGGTGGAGTGCCGGCTGGGAGTCGTCCCCACGATGTGGCCAATCTATCCGTCACGATCGACCCGACGATCCCCGGACAGAGTAAAACACTGCGCTTGGGGGATATCACTGCACAACACATGCTTAAAGCTGTACAGGCAGCCGATGCCGCCGTGCCGCTATCCGGGGATATGGCGGTTCAGCGTTTTCATGACGCGGTTGCCATGCATTTGCTCGATGACCAGGGGGCCAATAAGCCGGTGTCCACAGCCCCGATGCAACCAACGCCTCGGAACCGGGTAGTCAGCCCGTTGCAAGCGCTGCACGCCGCCACGGCGCCAGTCGCGGCAGCTGCCAACGGGCATTTGGTAGCGAGTGACCCGGTACAAGCACCTACGTGCGAGGCCCTGTTCGAGATAGAGCATTTCGGGACGCTTACAGCGTATTATCACGATATTGTTGTTTCGCCAGGCTTCATGGTGCTTGTTTACGATACGCGCTGCCGTAACGCCAACCGGTACTTTCCTGAAGTCCAGACGGGTGAGAAAGTCCCGCAGCTGGCCTTGCATATTAAGGGGGGTTCTGAAATCTACCTAGTGCAGACGACGGGAATCCAGTACATTTATAAGGAGTACGAATTCTGTGTACTTCTTGTCGAGAGGCAAGTAACTGCCGAGGTCGGCGATTAACTGCGAAAAGGCCGCGACGATGGAAAAAAACGGCGCCATAACACCGCAAACTCCGGATGTGGAACACAAGATCGAGCCAGGCGTAAAGGCTGCAGGAGAAACGCAGCAGATACGTGCACTCGACGACGATACGACAAAGCGGCTGGCGGACGGCGTGGAGCAAAAGCTTGTGAAAAATCGCTGCGGTGCTTAATTACCACCGGGCATAGGAGGATCCGCGTTGGCGCTCTCCGACAATTCCCTGGGCATTAGCCCGGCTTGGACTACAGGACGTAATTCGGAGCTATTCCCTTGTCCGTTCGCGGATATGGCGTCGCTCGCGATGCCGAAGACCAACCAGGACGCCCTCCAATGGTGCCAGTATATCGCCATGGCGATGGGCCCGTACCGGGCTGCCCTGAGCCGCGTCATCTCTTATTTTTTAACTGACGTGGAAATTACTGCGCCGAACGGCGTAGACAAGGTAGGCCGCGAGGAGCGCGACAAGTATAAAGACTTCTTGGACAACACACTGGGCATTCGCAACGTTTTGCATATCGTCGCCCTGGACCTACTGATCTACGGTAATTCTTTTACCAGCGTGCTACTGCCCTTCAGGCGGCATTTGGCTTGTAAAAACTGCGGCGTAGAGATGCCCTTGTCACGGATATTCAACAATCCCCATATGCATTTTTCCTGGTCGAACTTCGAGTTCAATGCCCGGTGTTTAAACTGCGGTTATCAAGGCATATGGCGGCACGTGGATCGGCGCAGCAGCGAGCAAAACGCTATCAAAGTCAAAAGATGGTCACCGCACGAAATCGATATCCTCAATGATCCGTACACGGACGATAATGCCTACATCTGGAAAATACCGGATGACTATCGACAATTGCTCAAGAAGGGGCATTTGTATCATATCGAACGCGCGAGCTGGGACGTCGTACAGGCGGTAAGGCAGAACCAGCATCTTCTATTCGACAAAGAGGTGGTGTACCACATGCGCGAGGAGCCGCCAGCCGGGCTTCGGAGCCGTGGTTGGGGATATTCGCGTATCCTTACGAATTTCCGGCAAGCGTGGTACGTGCAGGTATTGCATCGCTACAACGAGGCAATTGCCCTGGACTACGTTATACCGTTCCGTGTCCTCACACCCATGCCGAGGCCGGGACAAGGCGGTGAAATTAACGATCCCGTGCTGTCCGTGAACATGGGTAACTTTACCTCACGGGTAAACGGCATGCTGCGGGCCCGCAGACGCGACCCTGCTCGCTGGAACGTGCTGCCGTTTCCGATCGATTACAAGGCCCTGGGTGGCGATGCGACGCAGCTGGCGCCGAAAGATCTACTGGAGTTGGGCGTGGACATGCTATTAAACGCTTGTGACGTGCCCGTAGAGCTTTACAAGGGCAATTTGTCGGCCCAGGCTGCACCATCCGCGCTCCGACTTTTCGAAGCGAACTGGAGCCACCTCGTGCATAACCTGAATAGGTTCCTTGGGCAACTTGTCGACCGTATATCGCAGATTATGAGCTGGGAACCTGTCAGTTGCCGATTAGTGCGCGTTACGCATGCCGACGACCTCAATCGTCAGATGGCCAAACTCCAGTTGATGATGGGCGGTCAGATTTCCAGAAGCACCGGTCTTACCAGCGTCGGGCTCGATTTCCTGGACGAGGAGCGAACCAAGCTGGAAGAAGAACGCATCGCTGCCGAATCCGCACAAAAGCAGCAGGAGGAGATGGAGGCAGCGGCACAGGGCGACCAAATGGCACAGCCGGCCGCGGCCATGCCAGGTGGTATGCCAGGCGGTATACCCGGCGGTATGCCAGGGGCTGGCCAACCTGCCGGCGCCCCCATGGGGGCTATGGGCATGCCTCAAGGCCCGGCCGGAGCGGCGCAAGCCTTCGCGGCGCAGAATTATAGCGAGACCGCACCGACGACGCCGCAAGAACTCACGAGCAAGGCCCAAACGTTGGCTGCACAGGCACTGTCCATGCCGGAATCGCAGAAGGATTCGTTCCTGATTCGGTTGAAGAAGGATGCGCCGGCACTGGCGGCACTGGTGCGCAGCATTATGGACGACCAACGGCAGCAAGCACGGCAAGCCGCCGGATCCCAGTTACTGGAGCAGCAATACCCGAAGCAAGCGGCCGACATGCTGCACTTAATGCGGTACGGACGACATTTGCGAGTAATATCTCTAGGCGACAAGGACGCTCGCCAGGAAACAGCCTAAGGATGGGCCGACCTGCAAAGTCATCATGCGTCTTGGCCTCGTACCTCCTCCATATCACGGCGAAGCCACACAAATTGCGCTGCGCGTTGCACGCTGGGCCGCGCAGCAGGGGCTATCCAGCTCGTTGTGGCGTACGGCCACGACTTCCCAACGGCTATTGCCGGATCTATGCAGCATAGGGCGCGGCCGGTTTACGGACTGGTCCAAAGGTCAGGATTACATTCTTTGGCTGAAACAGCCGAGTGCCGGGCAGGTAGCGTGGGTGAAGTGCCATACATCGGCCAGGGCGATAATTTACTGTCTATGGGGCGACTTGGAACCTGCAGATGCCGAGGCCTATAGGGCAGCGGATGAGGTGCTTTGCCCCGCGCGCAATGCCATGCAGTTTTTAAGTACTCGGTGGCAAGTGGGCACGCGGTACGTACCGTTGGATCCGGGAGTCCCCGTATTTTATCGCAAAAAATCGCAGTCCGGACGCTGCGTATTTCTCCCGTTATGGGATGATATGGCACAGAGCGTCGAAGGTACGATCTTGAGCGTGCTGCATAGGCTGTTGCAGCGGTACGGCGACATGCAGCTGATTGTGGGCTACACACCTGCAACACTTGCACCGTTCGCTTACCGTTGGCTGCGGCAGTTGCGCAGAGCTTACGGCGAACGCGTGCAGCTTGTGCCGGATCCACAGCGGCGTTGGTCTGTTCAAAGCTTTCTGGAGGCGGACTGGACGTTCTGGCCGACACGCGATGCAGGTGCCGGGCTGCCCGGCTTGTTATCGCTGTACGCCGGTTCGCCTGTGATTGCTTACAACATGACATCGGTGCTCGAATTCCTGCATCCGAACAACAGTCTGACCATACCTTGCCGATGTCGTTTAACTGCTGCGGGAGTGCCAAAACCCGTGCCAAATTACGCAGCAATCGAGGCCTGCTGCAGAGCACTGCTGGATAACCCGGAAAAGGTGGAAGAGATGTACGGACACACGCCGTACAACGCGTCTGCGCGGGAGCGCGCTTTTTCTGACGGATTATTGCAAGCTTTCAACCTCTAGCCAAAAAGGGAGCGGCGCGATACATTATCCACAGAGGCAGTTTAAAGCGGGCTAATTATCGAAAAGGAGCGTACGATGAGCCAAATCGAATACCGCCGACGCCTAGCCAAGCGCGCAGCGCCTGGCACCAGAACGTTCTACCCTTCGGCTTCCGCAGGCGCTCCTGATCCGGACAGCGTGCCAGTGCCCGCTCCAGCACTTACCGTGGCACCAATCGTGCCTCCGCAAGCCAATCCGAGCGAGCAACCGGCGCCAGTGCAGGCACCGGATATGGCAGAGACGTACAAGAATGTACCGCAGAAGGCCGCGGCACCGTCCGCCGAGACGCCGAAGCCGGTCTTGTCACCGATCGCGAAACCAATGGACGACGAATCACCGGTCGGCGACGCCGCAGAATAAGCGTTTCTGACCCCGTTTCGGAAGGATCCTGCTCATGACTACGGACATGCTCGATAAGGGGCGTACGATCAGTTGGGTGCAAGAGGCTTGGTTCGGTGGGATGTGTCCGGTGCTGCGGCAGCGAATGCGACTGGGCCAAATTGCCGAGAAGCTGGCGATGGCGTGGTATCTGGAAGCGAACGGCTTCGTATCGGCGGCCATGCACAGCAGTTCGGCCGCAGCGTGGCACGCCATGTTGCTGGCAGGGGCTTTCGACCATTACGGTTGCGTCTACGAGGACCTCGCGAGTCTTACGAATCTGGAGGTCGCGGATATCGTAGTGGCGCTGACCGTTGACACGCGGCTTCCGCTGCCTAAGCGGATTCTTATGCATACGGGCGTTTTGGGGCAGGCCTCGCCGTGCGCACAGATCGTGCGGCTCGTGCAACTGCGTGCATCGCTGCATACTGCCAGAAGCCATCTCTTGGCGGCACCCGATCGGTATCGACACAGCCTGGCGGCCATATTGCCTGAATACCAGAAATACCTTGCGGCCATGCGGCAGCTGGGGCAGCATACGACGACGCGGCAAGCCTGGAACGACGCAAGAGCGTTATGCGAAGGGTTGCTGCGGGCAATAGACCGCTGGCGGAAATACGTGGGGTTGGTGGACAACCTGCGGGCAAGGGGCCATGCCGTGCCCTGTAATGCGATCGCTCTGGTGCCGGTGCGCGAAGCCATGAAAAACGAACTCGCAGGCTGTGAGTAAAATTTTGGCAGGTATTTACCTGGGGCACTATAACGGGAGGAAAAATGGTTGATTTAAAACTCGCAGAAAAAATTGTCGCGTATTTGAATGATTTATGCGAACTAGATCGGCCAGCCATCGGGGCATTGCTTGCCAATCGCGTTCCGTGCAATGAGAAACTTGCGGACCATCCGAGTTGCCAGGTTATAACACAACATGGGGGATGGCACGTGGGATTGCTCGGGCTTCTCAACGGGCTCTGCGGCACTTACGAATCTGGCCCCAAAAAAGGATATGGCCCGATCGCCGCTAAATTTTCAGACCCTAAAGAAACGGTAGGAGATTGGCTCGAATTGATCGGATTCCAGATTCTCCAAAACGAACCGTGGCCGTCCCAGGTTGAGCCCAAGTAAACCGTTACCAAAATTTTCATAAAAAAAAAGGAACCTTGAAATGGCAGAGCAAAATCCCCAAGACTTATTGGCGTGGGTGTATGCCGAAGTGTGCAAAACGCTGCCGGAGGACACACCGAAGGCGGATTTAGCGGCCATGTATCGCTTCGTGCAATGCGGCCAAGCAATTCTTGGCGGGATGCAGCCGATCCGCGTGGACTATTTGGACGCGGGCATAGGCCTGTGTCTGCAGGACGGCACGGTGCTGCGGTGGTCGAATGCGCCAATGCCGAGCATGACCGCCGGGCAAGGCCGGTCCTTGCCCATTACCGAGGGCAAAAGCGGTGTGTGCCAGCACGGCGTGGTCCCAAGTGTGAGTTTTCCCATAACACGCGGCGAGGCACCGAAATGAGCGATCCAGCAACGCCCGCGCAGCGTCCTCGTATAGGTGGCGCACATGGTTGGTTTAACATTAACGTGCCGCACAACGAAGACATGGCTAACGCCCTTGCCGCGGATGCACGCCAGCACGGACCGTTAAATAGACCGACGTTTGAGGAACTCCAGGCGTTATATACCCCAGATGTCCCGGTCGAACAGTATATCCGATATACTGTACCCGGTGACGAAAGCCAGCAGCGTGCCTCAAGTAGCGAAAGCCAGCGGCGATTTACGCAGACTCAGGCGCGTACCTTCATCGATACTGCGCGCCGTTGGTATCATCGCGACGACGTGCCAAGGGTGTTGTCCCGCGCGGGGGCGCTCTTGCACGCGCTGTGCCGTTCCATATCCCGTGCTGCGCTGTCGGAGATACTTTACTACTTCCTCTACTGGTTGATCGACGAGGGCGTGCCTTTCCGCGAGTTGCATGTGGCTGTCCTGCGCGTTGCTTCCGAGCAGGGCCTGTCTTCCAGTGCAAAGGCCGAAACGGCGCAACGCCCGCCTCCCCAAGAGCGCACGCGGGTGATCCGGCTGCCCGACAGAACGGCGCCGTAGCAATCTATTCCGCGGTATCTTCCGGATATACGTCGTGCGGCCCGCCTCGCGCGTCGACTCTCCAAGCGTCGCGCAGGGCTCTGCGGGTCGCGCGGCATCTGACGCTTATTTCCCTGCAGAACTGCCAGCCCGCCGCCGTCGATTTAGCGAGCGGATTGCCGAATGCGAGGTCGCGCCCGCGGCGCAATTGCGCGCGACTGGTCTGGGTCAGAAGAATGGGCAGAAAGAAGTTATCGTCGGGGTAATGCAGCTGGAGCACGTCAAAGAGTTTTCTACGGCGCCGCGCCGTCCCGAAATGCCCGCTGTCGGCGAGCACGACAACTAACGGCTCGGCAATGACCGGCAGGCGTTTGAGTTGCCAGATCAGGGCGTCATCGGGCTCGCAGCTGTCGAGATCGCGATGCGTTACACCGAGGGTGACGGTCCAGGATTCGTCGGGCCAGCGGACAATGGAAGCGAGCATGGTTTATACGGCAGGGGTAGCGGTGACCTTGGCAAAATCGTGGGCGGTGCCGACGCAACCGTAGGGACAGCCGATGCGCAAGCCGTTGGCATTCTGGGGCGTATGCAGGTCTGCATCCGACCCTCGCGCCTGTTCGGTGGTCAGTTGCTCAGTCTGTTGGCGGTGGGACACGTATAGCTGCCAATTCGGGTGCATGATGCGCGTAGGATCAGGCGCATAGGGGATTGGCGTTGTAGGCTGCCAGGTGCGTTCAGGCCGTTCTGCCGGCACCGGTGGCCATACAACGGGTCTCGGCGCTACGCCTGCCGGCCCCGGCGGGCCTATCGGTCCTGGTATGCCCTGCGGCCCGATAGGGCCTTGGCGTTCTTGCACGGGGGGTTCCGTCGCTTCCTCGGTTTTCTCCGGATCGGCGCAGCGCAAGAGGGTGCTGCAAGCGCAATGCGGGCAGAGGGCATAGTCGCCGAAGCCCTCTCCTTCTCTGAAAGGCATGCCTTTGGGGACGTCGACGCGCCCCGCCCAGTTGCAATTGGTGCAACTCGCATAGAGGGAATAGGTGCCTTCAGTATTCGGTGCAGACGGTGCTCCGGGAATGGTGATGCGGCGTTGGAACGGGGGCATAAATGGTCTCCTGAATAGTCGGCGATACCGACTCAATGATAACAAGGCGGCTAGCGCGTAGACAAGGGCATTCGAGACGGCGCGGGAAATCAGGAAAGGAGAATCGCATGAGCGTGGAAATTCATGAACCGTGTGCTTTAGGTACGATCGTCCTAAGAAGCTCCGATGCGGGCATACAGGCGTACTTGGAAGGCTCGTCGGCCAGCGTCTTTTATCGGTGCTCGTACCGCTGGAGAGATTTCGAAGATTATGACGCGCTCGTCAGGCAGGCCGAAGCGGTTGCCGCATGCGAGTTGTTGCAGCGGTCGGACGCCCGCCGGCATCGGGAGATCGAAGCCGCGCTGATTATGCCGATGCGCGAACGCCTGAAGGCCAAAACGACGGCGCGGGAATTACTCGCTTTTGCGCCGGAGCGCAGGCGGGCCTGGCAAAAACTCGGGCAGTGCGCAAAATACTACGAAACGGACTTCGCCGAGCGCCGTGCCGTCAAGGAGGCCCTGGAAATACTCCGGCAGCGGCATATACGCCGGTCGAATCGCGGCATGGCCGAGAAGGCGCGGCGCGGCGAACCGGGCCGGTTTCTCGAAATGGCGCGGCACCTCGCCGAGCAACGCGTTGCCGAGAAGGAAGAGGCTCTGCTCAAGCGCATCCGTTCCGGCAAGCTGGGCATCGCGCCGACGCGCAAGGCCTGGAAGGACGGCACGCTGCGCCGGCTCGGCAAGATCGGGGAAGAACACCCGGACAGCGACGGCGCGGTAAAGTGCCTCCTTCGCGTGGTAGGCAGGGTCAATCTCCCGGAGACTACACCCTTTTTTCATGCGCATTGCGATTTTTCCGGAAGGCCCGGCAAGAACCATAAGCTGACGGGCAGCGTGGTGCATTCCGTGCAAATCAGCGCCGGATGGCGGGCGATGCTGTTGACTATGCGCGATTTTTGTTCTTACGGCAAACGCAGCTATGCCGGCGATTACGAAAAGCGCGGCGGGGTGTCGTTCAGGTGTTACCTGATCCTGCGCACGGGCGGCGGCTCGGCGCAAGTTCACCGCGTCCTGCCGCGCTTCGGGAACGAGGAGACGCGGTTTTATCGAGGTTTTCGCAATGACGAGGAGCGGGTGTGCGCGGCGGTCGCCTGGTGCATTCAAGAGCGTATCAAGCAGGAGGCGGCAAGTCTTGGAACTTAAAAGAAAGGAGCGACCATGAAGTCTTTGCAGATACGCGATGCTGCCGGAAAGGTGGTGTCCCGATCGAGGAACTTGCGCGGCGTGCGCGCTTACGCCGGCAAGCATAATTGCCGGAACGTTTTCCTTTCGCGAATGGCGAACGGAGGGGGCAGACTGCGGCTGCAGTTCCAGGACGGCGAAACCTTCCTGGTCGAGTTCGCGTCGTTTCGCGTCCTCTGCCGAACGGTGGCGGCATGGCGGAATATTTACGGGGCGCGGTTGTACATCCAGCACATACCTCGGGGCCGGGTTTCCGCGAAGAATAGCGCCCTCATTCGGGGAGGCCAGCCTGTTTAGCCGGCACTCCCCGGCAGAGTGGTATGTAAGCGCATGCCGCGGTGCTTAATTACCGGGGACGATGCGCACGACATCCACCTCTCGGAAGTATTCGGGATTGGACAGATCGGTGGGAACTGGTCCGACGTATACCTGCTCCGTGCCGGCCAGGATGAACTGCGGCCTGCAGGTCGCCTCGCCTTCAATGACGACGGGGCACTTCGGGTGGTGCTGCTGGAGGTGTCGGATCAGGTCTTCCACGAGCATTTGGCTTTGCATAATAACCCTCCTTCCTTATCGTAGGAGGCAATCGTCATGGGCCATGCTAAGGCCCCGAAAGCGTTCTGACGGAGAATCGACGCGCTGTAGGGCCTCGTAGGGGTCGATAACCGCCGTAGCACGCTTGCCTCTCCCTGTAACTATACCCTAAGGTGGCATGGTTGTAAATACCCACCTGCCAGGGCGACTGCCCGCAGAGTGGTACGGCCAGCCTATAGGAGTAGAGCGTCAATCTCCCCTCGTAGTTCGCGTAAAAACAGGCAAAAGCGCCATAGCTAAAGAAAACGGCGAACTATACCCCACCCACTGCCGCAGCCCATCCGGCATCACTGCCGAAGCCCGCCTCGGCCCCAGCCACCTACCCAACCGCCCCAGTACTATCCGCGCTCTATTCGAGTGCCTGCCTTGACGCAGGCGGAACCGATCGCCATACTGTGAAAAGCTGGAACGCCCTTTCCGGTTTGCCCCTGGATAATGCATGTGCTTACCGGCGCAGCGTCATCACGAAGCAAGAATACCTCAAAAGAGCGTTCCTACTCCGAAGACCCAGAAAACAAAAGGCACAAGCGGTCGACATGCCGACAGTTTTACCACTTACGCATTGCGATCAGGCATCCGGCACGAAGCCGACGGCCGCCTTGTGCCCTTTTGACTTGCTTCGTTACGGCAACTCCGGGTTTTCCAAGCAAGCTGCCGCGAAAATAACGAAAAACCCCGCAGAGCAGCTCTTGCAACTTCTGCGAATCCCCGTGCATCCCAAGTCGGCGTCGGTTCTGGACGATTACGTACCCTATCGATTGTTAAAAGAGGCAGGATACGCAAATATCGAGGATGGCGCCATGCTCTGTGGCACATCAACACCTACAGCAGCTCCTGTCTCCGATCCGTTTGATTTACAAGCAATCAAGGCTGCGCAGTTGCTGGCAGCAGCCGTACAGCGGCATATGGCTGTAGCTCCTTGTACGGCTGTAGCAGCTGATACAGCAAAGAAGGCGGCTGTATTACCTAATACAGCGCAGCCGTCTGGCTTAGGAGCCGTAGCGCCTGCTACAGCCGGATTAGGCGGTGTGGCGAGCCCTATGGCGCCGCAGCCGGGAGGGTCGGCTGTAGGAGCTGATACAGCGAGTGTTATGGACCTGCTGGCTCGTAGGCCACAGCCTGCGGTTCTGGCAGCGAGTACGACGATGGCTCCTGGTCCGACTGGGAAGGCAAATCAATCGCCGAATCAGCATCCTATTCAGTCTTACGGCGGCATTTCTACGACCGGAAATATCAACGGAAACGCATCTTTTGGCGTAAAAAACAACGTGGTTTAAGCCACGATATCTCTTAGCCAAATACAGCGGGATTGCGGTAATTAAGCACCGCCAAATCAGCAGTTTCGTAGGCAAAATGCTGGGTATAATGGCTGCAAACCAGGGATTACTGCGGAGGGCGAATTATGAAGACAGGTCGATGGTTGGGCATATACGCACAGTGCTGTGCGCAGCCTTGCGAGGCAATACAACTGGCGGTGCAGATCGGGCGGCAACAAGCGCACCAACGAGTCCAGGAGCAGGTGCTGGAGCAAATCGATGCGCAAATCGCTCTGTCGGTCTGGGGACAAATTGCAGGGCAAATTCGATCACCCGTCCAGCAGCAAGCCAGGCTTACGGTGGAGGGCAAGTGATGACGCCAGTAGAGACACTTGAATGGCAAATACTCGAATGGCAACTACTGGAGCAGGCCGGTGGGTCCGTCAAGAAACAAGTTGACTATACAACCCGCCAGCAGATCCTAGGGCAGATCGAACGGCCAATCTGGTGGCGATCTATGCGGGAATTACAGCAGCACATCGAGCAACAAAGCCAGCTTGCCGTGGAGGGCAAACCATGAGGACAACAAGACACATTGAGTGGGAAATACGGCAGCAGGCCTGGGGTCATGTTGAGAGGCAACTGGTGATGCAGATCGGGCGGCAACCCGCCTGGCAAGTGCACCAGCAAGTCCCGGAGCAGGTGCGGGAGCAAATCTATGAGCAAATCGAGTCGCTGATCTGGTGGCAAATTACAGGGCAAATCCGGGCACCCGTCCGGCAGCAAGCCAGGCTTACTGCGGAGGACAAGGGATGACAAAAGATCAGCTCCAACAGCAGCTGCAGGTTGAGCCGCAGATCTGTCAGCGGATCTGGGAGCAGTGTTCGGGGTCCATCGAGCAACAAGTTAACCAGGCAATTCGCGGGCAGGCCCTACGGCAGGTCGAATGGCCAAACTGGTGGCAAGTTATGCGGGAATTCATGCAGCACACCGAACGACAAAGCCAGCTTGCCGTGGAGGATAAATCATGACAAAAGATCAGCTCCGGCAGCAGATCTGGCAAACCTGGCGGGACTTTAGGATACCGATCAAGCCGGCGGACGAGCTACAAGTGCATCAGCGGGTCCGGGTACAAATCCTGCAGCAAACCTGTTGGCCGATTAACGCGCAAGTGAAGCGGCTATACCAACTGCCACTCCGTCTGCAAGTTGAACTTACCGTGGAGGACAAGCCATGAAGCCAACAAAGATACGCAAGCAGCAGATACTGAAGCAAACCTGGGAACACGGCTCGCTGCGGATCACGCCGCAGATCTGGGATCCAATCTGGAGGCAGATCTGTAAGCAGCTCCCGGCACAAGTGCTGTGGCAGGTCAGGAACCAAGCTACCCTGCGAGCGGTACAACAAATCCGGGCGGCGATGCACGAGCACATTACACTTATCGTGGGGGACAAGCCATGAAGACGGCAGAGGGGCTTGAGCAACGGATATGGGAGCAAATCTGGGAGTATACCCAGGCACAAGTGTTTGAGCAGGTTGGGTGCCGTACGTACCATCCAGTGGAGCAACAAGTCCAGGCGACGTTGCGCACGCACATCGCTGTGCAGCTATACGAACGGCAGATTGCCCGGCGGATTAAGCCGGTCGTCCAACCGCAAATTATACTCACCACGGAGGGCAAGCCATGACGACAGCTGAGCAGATCTGGGAGCAGGTATGTCAGCAGATTTGGGAACGTGTCCTGGCACAACCGCTGGGGGGCGAATACATGGACGAGCAGATGATACAACACGTCCTAGTCCGGGATCGTGCGCGATCCTCCCCGCATGTCGTGCCGCCGGTATGGCGGCAAGCCTCGTGGCAGGTCTGCCAGCAAGTCAAACTTACCGTGGAGGACAAGCTATGAAGCCAGTAGCACGCCACGTTGCCCGGCGAATCGCGCAACAAGTCTGGCAGCAGGTCGAACTGCCCATCAGTCAGCAAATTTGGGACCCGGCTGCTCGTGCCGAGCAACAGGTTCAGCAGCAGGTCCAGCGCCAGATTGCCCAGCAGTTCGACTGGCAAGCTATGCGGGACCTCCGACAACCCATCCTGCAACAAACACAGCGCGTTCTGGAGGGCAAATCATGAAGATAGCGAATACCCCTGTACAGCAAATTCTGCAACCCTGGGGGATGGTGCAAGGGTTGCTGGGGCAGGTCGGGCGTGCGGCCGATCGGCGAGTGGCAGGGCACGTTCAAGACCAGATCGAGCAGCAGGTCGCGCCGCAGACCTGGCTGCTCCGGTGGCCGTTCCGACGCCCTGTGCAGCAGCAAGCCGGCCTTGTCGTGGAGGACACGTTATGCAAATAAAAGCTGATAGGCATTGGCAACTTCAACAGGCCCTGCATTGGGATCTTGCCCAGACCATAACGCCCGCCATTCACTTGTCCGAAACATTCATCAGGACTGTGCTCGACCAACCCCAAGTGCAGTTGCACATCGAGCAGAATATCTTGCAGCAAATCCAGCAAATCCGGGGACCCGTACAGCGTCAGGCCGAGCTTACCGTGGAGTACCGTTTATGAAAGCAAGACAACTACAGCCGCCAAACGGGCAGACTGTGCAACTGCCGCAGCTGGCGGAGCTTGGGAATCTCGAGCAGTGTATCAATTTGCAAGTTCGGCAGCAGGTCGATACGGCAATTAGGCAACGGGCATGGCAGCACCTCCAACGGCAAGCCGAGCAACACGTTTGGCGACGAGTTGCGTGGCAAGTCTATCAGCAAGCCCAGTTTAACGTGGAGGACAAGTTATGAAAACAAAAGCTGAAATAGAGTGGCAACTGCAGCGGCTGGTGGAGCACGCCGGCCTGCAAGTCCGTCAGCAAGTCGACCGGGACCTCGGGCAGCGGGTGTGGCGGCATATCCAGATACCGTTGGAGCGAGCCCATTGGCAAATTGCTGAGCACCTTTGCTGCCAAGGGGAACTTACCGTGGAGGATAGGTAATGACGACGACAGATTTAACTCGGCAGCTACGTGGCCGGCAATACGGGCAGCAACTCTGGCAGCAAGTAGAGCAGCAAGTCAGCCCACCAGCTGAACTGCGAGTTGAGCAGCAGGTTCTGCAGCAAATCGAACAGCAATGCCTGGGGTCAATCTACCAGGAAGTCCGGCAACAGGCCTGGCGCATCACGGCGGCTAAATCATGAAGACAGTAGATTTAATGGACCGGCAAGTCATGCAGGCCATACAGCAAATGTTGCCGTACGCCGGGCCACCAGTCGATCCGCAGGTCTGGCGACAAATCCGGCAGCATATCGAGCAAATGCATCCGCAAATCGAGCAGTTCCGGCAGCAGTTTGAGTCGCTGCTCCGGCAGCAAGCCGCACTTACCTTGGAGGTAAAGGCATGAAGACAAAAAATGCGAGGCGCCGGCGGCTCGCGCAGCAGCAAGCCTGGCCACTAACCGATACGCCGCTCTGGCGACAGATCCGGCAGCCGGTCGCACAGCAAGTCGGAGAGACAGTTCGGCAGCAAATCCATCAGCGAATTGACCAGCAAATTGGGGTGCAAACGGCACGGCGGATTCAACGGCAAGCCGACCTTACCGTGGAGGGCGAGTTATGAAGACAAAAAGCCAAAAGCGTCGGTTCAAGAAGCAACTCCGCCGGCAAACGATGCAGCAATTTTGGCACGTCGCGGTACCGATTAGCGTACACATCTCGGCGCAAATCGAGCGGCAGGTCAGTCCGGAAATTGCAGATCACGTCGGCTGGAGCATCGTACCTGAACTCTTCAGGCGAATTGCAAATCCAATCGAGCAGCAGACTGTGTTTACCGTGAAGGGCAAACCATGAAGGCAAGAAGACCACGAAGCCCGCGGCAACTTGCCCGGCAACGCCGGCAGCAAATAGTGCAGCAAGTCAATGATTACATCGGTTACCAAGACCCGTGCAACTTCAAGCAACAAATCAGCCGGCAAATCAACCGGCAAATCCACCAACAACTTGACCAGCAAATCTGGCAGCGAGTCTGTTGGCAAGTCACTCTGCAGCTTAGGGGGCAACTACAGTGGCTCGTCCAGCAGCAAGCAGCCCAGCAAATCTTGCAATAAACCCATTTTTTCTTGGCATTATATACGAAAGGAAGCATGAAATGTCTAAAATATCGCAAATTCATAATCGCAACGGTAAGCTGTTATTCGAGTATACGGGCGGACTGCGGAAAGCTTTGGAGGAGGTTGCCGCCGCAGGGACGGTGCACGAGGATGTCGTACTCCGCCATCGCAACCTACCGAAGGCCGATTTACGAAAAATCGAGCTGTCTTACGCCGATCTCGTCGGAACGGATTTTCGTTCGGCGAATATGGCAGAAGCCGTACTGGACGGAGCGGATTGCACCGGGGCCAACTTTTCGAGGGCCCAGCTCAGGGATGCGATGCTGGACCATAGCAATTTTACTGCAGCTGACGGCTATAGGGCGGATTTCTCCTATACGCATTGCCATCACGTCAACTTTGCGACAGCCAGGCTCAATCGGGCCAACTTCCGCGGAGCGCATTGCAGTTGGACGCATTTCGACCTCGCCCAGCTGCGCGGCGCCGATTTTACGTCAGCCACCTGCCGTGCCCAGTTTCAGTACGCCGATCTGCAAAATGCGTGCTTTAACGGCGCCAAACTCGACGGCGCGAATTTTGCCTCGGCGGATCTGTCCGGGGCGTCGTTCAATAGCGGCAGTACGCTTAGCGGCACCAACTTTGCTTCTGCCGACCTGTACGGTGCCACGTACAACGGCAAGCCGATTCTGCGTATTCTGCAGTTCGGCGGCATTGGATCAGCAGGGCGCAGCACTACGGTAGTCGTACTGCGGACGTGCCTCCATATTTTCTGCGGATGCAAGCGCTTTTGCACGCTCAAGGCGTTCGCGGAGACCATCGATATAGTTTATGCCGACAGCAGCGCCGCCAACCCGCAGTACCGCGAGGAGTATCACGCGGCGATACGGTGGCTCAAGGATTGCATCGACGCGGCGAGGACCTACAAGGTCTAAATACCGGAGCACGCAAATGACTGGAAACAGAGCATTCCGGCAATTACACGAAGAACCGGCAAATCGTATTATGGTGGCTCTACAGCATCCCGTAGCGCATACCTGCCTGCTGGATGTGTACGAGAAGGGTCGCCAAGAGATTTATGCGGCCCCGTGGCTGCCTGAAATCGAGCGGTTTAACGATAGCGTGAGTAGCGCGGTGCAGGAGCATATTGCAGCAGACACGGAATATCGGCCATTGCCGTACGACAGAGGGAGCAGATGACTCGTAGCAAAATTGAACGGCAAGTGGTGGACGAACCTTTACACCGTATTGATGCGAAACGGCTGGCTGAGATAGTGCTGGGTCAGCGGCTTGTGTCCGCCAAGTGCAGTCGTGCGATTAGAGCGCGTGTGTGGTCGCTGGTCATAGGGCCGTTGCACGATAATGTGTGCGGCGCAGCATGGTCGCATATTAACGTGGTTACAGTGCCTCGCTTACCGGCGGATACGCCGCAAACACGAGGTACGCAGGAGGCTACCGATGAGCGGGGAGGACTTGTATAAATACCTGCGGCACCAATCGATTCAGTGCTGTGTGGTGGACCCGGCTTTCGTGGATAACGCGACCATGTACGAGGTCATGGACCAGCTTACGCATCGAATATGGGATGCCGGCGTTGGGCAAGTAAGGCATCTCGTAGGAGGCCAAGCCCGTGCAGAAACAGACAAAAGGCCCGGTGCTTAATTACCGCGGCTGCGGTATCGAAAGCACGTTATATGAAAGGGCGGTAATATGGCGGAGCATCTTGCTTACTGCGTTCACAATAAAATCTGGGCACCCATGAAATCCGTGTTGTTCCTGCACTGGGACGGCGCGGTCCGCCTCAGGGTAGACCTACCTACGCGCGGCAGGGCGGAGCGTGCAATCACCGCGGAGGAAGTACCATCGGCCATACTCCGTTGCGTGGTGGATCAAGCAAAGGAAGTTGTGGAGGGTCAGCATGAGTCGTAAAGTACTAGCGGAATGGCAACAGATGTGGCAGCGGTGCACCATGGACGTGGCGGCGCGCGTCTTGTTGCCGATGTTTAACAATAACCTGTATAATCCGTCGGTGTCGGACGGCATCCTGCACGGTACAGGCCTTGCGAGGGAAGGTGCCGTGCAACGGCTGCTCTGCCGGGCTGTCGATGAGACCGTAGGTAAACACGAAACGGTACACTCGACCAGGGCAGGCGGTGTATTTCATATATTCCCGGAGGGCGAATTGCTATGAATCACAAGAGCCAGGCGGCTGTAGTACGAGCGTTTATGCGCCAGAGCGAGGTATTGGCCGCCGGCCTCGGACCGATGCAAGACCGAGTCTACCTTGCTGACATCGATACCATTCCGCGGCAAATGGTCGGTATCCTTCACGGCGGTGGAGGCCTTAGCCGATATCATGGCGCCGTTTGGCTAATTAAACAGGCTGCAAGCCAGGCAATTGAAGCACAAGCAACCGCCACAGGCCAGAGGGTACAGCGCTAATGAATAACAATATCATGCCGCGGTGGCCGGACAGTCTAGGTCGGCATATCTTTAGCTGTATCTATGACCAGGTGCTACGCCATGTCAGTGGCCGAGTTACTGCTGCAGTGCAGCGGCCGCTGGATGCCCGCGGCCGGCCATTTCAGTCCGATAGGGCGGCTGGCAGCCTCTGCGGTTTGGTGGAGACAGGGGCACAGGTCCATATCGAGATAGCGAGGGGCGCATGGATTCAGGAGATCTAAAAATGCTGAGCCCCGCGCGGCGCAAAAACCTAATGCAGCGTCTGGTCACGATTCACGTGCAGCAGCGAACTATCGAGGACTGCGTCTACGGCAGGATACTGTCTCTTGTCCACGGGAAAGTTTACGGTGCAGTACCGCCGCTTCCCGATGTGGATGCACAACGGTTTGGGCGCACCGGCACCAGGTTTGGCGGCATCTGCGACTTGGTGACGGCACAGGCGCGCATCGAAATGGAAAGGTACGCGCTATGAAAGCAAAAACCAGAAAAATGCGGCTATCCCTGATGCACGAGCGGCAGCGGATCGTCTCCGATTGCCTCTATACCAAGGTAATCGACGCTATCTCCGCAACCTGCGCCTCGATGCCACATCTTCCCATTTTGGATACGCAACAGTTTACGCGTGACGGCACCGAGTTCGGGGGCATCTACGATTTAGTAGAGGACCAGGCGCGTATCGAAATAGAAAGGCGCGCGCCATGACACCCAAACACGCGTTGCATTCGAGACTACTGCGACAGCTGTGCAACCCGGAGCTGTACCGGGCTATCTGCGGGCTCAAGGGCGCAGCTTTCGACGGCCGGGTGGCACTAACGCTACAAGTCCGCGTTGCAGAACAGATATTGGCGGCGGTATCGCGACAGGTGCTGCAGCCGGTGCGTCACGTCGTGCTTGGCCAGGCCCATGACGACGTCAAACCATTTGTCCGTAGGAGCGTATCATGACACCTGACGAGCGCGCATTACAAATCACGCGAGCATGCTGTATTCACGAATGCGTCGCCGGCCAGCTACTGGCAGTCATTATGGGCAGTACGGCGCCTGCGGACGGCACGATTCACCGACAAGTCGCCGCGGAAGTCCTATGCAATATGCGTGACCGAGATTTCTGGGAATGGTATGACGTACCTACCCTAGATATGCAAGATATAGTGAGCAGCGCGGCACACGAACTGGCGGAGGTGGGACGATGACGTACGCACAGATACTACGCCAAGTGCAGGGATCCCCTGTCAGCCCCTTCTCGGCAGATTCGCATAGCGCCGACCTAGGCATCAGTTCCGAGTCCAGGGCGGCTACGATGGACAGGGTGCGCGCAGTTATTCGCGTGCGGTTCCGCCCGCTCATTATTGAACAGGCCCGTGCCGTAGTCCGCGCGCACACCGCGAAGGAGCTGTACCCGTGAAGCAAGCTACCCGATCTCGGCCGCATATAGTGTTCTGGACTTGGCCTTTGGAACCCGATCACGAAAGGCAAGTACGCTATGAAGTGGGCCATCGGGTGCAGACTATCGTAGAACGTCTGCTGAAGGCGCGTGTCAACAACGTCGTCTTGCGGCAAATTCAGCGGTGCATGTTAGCGCAGGCCCAGCAGGAAACGGAGGCAAAAAGATGAGGATCATGGATCTTCGCGGCGACGGCGCTCTGCCGCTGTTGCGCATCGACGTGGGCACGGACACGGAGTACCGAGTCCGGGCGCAGATCGAGAGTCGCATACCAGCATCGGTCGGCCTCGTGCCCTCCTGGCATGTGCGGGAGGTGCTGCTGTTCGGCAACCCGTTCGCGTCGCGGCGCGGCAACGTGGGGAGGGCGCTAAGCCTTGCTATGATTGATGCCATCGGCGGACAAATAGTCGGGCAAATCGAGGACGGCTCCTGGAGGTCACATGAATAAAACAGATCGCTGGTGCGACATGCACATGCAGTGCTACGTGCGGCCTTACGATGCAATACTGTTGGCCATTACTCGGCCGCTTTACCGACAATTAGAGCGCCAGATTGCCCGGTGGCTCATCGAGCGGTTTCCTACGAACGCCGCAGGGCGTCCGCTTCGTCGCTTGCTAGGGGAGGCGGCCCTGTCATATACGAAAGGCGCCCATGAACCCGATTGATGCTAAACACGACATTGCGAAACAAATTACGAAGCAGGTAATGGCCCAGACGGTCGGTCATTTCGAGCCGGTGGAGCTTTGCTGGATGCAGGTGTCGGCGCCGGTACGTGGACTTATAGGCGAGCACATGCGGATGCGGCTCATGCCCAGAGTCGAGGATTCGATAATCGCGCAGGCGGTAGTGCTCCTCCCTTCCGGACCCCTGACCCTGTGGAGACGTGCCGAGAAATCCAAGGAGCTGCCTTATGAGTAATCCACGGCGTGATCGAATTTTCGCGCAGGTCGTTACGCAACCCCGCGACAGTATGTGGTTGGACGGCATTCATGTACTGCACGGGATGGTAAGAGTCGCAGTCGGCATCGAGGCCTGGCAGGCAACCTGGCCCCTAGTGCATGCCGGGGCGTTTACTCACGGAAATAACAGTGCTTGCGAGCTGCTTGCACAGGCCATGGCGGAGACATTGGGCATACGGGTCTTAGGGCCGCCGGGAGTATTCGATGAAGACGAGTAATATTGAGCAGCAAATACTTGTGGTAGAAAAAACGTTGCAACACGACGTGGTTGTGATGATGCCGTGGACAAGGTGCAGCAAAATTGCACTCGGTAACCTTGCGCATCCGCGCCTTCTCGGTGTAGGCAGTGCGTCTTTCGCGCTGATGCGTATGCGCGGGATCGTATTGAGGCAGGCCCATGACGAAGTTACACCGTTTGTCTACAGGAGCGCATGATAAAAAACTGAGGAAGTGCATTATGGCTAAATCCACACGCGACCAAATTTTTACGCAGGTGGGCAGGCAGCCCAGCACTGCCGTAGGACTGACCGTCGAGTACGCGACGCAAAAGACGGTGAAGATCGCATGTGCTGACGCTGTGCGATGGCAGGCCGGCACCCTAATATGGAACGCACCATTTTCGCCCGACATATCCGGTAGTATGCGGCTGCCAATTGTCGATGCCGTGCTGGAGGTGTTGGGTATGCCGTTAGGGGGGCCTCCGGGAGTATTCGATGAAGACGCATAGCATCGAACAGCAGTTGTTCGTGATCCAAAGTCAGGTGGTACTCAACCAGATCCTCAAGATGCCCCAGATAGGGTATATCGAGGCTGTGAGCCTTGCCAGCGTGTTGGGGCGGTTTAGCAATGCAGAGAGCGCATTCACTGTGCTGGGGGCGACGGGCACGAGTGTGCACGACCAGGCGGACCAGCTTTGCGAGGAGATCCTACGAAAATGAAAAGAGGCCACATTACGGACCAGGTGCTCGGACAACTTTGGGCCCGTATCTGGAGTAGTACCGGTCAACAGGTAAGCGAGAATGTGCGGGCGCGTGCATCCGGCAAGCTCATACGCAGCGTGCGCTCGGACATGCGTATAGGCGTCAACGCACCGCAGGGCAACCTGCGGCGGTTACTGCGGGCCCAGCTCAAAGAACACGTCCAGCTTACCGTGGAGGAGTAAATATGTGCCAAGATGATATTATGCAACAAGCCTGGAGTGCCGCCGGCAAGCGAATAACAGAGCAAATTTTGCTGGTATGCAATGCGCGCATCGCCGAGTGCGGGTATATCAGCGGCTTGATCAATACGCAGGTGTTTACCAGGCTCTGGGGCATCGGCCCGCCGAGGCCGAACATCGACGAGACCACGGCTGACTACGTACAAGAGCAAGCAGCATGGCGCCTGCTTCGCGAGATGAGACGCTGGCTCGTGCTCGACCACCCGCCCGATGTTCTGCAGCCCGGTGAGTTCCGTAGCACTGCCCACATAATAGACGCGGGCGCGCCATGAAGCAGCCAAACATCGGAGTACGAATCAGCGGCAGAGCATATCAGGGCGTGGATCTTATGTACAAGCAAATCCACGCTACAATTAGTGCGCGAGTGGCCGGGGACCTCGATGACAGCATCATTTGGAATGCTATAACCGGGCAAGTATCACGAGGGCTTGCACCGCTGCATAGCGTTGTAAGGGAGCAGGCCAGAAAGGATCTGACTCATGACGAACCGTAGCGATATTCTGCGGCGAGCAGTCCACGAAGTTCTGGAAGATATTATACGGGCAACGTCCGCGTTAAACCTGGACCAACGTGTCGCAGGCGGTGTTAGGCATATGGCAACGCTGGTGATATGGAATCGTGTGGACGGTTCGAGCACGGTGCTGCGCGGAGTTATACGAGGCCAGGTTCACGAGGAGGTAGCAGCCCATGTCCGGCAAATCTAAAATGTCCCGTAGTCAAATTGCCTGGCAAAGCCAGGACAGCGTCGTCAATCTGTTGGCGCGGTATGCCCTTCCGACGGTACATGTGTCGGAAAACGTCTTCGTGCGCGTCTTGCAGAGACTTGATACGCCTCTAGACCTCGTGCTTAAACCGACGCTGCGCGGCAGCGCTCAAGATTGCGTGCAGGAGGCGATAATCGACCATGATCGATAAAAAGCATATTACGATCGACCAGCTTCATCAGCAGCTGGAGTATTGGCCGCACAGGATGGGTGTCGGCGGGCTGACACTGGACAACATATCCGGGAGAGTATGTGACGTAGTTTACGACGGCGTGAGCGTCGCCATATCACAGCACGTCCGGAGCGTGATTTGTGCCCAGGTAGCCGATGAGGTAATTCCAGCTGCCCGACGCGCGAAGATCATCCGGCAAACCCAAAAGGCCGTCGACCCGGCCCTGACGCAGCAGTATTGCACTAAAGACAATGCGGTCAAGCGTATGGTGGACGTGACGATACGCCGGCAAGTTGACGAGGTTACCGACACGGTGGATATGCGGGATGCCGTGCTTAGGTTGATGTTGATCAAGGCAATAGAGCAGGAGATAGAACCATGACGAAAGGCCCGATACGCCAGGAATTATGCCGCCAGCTCGGCACAGCCGCCATGCAAATAGTGAACCCGCCATCCGGCTCGACCAAAGCAGTGCGGATTTTAGCGCTGGACACGATTTGGCAGCCGCTAGATGTCATAGTGAACGTAAGCGATATTATTCATGCGGCCGCCGTGGAGCAATGTACTACAGGGGGAAAGTGCCATGACGCGCTACGAAATACTGCATGAACAACTTGACCGGCATACCCCGCTGTGCTGGACCGGCCCGGCGCTAGTGAGTGCTGCCGTGCGGCGGAGACTGCAGCGCACAGTGCACCAAGCGGTCAAGATCCCCGTGGAGCAGCTCGGAATAGACAATGCAGTTATCTTGGAGATTACTGCGGAGATTGCCACCCAGGCAACGGCAACAGCGGAAGGGGGGCCGTAACGTGCAGCAAGATAAATATATACTCAGAACGCTGGCCGACGAACTCGACAGCCTGCAGCAGCTGGAGCGCACCGTCATCGCCCAAGTTAGCGACCGTGTGTTGCAGCCTGTCAGGCTTTATTGTTTTAGGTGCGTCGCGCCCGCCCAGTATGGGTTGCAGGATATGATTGCCGTGCAGCACGAAGCTGTCGCAATTATAGGAGGTGCTCATGGCCAATAGAGAACCGGCGCGCGAGGCTGTGAGGTGTCGCTCGGAGCATATATCGCGCCAGGTAGGTATTATCGGTGACGGCGTGCTGGGAATGAGCAATTTGTGGTGCGACATGCGGAGCCTGACAGGCGATACGGAGCTGACGGTGGCACCCACCAATATGTTATCTATACGCAGCCGACAATTGCTCCCAATTTTTATGGAATGTGCGGAACAGGTCGAGGCTACGCAAGGAGTCAAGCATGGGCGAAGGTGAGATACTTTGGCAAAGTTGGGATGATGTGCGCGAGCGCTGCAAAGGGCTGTTGTCGGCTGTGCATACCTGCTCGTGGTGCAGCCAGGCCGTTCTTCGCGTGGTCGATAGACGCACACTTATAGGTACGGATGTCGTGTACGACCATCTTAGGGATGCAGTAGCCGAGCAAGCACGCAGTGCTGTCGTGTACGGGCCGCGGTAATTAAGCACCGCCGGGCATAAAGTTCGTAAGTATTATATTCGCGGAGGTCTACCGGCGGCAAACTAGTCTTACTAGGGAGGGCGATATATGAAGCTAAGAAACTCGAGTTTGCAGCAGATTCGTCGGCAAGCGGACGAACAGGTTGGGTGGCGAGTTCGGCGGCAAATACAAGGGTTGTTGCAGGGCCTAGAACAGATCTGGCCGGCGGGCATAGACAAGATCCATCGGCAAATCCGGCGACCAATCGAGCAGCAAGTTCGGCAGCAAACCGTGCCGCCAGTGCATCAACAGTGTCGTCAGCAGATCGAGTCGCAAATTTGGCAACTCCGCATGGAGGAGCAGGCCAAGTTTGATGCGGAGGGTGACTTATGAAGATACAAAGTTCACAGCTATCGCAAGTTCCCAAGATGTTCGAATGGCACATTCGGCAGCGAGTCCAGGAGCAAGTCCGTGGACAAGTCTGCAGGCAAATCCAAGAACAGGTCTGGGAACAAGCACAGCAGCCAGTCCTACGGCAACTGTGGCCGCAAATTCTGCGGCAAACCCACGAGTTGCCCCGGGCGGCAGCGGGTGCGGGCGATTAACAGCCGCTGTACGGCGAACCGCCGGATGGGCCCTCAGGGCAGAATCGAGCGGCTTTCGCACAGAAAGGAGTTGTGCCATGGCACGCGTTAATGTCGGAAAGCAGCTAGACGACCGACTGTGTTCAATTATGGACAAATTGTTTGACGCGATGGTGAAGGTGCAAGACGCGTGCATCGACGGCAACCTCGCCGACGACATTGAGTCAGACATTGTCTACGAGGTATCCATAGGACTTGCGCCGCTGCGCACCGGCGTGTTGCAGCAGATCCGGAAGGAGTCGCGCCATGACAAACCGTAGGGGTATTGTGCAGCAATTGATCACAGCAGCTTCGGGCGGCGCACGACGGGTGGTGGCCGCGCCCCTGCAACGTACTAATGCCGAGGTCAGGTTCGCGGTCAGGCGGGCTGTGCGGGAGCGTTGGGGCCATGCGCCCTCGGAGTTCCGAGGTACTACGATTGCCCAGGCCCAAGAAGAAGTGCGGCGTGGCCTCCGCGAGCAGGCCGCTGCGGCAGCGGGTACAGGGACATAATTGAAAATTATTAAAAAAAGGTACACAGCATGACTTGGTATTTCAATGTAACGAGCATAGCATACGGCAAGGACATCTACGGGCCGTACGATACCAAAAAACAAGCGCAACAAGGCATCAAAAGCGTGCGCGCGAAGGCAGCAGAACTGCAGGATGGCATCGAACGCGAATTTTCTGCTCCTTACAAGCCCAAGAACACGATGAAAGTCGTGATCGAGATTGCTTGTCCGGAATCCGAGGGCCCGATCAACAATGTGAAGGCGGCGGCGCGGTTGCTTGACGCGGTCGTCAGCGGCAGTATCGCGGGCGCCGACGTTTCCCTACAAGTGGTCGCAGTTCAAGACTAAAAGCTTGTGCGAGGCATACCGGGCCTGCGCCCCACGCTTTCCTGTAGAAAGGGTGAACTAAACATGCGTATCAAAAGAAATGCAGCCGTGCATCAGGACGACGCTGTCGCGCGGCATATAGATTTTATGACGCAGAAAATCTTCAGTTTTCGTTGGGAAGTTGTAAAAGCCATGGACGTGTTTGACGCTCATGTGTCGCGCAATCTACCCACGGTTATACGCCGTGCGGGAATTGTGCGGCAGGTCGTGTGCCAGCGTATAACAGACCTCATCCGTGCGCAGGCGATAGTCGAGATAAAGGAGCGGCAATGATCTTGCCTGATATTAGCGAGCAGACACGCGATACGCCGTATAAGCGCATGCGCGACAGCATGTGGATTGTTTGCGAGGCAGGTCTCCGCGCGCAGCTTACGGCACAAGTACGGACACAGATCCTTGGATTAGTCGGTCGTAACCAACGTGGATTGCGAATTGTTATTATAGAGCAGGTGATTGCAGCGGTCAGGGAGAGAAGCCATGACGCGTGATGACATAATTGACCAGTTACGCCGGGTTGCGCCTGCGGTAGAGGAAATAAGTCGGATGCTGTGCGCAAGCGTTAGCGGCGAGGTGCACGCGCAATTAGGTAGAATAGTTCGCCGTAGCAATACGGCCGGGGCACTTATACTTGAACAGCTCCGTGAGCAGCTGGCACCACATCTGCGCAAACGCGCAAAGGAGCGGCTATGACACAGCGTAATGCCGTGCTGTGGCGTATGCTTGCCGACGAGTTGCACCAGGAGCTGCGACACGCCTGCCAAGCCGCGTTGCCTCCGGGCAGGGAACGTGCCGGCATAGCAGCGGTGATAGAAGACACCATCAGTAACGTTTTGCTGCCGGTAGGGCAAGCTGCGTACGACCAATGTCGAGATGAGGAGCGCCTATGACGTACCATGAAATCTCCGTACAAATCCTGAAGGCTGTCGAGGAGTACGGTGCGAAGATGGGGAACGCAATGACCAAGCGTGGTTGCCTCGCAGCAGCCGATGCATTGCTGATTCCAGCTGCTGCCCTGCGGGAGATCAGGACAGTAATTCGCGAGCAAGCACGCCAACAAAGCGGGCTCGTCGTACAAAATGAGGATGATCTCTAACAGAAAACTTTCCGAAATACAAACCATGAAAATCCCTCCAAGTACCCAACATGATCGAACAGTGCGCGCTATTGCGGAGCAGGTACAAGTGCCGGGGCAATGGCGGTTTGTGTCGCCGCTTAGGGTCGGCCTGAATGAGGCTACGTATCGGCACGTATCGCCTAGGATGCGGGCGCGCGCGTGGGACGAGGTAGTAGTACCAGGCTTCGACGTACTCACGGCACTGCGCGCTGCCCTTATCGCCACCATAGAGGGGAGGTAAGCATGTTGAATAAACAGGACGTAGTGGCCCGGCCCCTGTTGGCGGCTGAGAATATGCTGGTAACGTACCTCGATAACACGCTGAGGGCCGGGATCGGGCGATGCGTGAGCACCGACGTGCGTCTCCGTGTACTGCAGGATGCAGCGGTTACCCAGGCGCGAGAAGACATATGGCGAGCCCTCCGCGAGCAGGCCAGGCACACCGTAGAGAAGAGGGCGCATAGACCATGAGCTACATGGAGAGCGTAGCGGGCCAGCTGGATACCCACGAAGACCAGGTCAACGAAACGGTCTGGATACATATATTCGATGCCGCGGAACCTATAAATCCCGCAGTACGGACACAGATCCTTGAATTAGTCGGTCGTAACCAACATGGATTGCGCACTGCCGTCGTAGAGCAGGCGTTTGCAGCGGTTAGGGAGATAAACCATGACGCGCAGGACTAACCGTACGGTGAATTTCGCCGATAAAGCCAATCCGGCAACTACCTTGTACGAGCAGATCGCCGTTCACACGGTTTTGCGAAGGAGGTTGCTGACATCGCTGCACAACCTGGGCCAGTGCCAGGTAGCTGCAGAGGTTGCATCGCGCGCCCTTGCAGTGGAATTCACGGTGAACGACCTGCATGATGTGGTCCGCGAGGTAATTGCTGGGCAAGCCGTAGCCGAGATAAAGGAGCGTCTATGCAAGAAAAAGACATTATCGATCAATTAGGCAGCAGCACGAGCCGTCTGGCCTCCGAGTGCCAGGCGGGGTTTGTAGAGCCTTTTGCGGACTCGTGGATCTTGGGGCAAACCATAATTCGGTCCAGTGGCCGCATCATTACACCTATCGCGCGAGCGATTCGTGAGCAAGCCCAGGAGCTGGCATGAAAAGAGGAGTTATTTATGCTAAACGCACGGCGCGCCCAGGCACGGCGGCATGGGCTTATGCAGGCAATGCGAAAAAATTTGGAAATTGTCCATCAGAGGCTTTTGCAGCTTGTGCAGGAGGCGTGTTTGCCTTATAGCGACGGGTGGCCCCAGGCAGCGCAGGGCATCGGGGCATTTTGGGACACGCTTTGTGACCCTATCGCCCGGGAGGCTGAAGCGACGTTGGAAGATTGCAAAAAACGAACAACGCAAGAAGGAGCAAGCATGAACGGTTATCTCGTCGTAGCGTGTTGCGAGGGAGACGACTTTCCTGTGCAATTTTTCGAGTCGCGGCGCGAAGCGGCGAAACTCGCCAGGGACCTGACGGTGGCAAAGCTGCTGCAGGAGTACGCGAAGGAGCTGAGTATCCATTACACCAGCCTCGTGGAGCGCGGCATTACCCGCAAGAGGATCGTGCAGTTCAAAAACGGCCGTATCTTGGCGGTTTCGATCGTGAAGTAAAAAAGCGGCAAAATACTGGCATAATAAGTATAGGACTTAGCCGTCGTGATAAGAAAGGACGTGTACTATGAGTCAAAGCGGAATAAAGAAAGCCGCTGATCTATTATCTATGCTGCAGCAAACGCGTATCGCGCTGGCCGGCGGCGACAACCAGGACATGCTCCTCGCGCAAATATTGCACCGAGGGCACGAGGCGATGAAAGCCGATTTCGCCAAAGTCGTGATGTTGAACGCCGAAGGCCGGCCCGGGAAACAAGCGAAAGGCGTTAAACGCCGGAAAGGACGAAAAAATGATGTTTAAGGTCTACGTGCTCCTGGCGTGCCGCGTCTTTCTGCTTATAGCGGGGCTCGTGCTGGCCCTCGGACTGCCGGCGGAGGCGCCGCATCTACACCGGATGCTGGTTGCCGGAATATGCCTCAGCGTGGTGATCATCCCGAGCTTCACGAAAGAGTGCCGAACTGCCGGCGTTGCAAAGCGCGTCGCGCGGACCAACACGGGCTGCAGGTTCTTCAGCATCGATCCGTTCGACATGCTGGCGCGGGCTTACATGGCGTTGTGGCCGAATTTGCCCTGTCCGCTCGTTTGGTGGGTGGAGCCGGATTTGGCGCAAGAGGAGGCCGGCGCAGTAGGGTATGCTACATACCCTAGCGACCGAAGCAAGCGGGCGGTCATAATGTTCGACAGCAGCCTCCCCGTGGGCGACGTCGTGGAGTGTCTCGGCGAGGAATTAGCGCGCGCGGCATGCCACCACTTGGGCATCGAACAGGACGCGGAGGACTACGACGAGCAACAGCAAGCCTGCGCGGAGGCGTTGACGGCGAAGTGCTCCGAACTTATCGAGGCAAAACGGGCAGCCCGGAAGAAAAACAAGAAAATGCGAAAACCAGGTATTGGGTCAATAATGTGTTGCTAAAGTATTGAGCAATTCTTCGAGACTCCAAACATGATCGGTCAATCCGGCTTCCATGCCCGGCGTTTTCGGCGTTCCTCTTTCGCCCTTTTTCTCTCCCTTGGATAATGTAGCATGGGGTCGGCAGAAATTGTAGTAGAGAAACCACAAGGCCAAGTGGGCTTCGTGGTTCTCCCACTTCTTGCTGAATGCGTTCGTTAGCCGAGTCATGCGCCGAACGCCCATGCGGATATTCAAGTTTTGCCTTTCGATGTGCGAAGTGCTGACGGCGTTCATATCGGGATTGCCCCACATTTCCCGTTTGCGTATGCCGGTTATTTCGGCGGGGCTATAGCGGGCTTCCGCCTTTCTCTCTCCGGTCGGCTTTCCGTAGGTCTTAATCAATTGGGCAAAGTCGATCTTACCCATGAATGCTTCCGGGATTGCCGTACAATATGGCTTGAATCCATCGGTGGTCAATTGGAATCGACCCATCGTGTTGTTTCGTAGCTTCTCGGAAAACCAAGCGGTGTCTTGCGGGTCTCGCCGCCCTACATGCCAAGCGAGGATTAACTTGCTGTCGCGCTCGATTGCCAAAAAGGTGTAGGCATCCCCACAATCAGTGCCAAGGTGTTTTCGCAAGCAAGTTTTTTCCTTGGCGTAAACGAACCCCCAGGTCTCATCCACTTGTACGTTGGCTGCCGGTAGATTCTTCATCGCCATTGTCCAGTAGTATTGGGCACGGTCCCCGACAAGTTCCAAAAGTCGCAAAATCGTCCCCTTGGCGATGCCGGTCAGCCTGACGGCCGAACGGATGGATACGCCTTCCATGAGCATTTCAATCACTTGAAGGGCTTTCTTCGGGTCGATCCTCATTTCTCCAAACGGCTTAACCCTAGAAGCAATCCAGGTCTTACCGCAAACGGTGCATCGGAAGCGTTGATTGCCATTCCTATCATGGCCTTGTTTCTTAACTTGTTCATGCTTGCAGGCGAAAGCTATCACGGATTACCCTTTGCATTTTGCAGCGGGCAAGCCTAAAATAGGGGTGTCTAGTCGCTATCAGGCTTAACCGCTTGGTTGTGATTGCCCCGGCCGGATGCCAGTCTGACCGGGGTTTTTTGTTGATATTCATATTATACACAGTCATCGATTATTTGTCCACCCAAATATTATTTGAATTGACAAAAATTTTGGGTGGACGTAAACTAAGGGTATGAAAAAGAAAGCTAAATCCCTCCGTAGTAGAGGTCGTCCCCGCACAGGCGAGACTCCCAAACAATATTTTCGGATGCCTAAAGCGGAGTATGCCCTCGTTAAACAAGCCGCTAAATTAAAGAAAGCAAAAAATACCTCCGAGTTTGTCCGCGATGTGCTATTGCGTGTTTCAAACCGAATTCTTAAGAAAAATAGCGACATTCTTGAAGAAAAAAACGGCGGGTGTGGGAGTTGAACCCCTTCGGCATAGCCGAGACCTACGGCAGTTTATAAGGCTGCTGCGCCGACCAAGACGCGGTACACCCGCCGCATTTCTAGTACTATTTTCTCCTCTCTGATTGAGATCCGGCATGGATCTTTTTTGTACACCCAAAAACTCTTGCAAATGTTTTTTATTTGTGTATAATTTGGGTGGACGGAAAAATTGAATATCGGCGGTCTTTTAGCCGATATAACCGAAACAACCATTAAAAGCTACAGGTGAAATATGACGCTTCCCGGCCTTGTTGGGCATTTTGGCACCATTTTAGCAGACCCCCCCTGGAGGTTCGATAATCGCACTGGAAAGGTTGCGCCGGAGCATCAACGGCTTCGCCGATACCAGACAATGTCGCTGGATGAAATCTGCGATATGCCGATAGCATCACATTGCGCCGAACGGAGCCACTTGTATCTATGGGTTCCGAACGCTCTCTTAAAAGAGGGGCTTGATGTTCTGGATGCTTGGGGCTTTACCTACAAAACGAATATAATCTGGTACAAAATACGAAAGGACGGCGGACCGGATGGCCGTGGCGTCGGTTTCTATTTCCGAAACGTGACGGAAGTTGTTCTTTTCGGCGTTCGTGGTTCAATGCGAACCCTTGCGCCTGGACGGCGGCAAGTCAACATCGTCGAATCTCGCAAGCGCGAACATTCCCGAAAACCGGACGAATTGTACGACGTAATCGAGGCTTGCAGCCCCGGGCCATATCTCGAACTCTTTGCGCGTGCGCCGCGCCCACGATGGAAATCATGGGGCGACGAAGCGGAAACCTATTTGCAAAGTCGCCCATTTATTCGTGGCTACTCACGATCCGAACGGATGGCAAGTGCGGTCGGTGCTTAGCGCGGCTGTCTCGGTCGGCCGCTAAGCCATTGTCTGAACGCATGCTCCGTCATGCCAAAAACTTCGTGGAAGCCTTCTTGGATACATTGTTCCTCAACCGGAGGATCCGCCGCGATGCGGAAGACATCAGGGTCTCTCCAGCCACAACGTTGTAATTTGACTCGCAACAATTCGCGCACCAAGTCGCCGACGCGGCTGAGTTGCTCCGTAAGAACCGACATATCATAAGTGATTTGATCGGATCCGCGTTGGTAATCGCATAGTCCCACTGACGACATGGCAAATTGCAGATTCGTAAACTCCTTCTCGGTCATTTCGTTGCGAAGAAGTGTACCAAACGGTGTTCCGCGCCCAGCCCGTAGAAATGCGCGGATCAATCGTTCATGGGAGAAGATGACCGCTACAAGTGTAAATGCCCTGATCGTCGGCAGATTGTAATCCCGCAAATCATCCCACAGCGTTGGCAGTGTGCCGGTTATCGGATCGGCGCAAAGAATGTTCGCCACTTGTGAGCGGACCAAGTTGACCCCCGCATGACTGCCGGAAACATGGTCCAGCATTTCATGGCCGGGATGCTCTGCTACAATCGTGGCGATCTTGAGATACCCGTTCTTTGTGAGCGAAACCCGCAAATTTTCGAGTTCTATCATAGTTTTTCCCTTAGAAATGCCATTTGGAATCCAAGCTGGATTCAATGTATCCCAATGGAATCCGATGCGCCTATTACTCTTTCGGGTGGATTGCAAAAAAGAAAAAACATTTCAAGAAGGATTCCGGCAACACATTCCTGACCCAATACCGAAAACCATGATTTGTACGAAGGGAAATCACATGTTTAAAATTTACCTGGTGCTGTTGTGCCGCGGTATGTTGCTCGTCAGCGGGGCTTTGCTGGCTGCACAGATGCCGGACGGCACGCACTTAGTGTACCATGCGCTGGCGGTAGGAGTGTGTCTTATCGCTCTGGTCGAGCCGAATTGTTTCGAGGAATACGCTCGCTATGAAGCCCACGTATTGTGCCCCGGGGATACGCCCGTCAGCGCATTAAAAGCGGCGGCCGCAGACGAAGTGTGGGGCCAGCACGTGTTTCGGCAGTACATTCCGGGGCTGAAGCATGCGGAAAAGATTCTGCAGTATTTCAAGAACACGCCGGCGCGATCCGCGGAGGGAAAAGCGTTGCTGGACGAGCCACTGGTTTTTGTTCAAGCCGCCTTGGCTCGATGCGAGCGTGGAGAGTCGCCGGACTCGTGGAGTGTTTGTTGCGGCACTGCCACGCGCGAAACCGTAAAGGAGGATGTATGTGCCGAACGGAAGAGGAGTTGTTAAACGCGCTTTGGAATGACTTGGCGGCGGCATGGTACAACTATTTCGGTGCCGTGGGTACGGCAGCAGCGGGCCGTATCGGCCCCCGCCAAAAGTCCTTCATACTAGGCAGGATCAGCGCAGGTTTCGAGTTGCAGCAGCCGCTTTACGATACCGCCCGCGCAGCCGTGCAAGCTCAAAAGGCCTCGTATGCCTGCCGCCGTTTGATGCACCTGCTGGTGAGCCAAGTGCCGAGAGCGGCTGAGCATAGTGTGCTGGATGAACTGGCCGATAGTGCCAGGGCAAGCGTCGGGATGCGGACGATACACGAGATCGAGGGACACATCAAGGCGTGGGTGCCTGGCTATCGGTTGATCAGGGCACAGGCAGGGGCCGTTATATCCGCAGGGCATCGCCCCACAACCTAAAAAAAAGAAAAAAGGAGAGAAGCATGTTAATCGTCAGCAATGCAGCCTACCTATTGGCAAAAGCAATATTGAAATGCGGAGCGATGTATCATTGTTGTTACGAGCAGTGTGACGCTATGTCTGAACTGCTAAGCGGCGCTGCGGACTGTCCCGTTGCTTTAGGCGGCGACAGAAACGACTGGTTGATCTGCGCATCGAACAACTTCGCAATAACCTTGGAAGAATGGTTTGAAAAGCAAACGAAAGTGCGGCTGGCGTATATGATCGCGTACTCGCCAGCCTTCGCCAGTGCAATAGAATTCGACGAGGAGGACCTGAGGTAACAAAATGAACCAACGTGACTGCCAGATAATGCTGCATGCTCTACGGCTGGCCATCGAGTATGAAGAGTCCTATATCGACGCGAACACCTTCGAGGTTTACCGAGGAGCCAAACTCAAACAGGAGATCCCGAAGGATTTCAAGGATGTAGTTAAACACACGCGCGCCAACATTCGGCAATTCAAACGATTGCACGCGCAGATTAAGCGGAAGGGGGGCTAGATGGCCGGAAACGATCCGATAAACCGCGTTGTGCGCTACTACCAGTGCCAAAGCGATAGCGTGATACGCCTGAGCGACGACGCCGGGTGCGAATATCGTACGTGCGAACCGTTCGAAACACCGACGCATCGAATCGTAGGCGACAAGATATATAGGTTGCCGAGGCCTGAAGCCGTGGATGCGCCCTGTTGAATTAAATTTGAAGGAGATTGCATATGTTGCCTACAAGCCAAGACAACCCGACCGGGTTACACCAGCGCTACAATATCACTAAAGTCGATGGCGGCCCCGTGGATCCCGACGCAATGTATTTCGTGCTCAGAATCGACGGAAACGCCAGCGCGGACGACCCGGCGCATATTGCCGCCTGTCAGCTGGCGGCACTGACCTATTGCAAATGCGCGGAGGAGCATCCACATTTGGCAAAGATGGCCGCGGAATTGCGGGAGCTTGTGTATCGATACCGCGAACAGCTGGCATCAAGGCTGGCAACAAATCCACCTGTGGCGGGCGTGGCAGCTACGGAAATGCTGACTTTGCCGAAGAAGACAGTTGCTTTGTTGAATAGGATCGTGAAAGCGTCTCGCGCAGAGCTGACGCGCTTGTACAAGATACTGCACAAAAAGAATGCGCAGATCAACGAGTTGCACCAGAAATTAGCGGAAGACCACCGCGAAGAAAAACAATAATGGAGGCAACATGAACCTAGCCACATTCCTGTGTCAGGACCGGTTTTGCACCAGCCTGCGGGCGCTGTTTGCGGGGCATGTTCCCGAAGCTATACGTATCGACGTGGATACGCCCTTAGTGGCTGCCACACGCGACGCTGTCTGTGCGGCAGTCCGTGCCACAATACGCGACCGGTTCGACGCGACGCACGATCCGGACAATATCGCCAGGGCAGTACGGGATCAAATGGATGACTGCATACTGGAGGAATTAAATGGCGACCAAACGTAAAAAAGTAAATAAGCGCCTGCGCGGGTTGCGGCAGAGCGAGAACGAACTGCTAAGGTATTTGCCTAGGCTCGCCGGTGTTACCAGTTACGACGTACAAGCGCAGTGCTCCCGCCAGCTATTTTCGATGTGGACTGGCGTCGTTAGGCAACTCGCGGAGCAAAGTCGGGCGAGTACCCGTGAAAGCATGGAGGCAGGCGATGACACAAATTCTTGAGGAGGTCCGGTACCAGGTAGGCGACCTCTGCCTGGAGCGCGTGGTAGAACCGGGGCTGATGTACGTTTATATGCAGGTCCCTGAAGCTATTCAGTTCCTATGCGCGCGGCGCATCATACGAACAAGAGAAGACGTCATGGGTCTTGCTTATTATCCGGTGTCGGGCGACTACGCAGATATGCAGGACGTCATCCGGGTGGGCGTTGCAATGCAGATATGCGAAATGCTACGGCGGCCTGAACTGGGCTAACCCTGCGACAACAGGAGCAAATCATGGATCAAAAACGAGGGGCGTTGACCCCGCGCGTGCAAAGAGAGGCGGAAAAGCTGCTCGGTTACGCGACCAGCGTGACGGAATTGCGTTTGATGCCGTACGTTATGCATGTGATGATGAATTCGCAGAAACTAGAGCCGGCGCACATCTCTAAAGAGGAGCGCGAGGTGTTGCGATCGTGGCGTGAACACGGCTTCATCGAAGGCGGGGCGGGCGGCCTGACAATTACGCAGGAATTCTGGGGCGCGATATGTCGGCTCGTGTGCCTCGCTTATGTCGACCTGGATGTTCCCGCGGACTAAAGGAGTGCGGTATTTATGACACACAAGGACAGCATCCAAGCACAACTGGACGTGGCCCGGTATGCAGTAGTGCCGATTGCGGGCCGGCACGTTTCGCAGGCCGTCGATCATACGATTTGGGGTAGTGCTGCCGTCCCCTGCTGGAGGGTGCTGCAGTTTGCAATTAAGAGGTCTATTGACGCTCAGGCCGAGGCTGCGACGGCGGAGGTGGCCCCATGACCTCCGAACATGCCATTCCCTGGCAACTGCGTGTAGCCGAGACAGCTATGCGGCTGGCGTTACCATGGCCGAACTTCGTGCATCAGGCTGTTGAATATACGATTTGGCGCGGTATAAGTTATTCCTGCTGGCTGACGCTTACCGCGATTGGGGACCCTGTCGAAACGCAGGCCACGGCCACAAAAGAGGAGGCAGTATCATGACGCGTGCCGACCTTGCGGGCCAATTGCACGAAGTGGTACATTGCCTGCAGCGACAGACCGGCATGAATAGCGTGCACGCCGCGGTTGTAATACACGTCCAGGAGATGGTCGTGGAGCACATTTGGGAACCCATACAGATATTCTGCGAAGAACTGCGCTCGACACTGGAGACCAGCGACGCTGCTCAGGTCTGATGCGCCACAAAAGGAGAAATCGCGATGTTGCCCGAATGCACACGGCGTGCCGGCCAATCGCTAACAATCATTTATTTACACGTCTGTACGGAGCCCGCTATTGCCGAAGATGCCATTTGGGAAGCGTACGACGGCAGTGCAGAGCTGTACGAGGCTGATCAGGCGGTCGGGTCCCAAATACGGACGGGCGTTGCCAACGACGATCATAGTCGCGTAGGTGACGTAATTCGCGCGGAGACGCGAATGTACATAGCACAGGCCCGATATCAAGCCCGCGGTGAACGGTGATGCAGCTGCAGCGCGACTAATCGGTGTTTATTTTCCAAGAAAGGAGAGGTATCATGGCGGCGAGTTTATTGACGAACCGTGAAATGGAGCTGTTTCGGTGCTGTGTGAATAGCGAGGCGCAGCGTTTGGGCGTCAGCGCGGACGAGGCAGCGCGCAAGCTTATGCAAACGCTCAGTTTCAAAATCGACGAAGACGACGTGGCGGAAGTGTGCGAGGAGATCGGCGGTAGTTAAGCACCGCGAATTACCAGGAACAGGTACAAAGGGCGCGAAATGCCACCTACGAACGTGAGTATGGAAAACTCGGCGTACTGCGGACTTATGCGAGGAAGGAAGCCGATGGAAAAGATAAAGCAGGCGCAATCGCGCCTGGCGACAGTAGACCCTGCGCGCGTCAAACCATTTGTCGGGCAACCGCGAAGCGATTTTCGCAACATTGCGCAGCTGGCCCGAAGCATCAAGACCTTCGGCCAGCGTCAGCCGATCGAGGTCACTACGTGCGACTTGGAGGGCTACGACTACGAGCTGATCGACGGCGAGCGCAGACTGCAGGCCTGTCTGCATGCCAATATACCTATCGAAGTTATCGTGCGACCCGAGCCCGAGGATCGCTTTGCCGTCGCCGTCATGGCGAATTTTCACGCGCAGAAACACAACTGCCTGGAGATCGCCGCAGCGGTAAACCGGCTTTCGGCGCACGGCAAAACCGTCAAAGAGATCGCCGAGATATTCGGCAAATCGACGTGCTACGTCATGCAGCACGCGAACCTCTGCAGATTGCATCCGGAAATCCGGCCGATGCTGGTGGCGCCGTGCGACAAGAAGCGGGAGCGCGCCGGCGGCAGCGGTAGGCTGACGTTCTCCCTGGCGCAATTGCTCGTGCCGCTGCCGCAGGAAATGCAACTGGAGCTGGCAAAGCGCATTACCGCCGCCAAAATGGGCATGTCGGAGGCACGCCGATTCATCATGGGCGCGTCGCGAACCGCCTCAGTAAGGGTGGGTGCCATACAATCTCCCAAGGACCATGTCGTGCGCTTGTTGGGTTTTATGAAGCAAATCAGGGCGCGCGTAGGAGAATACCTGGATATGCCCGCGCAGGAATTCGATCGACTTTACAAAGGTTGTGCGAAAAAAGACCGTGAAGCGATCGCAGCATCGGTGGATGCCACCATCAGCGACCTGATCCAGCTGCTGGACTCGTTTGCTGAGTAATCCGGCGCGACAGCACGCGGTAATTAAACACCGCTTGCCCCCAAAATAGCTTGTGTTATAATCGCGGCGTGTCTTACTGTGCGCCCCGGTGACCGGTTCTTGTGCGTTCGTCCTGCCCCGCGAACGCATCCCGGCGCCGGGGCGCGTTTTTTATTGCGAAGTACATGCTGGCAATTTGCCAGGCAGTTTGCTATAGTTTCTTTTCGGCAGCATCGTCGGCACTTGCCTAGTCCGGCGGCACTAAGGGTAAGCACCTCGAAGCCCTGGGTAATCTAATACAGGAAGCAGCTATCTCGACGAGACGAGGCCAGCTATGGACGGACCGCAGTTACTCTCCGAATTCTTCGCAGCGGCCTGGTGCTGGAAATGCGGCCTGCCGGACCCGCCGGTCCCGGAGCACGTCAGCGATGCGGACCACGAGAAGCTTATTCAAACGCAGTGGAACGCCGAGTTCGAGCGGCTAATGCGCAACAGACTGATCGTGGGGGCCTACCGTTACGGCCCCCTTGAAGTGCAAAAGACTCGGCGTTACGACAACATTTCCGGGATGCAAAAGCACCTGGACGCTTATCGCGAGACCGGCAATGCGGAACACCTCGTCGACATCGCCAATATCGCGCTGGTGGAATTTACCGTGCCAGTACATCCTAAACAATACTTTGCCGCCGAAGACGACGGCACTCACATAGACAAGGTATAAGGTGCAAACATGACGACAACAGAACGACGGGAGACCCTCGACCGCGTACGGCAAGGCCTGGCTGGGCTCCAAGCTGCCGAAACGGCGCAGCACGAACTGATCCAGTGGCGACTTAAAGCCTACGGCGAAATACTGCAAACGCTGCAAGAGCCGGAGGCAGCGCCGCAACCGTTGCCTGTGCCCCACGTGCCGACCGTGACAACTTCGGCACCTGCGACCCCCGTGGCCGATGCGCTGGACGCGGCCATGCAGTCTCAGGTATTTGTCCTATGCCACGATTGCGCGTGCCGGCGCAACGTGGAAGGTGTTGGCGAAGCATCCGCGCGCTGCGCTTTGCGCGTCGTGCTTAATGCCACCGGATGGCGGATGTACAAGGGTAACCTATACTGCCCCGATTGCCTCAAACGGCTGTCGACAAGCAGCGGAACGTGAGGGTGTCATGCACATCACTTACGAGGAGTTCCAGCGGCGTCCGACCTTCGCACAATTCCAGAAACTCGTGGAGGGGGCGAAGCTTCGGGCGTACCGCTGCACGGACTTTCATTGGCAGATTCTCGACGGGCCGTTTACCGTGAACTTCTGGCCTTATGCCAAGGACGGGCCGAAGTATCATGTGCAAGGCACACACGGCTCCCACAATGGAGGCATGCGCACGGCAATCCTGGCGGCGCAGGTCGGGCAGGGCGGCACGAAGCGCGGGGCGCGGCTTGAATCGCAGGATCACTATTATCGGATCAAGCGCAAGCTTTTCGATAAACACCCCTATTGCAGCCTCTGCGGCTGCAAGCTACGGTTGGCTAACCAAGCCGGGGCAGACAAGACTCTACCTATAGCGACGTTGGATCATATTATCCCGATCCATCGCGGCGGGTCGAACAGCGTATTGAATCTGCAGTTGGCCTGCAAGGCCTGCAATGTCCGCAAGGGGAACACCATCATCGCGCAGAAACTGCCGTACGCCGAAAAAACGAACGGTAAACCACAGAAAGGGTAGACAAGTGCAAATAGAACTCAGTACCAGCGCCTACAGCGCAAAGCGTTATGGCCAGCCGTGGATCGCCCGCGTAGAGTTCGCGGAGAGCGGGGCGGACGCGTGGCATTACGGCACCTTCGCGGGAGGCGAATATTGCGGATTGTTGACGGTGCAGGCCGAGCGAGGCGATATCGTTGCAGCCGGGCAGAGAGAATTTACCGAGCAGGGAGAGCGAAATAGCATTCTGTACTTCAGTGTGGCCGCGGATGGCTCTCTGCACAGCTTCGCCGACAAGGCGGAAGCATTCATGGCCTGGCGGAAGGCGCAGGAATTGCGGACAGCCGTGCCAAGATCGCTGGAGCGTTATAGCACCGAAGCGTTGCTCGGCGAACTGCGGCGGCGGGGTCTGGCCGTCGGCATGCCGCCGCTTTCAGAAGAGGCACCGGCCGAGGAGGTGGGTGATGGCAAAGCGACCCAGACCGCAGGTACAGCCTGAAGAACGCATGTTGTGGGATAAGCCGATTGCGCAGGTCGTGCAGGCCAAGCGGGTGCCGCGCATCGGCGAGGTTGTCCGCATCCGGCATTATTGGCCGGACCAGCAGGCAGACTACGGCGAAATCGACCAACTGTCGCCAACCGGCTTCAGAGTCGCGGTTTACCGCGAACCGGGGTATTATACGGCCGCGCCACGGAGGGCCTGGTACATTCTGCCGGACTTCGGATACGCCGTGAGACCTGTCGTGCCGGCAGGTTGGCTGCCTGCCGTCGGAGAGACAGTGCTTGTTCGCACGACGATCGGTTCGGATCCGTGGCCACCGTGTTGGGTGCGTGGCGATGTTGTCGGATTGGGTACCGGTTGCGTTGTCGTCGAGGGCCTGTGGCGCCTGGCGGGACGTGATGTACGCCAGGCGTGTTCCGTAAGTACGGACAAAATCGGATGTATCCTATTGCCCGACAAATACCCTGAACTTCTAACTTTAGGAGAGTAAAAAAAATGCGTAATCTGATTCCACACGATACGTTTATCCCACAGGAGCCTGGCTGGTATCAAGGCCGCGCTCGCGACACCCAGCGATGGGAATGTTTCTATTTCGCCGGCCAACCGATCAAACATAGCTGGGGTGGAGCGCAAGAGATAGAGCTGACGGCACGCGAATACGCCATACTGTGTTACGACGCGATCCGCGGCACGATTCCGGAACCGCCCGCGCCGTTAATCGATAGGCTCGCGGCACCTGCAGTGCCTGCTGCGACTCCAGCCCCGGCCCCGGCCCCGGCCCCGGCACAGGCAGAGGCGTCCACGCCCACCGTGGAGAAAAAATCTGAAGCTGCCCCTATTATCGAACGGGCCTTGGACTTGTACATCTCTGCGAACCACCTGGAGATTTCGGGAGCGGAGCGTGACGTGTTGCGCACTCTCCTGGAGGGTTTTGTAGACCTCCAGCACCATGCCATCATTAGTGTGTTGAATGATGTTACGCGCGAGGACAAAGCCGCGATTTGGCACCTGATAACACAGCGGGTGACTATTACCAAGGCAGCGTTGGATGTACCCCACGTGTGCGGTGAACTTAGGGGCGTGTCCTGGGAGCGTGCAGGAACGATTACCGCCTTGGGCTTACTCAATAGCGCACTTATTGCCGGTGCTATACTGCCGGTGGCCGCCTGCTGGGTGGACGAGAGTCGCAGTTGCGATAGCTTCCGCGGATTCGGCGTTCATAAACCGACAGCTGTTTCTTAACGTACTGTAAAACGTAAACTTATTACCTTAATCCCCGTTATTTGCAGGAGTACATTATGTCCCAAGAAGCACCCGCCGCGCAAGTGGCCAAAGCTGTGGCAAATGCAGCACATACGAAAACTGTTATCGTAAAAGAATCCGAGGTACTGTTGCTGCAATTGCGGGACGACGTGGCAGCGTTGGCCACGCGCGTTACCGCGTTGGAGCAGCTGCGCGTTTGCACGTGCCCGCCGGTCGAAGCGGCTGCATCGTGCACAGAGGCCGCGGAAGCCTCGCCTCCCGTCTCTGCCCGCATAGCGGACAGCCTCAAAGAGCTGGCCGACGCATTGGCTAGTGGCAAACCGCTCGACGAGGTGTTCCGGTGTTGCACTGTCGCCTGCACACCCGCGCGGGCAGAGGAGTCGGCGCAAGCACAGGAGATAGAGCAACTGCGGGTGCAATTAGCTGCCTGTCTAACGGCAGCGGAGGGAGCCACGCATCAGCCAGCGGTCCAAGGCGACTACGGTTGGAGTCGGGCCTACCAAACGGTGCTTGATTTGCGAAAAGCATACGACGGCGTGTGCTTGGGGCGACTGGCGGCGGATGACACGGTATCGGCCAATTCGTGGGAAATGTTGTATGCCATGATCCGGAAGCTGCATGCACGTAACGCCAAGGACAAAGACGGGCGCTGCGCCCAGACTTTCCCCGTGCAATACTGGACCATGCGTTTGCGTGAACATGTTGGCAATATCTGGCTCGGGTTGCTACAGCAGTCGACGCCGCCGGCACGCGAGGCCGATATAAGCACTCAGACGGATCTGTTTGGCAAAACAGCCGTCGCGTATTGCTGGACCGTGGCGATGTGCGGGCTCCAACTGCGCGATCTGCCGAAAGTCGTGGCACCTGTCAAGGATGCGTGGGCACTGTCGGATGTCACAGAACAGCTATTGGCGGAGACGGAGCGCCTATACGGCGCCCTGCACCGCTGTGCACCGGACACGGCATTGCCCGCGGGGACGCCACGATTGCTGGGGGAAATATGGAGCTTGTACGAGCTTCTCCGCGTTGCGCTGCACATTCCGTTGCCTAAGGCCATGCACGCTGCAACGGCGGCCCTGGAGGAGCAGTTCGGGCGATGAATAACTCGGGCGTGCTTCGGCAATTGCAGGCAGCAAGCCAGGCCGCAGAACAATGCCTGCTAAACGAGATCATGGGGCAGATCGATAAACAAACTGCGCGAACAATTGCGGCGTACGTCTCGACTTGCCTGATTGGCAGTGATTTGCTGGACGTATGCGGCGATATTTGGGAGACCACCCGGCGCGAGCTAAGATCAGGGGAACGCAGGTTCTCGCCAAGTAGAGGCCGCGCGCCGGCGCGCGGGTAGTAACCGGATGTTCAAGGATACGGATCCCTTGCTTAACCTATAAAATAGGCTATAAAGTTGTGTTAGGACGGACCATCAAACAAGGAGCGAACGACGATGATTACCTCACTTACCGAGGAACAGGTAGCTGCATTGGATAAGTACCGAGACGCGGGATTGGCCCGCGGCATGAGTTGCGAACGCATCAAACGCGATACGTTCTTGGGCAAAATCGATCGATTTTACACGGAAATCCTTTCCCGCGAGAAGCCGATCGTTACGATTTTTATGCCCTCGCCGGTAGCCGCATGGGCGGCGGTATGCTGGCTGGCCTCTTTCGTGGACGAGACGCCGGCGGAAGAGTTCCGGACCAGGGCGCTGGGAGTGCAAGATCTTGGCTGGCCGGAAATGCAAAAGCGCGCCGGGGATACGATGTTGTCCCTGGTGTGGCCTTATTCCGATATGCAGTTCTGGGCTGGATACATCAGCTACTACGAGTACATGCGCGAAGTATTGGGCGTAAAACCTTATCCGGAAACTTGGGATTTGTTCAAGAGCCTGGACGAGGCGTGCCTGATCTACCCGCTCGAGAAGTTCTGCGTCATTTCGGAGCGGCAGACAAGCTTGCACATGGAGGAAGGGCGTCTTCACTGCGACGACGGCCCGGCGACGGCTTATGCCGACGGCTTCGAAGTGTACGCGATTCACGGCGTACGGGTGCCGAAGAATGTCGTCATGGCACCGGAAAAGCAAACCCTCGAAGAAATCGAAGCGGACGGCAATGCGGAAAGCAAGCGCGTGCGCATCGAAAGATTCGGCTGGGAGCGTTACTTGAAGGATTCGGGGGCGGCCGTCGTAGACCAGCGGCATAACGATCGGGATGCCCAGGATGAGGTATTGTACCGGCTGCGTGATGGTACGCAGCGTTTCGCGTTCGTCGACCCGTCGACGGGCCGCCGTTACGCCTTAGGGGTTCCGCGTGAGATACAGAATTGCGAACAGGCCCAGATGTGGATGTCCCATCTGCTCGACCGGTACGCAATCCACCGAAGTTGATTAGTCCGCAATAGTGCGGCGCGATTGACCGTTTTGGCGGTCTACGGTATGGTGTAATTGTCCTAGTTGGAGTGAAACTGGTACGCAAAGCATACTGCTGATACTCTGCAGTTTGCCAAACGTACGCCCACGGAAGTTAAGGAGTTGACAAATGACGGAAGTTTTAGCGAGCAAGGCATCCAAACAAACCAAGCAGCAAACCAAGAAATCGGCCTCCAAGCAAGCGGTTCCCGAGCGGATGGTCAACGACGCTCCGCGCACGTTCACGGACGCGGATTTCGAAATCGGCACCGTGTCGCATCAGGGCGACGTGATTCTGGTGCGCATTCGGGAGTTGCCAGCCGGCGCGAAGCCACGCCTCAACCGGCAGATGGCCATCGGCAGCACCCAAGGCGCCCGGCATATCCTGGAACGCGGCGACGCGTTCGATTGCGATGCCGAGAAAGTGGTTGCGGCAATCCGTGCGGTTTGCCCAGGCACGGAGGACATCCCGGCACAGTACGTCGGACCGGTATTCAAGACCCGCGACGGCGTGGCATCTTTGCCGCATCCCGAGCACGGCGATCAGCATTTCGAGGGCGATATGACGATTGCCTGCGTTTACCAACGCAACCTCGACGCCGAGGAGCGGGAGCAACGGGTCCGCGACTGATCGCGCCTCCCGGCATACCGGCAGCGGTGCTTAATTACCGCATTGCCGGTTAAGGTTATTTTGCCTTGTTTGGTGTCGCAATGCGCAGTTTTTCATGGATTCTGCGCGTTGCGGCACTTTTTTCGTTTACCTTGATTGGGTGAAGACGTCCCGGCGGAAGCTTCGCTTCTTGCCGGGGCGCTCTTTTTTATCTTCGCCTAGTGCGGATTTCCTTCCTGTGGTAGAATCGGGTACGTACAACCATGGAGGGTTTGCCATGACCGTTCTCGATTTACTGCGTCCTATGCACAACAAGCAGGCTGATGTGCGTATGACACCCGCGATGGCCCTTCGCGAGCACAGCAAGGGTCCCAAGAAGCCTACGATGGCCCAGGCGGCGCAACGGGCCGGGCAGGCAGCTACCGGCATCTTGACGGCAGCCGCGCCGGTGCAACCGATGAAGGCCGCGCAATTCGGCGCAGCCGTAGCCACAGAGCTGCTGGCAAAGACTGCCAAAAGCACTTCTAAGGCGCAGCAGCGTCTTTTCGGCATGGTGCATGCCGTCCAGAAGGGCGAAATGACAGCCCCCTCTAAGAAGGTGCAGGAGATAGCCGGCGATATCTCGCCGAGCTCTGCCGAGGATTTTGCCGAAACAAAGCGCACCGGCCTTCCCGAGCATGCCAAATCCGCGTTAGCCGTCGAAGACGACACGCCCGATATCGATCGCCAAGCCAAGATTACGCTGGCCATCAGGCATAACGCCCAACGCCGCAAGGCCAAGCCCCAAGAGAAGCAGCTCCCGACGATGCCAAAGGCTGCAGACTTCGGCGCCGGCCTCTGCAGGTGATTTTTTTAGCTATCACAACCAGCCACGGAAGGTTGAACCATGATCGACAGCAAACTCTTTAAAGCCGCCCAGGTTCGCGTTAAAGCGGCCTTACGACAACCGGCGGCCGCGCAGCCGAATATGCTTAATCAAGCGCGGCAGACCCTGGAGGAGGCTCCAGCGAGGGCTTTTCAGGCGTCCGTGCCGAAAGTACCCAGCCCCGTGCCGGCTTTGCCGGAATCACCGATGGACAGATTGTCGCCCCCGGCGGCAGCTGGTGCAGCCGCCCCTGCGCCTGTTCCCGCTCCTGCGGCGGAGCCGGCAGGTTATGGCGAAGCTTGGAATAAACTCCTAGGCGGCAATCTCGGCCAAGCCTGGGGTGCCATGCCGACAGCGGGCAAGGTAGGGCTTGGCGCGGGCGGAGGCGCTTTAGGGCTGCTGGCCTTGCAACGGCTGCTCGGCAAGCGGCGGCGTAGCGATGAAGAGGAGGAGAAAGAAGCTGCGGCTCCTCGGGCTGCCCCAGCTGCCGCAGGACGTGCGCAGTATGCCGGTAGGACGACGACATTATCGCGGGCTGCATCCGGTTTACAGGATGCCGTCAGACAAATTGGCAGTGCTATGAAGGGAAAAGCGCCACCTGAAGCGTTCGGTGCCGGTCTCGGATCCGCCATCGACCAGGGCGCGGGGGCAATCTCGCGGTTACACATGCCGGCCATCAAGCGTTTTCCCGATTTTAGCACGCTATATAACCCTGCGACAGATGCACAGGGACGGCCATTGCCGTTATGGGGTAAAGGGGCGGCCGCCCCCGACTGGGAAAAACTCCGCAAGGAGCACGGCTTCGGGCCGGGCGACGGCGGGCCGAAGCGGACCGGCACGGCTATTTCGCGTATCATCGCCATCGGCTCAAAGGGCGGCGAAGCCTGCGCAAAACCGCAGCGTATGGGCTCCAAATGCGGGCCGGGTTGTCGAAAGGGTTCGCGGGGCGCGGCGGTAGGCAGCTTAAAGCCTGTGCCCTAAACACTAAGATGGTGGATATTGGCGCGGAGGGACTTTCGGTAGCGCTGCGGGTTGCAGTCCCACGTTTGTTAGCTTGGCATTGCCGACCTGAGTGAATTTTTGACCTATTAAAAAGAAGAGTTGCCATGGCTGAAGAACTTGCTAACGATGCAGTCTCGTATCTTGCTCAAGCCATCCCCAACGACTTCGAGCAAATTATCTACGTGGATTCCGTCTTTTTGTTTCCGGAACAAGGCAATTTCCGCATCCGGATCGACAACGAACTGATGTTGGTGACGGAGGTCGACGCCGGCGAAAACGCTTTTACCGTGACGCGCGGCATCGAGGAGACGACGCCGACGACGCACGAGATCGACGCCTTCGTGTCGCAAGTGCTGACGGTGGAAGGACTTCGAGCGTTTATTTTACGGGTAATGGGCGAATAATCCGAAGGGTAGAAATATGGAACGGCTTGCCAATAATGCAGTTACCACGCTAAGTCTGCCGATTACGACAACCTATGCGACTACCGTGTATGTTGCAAGTGTCGCGTTGTTCCCGGCTGCAGGCGACTTCAGGATTCTCATCGACGACGAGCTGTTGCTGGTAACTGCGGTGGATGCCGCGACCAACACGTTTACCGTAACCAGGGGCATTGAAGGCACCACGCCCGCGACACACGCCGTAGGCAGCGCGGTTTCTCAAGTTCTGACCGCGGCGGGCCTCTTGCAGTTTATCGAAGACAGCGCAGTGGAACTGTCCTCGGAGCAGCTGTACGAGGTGCAAAATCTGGATGCGGCGCTGGCAGCCAAGCAGGATGCTGGTACGGCTACCCCTGCGCAACTCGACGCGGCGGCGGCGATCGTGCCGGACGATATCGCCGTGCCACAGGCGAACAAGGCGGCGATACTCAACGCGGACGCGGCGTTAGCCGGTTCTATCGTGCAGCGTTATGGCACGACAGCAGCGCTTGCCAACGTAGTTCCACTTGCTGGCGAATGGGTGTATGACGCCGATCTTGACATCTTAGTTCGCGGCGATGGGACTAGCACGGTTCCGAATCTACCCCAGCAGAATATACGCCCAAGCCATACGACTAAAGGCTATAAAATAGGGACTGAACTGCGGGATTATTGCAGGCCGTCAACAGATGTAAGTACGCCTGGACCTATCCTGATTGGCAACAATATCGTTTCGGGCTCCCCGCAGGAAATCTCGCTACAGGGCGAGTATAGTGGTATTTCATTTAGAGCAAACTCCAATACGGGTTATGTCACTGTCAGAGGATTGCGGCCACTATTTCGCGGACTGAGCGTCATCTCCAACGAATGTTTGAAAACGCCAAGCTGGACAGCTGATACTGACCTGGCTAACTGGACCGCCACTAATTTCACATGGGTCGAATCAGGGACGGTGAGGACCACGAATGCCACGTTCGAGCTTTCGCAGACTATCGCGAGCATGGACCGTCCACTTCTTCCAGGCGAGGCGTATTTAGTGACGGTAAAAATCAAAGCGTTTACTTCCACCGTCGCTACCGATCATATTTTGGTGTACGGATTTGGCACTCAGTTTAATCTGGATATTCTCGCTAACACGCTGCCTGCCGGTGGTGAAACTTTTACTTTCACGGCGAAATGCGTAGCCACGACCAGCGGGCATCGGATTCGTATTATACCATCGTCGATGACTGGAACGTTTACTCTCGACGTGGGTGAGATATCCGTCAAACGCTTAGCATGGACAAGCACTGGTGGATCGAATCCGTTTATCTCCGGCTATATCGAGCAACCAATCGGTTCGCCTGTAACAAGTGCCGCGACAATTACTCCATCGGCTCCGTGTTTCCATATCGGTTGGAACGGTACGAGCGTGAACACCGCAGGCACGGCAGTCATCACGCTGAACAATCGGGACCATGCTTTCACGACTTCTTCGACGCCGACGATCTACTGGAACGATGGCGCACCAAAGAGTCGTGTCGGAATGACGGTGACAGCCTATGATGTTGCCGCAAAAACGATCACGGTTACTGCGGCGAGCGGCACGGGAGACGCCTATCCCGCCGGCACATCGGCGGTTGCGGTCGATAACGTTACCGCCACGATCAATCAGCCGATCTCTGGGGACACTGGGTTTTCTGGCTCTATCGAAGTGATTCCGGGCATTCCTTGTGCGTTTGGCACTAGCGGAAATATCGGAGTAGCGGTAACCGGTGTTGTCGGGCAACTGATTCGTTTTCGCTATGATTATTACGATTCCAAGTGGTATCCGACAGAGTCCAACGCTGTAGAAATTCAGACAGTCGCGATCGATAATTTGCGGGTCACGGGCACGGGCGCGTTGCTTGGGACCGCTGCCGGAACCCCGGCGGGCGCGTTCGGATTGACCTATGGCACGTCCGGATCGGCATCGCCGAAACTGGTGGGCGAAGCGGCTAACGGGGATTCAAAAACGGACAAGGCTCGATTCCTCTTTACGTTGCCGACCGAGTACGCGGCGGGCGGGACCGTGACGTTGCGGGTGAAGTGTCGCATGACAGGCAACGTTGCCACAGCACAGACCATCGACGCGACGTGCTTCAAGGGCGACGGCGAGGCAGGTGTCGGTTCCGATATCTGCGCCACGGCGGCACAGACCATCACGGATGCCTTTGCAGATTACAATTTTACGATCACACCCACGGGCTTGGCTGCGGGCGACTTGCTAGATATCGAGCTTACCGGCGTAGCGAACGACACCGGCGGAACCTCGAACAAGCTTTTGGAAATCGGCAACGTGCAGGTACTTTTGACGGTGAAGCAGTAATGGCAGTAAACATCAACGGAAATTCTGATAGTGGTCTAGTGATCGGCCCGAGCAATGCCGATTTTACGCCGGTGTTTATTGACGAGAGCGAGTTTGCTGGCGGAACGTCCGAGGATGTTGTTTATCTCGATACAAACGCCACGGTGCATTACGACGCGGTAGTGACTTCGGATGGGTATTTCGAGCTGCAAAATATCTATCCGATCGGGTTGGAGGTAGATTTTGTAGTAGCGTTGAACCCAACAATTGCGACGGTTGATGAAAACCATCGCCTAATTCGCGTTGGCACGGGCACGGCAAAATTCAACGTCACGGCGGGGGGACAAACTCGACAGATTTCAGTTGCAGTGAGTTCCGCAGCGCAAGCGACGCATTACGTCTATAACTCGTTTGTTGAAGGGTGCTACGCGAAATACGCTAATGATTGGTTTGCGCAGAGAGCGGCGGTATGCACTTCGCAGAACTGGAACGATGGATTTAAGACGGGAAGAATCTATCTTGCGAATGCCTGGACACAGTTCCATCAGCCATACGACCCTGACTACTCGGTATTCCAGATGCAACTGAACCCGAATTGTTGGGCGGCAGACCTGGATTTTAGCGCGTTCGCCTGTTATGCGAGCGGCAGTGTCTATAACGGACCACTGCCAGGAAATAACATGGGCGTTACTGCCACACTAATCAGTAAGCGACATTTCATCGGAGCGGGACACTACCATCCCGCAGTAGGTTGCAGGCTGTATTTCCTCGATTCCGACGGCGAGATGGTCATGCGGACTGTGGCTGCGCTTCCTACGCAGAGCAGCAATTACATGCAAATCGGTAGCGAACAGCTCGATCTGTGTGTGGGTATTCTCGACGACGATGTTCCCGCAACCGTAGTGCCTTTGTCCGTCATGCCGATTGACTCGGTCAGTGAGACGTATATGCCAACGTGTACGGGCACGAACTGGATAACGCACCCGCTCTACGGGATTCATGTTGGTCGATTTAGGCAGGTGGATGTGGTTGGAATAATACCGAGCACGTCGCAATATTTTTCGAGTTTCAGTTCACTTTACCCGCCTACTGATCCAGGCGACGTGCCAACCGGCTACACTTACGCTCCGCCGGACTACCCAGCGATGATCGGCTATTGCGGTTTTGGAGATTCCGGCTCGGCAATGTGCGCGATTGTTGACGGCCAGCCATGTCTGGCGGGAATTATCAGTGCCGCGTTCACGCGAACTACGGCTAGATACACTTCGATCAACGCTGCGATGGCCACATTAAGCAACGCCGCCGGACTGTCCGCCGGAGAAGTGGCAAACGGCAATACGCCATATCAACTAACCGTCGCGGACCTAAGCGGATTTCCGACCTACGAATGATCTCAATTCAAAATCATCGCCTGGCGTAGCATGCTTTCCCCCGGTAAACTGCGTATTCCATCTTTTGTGACCGCGCGGCAACGCCCGCCGCCGCGGGTGGCGCTGACACGGCCGCGGGTGGCGCTGACGCGTCCGCGTGCCGCCCCTACCGGCAACTACCAGACCGCCCGCAAACTCGTGCGCCCCGGCGAGCTGGTTTCGATCTGTATGGCCACGCGCAACCAGGCGCCGCTCCTCGAGGCGGTGTTGCAGAGCATCTTGAGCCAACAGCACGGCTTCCCCTTGCAGATCGTGGTCACGGACGACGGCTCCAGCGACGGCACGGCGGCGATGCTGGCAAAATATCCGGTGGAATACCACCGGCTGGAGAACAACACCTACCGCAACGGCGTCTACGCCAAGAACGTAAGCCTGCGCGCCGCCCGCGGCGACGTGGTGATCCAGCAGTCTTCGGACGTGCTGCACGCCGGCCCGGACGTGATCGCGCAGCTGTTGCAGTCTTTGCGCGCCGGTACGATCGTCTTCGCGGACGTGCGCGACCGCGATCCCGCCAGCGGGCGCATCACGCGCAACGGCCGCTACCAGCGGCAGCTGTTTTTTCTGGGGGCCTGCTGGCGCGAGGACATCTGCAAGATCGGCGGCTACGACGAGGCGTTCGCCAACGTGGTCTGGTACGACGACGACTGGCACGGCAAGTGTCTGACGGCCGGCCTGGGGTTGCAGTCCGTCTATACGGCCGCCCTGGCGTTGCACCAGCTACATCCGTCGCCGCAGTACGACTCCGCGCCGGCTCGGGCGATTTACCGGCAGAAATGCGCGGCGGGCAAGTATCTGCAGCATAGCTGGCCTTACCGTCCCGGAGTCGCCGTGCAGCACGTCCAAGCGAGGGCGTCATGACCCTGCCGCAGGTTAGCGTGACGATTGCTTCTTACGATAAGGCGCCGTTGCTACGCCGCACGTTGGAGAGCATCTTTCGGCAACGTCCACCGTTCTCCTTCGAGGTGCTTGTCGTGGACGACGGCAGCCCGACGGCGGCGGCGCGCGACGCCTGCGCCGCCTTTCCGGTGCGCTATCTGCGCCGGGAGCGGCCGCCGGGCTTTACCAATCCGTCCGCGGCCCGCAACGCGGCGCTGCGCGCGGCGCGCGCTCCAATCCTCGTGCAGCAGAGCGACGACGTGCTCCATGCCGAACCCAACACCCTGGAGGCCCTGGTAGCCGCGCTCCGGCCCGGCGCGTTCTGCATCGCGACGGTATATGACTTTCACACGGAGAGCGGCCTGCGGGGGGACCAGTACACGCCGCGGTTCCAAGGCGAGGGGGATTGGCGGCCGCTGTTCTTTTTGGGGTCGTGCTGGCGGGAGGATGTCTATAAAATCGGCGGGTACGACGAAGATTTCAAAACCGCCGGCTGGGACGACGATTGGCATGCGGACTGTCTGATGCGCGGCTTGGGCCTGACGCCGTCGTACGTGCCGGTCCTCGGGCTGCACCAAGCGCATCCGCGGCCGCAGCACGATTGGGAAATCAGCCGCGCGCTGTATCACGCAAAAGTTGCCGCCGGCGTTTTTTGCGCCGCCGGCGGCCCCTGGGAGTTCGTAAGTGGATAGTTTGCAACATTGGGAAGAAGCGCATCAGCTGCAGGACATCCAGCGGCTGTCGGGCCATTCGCTGGACACGCATCTGCGGGACTTGGCGGTGCAACTCACGCCGCAGGACCGCGTGCTCTGCATTGGCATCGGCACCGGCACGTGGATCCGGGAGCTGGCGGCGCGCGTGGCGAAAGTGCATGTTTACGATATTTCCCCGACGGCCTTGCAAGGCGTCGCGGATGTCGCCGATACGGCCTTGCCCTGTAATACCGCGGATGTCGCCTTATGTTTGTGGGTCGTGCCGCACATGTCGGACATCCAGCTGGCCGAGCTGTTGGCCATGGTGCTGTCCATGGCCTTGGCGCCCTCCGGCTATCTGGCGATCCACTACAACGAGGAATTGGACAGCAATGCGGAAATCGACAATCGCGTGGGCCAGCCCGACGAATGGATCCACGGGGTTTCCGGCCTGATGTTGCGGTCTGCGGCGCAATTCGCGGCCATCGTCCGGCAGGCGGGGGGTTGCATTTGCCACCGGCACGTTTTTGCCGAGCATCCCGAATTGCACATGCGCTGCGTCACGGTACATATAAACAAGCTACGATGGAACGCATAATACATTTTTATTGGGGAGGCAGTCCGTTACCCTTCATTCGGTATTTGTGCATTCGCTCGTTTCGCCGGATGCACCCGCAACACGTCTTGAAACTATGGACGACGGCGGCGCCGAATACGGCGATCACCTGGGGCACCAAGGAGCTGGACTATCCCTTCATCGGCGACGACTACCTGTCCCGCGCCCGGGAACTGTTCGACGAAGTGGCCGTGGTCGACGAACCGCTGGTGCGGGATTATCACGACGTGACGCGCTCGGATTACGTGCGGCTGCGGGCGATTTACGACGAGGGCGGGATCTATGCGGACACCGACATCCTGTGCTTCGGCTCCTGCGAACTGCCGGCGGCCGATTTCTACATCACCAGGATCGAGGACTATTACCAGCAAGGTTTCGTCGCGGGCAATCGCGGCAGCGAAACTTGCCGCGCCTTGCTGGCGCTGGCGCCGGATTTTCTGAATCCCGCTGACTACCAGTGCATCGGTACGCGCATGCTGCGCGCCGCGTTTGCCGCGTTGCCCGACGCGGTGCGGCTGCTGCCGAAAAATTACGTGCACCCGTTCGTATTTTACGAACAGCCGGAGATCTTCGACCGCGTGACGCCGCTTCCTGCGGAGAGCATCGGCATCCATTGGTTCGCGGGCTCGCATCTGGCCGGCGTGTGGGTGAACAAGCTCACGGAAGCCAACTATAAATCCTTCGACAATACGTTTTCCGAGGTCTGCCGACATCATGACTTGTGACCCCCAAAAACGCGTGTGCCATGCCTGGGACGATCCGTTGCGCCGTTGGCCGACGGTGGCCTACGTCGAAACCAGTTCCACCTGCAATTACAGGTGCCTTTCCTGCGGCAACGAACACATGCGCCGCTTCCGCGGCGTTATGACTTACGAGACCTTCGTAGGCGTCGCCGATAAGGTCAAGCAGCGCGGCATTCTGATCGGGGCTATGTTCGGTTGCGGCGAACCATTGATGGACGACGGTATCTTCGAGAAGATGCGCTACGCCCGGTCTATCGACGTTATTCAGCCCGGTGGCTATATCGGGTTCAATACCAATGCCAGCCTGCTGACGCCCGATAAATACGAGCCGTTGTTGCAGCTCTTTCCTTCAGTCGTCTTCTCTGTGTTCAACGTCGGTGCGGCATACGACCGGCTTACGGGCAACGGCAGCTGGGCAAAGATCTATCCGCGGATCCTGGACTTTATTCGTTATCGCGATGCGAACCGGCCGGAATTCAATATTTTCATCGGTTGCAACCAGGTGCCCGGCGCGGACATGCAGGCAGTGCGCGCAGCCTTTGCGGGCTACCGAGTGAGTTTCGAAACCGACCCGCATATCGACTGGGAAAATCCGGAACGGTTGACCGGGCCGCTATTGCGTAACGCGCAGACCGGGCTACTTTGCGACGGCATGCGCGGCGTGCTCCAGGTTCGGCCGAATGGCGACTGCGGTTTCTGCGCCTACGACTTCTTCGGTACGTACGACGGCAGGCTGGAGACCGGCATCGGCAATCTCCTGGTGAATTCCTGGGAGACTTTAGAGGCCAACTTCAGGGCACTCTGGAAGCAACCCTCTACCGTGTGCGCACGGTGCGATTACTACAATAGCGCCAAGTAGCGACCGCCTAAGTGCACTTGAGGAGCGGCAATGAAGCTCGCGATGGTTTGTTGTACCTACCTGCGTCCGCAATATTTGGGCGGCATTATTCGTTGCTTCCTGGACCAGGACCACCCGCACAAGGAACTCGTGATCCTGGACGACGCCGGACAGTACGAGTCCCAGGAGGGCAACGGCTGGCGGCTCGTGTCGACCACGCAACGATACCCCAATCTGGGTGCGAAACGCGATGCCGCCGTTGCGCTAGTCTCGAACGACGTCGAAGCCCTGCAGGTTATGGACGATGACGATCTTTATCTTCCCTGGACGCTCTCCGCTGCAGCACGGGCACTGGCCTACGGCGACTGGATCAAGCCGAGCTTGATTTATGTTGCAGAACCGGGGAGTGCGCCACGGATGCTCGGTGTGTCCGCAGGCGGTTACGTGATGCATGCCTCCTGGGCGTTGCGCGTTTCCGCGTTTCGTCGCGCAGGAGGATACGGCCAGACCTTCGCAGAGGAGGACGGACTGTTGCAAGATCGGCTTGTTGCTGAAAGGACCACAGTGGCAGATCCGATGACGCACGGCAGCGAACCTTACTTTATTTGGCGAAAACATAACGACGGTTATCGCGCTCACGATTTCGTCGGTTGCCGTGCCTGGCCAAATGCCTCCAACCCCGTTCCGGAATGTAAATTACCGATCGTAATACCCGACACGAACCCTGCATTGGTGCTTTTAGGCCGCGTGCGATAAATCGCGAGAAAGGACAAACCGTGCCACCTAAGGTTATGAATTTCTTCTGGGCGGGCGGCCCGATGTCATTCCTGCGGTATATGACGTTGAAGTCTTTCCGTTATTACAATCCGGACTGGACCATGCGGCTATGGTCGGCGCCCGTAGTTAAGGCGAAGTCTTGGAGAGGTTGGGAATCCTCGGATTCGCAGGATTATCACGGCGCAGACTACATGGATCGCGTCAAAGCACTGCGCGTCGAGCACAAGAGTATAGTGCTGCCGTTGCCGAACCTGCCACCGGCGCATGCCTGCGACTTGTGCGAATGGCACGTATTGAGCACGGAGGGCGGCTGGTTCAGCGACATGGACATCCTATACGTGCGGCCCATGCCCGTAGTCGACGGCGATGTCTTCCTCTGTTATACGCCTACCGGTTTCGGCGTAGGGTTCTTAGGCGGCAGCCCGCGTAACCCGGCATGGGCAGCCGTATATCAGGCGGCGCGCAAAGGATACAGGCCGGATCGCTATCAGAGTACCGGCGTCAATGCCGTAGCTGGCCGCTTTGGTGATCCGGCGCAAGGCATGGCTCGGCATTATCCGCTGTTGCGCGTGGTCACGCTGCCGGCGGCAACGGTTTACCCGTTCAGTTATTTACAGGTGACCGGCATGTGGACGGACGCAACTGCATTATCCGAAGAAACAATCGGGGTCCATTGGTTCGGGGCGCACCCGGAAAGTCAGCAACGGAATGGTTTGATATCCCCTACAAATTATCAGCCCTTCGGCGTAATCGGTAAGGCGCTGCAGGCTTTGGCCCCGTTCTGAAAGCGGAGGTGACGATGACGGGCCGACCCTATGCTTATGAAGATCTCATCTGCGGCAACAAATTTAAAGCAGCCTATCGCGGGATGCGACCGTACTATGCCGATAGCTATCAGGTTGAAGCCAGAGTGCCAACGACCGCTGAATGTATTGTGACGCACAACGGTGATCGCGCGATTACACCAGATCTCGTAGCGAGGTACCCGCGCTTAAAGTGCTGGTTTGGCCAGAATATCGAGTGCAACGACCCGCGCGTACATCCGTTGCCCATCGGCCTGGAGAACGATTATAACCCGGGGCAGCCTGCCAAGAACCAGAGGCTTTTCGAACTGGCCGCTGCCGGTATCGCGCCGACGAAGCTGGCCTATCTGAACTGCAGCATCTGGACTTTTCCGCCGGATCGGCAACCGGCTTATGCGTATTTCGGGCAACAGCCGTGGTGTACGGCGCGCCAGCATGACGCGGAGGCGCGCGGCATCCAGGGTTCGTCGGGCTTCGAGGGTTACGAGGCATTCTGCAGAGAGCTGCTGGAGCACCAGTTCGTCATAGCTCCGCGAGGCCACGGTTTGGATTGCCATCGCAGCTGGGAAGCGTTATATCTGAGGCGTTGGCCGGTTATGAAACGCTATCCAGGACTGGTGCGGGTTTTCGAGGGGCTGCCGGTAGCCTGGGTGGACGACTGGTCGGAGGTTACACCGGCATTCTTGGTGGCGGAACAGCGCCGGCTCGGCGGAATTCGGGATCGTGCTAGGCTTACAATGGCCTATTGGCTGAAGTATATAGCCGGGACTATTCGCAAATGCCTACAATGAAATGTTCGATATGCATCGCCACGCGGGATCACGCTCCATTTCTGGATGCAACGCTTGCCAGCATACTGCGGCAACAGCCGCCATTCGCCTGGGAGGTAATCGTCGTTAATGACGGCGCCAACGACAATACCGCCGAAATCCTGCAAAAATATCCGAACGTGCGTGTCCTTGATTTGCCAAGACGTCCCGGTTTTGCCCCAGGCAAAGCCCGGAATTTGGCGATGCAGACAGCCTGTGGCGATGTGATTCTGCAACAATCCGACGACGTGTTGCATGTTGCTGCCAACACGATCGAGATGTTGGTACGTAAGCTACAGCGCGGCGAGTTCGTCATTGCAACGGTCTACGATTATGACTTTAGCACAGGGGCAATCGTCGAACGCTATACGCCGTCCGTACTGGCCAATAACATCAAACGGCCGTTATTCTTTCTGGGGGCGCACTGGCGCGAGGATGTTTATAAAATAGGCGGCTACGATCCGGATTTCGATACCGTGGTGGGCTGCGACGACGACTGGTTCGGAGAATGCCTGATTCACGGACTCGGCCTGAAGCCGCGCTACGTTCCCGTGCTGGGGATACACCAGCATCACGCCAGGCCGGGGTATAGTTGCGCTGACGGGTATGCGTTGTGGGCGGCAAAGCGCAAGGCAGGCAAGTTTCGTTCTGCGGATAGCCCTTGGCCATACGCACCGGGAATGGGGTTGCAACAAAAATCGCCGTAATAAGGAGTGGCTATCGTGCGTTGTTCCGTCTGCATTACCACGCGTGACCATGCCGGGCTGTTGGACCGAACGCTGGCGAGCATATTCTGCCAACAGCCGCCATTCGCTTGGGAGGTGATTGTCGTCGATGACGGGGCAAATGACAATACACAGGAGATCCTCGGAAAGTATCCGGAAGTGCGGGTCATACAGCTGCCGAGACTGGCGGCGCATGTACCGGGCCGTGCACGCAACGTGGCGCTACAGGCAGCACTTGGCGATGTTGTTATTCAGCAATCTGATGACGTGTTGCATGTTGCACAGGATACGATAGAGCGGCTTACGGCTGGATTGAAGCCCAGCAGATTTCTGATTGGCACCGTGTACGGTTATGACGTAGCTACCGGACAAATTGCTCCGCGCTATACGCCTTCGTGGAATACGCATCCTGTAAACAATCCGCTGTTCTTCCTGGGTTCGAGTTCGCGAGAAGATGTTTACAGGGTAGGCGGTTACGACCCAGACTTCGTTACGGTCGGGTGCGAAGATTGGTGGTTTTCCGATTGTCTAATTCACGGCGCCAAGTCGCAGCCGGAGTATTCTGCAATTCTGGGGTTGCACCAGGAGCATCCCAGAGCCAATCACGACTTCGGCCCGTCCGGCAGGCTGCTGAACAGTAAACGTATTAAAGGCGTATTTTGCGCCTCGACAGGTCCCTGGGTCTATACTCCGCAGCAGCCGTGGAATGGGCAGTATCTGCCCTGCCCAGCGGCTGTGCCTGGCCTGTACGTTACACCAAGAGTGCCGCCTGCGCAGGCACCTGCCCCGGCGCATACTCGAGGACAACCGGCCAAAGTCTTCAAGCGCCCGGCTGTGGTACCGCCGCCTGCGTCTAAACTTGTAAAACCACGGGCTGTGCAACATCCGATGCAGCGCATAGACGTAGGTGCTGTCCGAGATCTGGCGTTCGAGCGGTATCTGCGGCGGCACGCACCAAAACGCTAACAACTTCAACCGGATTCGAGCTGTAACCATGGTGCTGAGGGCGCTGATACCTTGTGTTAATTACGCGGATTTTCTTTTAATGACGCTGCCGTGCGTCCTGGCGGTAAGCGACGAGCCGCTGATTATAACCACGCCGGGTGACGAAGACACACGAGCGGTTTGCCGGCGCTACAATGTTGCGTGTTTTACGCTGGCAGATTGGGGAACCCCGTTCAATAAGGCCGTCGGGCTGCAGGCTGGATTGCACAAGTTGCTGGCGGATCGGTGCGGCAGATTGGACTGGATATTGGCGTTGGATGCCGATATTCTGCTGCCGGCGAGCGCCAAGGAGGTTCTAGCCCCTCGCGCGCTCTGTGCGACAAAGCTATACGGGGCGCTACGGCGCATTGTCAGCTCTCCCGAGGCGTGGCGGCAGTATAGAGCACAAGAACTGCGCCCGCGACTTGAATGGCCGTCAAAGCGTGATCTGCGATACCTAACGCGACACTTCCAACTCTGGAATCAGAAGGCGCATCCGATGCGTTTCCCCGCGGTGTCAATGCCCGCGGATTATGTACGCGGATTGGATGTACAATGGCCGGAAGCCGATCGCAAATTGCTTTTTACGGAACGCTGCCGCGACGCAATATTGCCAGAGCGGCGAACCGTGCATCTGGGCGAGATCGGCCGCAACTGGCACGGCCGCGTTACGAAACCGTGGTTCGATGTGGACGGATTCCTCTGTACGTCGGCAGAAACTTCACTACATTAGTCGGCTATTGCACAACTTCAACTTCGATATGAACCCAGGAACAGAGCTGGTTGATCATGGCTGACGACGTACAAGAAGACATCGTAACGCGACTGAGCGCTTTAACGCCGGGGACCGTGCTGTCCGACAAGCTGCGTGGGCAGCTGCGCACGTCTTTGCTGGAGCTGTGGGACACGGGCACGCGCGAGCATCCTCGCATGATTACCGTGACGCCGCGGGAGTACCAGAAGCTCTCTAATTTCACCTTTACGCGGCGGCGTAGGCTGATCGGCGAGAAAGGGCGCATCCGCCTCGTCGAAACCGAGCCTCGCGGCTTGCAAATCATGCGTTTGCTGGTCGATATTCTGATGGTGCTGATTAAAGAAGCCGCGCGTGCCCCGGCGCCGCGTATTTACGGGCCGTTGCAGTTGGAACTGCGCTTGGAGGAGGAGTATGCCGAAGCCGAATTGGTTTTTGCCTATTATGAGATCGTGCTTCCAGGCTAATGGCTGGGGAATCTGCCGTGGACAGGCAGGTGGTGCGCGATTACACTGATCTTATCCGTTGTAGGTATATTTTTTTAGCTATTTGAGGGACGAGACATGCCACAAGGCACAATTAAGCGACTGGTTACCGAGCGCGGGTTCGGTTTTGTCAAGCAGAGTACCGGCGGCCCCGACCTGTTTTTCCACGTAACCGGCATGGCACCGGATTGCAACTTCGACGATTTGCGCGCAGAGCAACGCGTTTCCTTCGAAACGGAGCAGAGCGATCGAGGGCCACGCGCAATACGCGTGCGGCCGTTACCGTAGTGTGCAAGATTACTGGCAACATGCACCATGGAGGGGATCATGCCGAGCAGTTTGGGCACTATGGCGACGCGACCGTTTGCCTTCGGTGAAAGACCCGCCGGTTACAAGGTACCGAGTCTGCCGGCATTAAGCGGCGAACAGGCGTGGGAAAGCGTTTCCGGCCGCGATCGGAGCGGAGATAAGTTCAAGCAGCAAGCCAAACAGGCTGCATTAAGACGTTTTCGCTCCCGGTATCCGTTGTTTGCCGGGTTCTTGCAGGCATGCGGCGAAACCGGCTGCAGCGAACAGGAAATCGGCTGCGGCCTTCAGAAAGCGGCTGCAGCGATGCCGGATTTCAGGGCGGAGCTCGTCAAATGCAGCCTCGACGACGTCGACCCGAGCTGGGGCTATTATCTAAACAAGTGGTACAATCCCTGGCGCTCGCCAAATCCGAACATCCCCGATGTTGATTCGCGCGGCGAAGCGGCATTACGTACCGCCGGACGCGTAAGTGGCGCTACCGGGCTGTTAGCCGGGGCGGCCGCAGCGGTCCCCGCAGCGGTACCTGCCGCATTAGCAGCGGCCCCTGCCTTTACCAGGGCACTGCCAGGGCATTTAATGAGCGGGGCTGCCATGACGGCAGGGGGCCTGGGTGCGGCTTCGCTGATGGGCGGTGATAATCCTCCAGCAGCCGCTCCGCAAACGTCTGCAGCGGATTCCCAACGAGCCGGAGAAGTTTCAGCACCGGCACCTGCGGGGGGTGTAACGGAGCATCTTTCGAAATACTGGCCGGCGTACGCAGGTGCTGGTTTAGGTGCTGCTGGTCTCTACGGGCTATACAACCAGATGAAATCGCGCCGCCGACGGACCGAAAAGACCGCAGCAGGGTTTTTGCAGCCCGATCCGGCCGCAGCTACCGGAGCAGCCTTGCCCGATCTGCCGAATATGGTGCATCCTCCGGTGTCTCCTGCTGTCGGCGCGACGACACCGGCAGTGAAACCACCGTCTGCCACCCCGCCGGTACCAGCACCAGCACCAGCACCAGTGCCAACGCCGGCCCCGGCACCCGCACCGAAGCCGCCGGCCAATATTACAGTGCCGGTTGCGCCCGACGCACAGCAGCGTATCGCCGAGCGAAATAAGGAGATACTCGATCTCCGTCGCGAGAACGCAAAGAACACCCTGTGGCGTGAAGATGATGAAGATTCGCTGCAGCAGGCGATGAATTTCTCGAAGCAAAAGCAACAACCGTCGCCAGCGCCGCAATCCGTGTCCATGACGCCCGAGGAACACACGAATTACCAGCGCATTCGAGGCGAAGAAACCGCGGAGCAAACTGCCGATGCACAAATAGCGCCGGATCAGCAGGCGTTATTGCGGCAAGCGCACGATGCCTTGAGCAAAGGGGATTCGGCGACAGCCATGGAACTGGCCAAGAATATACAAATTCCGCAAGATCAGCGGGCGATAATCGCCAAACGCTACGGTATCGATCGCGCCATGTTGGAACAGGGCAAGCTGCCCGGGGATTTGGTGCAACCGAGCCAGGAGAACCTGGCCAAGGCCAATCCGGATATGGCAAAGCAAGACCCACAGGGGTTTATGGAGATGTGGGGGCAGCTGCCGACAGAATCCAAATGGATGCTCGGCATCGGTCTGCCGTTGGGCCTCGTCGGACTCATCTCGTTATTAGGCGGAGAAGGCGGCATAGGTAGCGTACTGATGACGCTCCTCGGCTTGGGCGTGGCCGGAGCCGGCGGTGCACTTGGCGGAGTTTTTGGCCAGGGCGCACAACAGGGCGCACAGGGGCTTTATGCCCAAGCCCGGCAACTCTTTGGCGGGCAAGCTGCGCCCAAAGCACCGACTGCACAAGCTGGGACATCGACCAGCCCTGCCGCTGCGCCTGGGCAAGCATTCGACGTTACGCAGTTAATTGGCCCCGACGGCCGTGTGGATGCGGATAAAATGGATCAAGTGCTGAACAACCCGCAGGCACGGGCGCAGCTGCTGCAACTGCCGGACGCGCAACTGATGCCATTAGTACGCGGATTGCCGCCGGACAACTTAGCCTTGCTGCAAAGCAGCGCAGCAACACCAGAGCGTATTGCCTCGAACGGAGGCATGTCGCTGGAGGAAGCGACGCGGTTGAAAGATTTAGCGATGCATGTTAGCGGGTGAGCAGCCGAGGTGGCGCCGGAATGGACGAATCGCACCCGTCCGCCGGTAGGGCCAGCGGCTCAGGGACGCGTGCCAACTGGCTCATAAGCGGATGGCGTGCGTAGGATCGCCCCGGCCGGATTTACTTTCCTGCCGGCCAGGTCAACCCGATACGCCTGCGATCCCGGATGCCCATAGCCGGCCCTTATACCTGACGGGAGGTTGCTCCGGCCTAACGATCGAGCATAAACGGGGTGCGAGCGGCCCCGTTGTGGGCATCCAGCCCGCGCTTTTATACAGGAGTCCGACATGGCAGCGGAATGTGCGGATGACCTCCTGGAGGCGTTTACCTGCTTGCTAAGCCACGGCGTGACGCAAGTCATCGGCAATACGACGGCTTACGCTCGTAGCGACGGCTACCACATTTACGAAGGGCTGCAGTTGCAACAACACTGCGCCGAGGCCTGCGAGGCTGCGCGGTGCTTAATTACCGCGTTACAGCGTCGGGACCACCCTTATAAAAGTTCCGCTGGTTTGCCAGCGTAAAATATGCTACAGAGGGGGAATGCAAGTTGGCCGCAGCACCGGCCGGTTAGTGAGCGAAATTTCCGCAGGATGCGGGCATTTTGCTATCGGCAACTGCCTGTGATAAAAGTCGTGAGGCAGGAAGGAGGAGTGGCGCCTGTGCTCCAGATGGCGCCGCAGTCGTTCGAACACCTTATCGTGTTCGAACCGGATCCGGGAGTAGGGGATTCCCGGGGGCTTGCATAAGTGTAATCAGTGCGGAGTCATGCCAACTACCCTTACGAAAAAACTAGTGGAGAGCACTATGGCCGGCGATTCGGAGTTTCGTGCCTACGTGGACGCCCAACTGGCCACCAGTACGTCACGACTGCAGCAGCAGTTCGACAAGTCGTGCCAGGAGTGCCGCCGCAACATGCACGTGGAGATCAATGCGTTACAGACCGCCCTTACCTCCCGCGAGGCGGACTATCGCGTGTTGACCAGCAAATTGGACATGCTGAACGACGGTTTGACCAAAGTATGTCGACTATTGGAGGGCGGTGAAACCGGGCGGTCACTGGTCATGCGCATGTCGCTTGTCGAGGAGTCGATGGCCGCGCATCATGCGCAAATCGACCCTGCCCGCATCCGTAATCTGATTCAGGACGTGGATACATTGAAAACCACAACGGAGGCGGCAAATGCGGATAAGCGGGAAACTTTCCGGCGCACGCTGATTGCAGCGGTGCCGACATTGTTGCAATGGGCTGGCGTGGCGTTTATTTTCGGGTGCTTTCAGTTCTTTCAGCACGCACCGGCAAATGTTCCCGCACATATGCAAAATCCGCCGCCCGTAACGACACAGCAGAAGTAATCCATGCATCAGGACTTTGGCCAAGCCGCCGCAATTTCCCCGCGGCCGACAGAGAAGGGCGGCGGCGCTGAAGTTCTTTGTACCGTGAACTCGCACAAGCAGGCTGCAGGAGGGATACAGAATGGCCGAGAAGCAGCAAACGACGATACAGCAGAACGGCGAACTATTAACAGTGCTACAACAGGCGCTGAACACCGAAATGACGGTGTCCAATCATTACTGGGCACGGGCAGTGTATTGGCAGGGAAATGGTGTCAAAAAACTGGCGCAGATGTACGAGAAGGAAGCTACGGAGGAGAGGGGGCATGCGCAGCTGGTGGCCGATCGGATGATCTTCCTGGACGGCGCGCCAAAGACGGCTCCGTCAGTGATCGAGGCGGTCGAGGGCAACTTAAAGACGCAATTCTCCGAGGACTTGGACGGCGAAGTGGAGGTGGCGAACCAGTATACGGGTTGGACGCAGACAGCCTTGGCAGCCAAGGATTTTGGGACTTACGCCGTATTGCAGAAAATTCTCGACGAGACGGAGGCGCATGTGGATTGGCTGCAAAACGAGCTGCAGTTGATCGCGCAGCTTGGGGAGCCGATCTACTTTCAGGGGCGTTGGCTGTCCGTGGATTAAACGCGCGCAATCTTGGGATGCTGGTGCGCGAAAAGAGAGCGTTGGACGAAAAAGAACTCCGGCAAGCCCGCGCCGCCGTAAATACCGAGCCCACGCCGGGGCAGATCGAAGCCGGTAATTATGCGAAGGGGCACGTTTCTTGGGCCGGTTTTGGCATAGCCATCGAAAATCCCAAGGGCAGCGAACGCTCCGGCACGGACAGGAACGGCAAAACCTGGTCTATAACCATGGCCAACGATTATGGTTATTTCAAGGGCATCCTCGGCCGCGACAAAGACCATTTAGATGTTTTCATAGGTCCGCATCTGGAAAGCGAGCTGGTGCATGTCGTCAACCAGAACGCTCCGGCCACCGGCAAGTTCGACGAGCACAAATGCATTATCGATGTCTGTCGGAGGACGAAGCACGGCAGGTCTATCTGGCGAACTACTCGAAGGGCTGGAAGGGTCTCGGCAGCGTAACGGCAATGACGCTCGCCGAGTTCGGCGATTGGACCAAGGATGGGAAGGTTACGAAGGCGGCGGCCCTGGATAGCAAGATGTGCACGGACGATCCGCGAATGACCAGCACCCGCGTTACCCGACAGGCCGATCAAGTGCCCTTAGATCAGAATCTGATGCCCGGTAGCCACGGCGGACCCGCAGCAGCTGACGGCAACGGCCCGTCGGCGCGCGGCCCCGAGGATGCCGAAGAACCGATCGGCATGCGAGACGCAAACGTCCAAGCGCCTGTACCGCATCTTCGGCAGCAGACCGATTGCACCTGCGGTCCCGGTGCATTACGCGAAGTGGCGGAAGGCAACGGGCTGAGCGTCACCGAAGCGCAATTGGCGGAACGTTCGGAAAGCGGCAAGCAGAAGGGCACGGATCCGGAGGATCTTGTGCAAACGGCACGGAAGCTCGGGTTGGAGGTGCTCTTTCACGAGAACCTGGATCTCGCCGGGTTGCGTGCTATTCTCGATAAGCGGCATCCGGTCATCGTCTCGCTGCAAGCCTGGGGAGACCCTGCGGACTATAAGCAGCTGCAGAGCGGCCACTACAGCGTCGTCATCGGCATGGATGACGAGAGCGTTTACTTTGCCGATCCCGCCATGGCCGGGGACCGCAAGCAATATGGCTATCTGTCGGTTGCGGAGTTCGAAAAGCGCTGGCGTAATCGCGAATATGACGGGCAGACATACCAGCATTTGGCCATTGAAGCGTGGTGGCCTACCGGCAATGCCGAACCGTCGGCCAAAACCGCTGCCGAGGCAACTACGCCAAAAGCTCCGGCAACGGAAGGGGCCAGCGCTGCGCCTGCCTCTGGCAATGGTACTCCCAGCAGTACCGCGGCCCCGGTGAAGGGGCCGACAGGCGCCGGTGCCAAGCCGGCCGTTGTACCCCCGGCCGGAGCAACGGTGACGCCGGCGCCGAAGGATTTTACGACAACGCTGCGACAGCAAATTGCACCCTATTATGCGAAAGCTCCGGGTGGCCTCGACGCGGCCGTGCAGAAAGCACAGGCACAATTGGCAGTACCAGGACATAACCCACGCTTTAGTCGGTGGCGTCCGTCGGCGCTGGATAAGGAAATCGCCGGCACCAAGGACACGCCACTGGTCGGTAGACAGGGTATGATGGACCACCGCACGGGCACAGTCAGTCTGGCGCCTGGCGCACCTCAAGCGCTCTTGGAGCACGAATTAACGCATGCGGCCTTGGGACCAAACTACTTGCGGCAATCGGACGAGGAAGCGACTACGCCGCTTATACCGGTGGAGCGGGCCAAACCGGAAGGACTGCCTTTCGCTGCCAACAACGCTCGAGGGCTGTGGCTGGCGCCTACGGCTGAAAGCCGATATGCCTACGCAGGCACGCCAAATGAGCTCGATCCGCGCCTTGCCGAGGCCAAACGGCAGTACGTGAAAGCCACCGGCCAACAGGTGGATACGCCTGAAGCTGCGGACAAGGCCTGGAATGCATGGCTTCAAAAGACTCAGATTGCCGCACCAGCCGATGGCAAGATTGATCCGGCAAAAGTCACTCCGGAAAATCGGGACGCAGCGGCATTGAAAAATATTCAGGGCGAGGACAGACAGCAATTGTTACGGCGCATGTTGGAACTCGTGCAAACGCCCTCCCCCGCGCTGGCAAAGACTGCAGCGCCAATTCCAGGTTTACCGGATCGGTCGAATTACGGAGAGCCACTGACGGATTTACGGGCCGGAAACGTTTACACGTTGCTGCGGCAATTGCACGATGCGGCACGGGCAAAACGGCACTTTGATCTGCGAATCGGCGACCCCTCCGGCCTACACAGTTGGGCCATGCGCAAGGAGATGCCCAAACCGGGCGAGAAACGGCTCGCGGTACATCAACCGCTGCACGACTATAGCTACAAAGATTTCGAGGGCCGGATAGAAAAAGGTTATGGAGAAGGCACGGTCTCGAAGGCGGAAGAGGGGCAAGTGCTGATTACGAAGGTCACACCGGACGCCGTGCATTTTACTCAAGCAAGCGCGCGCTTTCCGGAGCGGTTCGTACTGCTCAAACCGCGCGATCCGAAATCGAAGAACTGGCTACTCGTCAATACGACGCCGACGGTGCCGGTGGGAGCACAGCACGAAAAAGTCCACTTCAAAAAAATACCCGCGCAGCAGATCGAGAACGTTCTCGCCAAAATGCAGCCGGGGTCGACCGCCGAAGCCAAAGTAGACGGTGCCAGCAGCCTCGTGCAATTGCTCAAGGACGGTATCGAAGTGACCTCGTATCGTACGGCAAAAAACAATGGCCAGCCTATCGTATATTCCGAGCGAATGTTTGGTGGCAGGCCGTCCACGCCGATCCCGAAAGCCTTACGAGGCACGGTATTGAAAGGCGAGCTTTACGGACTTCGAAATCCTGAAGGCAAGAAACCCGAAGTGCTGCCGGCGCACGAATTGGGCGGTATTCTCAATGCTACCGTCGCTAATGCCTTGGAAAAGCAGCGCGCCGGGAATATCCAGTTGCGCAATATGCTGTACGACATTCCACAGTTGGGCAAACAACCCGTGCAGGATCTACCGCGCGCCGAGCGCCGCAAACTCCTAGAGCAAGTACTGCCGCATTTGCCTGCGGACTACTTCCATCTTTCGGAGGCTGCGGAAACGCCCGAATCTGCACAACAGCTGTGGGATCGCATTCGCAGCAGCAAGCACCCGTTGACGCGAGAGGGCATCGTATTGCATCCGGCAACAGGCGTGCCGCAGAAAGGCAAGCTGCTTGAAGAATCTGATGTGCACATTACCGGCGTTTATCCCGGACGCGGCAAGTACCGCGGCATCGGCGCCGGCGGTTTCGAGTACGCGCTGACGCCTGGCGGTAAAACCGTCGGCAGAGTCGGTACGGGAATCTCGGACGAGCTGCGGCGCGAGCTATGGCGAGAGCCGGATATCTATCGCGGCCGCGTTGCGAAAATTCGCTCGCAAGGCCAGTTTGCTTCAGGTGCGCATCGCGCGCCGGTATTGCTGGCGCCGCACGAGGACTGGACGCCCTAGACAGCGTAGTACGGATGCGGTACAACGATGGCTGTCTGGTCAAGTGAGGAACTACCTATGCACAAATTCAGACGACCGCGCGCGGTCCGGTTCAAATGGGTAGCTGGACCCGTTTCGAATGTCCACCCATCGCAAAGGAGTCTTGACGTGTTACAACTTACTGACATCCAGCAAGTTCCGTTGTCCATCAGGCCCGTCGATGCCGTCGGTAACCCCGCGCGGATTGATGGCGTACCGGCCTGGGCGATCCAAGGATCCGACCCGGGCATTCTCGTTCTGCAGCCTGCCGAAGACGGCCTCAGCTGTCTTGCCGTAACGACCGGCAGTCTCGGCACGGCCCAAATCGTCGTTACCGCCGATGCGGATATGAGCCTCGGCGAACGCCCGCTCGTCGGCACTTACGACATTGCCGTCGTGGCAAGCGAAGCCGTCAACCTTGGCGTGCAGTCTGGCGAGATTACCGAGCGTGATCTCACGCCGACTGTGCCGGAAACTCCGACAGTTCCGGAGACTCCCGAAGTCCCGGCAACGCCGGAAACGCCAACCACGCCGGAAACTCCCGAAGTTCCGGCTACTCCGGAGACGCCAACCGTCCCGGAAACACCAACCGTCCCGGAAACTCCGACTACGCCGGAAGCGTAAGCGTGTAGCGGGATGGATCCCGTCAATTTGTGGAAGAACGTCCGAATCCGGCGGCCGGTTTCCGTGCCGCCGGTTTCATTTTAGGAACGGGACAACCATGGCATGCACCATTATGGAATGTGCCGCAGTAGAAGCGTGCGCGGCGGCTTTTGTGAAAACGGCCGCACTGCCGCCCGATGCAGGGCACCCACTTCTTGAGCAGCTACAGTTTATTCAGCAGCTCTCCGACAACCGTGCTTATGCCGCCAAAAGCGCGCAGCTGCGCAAGTTGATGCTTTCCAATCCGGAAAACTGGTACATCGACGAGGAGCTGCAGCGGTTCTATGGCATTACCCATCGACCGACCGGCTATCGCTTTCATCTGCCCAAGACACATGTACCGGCGGATATCTCCAAAACGCTGACTAAAACAAGCGTACTCGGCCTATTGAAATCGCCGATGGCCTTGGCGACCGGCGCGGCGGACGACATCGCCCTCGGGGCCGTATCCGATTTGGTATCGAATAAGCCGGCGGTGACGCTGGAGCAGACGCCATTGCAAAATAAGGCGTTGCAGCGACTGCTGATGCAGCGATTTAATGTGCCGGCGGATCAGGTCTATCGCGAAGCTGACTACGCGAAAGATTACGGCGCGGATCCGTCGGAACTGGCGGAGCATTGGATCGATCTCGATATTGATCCGGACAGTGCAACGAGGCTGAAAACCGTTGGCGACGTTGAAGATTTTTTGAATCCGCCCGCACCGGTAAAAGCGGCGCAGAGTTTCTACGCCGAGGCAGCGCGCGGACATGGGGCGGAGCTGCTGCGCGGACGCAAACCGGTTTATAACGCCGGTGAAGGACTACTCGGCGCTTTACAACGTCACGCGGCTACGATAAAACAGCGTGGCGACAGGGCGATCGCCGAAGCCAAAACGTGGGACCGGATGCAGAATGCGATGGATCCGCAACGCTCGATACGGCAGACGCAGGCATATCTGGCCGGAGGGTCCGCTATGGTCCAGCACCCGGTCGATCGCCTGTTGCAACACGAACCTGTGCAACTTTTACCGCAATTACCGCGAAAACCATGACGGCAGGGAAGTGCGTCTTCGATAATGCGACTACGGCAACGCCTTTGACGGCGGACGAAGAATTAGCCTATCTACGGGCCGCCCACAACGGTTGTGGCAAGGCTAGAGAGCAACTTATTTTGTGCAATCAGCGTCTTGTCTGGCACATAGCCCGCGGCCTGCGACAACCTCGTGAACTTCTACGAGATCTTTTTCAAGACGGCATCTTGGGGCTGATAGTGGCTATCGAACGCTGGCAGGAGGGTCGGGGACACCGTTTTGCAAATTATGCAGCCTATTGGATTCGCCAGGCCATTCAAAACGCCAGGAAGCAGCAAGGCACGGAACAGTATGTCCGCAGGCCAAACAGTCGCCGCCGGCCGCCCCGGCAAATTTATGCAACCTCGGTACAGGGCTGGTACGAGGATCCGCCGATACGCCGTCTTTTGCAGCAGGAAAGTCGGCACGCTTTCCGCATTGCGGTTACCAGGCTGTCGCTTCGGCAGCGCCAGGCTCTCGAAATGCGGCTGGCCGGCATGTCGCGTGGCGAGATAACGCAAGAATTGCAATGCTCGCGGCATTACGTGAATGCGTTAATCCGAGCAGCGGTAAGCCGCTTACACAAACAGTGTCGTAACATAGATCCGGAATTATTATCGGCAAGACGCGCTCCGGACTGGTTATCCCCCTCTATTAACACTTTTACCACCCATGCGAACACAACAGAAATATGTGCGGCCACAACCGGCAGCCCGTAGTCTGCATCGTCGTAAAAACAAATTTTTGAAATTTTGCAGGTCTGCCATGCGGCAGAGTCTGCGGCATCGGGCGCGCTGGCGACACTGGCAGCGATACCGTGCCCTACACGAGTTGTGGCGTCAGGAGACGGTGAATATCAAAGATTCGCCGCGCACGGCAATGCGACGTTTCCCAGCGTGGGTGCTGGCCTGGATGCATACCCCCTGATATGGTACGCTGAAGACCTGGGCGCAATGCAACCGCGAAAGGGTCCTTCATGAGCATCACTTGGCAGGACGTACCGGCACGCGTATCGCAGCTCGTCAAGGAGGCGGCCGGCGAGGTCATGTGCTTGCGCCGCGTTTTGCAAAAGCTTCCGCCGGCTGCCGATCCGGGTTACGGTTATCTATTCTGGCATCCCGAAGACAAGGCCGTGCATGCAGTGCTGAGCGACGGCGACGATCAGGCGGTATACAATAAATACCATAATGCTCTGCAAGCGGTGCCAGGCGTAAAGACCGTTGAAGTAGTCGCAGAGTGCCATCCACCGAACCGCGACGACTGGGTGCATATCAAGCGTGCAAACGCACTGGGCATATCTTTCAATCCGTTCTATAAGGCGGCATGGGAAAGCCCCAATGCCTTGGCGACGACCCTGGGCGGCGGCTTACTGGCAGGGGGCCTGGGCTACGGTGCCGGGGCAATGCTGGAGCATCTTTTTCCGGAGCGATATCTGCGGCGAGGCAAGCTGCGTAAAACATTAGGACTTCTCGGCGCAGGTCTTGGGGCAGTTCCAGGTATTTGGACCGCATCGGCACGCGCCAGGATGCAAGATGCATCAGGCAAACCGGTCGGTTGGACGCGCGGTTGGCTATCGTCGCTCAACTCCTTGCCGAAGGATCCCGCCATACAGGCGCAACTGGAAAACGACCGCATTCAGACCAGCAGAAACCACATTCTCGATAAGGCAGCCGCAGCCCTGCGCGAGTTCCCTAGCGACCCGTGGATGCGTAAAGTTGCTGAACGCTACGGCGAAACGGGTGCGGCGAATCTGCCGGCCGTGCCGCTGGACGCTTTCAATCAGGCCATTTGGAATGACGTGGGCAATTACTCGGCGGCGAGGAGCAACCCTTACGGTACGAAGAGTCCTTGGGGTACGAACGAACAGCCGATGGGTACACCGCCTGCGATGGCCGCGGCAGCCTCCGGGGTCGTCAGTGGGATCGGGGCGCAATACGGTGGACCAGAGTATTTAAATCCAAAGCATTTCATCAAAGGCTTGGCGACGGCTGGCGTGGATCTTGCCACGGCACACGTCGTTGGCGGCGTCTTGGGTGCCCTTGGCGGGCTGACACCGGCTGCACAGGAAAAGCTACAAACGATGGGTCTCTGGGGCGGTATGATCCGCGGCATCGTCGGATCGCTTTTCGGGGGTTGACATGGCGCTGGTCAAGTGGGGAGACAAACTACTGCTGGTCGGCGACAAGGTTACGCAGGATCTCGAATGTTGCTGCCACTGCGGCTGCGTAGGCAGCATGCCAGACGAGGTTACCGTGACGTTGCCTTCGGTAACCTGTACTACCTGTGACCCGGATTGTGTACTACCGGCAGGCGATTACGTGCTAACACGTCCTGATCCTACGAACTATCCGTGTTGTTATTTTCTAGAGTTATCAATTTGTGGTATCTATACGACGATTACGGCAATAATCTTGAACGGCTCTGTAGGCGTGGCGTGGTCTACGGGTACCTGTGCGCCAGGCTTTGTTTTCTGGTCCGCTGGTTGGGAGGGAACATTCTCGGGTACGACACGTTGCGACGAGCTTTCCGTTACATTAACTGGTGATCCGTCGTCTTTTGGCGTTACGCCTGACCCTCCAGGCGGTGGTTCACTGACGAGTTAAACCACGAAACTATGAACTACTGCCAGTGGATATCCGAACCCGCGGCCGACGGCAGGTTCAAATTGACCTGCAGCGTCTGCGGCAACGAACGCTACTGGATACGTCCGACGTGCGTTCGGGCATGCCGGCCCGGTCAGTCTGTGACTGCGGCGGGCGCGCTGCCGCAGAGTCAGCCAGGCGAAGACGCCGCCGCGGCACTGCCTTCGCGAGCCGACGCCGTGCAGTTGCGCTTGCAAATGATCTGCGGCGCTTGCGAGCATTACGACACTGCCAATGGCTACTGTCGATGGGCTGACGGCGGCGATGCCCCCGGGCGCGACGTCTGGGAAGCCTGGCTCTGTTGCGGAGACTGCCCACAGGATCATTGGCTGACCGACCCTGCAGAATCCTCGGAGCAGCTGGCTTGCGATTGACGCCTTGGCTCGGCAGTAGCACAATGCAGGACAGCTTTCCCAAACGGAGTGGCGACTATGGCTACGGTTCTTGCGATACTCGGAACGATTGCTGGGACACTTTGGAAGATTATCGAGCCGTTTAAACAATATATCGTTTTCGCGGTATTGATCATCGTTTGCTGGCAGCTGCTTACGAGCCAATGCAACTGCCGCCGTGCCCGGCCTTTTTTTAACCGAACGCACGAACGCACTGACGAGGTGGCCAAGGTCATTAGTGGCCGCGAATTTACCGTACCGGCTGGTCTTGCGGGGCGCCGCGAGCGGCATATTTTCCTGGAGGGTATTGCAGTACCTTTACCAGGCGAACCGTGGGCAGAAGAATCCCAAGCCGCACTGGATCGAATGTTGTGCGGTCGTACGGTGCGTACGAAGATCACGGATGGCAAGCGGCTAGGTTCAGAAGCGCTTACCGGCGTTGTTACGACGCCCGAAGGCACTGTGGCCAATCTGGAACAGGTGCGCGCCGGATTGGCCTGGGTCGTCGGTACGGAGTATCCTGATTGGAAGGCCGCCGAAGTGGTGGCCAAGAAAGCACGGCGTGGCATATGGAGTGCTGCGGTAACCCCAGATAACCTTGATGGAGACAAGCGACATGTTTTCCCAAATTTCTTTAGATTTTTCCATGCTCAGTGATTACGCCTGGGTCCTTGCCGTAGCAGCGGTTATCGTTCTGCTATGGGCCAATCGCGGCTCGATACGAACCTGGTGGCAGAACCTGCGGGCGCAAGCTGCCGCTAAACAGGCTGCAGCTGCAGACATCAAGCAAGCTGTTCCGGAGGACATACTTCACGGCGACGTAAATGCGTGGATGCAGTTGTGGCGTAAGCCCACAATTCAAGCAAATGCCGAGGCAAAAGCCGGTATGCAGCAAGTGCTTTTGCTGATCGTCAACGAGGAGACCGCTGGTACCGGTACAGGTGGCAAATGATTTGGCTCATTTTGTTAATTACTGCTTGGTCATGCGCGTCGATAAAGCTTTTCGTGTCGTTCATGTACGATAACTGGGACTCGATTTGGTCGGTCATCGGCGCCTTGATCCTTTCCGTAATCTTGCCCCCAGTGATTCTGGGCGGCTTGATATTACTCAGCATTTGTTGGCTACTTAGCCCAAGCAATTTTTAGAAAAGGGAAAGGGCTCATGAAACCATTGTTAAATTGGGTTTTAGCAATCCTAATCGTCGTCGGCGTCGGCGCGCCGTTTGCAGCGCCTTATATCGTAGAATCATCGACGGCGTCCGTCGTCTCCGAACCCGTGGCGGAGCTGCAAACGCTCGTCGCCGGAATCAAGCGGGATATGGCGGAACACCCGCAACGCATCGAATTTGCCAATTACTGCCTTGCGACGGCGGCGATGATTCAGCGCGACGCCGGCAATTTGATCAAAGACGCCGGTACGTTAAGCGCTTACAACGACAATGTCGCCAATCTGCGTTTTGGCGCTGAATTTAAGCCCGTGCCGGGATTAAGCGACGCCATGAACAGTGCCATGTTGAAGTGGGCCGGCGACGACCCCGGGCCGATTACGCCGGAGCGGCGCAACAAAGTCATCGAATGCTATCAGGCATTTGCCTGGGCGGCAGGAGGTTAAGTATGTCGACTGAATATTTAGACAGTTTGAATAATCTACCGGAAAATCAACGCAATTACGGCTACCATTTGACGCCGGAATCGGCGGCTATACCGCGGCGCAACATCATGGAAGCCGCGCCGTATATCATTGGCGCCGACGAACACCAGGACACGGTGTTGTGGAATGCGCTGTTCGAGCTTTGGCCCAATTGGAAGTACGGCTTCCAGGGTACAGGAGACTGCCACGTTGCAGGCACTCGTGTATTGATGGCGGATGGCACAGAGCGTGCTATTGAGGAAGTTCGCGTCGGCGAATACGTGATTACGCATAATAATCACGTGCGCCGTGTTCTGCGAACGATCAAGAAACCTTACTCTGGCGAACTGGTGACAACAGAGGTAACCGGGCACTTCGGTGGACTCACATCGACGCCAGACCACAAGTACGTCGTTTATGCTGGAACCCCTTCCGCCAAACTAACAGGAGGGCAAAGCACGACGACGCAGGAACTATCATGGCGGCCTTCCGGAGAACTGTGCGTAGGCGACCGTGTTTTAATCCCGCACGGATACTTGGATAAAAAATCTTACGATGTTTCAGAAACCTTGGCTAGCCCGTCACTGGCCCGTGGCGTGTGCCGCCTCGCGTTACAATGCCGCTTACAGCCAAAACTGCGGTGTCGTACACGGCAAGATGCACATGCCACTACCTGGAAACCAGCCTGGGAGGTTAATCTTGGCGGGGAATCTACCCTTGCCGTCTACCCGGAATTGCAGGCAGCGGCGGTGACAACACGCCCGAGTAAACGGATCGTAACTGCCGAAGGGCTGGCTCGGAGTATACGGCGAATTACCCGAAGCACCGTCAGGAATATCTCGGTGTATTGCCTGGAGGTTGAGGAAGATCATTCCTTTATTGCTAACGGTATTGCCGTATCCAACTGCGTCTCTTGGGGGAGTGGCCATTTAGGGGATGTTATCCTTGCCGTATTTGCTCTGGCAGGCAAAGTGCGTAAACCGGATGCACTGATCTGCCGCGAAAGTATTTACGGTTTTGGTAAATGTGAGCTGTTCAATTCCTATCGCTACCACGGCATGGGAATGGCTGGCATCGACGCGATGCGGGCGTGGGAGAAGTACGGTACCCTGTATTACTCTGCCTATCCGGAAATGGATTTGAGTGCAGGATATAGCGGCAGCAGGGCGAAGTCCTGGGGCGAGGGTGGCAACGGTGTACCGGACGCCCTCGAAAAGTACGCGGTCGAGCATCGCTGCCGCGACCGCGTGGCCGTAACCGATATTCAAGCCGCCGGTGCCTTGGTTCAATCCGGTTACGCCATTCAGTATTGCGGCTACACCACCTGGGGGCTTTCTCGGGATGCCAACGGCGTAGCGAATCGCTTCAAGAGCGGTGCGCATTGCATGACGATCACCGGGGTACGCTACGACGGCAAGGCCGCACCGCAATATTTCTGGGTGGCCAACACAGGCCACGGCAACCACGTCTCCGGCCCCAAGGGGCCATTCGACGTACCCGATAGCTATGCCGCTTGTGGCGCCTGGATGCCGGCGGCGCGATACATTCAGCCTGTCCTTCAACAGGGGGATTGCTTCACGACCAGTTTCGTGGAAGGCTGGCCATTGCTGAAACTTACCACTTTTGGATTTCCCAAAAAGGTGTTCGGATAAGGGAGTGTGCCATGTATAACCGCTGTCTCATAATTGTCGTTATGCTTGCCCTGGCTTGGCCTGCGGCAAGTGGCTGTCATCGTCGTCCGAGGCCTGTGCCGCCGCGACCAACGCCACAACCTGCACCACAGCCTACGCCGAGCCCGACACCACACCCGACACCTGGGCCAATCGTGGTAGATCCTGTGTATCTTGACATGGCAGCCACAGATATGGGGTTGATCCTGTTAAAGCATACAGACCGCCCGACGCCGGCACCGCAGCCGCCAAAACCAGCTCCGGACTCCGGACAAGAGGTCGGTGATGCCGTGGTGCCGGATTTGCCGTTACCTCCAGCAGCCTCGCAAGATCCGGGCGAATTGCCAGTGGTGCTGCCAAAAGCTGTAGTACCGGAAACCGTTCCGGCGAAGGTACCGTCCGCACAGCAAGGTCGTATTTTATACTATCGAAAAACCTGTAATGCGGGAGCGTGTAAATGGGAGCCTGTGTACGCACAGCCGGCCCCGCAAAACCGAAAATGAGGTGCCGTCATGGAAGACCCACACCTACACGACGTACCGCCCACGCATCCGCTTAAACGGAAGCGACGTCGGGCAAAAACGACATATCGTGCATCAACTACTGCGGATGCCGACCGCATTGCCTTGCGCCGGTTACGCCGGCTGCGAAGACATCTGAGCGGTTTGCTCCGTTCGAAATCCTTCTGGCTGGCCGTAGCTTGGATGTCGTGGGAGGCATTGCGCCATATTGACGCGGAATGGTTGGCGGCACATGGCACGTTGCAGAAGCTGCTGCCGCCGATTATGGCGGCCCTTGCGGTTTTCGTGCGGCTCTACCAACAATGGGTTGGATTCACCGTGGCCAGCTACCCGCCGCCGCCAAATTTACCACCACCTTCGCCAAACTTGGCGCCGCAACCGCAACCTCCGGCACCACCGGCACCACCGGTATAGGCTTACGACCTGTGCGCCGCGTTAAAATACGGGCTGCCCGGCTTCGTCCGCGGCAGCCGTTTTCGTATGGCTCTGCAGTCGGAAATGCGATAAGATGCATACGGTTCGGTGCTTAATTACCGTGTGGAGACGCTATCGTGATTACCCAGAAACCCGCTTGGTCCATTGGTGCGCGGCAAGGCCCGCTGCGCCGGCACAAACAGCTTGTATTTTTTGCGTGCGAGGGCCTCCTCGCGATGTACGACGAACGCGAGAATAAGCAAGAGCATGAATATTGCGTTATTACCCCTGCGGAGGCCCTCGAACGTGTGCGGGCGTTGGGCCAGTTCGCAAAGCAAATTGCGGCGGACGACAGTCCGTGGATGCGCGAAGAAGCTCGCCTCTGCGAAAAGGCCGCGAACGACCTGTCGGAAACGATCAAAGAAGCGCGATTTATGGGCGACCCGAGCGACCCGGCAATCCAGGCGTACTGGACAAAACATCGACGCAACGCTACGGTGTCGCTCAGCGCCGGCAGTGACGCAGCTGGTTACCCGCAGTTGCCAAGTCTGCCGCGCGGAAAATTTACCGGCAGAACGGCTACACCGGACGCCGTCCGGGATGCCGTAGCGGCAAATGCCTCGCACGTACGGCTGCATAGGCCGCCACGCAAGAAAAATAGGACAGGCCTCCTCTTGGATATTTAAGGACACGCCATGACTCCGCACGAAGCTTTCCAGTTCGGATTTTTAGCCCGTTGCACGGACGAATTGTTATCGGCCGAAGAGACGGTAGCACGTGCCAAGACCGCCGTGGACCTATTGGAGAAACGCGGTTTTTGGAAAGAATTGGCGAATACTGCTTACGGTCTTACGACGGCTGGCATGCTTGGTGCCATCGGCGTCGGCGCCGGCGGCGGGTACCTCGCGGCAAAGGCAACCGAGCCCGAGGCAGATGTTGAAGACGAAAAGCGCCGCGAGCTCATGCAGGCTTACCAGCTCCAAGCGGAACGGGTACGGCAGGCACGCGCCCGCAGAGGTTTCCGGCAACCACGGCCGGAGTTTATGCTCACACCACGCTAAAAACATGGAGGTTTAATTATGTCGCTTCCCAGTGTCGCGCAACGCGTTCGTGTCATGAGCCAAAACAGCCAGTTTCGTAAGACAACTGGTGTAGTTACGGCGCTGGACAATACGTCTTATACGGATTGGCAAGGCAACTCGCCCGAATGCACGGTCGGGCCCTTCGCCATCGTCCGACAAGACGGTGCTGCCAGCGGTGGAAACCGCTTTACCGAAAAGGATCTGAAGGTCCTTAGCTGAAGCTGATAGACAAGATGCGCCCCGGGTTCGCCCGGGGCGCCCTGTTTTGCACGAGGTGTCGTATGCCGGAAACGTCGATGCTTAAATATTTTCAGGACCAAGGTGGTCCGGAAACCGGGCATGGCGATAAACTGCATTGGCCTGGCACCGCCGACGGCTACCCGTTTCGCGGAGGTATCCCTCCGAACCTGCGGCAAGATGAATTCGAAGCGCTGCCGGTTCGAATGGATTATCATTCTCGGCTCTTTCATTTATGGGCGGAGGACGAGAAGAAAAATTTTGACGAGATCATGGACCGTATCGTCAACGGCTGGTACATGCAGCATAAACGCGTGGACCAGTGGGACACTACGAACAACGGCCTGACCGTCTGGCTAGAGTGGGTACAAATCTACGGCGAACAGCCAAACGGTAAAACTCCAGGGAGTAGTCACGATGCTGCCGACACCTACACTTTCCCGCTTGCCCCAGGTGGGGCCGCGTGAGCTTCGCAAACTGGCGGAGGACGCTGCGGAACAAGCCCGCAAGGTCCAGGCGCTCAAAGCCGTTCTCAACGCGTCCGGCGCGGCCCTTGGAGCCGGCATGGTCGGCCGGGGAGCATTGGAGCTTATGCGCGTCTTATCGGGGGCAAAACCACCGCAGGACGCCAGTCCCGTGCTGCCGCGCACTTTGCGTATCCCAGTAGTGCAGCAAGAAGCCCAGGATGTCGAGGACAAAGCGCGGCTGGGACTGACGCCCGATTCGGATTTACGGCGGCTGGCCTTACAGGCGCAGCGTGCACCAGCCTACAAGTATGGCTCTCTCGACACTCTTGCTGCGGATCTGGCCAAACAGGCCGCGGACGACGGTATCAGCGGCTGGCTGGCAAAAAAATTGGAACCGGTTGCACCCGGTACGGCGGATGTTGCCGGGATGCCGGCCCCCGATCCCAGGTTTAGCGCTGCGTACATCCCTATCGGTTTAGGGGCTGCCGGACTATCGGTGTTCGGCGGTTGGAAACTGGTGGACTGGCTGCTGGCAAAACGCCGCAAAGCCGAACTGGCGAAGAAACTGCAACAAAGCAAATCGGAGTACCGTGCGGCTTTAAACGAGCAATATGCCGCTATGCTGCCGCCTGCCAAAACCGCGAGTGCGGGAATCGGTGCCACCATGCAGCAACTGGCCGACGCCTGGAGCAAATGCGCGGATTATACGAATCCGTTTACCGGTGCGCCTATCTCTGTGCCCAGTCTCGGCCAACTCGCGCCGCAACCGGTAAGCACCGCGGCAAATTACACGGAAGGTGCCATGGCGACGCTGATGGGGCTGCTGGCCGTCGGATCCGGCATCGGCACTTATCAATGGACGCGATCGCGGAGCAAAGCCCACGCCCTCGAAGAAGCCCTGCGGCAACGACGGATGGAGCGCGCTGGCAGGCCCACGCCGCCCGTGGCCGTGGCAGATGTCGTTACCCCCGAAGAATTCGCCCAGGCGTAGCAATGGCTATGAGCAACAGTATTCTTGATTCCATGACGCCGCCGGCAGCTCCTGAACAACCGTTTCTGCCGCCGACGCCGGAAATACCCGATTCGCGGCGCTTTGCCGACGCGCCGGCCACGCGAAAGCTGCTTTACGACAACGCACTGCAGGCCGCGCGCGATATGGCCCCCGTCAGCAACGCCCTCCACACCCTCGCGCTTACCGACGTGCACTATGCCGATCCGGATAAGTTCTCGCTGGCCACGCAAAAGCAGGCCATTCTTGGGCGCGGCTCGCCCGGCCGACGGTTGCGCGGTACTTTTGTGCTGACCGGCGCCAATGGGCAGGAAACGGCCCGGCGCAAAGTAACGCTGGGGACGGTGCCGCACTTGACGGAACGCGGCACCTTTATCCACAACGGCACCGAATACAGCATGGCGCATCAATTGCGTCTGTTGCCCGGCGTATTTACGCGGGAAAAGGCCAACGGCGAGATCGAAGCGCACGTCAACGTCGCCAAGGGTCTGGGGCACAGGATTTCGCTGGAGCCGTCCACCGGCATCTTCACGATGCAGATCGGCCAGGCGCAACTGCCGCTTTTCCCGCTTTTGAAGACGCTCGGTCTTTCCGAAAAGGCTATACGGGACGCCTGGGGCAACGAGCTGACCGCGGCGAATATGCAGAAAGACGACCCGAAGAAAATCCAGGCGCTCTACAAACGGCTGTGCAAATACAGCGACCCGAACGCTCCTTATGAAGCCCAGGAGCAATCGCTGCGCGAAGTATTCGAACGCATGGAGATCGATCCCGTCGTGACGCAGCGAACGCTGGGTCAGCCGTTTACGCGCGTGACCCCCGACACGCTGCTGGCCGTGACTAAAAAGCTTATTGCCGTGAATCGGCGCGAATCGGAGGTCGACGATCGCGACGACATGGCCTACCAGCGCATCCTCGGCCCCGAGGATATTTTTGCGGAACGCATCAAGCGCGATCGCGGCACGCTGCAAAAGCTTTTATGGAAAGCGAGCGCACGCGGCAATCTGGAACATCTGATACCCGGCATGTTCAATGGCGCGCTGCAGTCCGCGCTGCTGACGAGCGGCTTGGGCCAATCTCCCGAGGAGGTCAATCCTGCCGAACTCTTGGATCACCAGACGCGCGTAACGCGCTTGGGCGAGGGCGGCCTGTCCTCGGAGGCGGTTCCGCAGGAATCCAGGGTCGTCCACGCCAGTCAACTCGCTCTTGTGGACTTTCTACGTACGCCGGAGTCGACCAAGTCGGGAATCGACTTGCGCATGGCGGTGCATACCAGGAAAGGCCCGAACGGCAAGCTCTACGCGCAATTGCAGGACATGCAAGGCCGAACCGTCTATAAAACCCCGCAGGACCTGGTAGGCCAAGCCGTAGCTTTTCCGAACGAACTCCGGCGCAATAGCCCGTACGTCGCTGCAGTCGTCAACGGCAAAATCAAAAATGTGCCGCGCGCGGAAGTTGCATTTGAATTGCCGTACATGGAGCATGCCTTCAGCCCGCTGGGCAACCTCGTGCCCCTCAAGAGTCTAGTAAAAGGCCAGAGGGCAATAATGTCTTCACGCATGATCGCCCAAGCGCTCCCATTGATCGATCCCGAGGCACCACTCGTGCAGAATGCCATGCCGGAACGGCCCGATCGCTCGTACGAAGAGGAGTATTCGCGATACATGGGGGCTTTGTACGCGGACAAGCCGGGAAAGGTGGAAAGCGTCACGCCGGACGGCATTGTGGTCCGCCGTGCGGACGGCAACACGGAAACGCACGAGCTGTACAACCACTTCCCGTCAAATCGCAAAACGTACTGGCACCAGACTCCGGCCGTGCGCCCCGGAGATGTCGTACAACCAGGTCAACTCCTGGCCAAGTCGAATTATACGGATGCACAGGGGACGATGGCCATCGGGCGGAATCTGCGCGCGGCGTACATTCCTTTCCGCGGTTTGAACCACGAGGACGCTACCGTTATCTCCGAGAGCGCGGCGAAGCGGCTGGTATCCGAGCATATGTATCAGCACGGTCTCGACCTGGACGACAGCACGGTCCGCACCGACAAGTCCTATTTTCGGAGCATGTTTCCCGGCAAATTCGATCGCAAGATCCTGGCGAATTTCGACGAACGCGGCGTCATCAAACCCGGGACGACAGTGCAACCAGGGGAGCCGCTGGTCCTCGTGGCGCGCAAACGCGCTGCGACTGCCAAGCAGGTGCATCGCAAACTGACGCCCATTGATGAATCTATATTGTGGGAGCACCATAATCCGGGTTTGGTGACCGACGTGGACGTATCGCCCAAAGGAATCAACGTCATCGTCAAGAGCACGGCGCAGATGCAGGTGGGGGACAAGCTGGCGGGCCGGCACGGCAATAAGATGGTCGTGTCCGCCATCATTCCCGACGGCGAAATGCCGCACGGCGCCGACGGCCGGCCCTTCGAGGTGCTCATGGATCCCCTGAGCATATTGTCGAGAACCAATCCGGCGCAGGTTATCGAAGTTGCGCTCGGTAAAATCGCCGAAAAAACGGGGAAACCGTACAAGGTTCCCGACTTCGACGACCAAAAGGATCTGGCGGCGTGGGCATTGGAAGAATGCCGCAAACACGGCATAAGCGATCTCGAAGACATCACCGACCCGACGACCGATCGCAAGATCAGCGGCGTGCTGGCCGGAAACATCTTCATGATGAAACTGCACCATCAAGCCGAACACAAACTGCAAGGTCGTGGACTAGGCGCTTACACGATGGACATGGCGCCGGCGAAAGGTGGCGCTGCAGGCTGTTTTACGGCTAAACAGCAGATTGTCACGATACGCGGCAGCATGGATATTGCCGCTATTTGTGAAAAACAACTGGGCGTACAAGTCCGTACCTTTTCGCCGCAGTTACAGGAGTGGGTCTACCGCCCGGTAATTGATTGGTTTATTTATCGGGCAAACATCGACGACATCGTGACAATTGAAACGATCGGTGGACCTTGCGAAAAGACCTCACGCGTAAATAGAACACGATCTTGCCTGTATGCCACGCGGAACCATGAAATTTTTGAGTATACCCGCGGGCGTATTCCGGTGAGCGAGTTACGGCAAAACGATCAGCTGATCACGTGGGGCCTGTTACCTACGGCACAGCAATGGGCCTTTTTGTATGGGACTATGTTGGGGGACGCTACGGTAGACAACAACGCGGTCAGCTGCGAACATTCGATAAAACAAAGCGCGTATTTGCAATGGAAACGTAAAATTCTGGGAGGTCTCTGCCCAGGCAGTTGTGACTCGGTGCATGGCGACGGGCGCGGTAAACGTAAACGGCATCATAGTCGGGTGTTGTGGATTAACGAAGATCATGTATGTGCCACACTACAGCGGACCTGTTATGATGATAACCATATAAAGCGCGTAACAGTCGAATGGTTACAGCAACTATCGGATTTAAGCGTTGCCGCCTGGGTATTGGATGACGGGTCTATTACCAATCGAGCAAAGAAGAAAGGTCGAGTACACCTGACGGGTAAGCTTTGTACGATGGGCTTTGACAATGTCTCGTGTCAGTTGCTATTGGATTGGCTCAATACCCGCTACGCCACGACATGCACATTAGGGCAGGATAAAAATATTTGCCTCTCTGCGGACGCCTGTCGAAAATTGGCGGAAATTGTCGCCCAATGGGTGCCTGCCGCAGCTATTCCTGGCTCCAAACCCTTCCTGCGACGATTTGTGGCGGACGCGCAGCATAACTTGTTGCCCCGGCCTATTGACAGCGTAAGCCGTTTAGGCCTGGTGCCTATGCGCATTGCGAGTATCCGGCCTTACCGTCACGACAAAGCAGGAATAACGGAAGTGAATGTATACGATATTACCGTGGCGGATACGCATACTTACATAGCCGGACAGGCGCTGGTTGCAAATTCCAAACGGCTTGGGTTATTGGAATCAGGCGCCCTTCTTTCGTACGGCAGCACGCAAGTGCTTCGCGACATGAAATTGCTGCGCGGCCAGGCCAATCCCGATTACTGGGCACAATACATGCAGGGGCACAAGCCGGCGACGCCGCGCGTGCCGGTCGCCTACGAAAAATTCATCAACCAATTGCGCGCCTCCGGCATTCACCCGGTGCGAACGAACGAACGTACGCAGATCATGGCGCTGACCTCTCGCGACGTCGAGCAGCTTGCCGGCGACCGCGAGATCAAGGGAACTCCGGACGGCCGCGGCGGCTTGACGCTGGAAACCGTGGACTGGAAAGATCTCAGCCCGGTTCCGGGAGGACTCTTCGACCCTGCTACTACAGGGGGACACGGCGGCAGGAATTGGGCTTATATTGCGTTACCCTACCCCGTCCCAAACCCGGCCATGGAGGATCCCATCCGACGGATGCTGGGGCTTACGGAGCAGCAGTTTCAAGACATTATCGGGAACAAGCTGCAACTGAACGGCACGACCGGGCCGCAAGCGATCGGCACGGCGCTCGCCAACATCAATGTGGATAAGGAAATCGAGCGTTGCCGCGAAGATATCCGCAGCGCCAAAAAGTCTCGGCGCGATATCGCGGTGCGCCGGCTGGGCTATCTCAAAAGTGCTCAGGAACTGCAGCTTCACCCGCGGGAATGGATGCTCGATAAGGTTCCCGTGCTTCCGCCGTTCTTCCGGCCGGTAAGCACGCTCGGTGCCAAGAAACTGCCTTTGGTGGATGACGCAAATCTACTTTATAAGGAATTGTTCGACTCCGTGCAGTTGCTTAAACAGGCACAGGAGCAGTTAGGCGACAACGTCGGCGAGGAGCATCAAAATGTCTACAACGCATTCAAGGGCGTCGTCGGCCTCGGCGACCCCATCCATCCCAAGAATCGAGAGCGCAATGTCCGGGGCATCCTGCGCGAAGTCTTTAGCCACTCCCCAAAATTCGGGTCGGTGCAACGTAGGCTGCTCGGGGGAAGCGTCGACCTGGTCGGCCGGGCGGTTATTGTGCCGGATCCTGAACTGGATATGGACACGGTGGGTCTCCCCGAGGACAAAGCCTGGGAAATCTATAAGCCCTTCGTCATCCGCAATCTCCGGCGCAATAACGTCCCCACGCTCCGGGCAAATGCCCTCGTTGAAGATCGATCACCGACCGCTCGGAAGGCGCTCCTCGAAGAGATGGAAAGCCGGCCGGTTATCATCAACCGGGCACCCACGCTCCACCGCTTTGGACTGATGGCGGCAAAGCCGCAGTTGGCAAAGGGGGACGTGTTGAGGATTAGCCCGTTGATTATCGGTGGTCTAAGCGCCGACTTCGATGGCGATAGCCAATTTTCCCATGTATTTTGGCGTTGCAGAAAAAGTAAGCTCGATGTTATAATGCGGACTAGTACGAAATCGTCCACATTTTTACAGGAGCACAAAATGTCTGCACGCTTTAAAGTTGCGCTGCCGCATTGCCGCGGCTACGACGTATTTCTTACGCATTTGCAAGATTTCCCACACGGCGAATTGCTGCACCGAACACGCGGGCAACATGGTCCGATCGATTGGTTCGCTGTGCCGGAGGATGTGGAGGTACTGGCGCATTGCCCGGTGACTGGCGCAGCCGTCTGGCGGCATCCGACGGTGTGGTCCGTGCATCGCGATTGCCCGATGATCGCAGTTACGTTACAGTCCGGTCGCCAGATTTTCACGGATGACGACCCTCGGGCGGTTTATGGTGTAGCCTGTGGCACGCTGGCACTTACACGAGCGCGTCCGCAGGACGCACTGTCCCGCAAATTTATGGTGCCGCGCGCGGCCCATCTGGCTTCGCTGGAACACGCGGAATTGCAAATTGTGCGGCCACCGCTGCCAGACACGGTACAGCCGCTATGGCTCAAGCCACAAATTGCCTTAGACGAGGATTTTGGCTATTTGTGCGGTTGTGCAGTAGGCGACGGGTGGACAACACGCTTGAGAGGAGTTATCCGCGATTTCAGTTTAGCAGGCATCAGCGGTGAAGTTCAGGAGAAAATTGCCCGGATTATTGCATCGTTGTTTGCAGGCGACGGGCCAAAAGGCGTACATATCATAAGTACCGCGTCGTATGGTCACAGCCAGCGGATCACCTACAATAGCGTGACCTTGGCGCGGCTATTGGCGCCTATGATCGGGCATACTGCCGAGGCGAAGCATCTTCCGGGCTGGTTCTTAGCAGCGCCGCGAGCGGCACGTATGGGATTATTCGCCGGTTGTATGGATACGGATGGGTCGATTTCAATAGCCAGGGCAAAGGGCAAAAAACCGCAGCTGATGTCAGGCTATTCCAGTCGCAGTCTGCGCCTTGTGCAAGAAGTGCGGCTGTTGGCTGCTTCTTTAGGCATACGTGGCCGGATTACGCCGAGCAACACGCCGGCAGGCCTGCCTTTTTGGCAATTATCTTTTGCCAACGGTGATATTGCGAAGTGGGGCGGTGCAGTGATGGTACATACGGACAAATTACAGAAGCTGCGTTCGATTGTTGTGGAGGCAACGCCCGCCGCTGTTCGCCATGACCTTATTCCGGTTAGCTTTGAATTAGCCAAGTGGCTGACAGGCCTTATGTATACGCCGAAAAATCACAAAAAGTGGCCGGCTGGGCAAGAAGCTATCTATATGGCATTTATGCGAGCGCGGCATAGTGGTTACGTTACACGACAATCCGCTGAACGAATAACCAAGTTTGTTGATGTAACCAAGGCTGCGATGCATCCAGAGTGGGAGCTATGGCAAAATATCGTTGGAAACACCGATATTACATGGGAGCAGGTCGCGAACGTCGAAGTCGGCGAGCAATGCGTGACGGGATACGATTTAACCGTGCCCGGACCGGAAACATTTATGGATGTAGACGGCGTATTCCTAAGCAATACGATGCAATTTCACGTACCCGGCACCGACGAAGCGGCCCAGGAGGCCCTGGAGAAAATGCTGCCGTCTTCCAATCTCTTCTCGCCGTCGACGTTCCAGGTGCACCAAACGCCCGGTAAAGAATACACGGCAGGCCTTTACGAGGCATCTGGGGCTATCGATAAAAAGAATAAACCGGTACACTTTGCTACAGTAGCGGACGCTGTACGTGCTTATCGTCAAGGAAAAATCAACGTAGACCGCCAGGTCGTCGTTCACAATTAGCGAATCGCAGGAGTAAACCATGAGCGTCAACCCCATACTGCTCGCTTTGGCCAGAGAACGCGTCTGGCAGCAACAAACCAAGGAGGCCTTTCAGCCGCCCGAGGGCGCCGGCGCGGCGATGCCGCAGGACCCCGCGGCGATGCAACAGGACCCTGCAGCGATGGCAGGCGCGGGGGGTGCTCCGGGAATGCCTGGCGCACCGCCGCCGGCAGCTCCGATGCCGGGCATGGATCCGACGGCTATGATGGGAATGCCTCCGCCAATGCCGGGACAAATGCCGGGACAAATGCCGGGACAAGCCGCAGCTCCTGCTCCGGTAAAGCGCAAGCCCGAAGAGATGATGACGCAGCTCGACTACCGCATGTACAATCTGCAGCAAATGCTGACGGCTATCATGAATTCACTGCAAATTCAGATGCCGCCGGAGGCCCTGGTCATGCCGCCCGGGCAATTCGGGCCTCCGCCGGTGGAATCCGCACTGCCGGGCGGACCAAACGATCCGATGGCACAAGGCCAGGGGCAGAGCCAGGGACAAAGCCCGGGACAAGGCGCAGGGCAAAGCGCCATCCAGGCGATCGAACCGATGCAGGGGGCCAGCCCCGAGTTGGCGCAGCAGGACACAGCAAAGGTGGCCTACGTCGGTCGTCCCATCGATAGGACGGAGGCCGAGATACCGTCGCCGACGACGGGGGCGGCGGCTTTGGCGGCGTTAATGCGCAGCCGTACGAGGGCGGCAGGTTAAGGAAACCGTTTCGATGATCGCAGAAATACATAACGGCCTGGGGGCCCCGCAGCGCATTCCGTGCACGCGCGTGGTCGTCTACGATACACACCGAAATCCGCTGATTATGGCGATGGAGTGGGATACCCAGGGTTACTACGTCGCACGGGTCGGCGATAAGGACTTCGACAAACTGCTTCGGCAGCTCGGCGTCGCGCAAACGGTGATCTGCACGCAGCCGGAGCAGACGCCGTTGGCCCAGGTGCGCTTCGATACGGCACAGCTTATCGGATAGCGGTGCTTAATTACCGTTTTGTACGACCGGCTGCAGTACGACAGCCGGAAATAGCACCATGCTCAAAACCACCGTCGGACAACTGCTCGTCAACGAAGCCTTGCCGGAGGATATGCGCGACTACGACCGCGTACTCGACGGCAAGATGCAGAAGAAGTTGCTGCAGGTCGTAGCGGAAAAGCATCCGGACAAATATCGCGAAGTCTCGAAAAAGCTGTCGGACGTAGGCCGGGATGCGGCCTACAGCACCGGCGGCTACTCTTTCGGCCTCAAGCATCTGCAGAGCACCCTGGCAGCCAAGCAAATGCAGCTGGAGCTGCGTTCGGAAATCCAGCGCATCCTCTCGGACCCCAAACTGTCGGAAAGCGAACGGAACGACAGAGTTATCCACGCGGCAGGCATGGCGAAGAACAAGATGCTGCCCAGGCTGCTCAAAGAGCTGGCTGAGACGGACAACCCGTTGTGGCGCCAAGTGGCCAGTGGAGCCCGCAGCAAGCAGGGGGAACAGTTTCTTTCGAGCCTGGTGGGGGCGGACTTGCTGTATACGGACCATCGCGGCAACGTGTTGCCCGTCCCCGTCACGCGCAGTTACAGCCAGGGTTTATCGCCCGTCGAGTACTTTGCAGGAGCTTACGGGGCACGAAAGGGGATCCTTGACTTGAAGGCTTCCACCGCAAAAGCCGGTTTCCTCGGGAAACAGCTCGTGGCGGCAAATCACCGACTACTCGTCTCCGCTCTCGACGACGACCGGCCCTACGACGAGGCCATGCCGCGCGGAATGCCCATAGCCACGGACGACCCGGACAATGCCGGGGCGCTTTTGGCGCATGCCGTCGGCGGCTACAACCGCAATACGGAACTCACTCCGAAAATACTCCGAGATCTAAAAAATAAAGGCGTCGACGAAATCCTGGTGCGCAGTACGACGGTGGGCGGCCCATCCGACGGCGGTGTCTATGCACGTGACGCCGGAAGGCGCGAGCGAGGCGGCATACCGCCTACAGGCGACTTCATTGGCGTGGCGGCGGCGCATGCACTGTCGGCGCCGATCACACAGGCGCAAATCTGTCTGGCGCAGGGCACACTGGTGCGCATGGCGGATTGGACAACAAAAGCGATCGAGCGTGTCCGCCCAGGTGATTGGATTTTGGGTGCGGATGAAACCGGGCGTACCTTCCCGGTACAGGTACTACGCTGTTTCGACAACGGCTTGCGGTCATGCTACCGTACATTTTTCCGGTACCCCTTCAGGCGAGACCACAGCGGTGTAACACTGGTCTCTACGGTGGAGCACAAAATCCTCGGTATCCGTTACACGTCCAATTGCAAGGCGGACGTTTTTAACGGCGTACCGATGCAATACCCTGTCGGGCTGCGTACGCGGCGACTGCGCGCCGTATTGCCCATTGCTTTTGACGACGATGCACGTTACGTTGATGAGCCAATGGCTCTCCTAGTGGGATTAGTACTTGGAGACGGTTGTTACACGGACGCCGCGAATGGCGTCAATTTCAGTTGTTATGATCCAAGTCTGATTGAAGATTTGAAAGCAGAATTGTCCCCTTTGAATTTGAAATTAACACGCTTAGCCGGGCATACGGGGTATTATCGGGTAAGCCAGCTCGTGCAGGCGTCGGCACCGCGGGATAGTCAGGGACGCATAAAGGAAGGTTATCTTAACCCAATTCGACGCTGGTTGCATGACCACGAGATGCTTGGTAAATATGCTCACGAAAAAGAATTGCCGGCAGCCATCGACAGCTGGAACAATCGATCTATTGCAGCCCTGTTGGGCGGGCTCATGGTCACAGATGGCTCGGTTTTCACCCCGGATTGTTATGCGGACAGAGCCAAGCCCTATCTTGGTTTTGCGTCTACGTCACTAGCTATGGCACGCAAAGTAAGGGAATTGCTAGCTTGGCGTTTCGGGGTATACGCTACCGGGCCGTACCATAATAACAGTGGCCGAAAACGTACGCTTTATCAAATTGACATTACCCACGAAGACGGCATCCGCCGTTGTGCCGCAGCCATTCCCCTTTACGGGGTTAAGCAGCGTGTTTTGGCCGAGAAACTTGCTAATTGGCAAGTAATCCGGCCACACGCTTATTACAAGTTACTGCGTGAAGAAATGGCACCGGTCGGTTTACAGCAGACTTATGATCTCGAAGTGGATCATGCTTCGCATCTCTTTGTTCTGGCAAATGGCCTAATCGTCTCCAACTCCTCGAAGCACACCGGGGGAGTAGCCGGTGCAGCCGAAGCCGGAGCTATCGCCGGTTTTAAAGGCATTGACGCCCTGATTCAGGTTCCCAAACACTTTCCCGGCGGCGCCACCCATGCACAAAAGGATGGTCGCATCAACCATATACGCGAAGCACCTGCCGGTGGCTCGTACGTCACGATCGAGGGCGAGGACCATTACGTGCCGGCCGATCGCAAGTTGCAGGTCAAAGTCGGGGACTACGCGGAAGCCGGCGATATCCTGAGCGGCGGTACGCCCAATCCGGCGGAAATAGTCAAACACAAGGGCATCGGCGAAGGCCGTCGGTATTTTGTGGATGCCTTTCGTAAAATGTTGGCGGACTCCGGTGTCTCGGCGCACCGAAGGAACATCGAGTTGCTGGCGCGCGGTTTGATCAATCATGTGCGGCTTGCCGAGGAATACGGGCATTGGGCGCCGGACGACGTCGTGCCGTACCAGACACTCGAGCGAGAATGGATGCCGCGGCCGGGTCACATCATCGCACCGCCGAAACAAGCCGTCGGCTACTATTTGGAACGACCGGTGCTCCAGCATACGATAGGCACCAAGGTGCAGCCGTCCATGTTGCCGGCTATGGAGCGGTACGGCGTTACACGCATATTTGCCCACAGAGATCCGCCGCCCTTCGCCCCGGAAATGATCCGTGGAGTGGCCAACGCCGCCCAAGACCCGGACTGGATGACGAGGTTCTTGGCTGGCGATCAGAAAAAAAGCCTGCTCAAGGGTGTGGCCCGTGGGGATGTATCTGACACCAGCGGCACCAGTTATGTACCGGCGTTAGCCGCCGGTACCGAGTTCGGACGGACGGGTGCTACGAAGGGCTGGTAGCAAGCGTGTAGCCATCCGGCAAAACTATCTGCCCACGTTGCTGCGCCGTAAACCAGCTGCCGGAATTTGGATAGCGGCGCGGGGAATGATTTGTTAGGCTATTAGAAGGGTTCGTGGGTATTTCCCGGCTCGGCCACGATTCAAGGACGAATTTCATGACCTATCTTATGCAGTCGCAGCGGCAGAAAATGGCAACTCTCGGCGAGGACGGGAATTCCGGCAATTTCGAAGCGAGCCTTTCTTCCCTGGCCCATGCCGTGCTCAAGGACAAGTGTCCCACCCTGCTGGACTACGAGCAGGGTTTTCAACTGCTCGAGCGCGGCGATGACAACGACCGTGCGGTGGGAGTCGTCGGATTCAAGGTTGGCAGTCAACAGATTTTCGTGCCAATCTTTTTCCTGCAGGGGAACGTGAAAGGCACGGAGATGCTGTATCTGAAGAACAGCGATCTGTTTATGCCGCTCAAGGAAAACTGGCTCAATTACCTGCTGAATCGCAAACCGGCGGGCTTGGGCAAAGGTACCCCACGCAATACGGGCAGTCTCGGCGTCCGGCAGCCCGAGCTGAACCGGCTGTCGATGTCGCCGCATAAGTTCGCGTCCTGGGCACAGCCGGCCGTGCCGGCATTTGCCCATACGGCGTTATTGGATACGCGAAAGGCGATGCAAGACGTCGGGGAGGCCCTGAATATGCCCGCGTTTCTCAAGCAGGCGGATCTACGGGTATTGGAGACGCTGGTCGAGTTCCTCACGACGCACCCGAAAATCGCTGCAGCGTTTGACGAGTATCACGGTCTGGAGACCGTCCATGCCGCCATCAAGGCAGCGGGTATTCGCGCCAACAGCGTGTTGGCTCCAAATGCACAACCACGTAAAGCTCCACCGCTTTACGGTTCGGTGCTGGATGTGCCGCGTGCACAGCACCCCGTGAAAACGGGGGAACTTCAAATCATCACCTACGACGCCACCCAGGAGACGGAACTGCCTAACGGGCTGACGGAAGAGGATCAGGAGAAGCTGCTCAAGGATACCGTGCTGATTCGCGATCGCCGGACCGGCGAACAGGTGTCCGTGCCCTACAGCATCCAAGTGCAGCGCAAGCTGTTCAATCCGACGGAAACCGGCCTGTACCAGGTATTGACCAAGCCGGGCACTTTCGAGAAATGTTTCATCGCTATGCAGCCGTACGGTGCCGGCGGCCAGGTGCATTTCGCGACGCTCGTGCGCGTCGAAGGCGAGGCGGATTGGTGCAATGCGCACCCGTCGCGTATATGGTGCGTCAGTAAGATCGAAGACGCCGAGTATACGAAATGGTGGGATGCCCTGCCGACGCCGGATTCCCTGGAAAAAAGCGATAATCGTTATATGCTGCTTGGCCAGCGCGGCGCAGCGACGCTGCCGTTCCGCGTCGACCTCTCCCTAGGCACGGAGAACGATCGCGCGAGCTACGACGTGAACTTTAGCGATTACTGCGAATACGGTCTGGACAAACGGCCCTACCCTGTAACATCGTGCTGCGGCCCTTGCTGCGGAACCTACGACGGACAACGGGTGCATATCAACGGCAAAGACGGCACGAGCTTCCGCGTTGTGCGCGGCGATGTCTGGGTGCCGAAGGGGGCAAAACTTCTGAAAGTCCAGCAGGCACAGGTCGATGCTGACGCCAAATCCACCGAACCCTGTTGCGGTAGTAGTGCGCGTAGTAGCACGATGCCGCTGCGCCCGGGAGATTACATCGATGCCGAGATAGGCATCATTACGAAAACAGCGAGCTTGAAGGTTCATTTCGACGGTACGCAGTACAGCATCAACAATGCGGCGACGCAGTCCCCGCTTCCTACGCTGTTGACGCTCGTACGCGACCACGGCTTCCGGGAAGACGTTGCCCGCGAACTCATGAAGCAGGCTGCCGTGAAACGCGTGCTGCGCTGCCGTGTCAAGTACGCGGCGCCTTATTTGACGCAGGATGGGCCGACGGCGCCGTTCATTCCCGACCCGCCGTACGGCGAAAACAACATCATGGGGTCCACGGCGCCGACACAAGGGCTCATGGAGCAGCATCTGACGATACCGGAGCTGTCCGCCGCCCAAACGGATCGGGCGATTTACAACCCCAGCCCAGCGTCGGTCGGCGATCCGATGGATGCACAGCGACTGCAGAGTGCCGCGGAGTCGGGCCAAAAGGAAATTTTCGATACCGCCATGATCGGCAGCTTGCTGAAAAGCACGCGCGACGACACGATGATCGAGCGGCATATCCCGGACCTGGTGAAGGGCATGGACCGCCTTGGGCGACTGCTATTTGCCTTTTACTGGCACGGCGACCGCTTTTCCGAACGCTATGGCAAGGCGGACATGAGCGAACTCGAGGATGCCCTAAGGAACAGTTTTGAAGACTTGGGCGACGTCATCATGTTTTTGAAGCAAAAAACGATCGAACCGTACCCCGAGGAAACCAGCACGTCCACTGATCTGGGCGAAGTCGCCTAATTATAACGAGGTCATCTATGATTCCTTACAGTGCCGGGCCGTTCAAGTTTGAGGCCGAGGGTGGCGTCGAGACGTTCATCGTACTTAAAGTGCCGAGCCGCGGCACGATCCGGGCAATACGCCTGATGCAGGTGGGCGGCGCTGCGGTCGACGCGACATTCGAAGTGTTTACTGCGGAATCCTGCATAGGGACGTCGCTATTCGAAGAAGCCAGCCAACAAGTGCCGGATCACCCGTCGGAGCCGCTGGAACTGACGGACGACGTGGCCATTTTCGGCAACCGCGCCATGTATTCGGTCTTCGGCCAGAAGACGTATACGGGATCAACCGGTCTGTACACGGAATACGGCGAAGACACGCAGTACCCCTATCAAAACCGCGACGGCGGCGGACCCACGAACCGCAAACGGCGTTTGTACCTCGGAATCACGCCTGCCGGCAGTGCCGCGACGGGTTGGGAATTTGCCCTGGAAATCGAATTGCCGATAACGATTTGACGACATGTTTTTACGATGGACGAATGTAATTTCCACAATGCACAACGTATGCCGGAATGGCGGTGGCTCCGAGCAATCGGCATTTTAGACGGCCTGCAGCCGGCGGCGAGTATGCAACGCGACGGTCCGCGTGGCCACAAGTGGGTCAAGGCGGCAATGCGCTTCCATACGGAGTACCAAGCCTGTACGACGCCCCTAGAGAAGTATCAGCTATCCGAGCGCCGCGGGCGCGCCGCACTATACTGGGCGTACGACTTGTGGCAGGATGACGGGCCGTTGCACTGGACGGTCGACGCCTTAATCCTGGCCCGCGAGAGCGACCGGAGCATAGGTTTTCGTTGTGGCCTGGATCCCCGCGTGGTCGAGGCATACGAAGGCGTATTTTTTAACGTGCGCGACAGGCTGCTGCACACGGAGTTGGTGGTAAAATGCATTTTGCGGCAGGCAGTGCGCGGTGGCTTTCAGGCGGATAACCCCTCGCTGCTCTGGAAGCTGTATGCCTACTTTTACGGTCCGGAAATGTTCGCGGCGCTATCGCAGCGATTTGTGAATCCCGTGTGGGTCGATAATCCGGACGGTGTCAGCGCCGCGATTGAGAGCGACGCCATCAGTACCCTGAAGCTGAAGGCCATGCTGGCTGCCAAGACTGTGAACGTTAATGCCGAGACGCAGATGGACCTGATCAATGCGTTTACGGCGTTCGTGGACGTGGAGCGGTCCAGCGACAGTACGCAAAAGGCGGAAAGCCAGCTGATGGAGCACGTTTCGGCGATGATGTCGCAGTTGCCGTTCGATGTGTCGGGCCGAGATCCACGCAACAAGCATGCGCGCGTGGCGCGCGGGTTGACGGCACAATACCGTACAAGCGCCATCGAGCTTACTTTCGAAGAAAATTTACGAGGCGCAGTAGGCCAACCGCTGCTGGAAGCGGAAAGCTTGCAGGACTTGACGTTCCCTGTGCCGCCGAATGTCGCATTGCCAACGCCTTAATGAAAGGTGCACCGATGAGCAAAGCCTTGAGCAAGGAAGCTGAAGCACGGTTACTCGCGACTCTCGAAAAGATCGCAGAAGCCGTTAATGCGGGTACGCACCCGAATGCCGCTATCGCCAAGTCGGCGATGGCCCAGGGTGTGCCGGCCGGGCACATTGCTCAGCTCGTTTATGCCTACAATACCGGGCGTACCAATCAACAGCGCAAGCTGGGGACGACCGTACAAGAAAAGGCGGCGGACTTTGACCTCGCCGATACGGGAGAAGTGCTGGAACTAATGTATCCGACGACTGCCAAGACCGCGTCGGCCCAGCATCATGCCTGCACCGTGTCCACAGAATACGCGCTTTCTCCGGCTGGCGTGCTGGCGCGCAAGGCCGCCCGCGAAAAACAAGCACGTCAACCGGATTGGAGCATGGGTGCAAAGCCGGAGAGCCTGCCGACCGATCCCGCCGCGGCCATGTGCAAGGCCGCAGCCGGTGCCCGACGGTTGCAGACCGCCACGGAAGAACTGCGCAGGCAGGCCGCCGCGGCTTTTGACAAGATGGGTTACACCTTCTGCGAATTGACGGATTACTTCCGTAGGCCCGACTGCGTGCCGATACCCGTAGTACGCGACAACGCCGTGTTGCTGCACGGCGAAAAAGTCGGACAAGTTTTCGAACAATTGCTGAATGTCACTCCCGGACTGGCGAAGATGGCGCAGCATCGCCGCGGAATCTGTTCACGGCAGGATTTGTCGGCGCGAGGGCCGGCATACGACCTTGTCGAACGGCTGTTGACGGATATTACCCACTACAAAGAAGCCCAGGCGCGGTATTTAAGCACCGCAAAGACCAATGCACAGCAGGCCGAGGTCCTGCTCGCCCCTTTTGCCGGCGGGCCCCGGTGCGCGTCTGTACTCGATGGTCCTTCGACTGAAAAACAGGCGTGGGCTTTTATGCCCTTTGGCAGCGGGGAAAGCACGATAAATCAAGCGACGACACAGTTGGCCCGCACCCTGCAAGGCGCACCGCCTTCTGAGCAAGTGCAGCGGGCATATCAGGAACTGACAGATCCGAAGTATGAGCAGGAACTGCGCGATGTACGGTCGGAAGCGCTGCTACAGTACTTGATGCAAAACGACCCGGACATTGCCGGGCACGATCCGGACGAGGTATTGGCGGCTTATAACGAAATCGTAGATGCCGCGCCGCAAGCGGCCGACCAGATGCTGCTCATCCGGCCACTCCTCAAGAAAAAGCTGGGCGGAGATCTGGATACGCATGAAGTCGACCAGTTGTTGAATATGAGCGAAAAACTGCGGGCGGGCCGCGAACCGAGCGGCAGCGAATTGAAAATGCGCGAGATGGCGCAAGGCCAAGCACAGTTCAGGTCGCGGCAGATGTCCGAAAGCGACCGGTTGAAATTGGACCGCGAACGTCTGCGGCACGAGCGGGCACAGCGCGAGCGCGAGCATCAGCTGCATGCTGCGGAATACGGGCTGCATACGCAACAGCGGCGGGACCAGATTGCCCGCGACAACGTGCTGCGGCAACTCGAAGAGAAGAAATTACAAGAAATGCTCGGCCACAACGAGGCAAACCGCGTGCAGGCCGCGCAGGAGCTGGCACAACGGCAGCTCGAGGCGGGCGGCAAAACGTACGACCCTACCACCGGTAATGTCGTTACTACTCCGGAAGATCGGCGACGGGAGGAAGAGGCAAAACGCAAAGCCGTACAGGAAGGACGCGACGTTACGGAACACGGACAACGTACCGAACAGCACGGTTGGGCCTCGGAAGAAGCAGAGAGACGGCGTGCCCGCGAGGAGCGCGAACAAGCAGCGTTGCAGCAGCAGACGGAGGCGCACGGTTGGCGCCGCGAAGAGGCACAACAACGCCAGGAGCTGCACCCATTGCGTACGGAACAACTATCCAGACAGGTGGCCGGCATGCCGGATCCGGATGCGGCGCGTGCCATTCTGGAAGATAAACTGGATATTCACAGCGAGGCGATGAACCAGTACCGCAATCCAGACGATCCGTTGTCTGCACCTGCCGCGCCGAAACCGGAAAGCACCCTAAAACTGTTTTAGGAATGAGCCTATGTTGGAAAACATATCCCTAGACACTGCCGCAGAGCTTCTCGCGAAACGGCGTATGGCCAGCCAAGCCATCGGAGGCTTTGCAAAGTTTGCGGCGGGTTGGCGCGAAACGCTTTTGGGTAAAACCCCGGCGGAAGGCGCGCTGCGAAATGCTTTAATCGGTGCCGGCTTGGGCGCTGGCGGCGGCGCACTCCTGGGTGCTCTGCACGCCGACGAAGACGAAGACACCGGAGAAGCTGCGCGACGCGGCGCCATGCGCGGGTTGATTTCCGGCGGAGCCTTGGGCGCGGGCGGTACTTTATTAGGGCACACTCTGCCAAATCCGCAGACGGCAAACGCACCACCGCCGAAAGTCGAACCTGGCGCATTCGGACTATACAGCCCGCTGGCCAGAGCCACAGGAGCAGAGCAGGCTTTAGCCGGCGGCGTTGCCGGCGCCGGCATCCAACTGGCGGCGCGTCCGGCCGTGTCCGCAGCGACGACGCATCTCGGACGCGCGGGTCGAATACGCTCGCTGCCGACCGAGCAGATTATTAAAGAACTGGATACCGCCCCGGGGGCAATACCTCTGGAAAGCCGTAGACTGGCCACGTCGATAAACAGTGCGACTTGGCGCGAGCGGCTCATGGATCGACTGCGCGGACGGCCTGCAGCATTATCACCCGCGCAAGCACGAGCTTTGGATACCGCCGCGCGCCGTGCGGCATCACAGGGCATGTTTAGCAAGATACCAGGCGTGCGTGCATTACGGCGCGTACCGTGGCTGGGTTTTGCGCTGGGCGCCACAGAGGAGTACTTACGCCATCAGGCCAATGCCGAAGCTGCCGCCCGAGCAGCTGCACAAAATGCCGGAGCCCCACAATGAGCATGATCAAGCTTATCGACAGTGGTTCGCAGAGTTTCGCAGAGCCTATCGTGCAGCTGGTGAAGATCTCCAGCCGTGGCCTGATCGGTGCTGATCGCGGCATTTTGGAAAAGCGGGCTTCGACTGCATTGTTCGAACAGTTGTTGCATATCAAAACGGCGGCGGATGAACCGCTGGTCCACCTGTTGGCAATGGGTGCGACGGAAGGTGTAGGCCCGAACCGGAATGGCGACGGCTTCCTCGCGGCGATGCTTCGCCGTTGCCACCCCACCTTCGTAAAACACGCCAGGTTTTACCGGGATCATCAAAATAAAGATCCCTCGAAAAGCTACGGGATCGTAAAGGCCTCGGCATACAACGAGGCCATGCGCCGCGTGGAATTACTTGTGGCGCTGAACGGCTCAAAAGAGGCCGCGCGACGCAACGGCGGCTTGGTAGCCGACAAAGAACTCGAAAAGCTGGCCAAGAATGAAGAACTGCCGGTATCGATGGCCATCCGCGTCCCGTTTGATCAGTGCAGCTGGTGTTACAATAAGGCTGCCACGCGTGCCGAGTATTGCAACCATATCGACCATGGCGGTCACTGCAAGGCCGGTGGTTTAAAGCACCACATCGGCGAACTGGTCGAGATGGAGAAAGACGGCCAATCCGTATTGCATCACCTGCACGCGGATAATCCCGACGGTACCTTTTTTGACATTTCACACGTATTTCGCCCGGCCGACCGCATTGCCTACGTGACCGGATTGCTGAAGGCGGCATCTGCCAGTTGCATCTCGGGAGCGGAATTGGCGGAGCGTCTCGGTGTCACCATGCCATACGACCTGTGCATTGAAGCACGGCACCCTGCGATCGTTCGCCGTATGCTCAAGGCAGCCCACCAACTCGTGGATATGGAACAACAGGACGTGGATATGGCATTTGCAGCCTCTGTCCACAGCGAGGCCGCACTGCCGACACTGCCACCGCTGTTTCAAGAAAAATTTGCATCCGTGTTACGGGCCTTGACGGACGTGCGCATCTGCTGGCCTCTCGAGCAATTTTTGTCGGCGATGCTCGGTGGCAATTCGGAAAAGATCGCAGGGGCTATCCGACCGCATTTACCGGGCATCTACTCCCGCCTGATTGCCCGACCGGACTTCGTCGAGCGCGTCGAGCACAACCCGTATCTGCCCGCCAATGCAACGAATGCCCAGTTCAGATTGTGGGCGCAAAAACAGGCGGAAGATTACGCTTGGACGGAGGCTGGCCTGCAGCAACGCAGCATTAGAGCTGCGCTGCGCAACGAGCCGGCGCCGCTACGTTCGCCAGATCTGGTAAAGCTCGCACAACCACGCGACGCCGCCGAACGGCTCGCGGAAGAATATGCACTGTATACGCTCGCGTACGCCGCAAGCGTTCCGGAATCCGAGTTCATCTTGACGGCAAAAGCGGCCATGCTGCATAATCGTACTAGCTAATGCAGTAACGACTGCCTGCCCAACCTGTCAAAGGAGTGACATACCAATGAGTCAAAAAACGAGCCTCTTCGCAGCCCTGCATGCTATGACCGAGGAAATTCAGGTGCAAAAGCAGGCGGCCGCGCGTTCAAAAACAGCCGCTACGCCCGATGATCCCGGCGGCTATCAAGGCGATACCACGCATCCCGTTAAGGACGTGGACAATAACGTGCAGAACGCCACTGAGGGCGCGCGCTCCACCGAAAACGCGGCGGACGTGAAAAAAGATCAGGGCGCACCGGGCGTCGACAGCATGTCGGAAGCAAAACCTGGCGAATCCCAGGATCAACAAGTGCAGATCGGCACCACCAAATCACCAACCGGCGAAGACCCGTCCACGGAAGACGCCTACAAGGGCACGAAGGACGACCCCGGTACCACGCATCCCGCCAACGCTGAAGACGGCGAAAAGTACAGCTCCGTCAGCTTTGCCGCCGGACGTTCCAAGGCCGCGGCGCTGGCAAACGATATTTTGGCGGATCTCGCCAACGGCTTCGGGGAACGCTTGCAAAAACAAGCGACTGCGCCCGCCACGGTTGCGCCATCCGCAGCGGACGCCGCCGCGCAAGCCGGATACGAGTTAGCAACCGTGCTTGGCCTGCAAAAGACGGCTGCCCAAAAAACCGTCGAGGATTGCCTCGCACAAACCATTCGTGACGCCCACACCGACGCCGATCTCTTCGGCGGATACTATACGGAATACTGCAAAAAGGCGGCGGAAGCCGAGGCGGATGACAAGCCGCGTGACCCGACGGTGCCCGTCGATGCCGGCGGACCACCGCCCGAGGCTGGTGCTGGCGCGCCGCCCCCTGAAGCAGGTGCCGGCGATCTTGGTGCACTTCTCGGTGCCGGCGGAGGCGGCGGAGATGCTGGTCTCGGCGGTGCACCCGCTGCTCCGGCACAGCCGTCCGAGGAAGAGGCCTTGCAGGAACTTGCCGCAGCTCTCGAGGAGTTGGGCATTCCGCCGGAAGCTTTGGCCGAAGCGGCCGCAGCCAACCCGGCCGCAGGCAATCCGGAACCCGCCCCGGAAATTCCGCCGGCAGGACCTGCTGTGCCTACACCCGATGCCGGTGGCGCCGGACCGGCCGAAGGCCTGAAACTCGCCGCGCAACGCGTTATTGCCTTCAAGCGTTCCGGCCGTTATCAGATCAAGGCCGCCAGCACAAAACGTGCGCGGGATCTCCGCGACAGCATGAAAGCAACGATCCGCGAATTATTGCGCCTGTCATAACGCATCCTTTCTCTTGTAAAAGCAATCGAGGGACGGATTAGCACGGCCTTTGATCATGGAGGATTTTTGAATGGCTACCCAACTTACGCTTCCCGAAAAGATCGTGGAGCACATCGGTTATTCCTCGGCGGCTCTGGAAAAAGCGGCAGCGGCCATAGCCCAAACGGACCGTGTTAAAGCGGCTTGCCAGGCCCTTATCCCCGGCGTTGTCGACGCTTTGGTCGAAAACGAGCGGATTCTCCCGGAGCAACGCGAAAAGGCCGCGGCCACCCTGGCCGATCCGGTCAAGGCGCTGGAGTTGCTGGCCCATGTGGCACAGCACCGCAACGCCGGCGAACAGCGGCTGGGCGAACCGGCCGACGGTCAATTAAAGACCGCCGCTTACGATCCCGGCGCATCCCTGAGCAACCCGTATGTCGGCCAGCGCAGCACCCGGGTCAAGCAATCAGACGTGAACCTGTTCCGTCGGCTCGGTTTGGCACCGCCGACGGTTTAATTCATAGCGAAAAGCGGGAGTTTGAATTCCCGTACACCATAGACATGGAGGTTTTATCCAATGCCTGCAACTCCTGGACTTATGTTCGAGCACGGTTTGGACGTCCCGAAGGGGTGGTTCCAACCGGCGGCTCTCGATAAATCGGCGAAATTGTCCGCCAACGTGACGTTTGACCTTCCGGCGGGCCGCGTGGTCCACCTGAATAGCGCCGGTGAATTCGAAACCGGTGTCGGCCAAACGGACATGGCCATTTTCCTCTTGCAAGCCAGCAACGACTTCGACGTGGCCAATCCCGGTACCACGGCAAGCGGGCTGTTCATGCAACAGGCCATTGCCCCCACCGGCGTTATGTCGGGCCTGGTCGCCACGGGCGGCTATGAAATCCAGTCGACCGAATTCGACGCCACGCAATCCTACGTCACCGGCGATTTGCTGACGGCCACCGTAGCCAACACCACGTTGGCCACCGGCGGTGTGCTCACCAACGTAGGGACGGGGGTGAATGGTGACGTACAACAGTTCGTCGACCCCGTGTGCGGTGTCGTCGCCGACGGCGCGTTCCGCAACAGTCACGGTGTTTACGTACTCGACTTTTGGCCGGTCTGGCTGCCCGGCGCTTACGCCTGATAGGCCGTAGCTCAAGCCACATTATTTGTTCAATCCGTTAGCCCAGCGCTCATTACGGGCGCTTTGACACCAACATGGAGGTTAAGCCCATGGCTTCTCGAGCCGATACGCAACTGCTCAACGAGACTTTGTTTGAGCAGCTCTCGACGCCGGGCATGGAGAAACAGGCCATCGACGCGGTCAACGACTTCACGCGCACCAAGATGCGTGAAGACGGTTTTTACCGTCGTATTTTGCCGCCGCTCCAGCTCAGCAACGACGAACTTGACCGTCAAGTCGATACCGACAAGCCGGTTAAAGTCGTCGATAAAGAACCGGACTCCCCCGCAGCGATTTCGATCCCGTTCGCCACGCTGCCGATCAATATCTACATCCGCGGCCCGCGCTACCGCGTCATGTTCGACCGAATCGTTACACCGCGATTCACGAAGGACGTCGACGAATTGCGTACGTGGGTCATGGATATCCGCCAAGTCCTTTCGGACAATGCCATAAAGGACATGCTGGCGGAAGAAGATTCTAAATATATTACCGCGTGCAACGCGGTAATGATCGGTCCCGACGTTCCGGTGCCGTACAACGGCAACCAGGTTCAATGGGAAACCATCGAAGGCGGCATCACGCGTGAATCGCTGTGCGACATGCTCAAAATCATGCCGCGCGGACCGTCGCACCTCGAAGTGCACACCTGCCTCATCAACAATGTCACGATCAAGGAACCGATGAAGTTCGGCCGTGACGAGATGGGCGGCGATTTCTCGCAAGATATCGTCAAGAACGGCTGGGCCGAGGTCAACTTCCTCGGTTGCACCTGGGTTATCACGATCAAACGCGATCTGGTTCCCGACGACACGATTTTCATGTTCGCGGACCCGAAATTTATCGGGAAATCGTATCTGCTGGAAGACACCACTATGTACGTCAAAAGAGAAGCATTCATGCTCGAATTCTTTTCTTATGAGACTTGCGGTGGCGCCATCGGGCATTCCGGCGGTATCGCCCGCGCAGACTTCAGTTGAGCAAGCCAATCAATGTGCCTAACCGTTTGAATGGCACATTTCGGACACATGCCTACCTCGGACCTGGCGTTGCACTTACGACGCCAGGTCCGAGACCTGCTCTTTGACAATTCGGACAATGTACGCCATGCAGTACTAAGTCTCCCAGCGAGCTACCGCGTATGTTGTCCAACTTGCCACAAGTGCGCCGACCGTAAATTACGCAAAAGTTCGTAAAATTTTCGTTCTCACCCGGAGACCCTTGCCATGCCCGCTACCCAACCCCTCGCCCCCGAAACGGCATTTGCCGCAATCCAGGAGCGTGTTTACAATCCGTGTTTCTTTGCGAAGCTTGCCCAGGATTACGGCATCCAGCCGGCGGACGCCGAGGAAGCCAGACAAATGTTGGGCATGGCAGAGCAATTGCGCACGGCGTACCATCAGGCGCAGCCGAGCAGCAAAAATTTGCTGAAGGCCGCGGCTGCGCAGTTGCAAGCGCAACTCGGCGGCCAAACGGCGCCTGCCGACGCTGCCGTGATCAAACAAGCCGCCACCGAGGCGGCAAGCGATCCGCAATTGGCGAATGCCGTGTTGAGTTTGTTCGCTGCCGCGCAACCGGCCGCGTAACCATTAAATGCCTTTTAGCGGTTTAGCCCAGTATGTTGCCGTCATTATTGCCGCTAATGCTGGGTCTCGGCCCATTACCAGTCCATCAGGAGACAGTCATGTCCACACCTACTGCAGCTGACCTCTATACGACCGTCGTCAATAACTCCGGAGTCGATCGCACGTTCAGTTTTCTGGGCGTACACGGCCGGCGGCTTGGCGCGGCGGAAGCCTATACGGAACCCGGAAACCTTCTGACCAAACTGGCGGTAGGCACCAGCCGGCGCAAGTTTAACGCGTTGGCCCGCGCCCTAACCGGCGATTCCGGACAACGCACGCCGTCGTTGACGGTGGTCAGTACACCACCTCCCGTGCTCAACGATCCGCTCGCAACCGATCCCTCCAAGGTGCCCGCGCTGCGCAACGGCGTCTTGGGGATCATCGACCCGAGCTGGGAATGGGGCGTCGAAGAAGGATCTTCGGTATTTGCCTCTGCCTAGCGCGCGCTACTTAGCATACCTGCGTCCAGACTATCCAGTAGGACCGTTGCTCGGAAAAGCGGATCTCGCAAGAGGTCCGCTTTTCTTTTAGGTCTTCTCAGTAAAAAATGCGCATAAATCGGGCATATTGAATAGATGATGCGCATTTATCTAACGGCACAGTTGCCAATTCACCACAAAGGAGGTGTACCATGCATAACCCGCTGCGACGCGGCGATGTTTATATACGGCAATCCGTTATTTTAAGGAGACAAATCATTTTATACCCCTTCAGCGAGGATTGAAGAAAATGTTACTTCAAAACTTTACCGTCCGGGCGGAGAAAGGCAGCGGCAAATGATATACGTTCTGTACATTTTGGCGGCAGTGTGCACGTATCTCCTCTGTACGGAAATTTTTATCGAAATCCTCATACGGCGATACCCGGTGGTCAATGGCAACATGGTAGTTCCCCGTACGTGGTGGTTCCGGGCGTTGCGTGCCTTCTTCTGGCCGGGTGGCCGGTGCGTGATCGTCCGCTTGGCGTTATGTTTACGTTATTCCAAGTGGCGATCGGGGAGATTTCACGAATAGGCGATCATCTTACTTTTTAACTAAGGAGTTTTTGTTATGAGTCGTTATTCTCTTACCTACGCGATACGCTTGGCAGTCGCTGCGGCGGCCGCCTGCCTCGGGTCTTACGGCATGTTTTATCTTATCAGCTGTTTTGTCTCGACACCTCGTTGGCCTTTCTTTGCCACGCCCTCATGGAGTATCGTTGTGGGCATCGTGGCGGGATTGGCGAGCTGCCCGCCGGGCAAGAAAGACTGACGGGGCGTTTTGTGCATAAGTCGAGGCCAGGATTCGGCCTCCCAACTGATTTGGAGCAATAGCATGGAAATTTTGCGACAATGTCTGGCGTTGATAAGCTTCGCGGTGCTTTTAATCGCCGCCGCCGTGCTGCCGTCGTGCGCTCCGCACTGGCCCAGCTACGTGTCTTACCTGAGTCTACTCGGTGCAGTTGTCGCGCTCGTGCTCGCGTGCCTGGTGCAGCGTAAACTCGGGTTACTGTACGTGTGCCTACGGCCGTGCGATGTACTGCAGTTTTCCCTTGTAGACGGTCGCCTTGCCGGCATCGCCTTGAACGGGCAAGAACTGCCTATGCAAGATTTACCAGGCTGGCTGCTGGCGCTGCAAACGCTGCCTGCGGTGCACTATATACTATACACCGAGCTTCCCTGGTCGCCAGGACACGTCTGCCTAGGCTTGAATGCCGTCCGCGACGCAGACGCGGCTCAGCCGTTGACCAGGTGGTATGTACGCTTGGCCGCAACGGAGACCGTGCGCATTCGCGATATCTTGCGGTTGCAACAAGATGTGCGGCGTTAGCGGCTGATTTAAAGCGTGTGCCGGGCTACAAGCCCGGCTTTTTTTAGCTATGGCGGGGGGCAGCAGTCTGATACAATGTTATTGCAAGGAGCACGAACATGGCCGTAAATGCTACCCCGACACTTACCGCGCAGTCGCCATGCGACGCGCCAAGTCCAAAACCGGTGCGTTTGACCCCGCAGTTCTGCGGCGGCCAAAACATTCTAACGGCGCCGTTGTCCACAGTAAATAAACGTCCGATCTTGAGCCGTATGCGGGCCATTACGGTGCGCAGCGGCCAGCAAGCCGTAATTCGCTGGACGATGCAGGACCGCACCGGCAATCCGGTGGATCTGACGGACTGTCTGGAGTGTGCCACGGAATTGGATTCGGAACAAATCCTTTTGACGCCGGACGGCGAGACCTTGCCGGAGGAAGATCCAAATGCCGGGCAGGCCTGCCAGGCGCCGTACCACCTGAAATTGCGCATTCATGAGTATTTGGCAGTCGGGTATAACGAGTTGGTGGACATGAGCAGGCATGAGTTTCCAGCGACGATCATCGACGCGCCAAATGGCGTCGTTTCCGCAACCATACCGGCGGAGGCGACGAATCAGCCTGGCGTTTATTTCGCGGAGATGGCGCTGGTCAACGACGACGATGCAGAAGCCGCGGAATATATTCTTTTTTCGAACATTTTTTACCTGTATATCGATCGAAGCCTCTGGTCGCGGCGCGGGCCGCACGGGCCGCCGTCGATTGCAGAAGTGCGCTTGCACCTGCGCGACAGCGACGGAAACGAAAATTTCTTGTTGGACAATATAAAATTCGACGACGCTGAAATCGCGTCTGCCGCCGTAAATGCCCTGGCCTATTGGAATGAAATACCTCCGGACATCGTACAACACACTTCGCAGACTATGCCCTACCGCTACCACTGGCTGGAGGGGATCTGCGGGCAACTCTTCATGATGGCAGCGGAGCAGTTCCGGGCGAACCGGCTGCAGTACAGCGCCGCTGGGGTTAATATCGACGATCAGGACAAGGAGCAGAACTACGAAGCCGCTGCTGCACGCCGGTGGAGCACCTACACGGAATTCGTACGCCGCAAGAAGGCTGAATTGAATCTGGAGGCATGCTGGGGCGGTATCGGCAGCGGATACGCGCTGTACGGCTATGCGCAAAGAAATAGTGGTGGATATGTGTGCAAATAAAGCAAGCCGCGGTAATTAAGCACCGCTTTTATCCGACAAACACCCATGCCCAACACCTCCTCCTTCCCTTTTCGCCGGTTACGCGTCAACCATGTCGTGGAAGGCGGTACGCAGGTGTGGTGGGAGATAGCCGAGCATCTGCTCGACCCCGGCCCGTACACTTTTCAGCTCCAGGCCGGCCGCACTAACGCCTCTACGGCAGCCGACTGGGAAAATGTCGCTGATCCTGTGGTCAATGGCTTGATGGCCGTGGATACGCAGAAACGGCTCTACGGTAAAACACTCGACGTATTTTACCGCGTCGTCCTAACGACGCCCGTCCAGCAATACGTGTCAGAGCCGATTTACTGTTTCGGCAGCCTGTCGGACAAGGATTGGATACTCGCCCGCGAGATTGTGCGCAAGGAATTGCTCTTAGGGAAGCAAGCGGCTAAGAGCGGGTACCTGTTAAAGCGATTGCGGTACGGGCAGCGTTGCCAAAACTGCCTGGACCCGCAGACCGAGGAAATTACCAACAGCCGCTGCCCGGAATGTTTCGGAACCGGCTTCAGTACGGGATACCATCCTCCGCTGGCCTTTACCTGGATGCTCGAAACCGGCAGTGCTTCGCACACGGAGCGCCGTAATGGCGCTGCGCCGCCGGGGCAGAGCCGTGAGGTCGTACAGCATTGCCGAGTTACGGCATTTCCCATGCTGAACAAAGAAGACATCTTCGTCGACGCGGATTCCGACGAGCGGTGGTTCGTGGACTCCGTGGAAGAAAAAGCCGGTATCCGCAGTGTGCCGCTCGTCCTGGACGTAACCTTGCGCCTGGCCGAATTCACGGATGTGATTTACAGGCTGCCGGTCAAGGGCCTGCAGATTTCACAAGCCCGCATGACCGAATATCTGTCCCTGGCTGGATGCGGCAGCATTTACGTAAACCACGACTACGGCGGCGAAAACGCGCTGGCTTATATCGACGATACCGGAGAGTGTCCGTGCCCGATCGTCGGCGCCACCGTAACTGCTTACCGGAAAGAGGACTACGATCAAGCCCTAGGCGCACCGGACGCCTCTGCGATCGTTGCAGCAACTCACACCGTCGGTAATGGCACCTGGGCGGAGGCCATGGGTCTGGACCCTGGCGAATATGTACTGGTCTACGAAAAGCAGGGAGAGTACGGCCCTGACGTGGTGGATATAACCGTTGTGGAGCCGGTTACAGAAACCGTTTCAGTCGAAAATACCGATCAGCCGCTCGTGGCCACGCCGCCTGCGGTTGCTCCGGCATGGACAACCATACCGGACTTCGGCATCTTTTGAGATTGCGTTTTGAGGATAATCGGCCTATCTTGGAATATAAATGACACAAGCCGTAAACAAGCCGCCGGACGAACGACCCATGCCGCCCAACACGGACTGGGCCGAAAAGGTACGATCCGGGCTGCTACCGAAATTAAGCCTGTACCGCTATAAGCCACCAAGAATATTCCGCCTACGTACACCCATTTGAGGCACAATTAGCGTGACTACAGCTTGTCCAACGCCTGCCGCGAACCCCGAAGAAGTGGAGGCGCTTTACCCGAATGGAAGCGTACCGGAAATACGTTTCGACAAGCTAAGTGCGTTGTGTTCGATCGGACAGACGCCGCTGATAATGACCGGGGCGCTACGGCAGATATTGGTGCAACATTTTTGTAATGCGGAGAATGTTCGAAGCGCGTCCTTGCGTTCTTACTTGCAACAAGAAGGCGCCTGGACATCGGAAGCCAACACGGGTTTGTATATCGAAAGTCTCGCGCGTTGGCGTCCGGAACTTACGGAAGCGCGTCCGGCCCTACTTCTCAAAGAAGGCGGCTGGAGGCACGAACGGGTGACGATCGGAAACCAGGCAGGTGTTGACGCATGTACCGGAACGCAAGGGTTTTTATCTGTCTGGCACGGTACGCACACGATTTTTGCCCTGGGTAAACAGGGTGCCGAGACCCAAGTGTTGGCCACGGAAGTTGCCAAACTCCTGGTGTTCTTCGGGCCGCTTTTGGCGGACCAACTCTCGCTGCATCGTTTTCAGTTAACGGCGATCGGCGAGTTAGCGGCCGTCCAAGAAGCGACGGAACATTACGTCGTACCCGTCAGCTGTGAATACTTGGCCGAGGAGCGATGGAATTTAACGATTGAAGCTCCACGATTAAAACAAGTACGTTTCCAGGTGGCGGATTTGATCTTGTAAAGGAATTACACCCTCACCGAGGACCCGGATAGGAGGCCGCAAGGATGCCCACGATCGTCACCCCCCAGGTACTGGTTTACCAGGACTTTCAGATTGTTCCGACGGAGATGTCGGCTCCGTTACGCGCCCATATTTCCGGGCCCAACGCCATGTTGCATCGCTACAGCGACGCAACGGAAAAAATTTCGATAAGCGTCGGTGCCTACGACCCGTTGAACGACGACAATTACCTATGGCCCGGGCGCACCGCCGGTGGTCTTGTCGATCTCGACAGCGTACGTCTTTTCATTGATGACGCTTTGCTGCGTTATTTCACGGACCCCATCAACAGCGGCAGTACGATCGCGCCAGTCGCCAACAAAAAGAACTGGATACGGTCCGACACGCTCGCCTTCCGCACCAACGGCGCCTACCTGCGCAGCGCTGGATTTTACGACCGCGATGTAGCCATCGGCGACGTCGTTTATCTTCGCGGCATTAGCGATCCGGACGACGCCTGCCTGGAAGTGGAGCTCTGGACTACCGTCGCCGGTTTCGCTTCTGAAACCGTCATCGGCACAGTCGACGATTGCGAACCGGATCTATACAACCCGGCTACGCAATCCGCAGACTGCACCGTCGCACCGGCCATAGCCCAAGACGGAATCACCATGACCGCGGACAGCACCGCTTACGACGGTTTGCCAAGCGGTTATATCAGCGACGTTTATACGATCGAAGTTACCGCGTCTTCCGTTGTCGGTTGTGCAGCTGCCAGGCTGCGCGTAACGACGGCAAGCGGCGCAGACAACCAGGAAGAAGTCACCCCGGGCAGCTGGGGCGTTGCCACAGCCATCGGCACGCGGGGACTTACCGTAACCTTCACCCAAGCTGTCGACGAAGAGTTGACAGTCGGCCAGATCTGGACCGTGTCCGTGCTGCAGGCCTACGAACGCACTTGCTGCCAAGCCGGGGGAACGTACACCGGCGCGGCGGACGATACCTACATTGTCCGCGTGACCAAAGGCGGCAACTGGGCGGCATCGCCGGAGATTACCGTTACGACATCCAAGGGACTGGACGCTTCCGGCCCAACGATTGTCACAGGACAATCCGTGGCAATTCCGATCGGCACGCAAGGTTTGACCATTTCCTTCGGCGGATGCGAGCTCGACAGTATCGCAGGCGAACCCAGCGGGTTGCCGCTGACTTTGCCGGTAGGCGTCGGCGGATACGACATGACCGACGAACAAGCTTCGATCAGTCTCTCAGACATTCTCACGGGATTACGGTACGGCGATCAGTTTTACGTGCACGTTACCGGGCAGGGAACCGGGCGTGTCAGTACGCTGATTCTGCAGGACGATTTACCCACGGCCATGCGCAGCGTCAGCGATCTCGATCTGGATTTGTATATCCGCAAAGATATCGAGGTCACCGAAAACCGGCTCAGCGACCCGCCCAATGTCAATTACGAAAAGGAAACGACGCAGTTGGTGTCCAAGGCGGGTATTACGGCATATGACGCATCCTATACGGACAGCAGCGTACCTTTGGCCATGCCCGTGCTCGGCGGCGACGTGTATATCGAGTACCGAGAGTGGTTGCCGACCAAAGCCGACGCGGTTTACACCATCGAAGACGTGGCCAGTCTGGATGACGTCCCGGGCCCATTGGACCCGGAGAATCCGTTAAAATGGGGCATCTTCCGCGCGCTGCAAAATGCAAACGGCACTGCAATCAAATATACGGCAGTAGCCGATCCGGACGATTTGGACAGCTGGCAGGACGTTATCGAACGCGTGGACGGGCGCAATGACATGTACAATTTCGTACCCCTGACGTTCGACACCGAGGTGCTGAACTTGTTTGCTGCGCATGTCGCCACGGAATCCTCGCCGGAAGCGGGCAACTGGAAAGCGATGTTCGGTGCGTTGCAGGCGGCCAGCAGCAAACTAATCGTCGGCCAGTCCACGGCAGCGCAGCAATTGCTGCATCCGACGTCCACAGACGGCGAAGTCGTCCTGGCCACGCTCGAGGATAATCCCGACGCGACCAGCATCCAGTACACCTTGCTGAGTGCCGGCAGTAATGCCGGGTTTATCACTTACGGCGTGCGCGCGGGCGACATCGTTCGATTCATTTTCACGATCGACGCCTGGGGTACGGCATCCTACAGCGAATTCACCGTGGACAGCGTACTCTCCAACAATACCTTGCTGCTTCTCGAGGACTACGGGGCGGCAGTAAATAGCGCCCAAAAGGTCGAAATCTGGCGAACGCTGACCAAGGCCGAGGTCGTTGACGATCTGCAGTCGCAAGCACAGACGTTCAATAGCTCGCGTGTCTGCATGGTTTGGCCCGATTACGTCGGTACAGCCGGCGTAACCCAAGAAGGGTACTTCCTTACCGCCGCGCTCGCCGGCCTCGTTTCCGGCGTGTTGCCGCATCAGCCGCTTACGAACGTTGAGGTCGCCGGTTTCGACGATTTTGCTCGTACACGGCAGTTCTTCAGCAACAGCCAGTTGAACGACCTTACGGATGGCGGCGTATGGATTTGCACAACGGATAACAACGGTACGCCGTACACACGTCACGCCCTAACTACGGACGTAACGGATCTGAATCGTCGCGAAGAGATGATCCGGCGCAACGTAGACTCCATTTCCTACGTCTTCCTCAACTTGTTGCGCCCGTACATCGGACGTTGCAATGCCACGCCGTCCATGGTCAATCTCCTCGAGCACGAGATTAACACCATTATCGACACGCTCAAGACCAACGGCACCACGGCACAGTTGGGGTCGCAACTGATCGACGGCTCGATTGCCCAGATCAAGATTCACGATTTGTTGCGGGACCGGATTTATGTGGTGCTGAACTTGACCGTGCCGGCGCCCTTAAATCACATAGAATTACATTTGGTCATTTGAGGTAATATGACAACCCGCTGTGGGACTGTTTTTGTTTAGAATCTCGCGCAAACGCCCTGCCCCACTGTGGGCAGGCGTTTGCAACTTACAACCATCAAGCCCGTAAGGGCGGTTTGACACGGAGGTTAAACGCACATGGCCAATATTTTTGGCGTCGAGCAGCAGCTCCAAGGCTCCTTCCGCGCGGACAAGGTAAGCGTCCAGTTTGCCGGGTACGACGCGAAAGGCCTGCTACTGCAGAATATTCAATTCAATTACACGCAGCAGGTTACCACGCTTTACGAGATCGGTTCCGCCGCCGTGTATTTCGTCGGTGGCCGCGCCTCCGGCAATGCGGGCGTGTCTCGCATTGTTGGGCCGTCCCAAGCGACCACGGCATTGTTGCAGCGCTACGGCGATATTTGCAATAAAAGCAATTTAACGTTCAAAGCGAGCGGCGGTTGCCAAGGCAGTACCTTCCAAGGTTCTACCTATACGCTCAGCGGCGTCGTGTTGACGACGATCGCACAAACCGTGGCTGCCCAGGATATCGTCATCCACGAACAACTCCAATTCATTTACGTTAATTTAAACGTGCAGTAGCCAGCAGTGCCTATTGGGCGACTCCAGCCGGAGTCGCCGGGGCGGCGGGCCGCCGCCCATGTTTTTGCGCCTTGAACTAAGGTTGCTATGTCCATCAAAGTGCAACAGCCGCAGGACGTCGTCGGCATGGCACTGCGCCGCGAGCAGTTGCGGTCGCATTACGTCCAGGACGATCCGACGCAGAACGCTTTCAAATCGGACCCTCAAAGCCAAACCTCGGCATGGCTGCACGCTCACGATAAAACAGCCAGAACGCTCGTCGGCACGATCACCGACAGCTGTGCCATCGCGCACGTCTACCGCGTACAGTTCGAAAAGGGCCAGCACGTCATACCGTGCACGCTGCTTTCTACGACCAGCCACTCTCTTTTCGGCACACGGGATCTACGGACGCTGCAGCCGGGTACGACCGTCGTGGCCCTCGTACATCAGCAGTATCAGTACGGCATCATCTTAGGCGTGTTGCCGTCGCCGCAATTCTGCACTGGTGACTATGCCCTAGCCGACGTAATCTGCCAAGCCAGCCGCAACCGCGTTGACGAAGCACATAAGCTTCCTCTGCGCATGAACGCCAACGGCTATATTCCCGACCTGCTGGCGGGCCGGCCCTTCGACGGCACGACTGTCGGAGAGTGGGGGGCTATAACGGAAACGGGACTGCGCATCTACCTGGACCCGTTCATGGCCATGCTTGGCACGGGTGAGGGCTGTAATATCACGGCATTCTACCACGACGATTTACTGCGAATTGCCGCCTACAATTTGCAATTCTGGACGTCGGGATACGAGCGGGAAAGTCTTAACGACCAGGATGAGTGCTGCGATCTGGAGGGTTGGACGCCGTACCCGTGGGAGCAGATGGGCTACTTCAGCCGGCAGAACCTGAAGCGTGAACTGCAACCGGAAGATTGGCAAATCGGCGAACAACAGCCGTGGTATAGCGAATGGGAACCGAAATACGATAATCAGCAACCGTGGCATCGCAGCCGCGTCTTCCACGGCTATCTGGGCCAGGGCCGGAAGGAGCTGCAACAGGCGCCGCCGATGCAACAATCGACGTTGCCAAACTGCTACCACGGCAATCTGCTGCAAAATATCGGGCTGCACGACGATTTTGTGACCATGAGCGGCGAGCGATGCATCCAGTCGGCTAAGCGCATTTCGATCGTCAAGCGCTGTGCTATTATCTCCCCGCAACGTGTCGCCCGCCCCGAACAGCCCGGACAGGGCGACACTCCGGAAAATTACCGTTTTGCCGGTTTGCAGGGCAGCGGGCCGGAGCATACGCTTACGAGCGGACTGCAAACGACGGACGACAAGGCATTCCTGCAGCGCGCCGCCGGCATTCTGGACATGCACGCCTACCTGTACAATTATGCCGGTTTCGTGGGCTTTTACTGGCACGAGAAAGACTGGTCTGTGCCCGAAGAACACGAGTTGCTGCATACGGGCGGTACGACGACTGCCAAATTGGCATTTCGGCAGCTTGCCGAACAACAATACCTGGAACCCCCTCAACCGGTCAAATGGGACATCGACCACCGCCTCGCACAACAAGAATACTGGCAAACGGAAGCTGGTCTCGATTTCCTGGAGGACGGCGGAGTCGTCCTTTATGGCGGAGGTGGAGAACAGATCTGTTTCACCGGAGGCCAGGTATTTATCGACGCTCCTGGCGATATCTGGCTCAAAGCAGGTCGCAACGTAAACCAGTGGGCCGGTTACGACCTGATTCTCCGCGCAAAAAATTCCGCCGACTTGACGACGACGAAGCACGACATCAGGCTCAAAGCGGAGCAGCATGTACAAGTGCTGGCGGGTAATGGCGGGACTGGCGCCGTGCTTATCGAAAGCCGCGGCCAAAGCCAGGACTACCGGTATGAGGAAGGCGGGGAAAGCGTGCAAGCTAGCGGAATCCAATTACGTGCGGCGAATGCCGACGTCGTAACTTGGGCGGAAAATATTTATTTACGCACGGGCAGCAACAACGGATCTATAGCGACTGGCCAGATTTGCCTGGATGCCTCCGCCGGACAAGCAAATATCATCCTAAACTGCCAGAATCACACGACCTACTCCAGTGGCACCATTGCCCAGTACTTCGGTGTTAACGGACGAATCCAAAGCGCAAACGAATTTAGTACGGATGGCGCGCGCTTCGGCAGTCAAGTGACGGTAGGCAGCGGGCTGGTTATAGACGGCAATTTGTCGAGTCGCGGAAACCTCTACGTGGCAAGTGGCCATGTCTATACCGAAACTGGCAAAATCGATCGCGAAATAGGCGCGTTGACGGGCGATCTCTTACAGCAAATCCAGGATACTTGTGCTGAGGCCTCTGATTACACCTTGCAAACACTCCTGCAGACAGCGGAAACAGATTATCGGGACATTTTCACCGATTTTTGGTACGCGGATTATCACGCGGGCAACGAGGACGTGCTGCAGCAGGCGGAAGTTACGCTGCGGACCATGGACGAGTATAAAACACAGGATTTCGTGCTGTACGAGACGCGTTGGCAGCAAGTGGCACGGCTGGGTGACGGTGTGCCGGCCAAATGGGAGGAGGCATTAGTACAATGCACGGTTGGAGTGAGCATGCCATATCCAGGCTACGAAAATTTCTACGCTTCGGTATATTATCAGCATACGCCGACACTGTACGACGGTGCAAACGGGCATTGTGCGGACCGAGGCGCGTCGCCGCAACTCTCTGAGGCGTACCGTTTAGCACAATTTGGCGCGAGTATGCCTAAACAATTGTCTGAATACGCAGTTATTCACGAATAAGGAGCATTTTATGACGCAAAACCCCGATTTTAGTCGTTCCACCATCCCGCCGGCGGCCAAACCGGCCCTGCCAGCCGTACCACCGACAGTCGATGGCAAACCGATCGGTACCGGGCAGCTTTATATGACGGATATGACGCGAAAACAGCTGTCTCTACTTGGTTGGAAGGATGGCGACCCTATTCCGAGCAATCTGGCCGAAAAAATTGACGAAGTCTCGAAACGCATCCAGGCGGATATTGTTGGCCCCCCGACAGGGCTCCCTGCAGATTTCAAACTGAAAACGCCAAAGGCCGTGGATATCAGTAGCTTGTCAGCCGGAGCACAAGCAGAACTACGGGCATTTATGGCGGAAGCGAAGGCGTTGGCAACGGCGCAAGCATCCGAGCAGGCTGCACGTGCACAGGTAGAAGCCCGGATACCGACGGGCGCACATCCGTCCGTGGCCCAAGCGCTACGTACCAGCATTACCGCACAACCTTCTGCGATCCTGGAGTTCCCACAAGCAAAAACCGGGCCAGTACAGGATCCTGAGCCGGAAATACCTTCGATGTCCGCCCCTAATGCCCCCGTCCCACCCCTGGAAATGCCCGCAGCGTCAGATACCTCGGCCGTACAGCCGGTGACGCACTGCCCGCGGTGCCATTGGCCCGTGGCACAACAGCTTGAAACCGTACCGACCGCCGAGGATCGTCAGATATTCGTGGCAAGCATTCTGGCGAACGATCGGTTTCGTAAGGAATATGCGCTGTTGGGCAATAAATTACGTGTCATTTTTCGCAGTTTAACGGCTCAAGAAGCGGAAACGCTCTATACCCAGCTGCGATTTGACACTCAAGCCGGCGAAATTATCACAGAAGGCGATTTCGTCGCACGGTTACAGACATATCGGCTGGTTATGAGTACGGAAAAGCTCATTGCAGTCGGTGCAGTTACTGAAGTACCGGCCGCGTTGACGATAAAATACGATCAACCTGCCGAAAAGCATGAAACGGTGCTCGTACCGATGACACGCTGGTTTTGGGAAACGGTTGCCGCGCAGGAGCCGGTTAGACGCGTTGTCGCAAAATGCCATCAGGAGTTCCAACGGCTGGTAGAGGTTATGGAGGCCCAAGCGGCAGAGCCGGATTTTTGGTAAGGGATCGAACATTTTCTTTGATGGTACGTGCTGCGGCCAGCGGCAAATACGATTTCAAAGGTTTCGATCCCTTCGATACATGGAGCTGGCGCCGATTACGGTGGCTGCTGGACGAGGTAGAAGAGGCTGAATATCGCAGCTATTTGACGCTGCAACACCATTTTTGGGGTCTTCAGTCCTTAAATACGGATTTGTCGGCGGAAACGCGCGATACGGCCCGGCACAATGCACACGACATCGATCGAAAAATTCTTGCTAGCCTGTTTCCGTGGTTAAAACTTGACGAAAATCGCGCACGTACTGAACAAGACCAGATTTTAGAGGATTATCGCGCCGAATTTGGCCAACCTGGTGACCCTGCTTACGACAAAATGGTGGCCGAGCTAGTGGCGCAAATTAACGCGGATACTGCGGAAATCCACCCAGAATTGTAAAACATGGGACCATTTGAAAATACGCCGATGTTTAGCAACTGGAGCGGCCCAAATTACGTGCCGCCGCTGAATATCGACGTTTATAATATGCTCGGCGGCGGTACCACGGGCGGTATGGCCCAGTTGCTGGGGCCGATGGTGCTTCAAAGTCTGATGGGGCCGGGCAAAATCCCTGCGCAGTTCGCGCCAAGCCAGAATATTTATGATCAACTGGTTGCCCAACGCTATTTTTTGGACAGTTTACAGGCTTCGCAGGCCGCTCTTCAGGCCGATACACGACAGGCACAAGCCATTGGCGAAGGTGCGTTGCGCATGTATGCCGGCCGAAATACGTTAACGCCACAAGAGCAGGCACAAGCACGGATTATTGCACAAGACGCTACGGCATTACTGCCGTTCGTAGAGATGCTGGGCGGCACGGAGATAGCCGATCAACTGTTCGGATCTCGTGGTAGTGCTTCCTTACTGGGCCGGCAGTTATTCCGGACGATGTACACCGGCTTGGACCCTGTTACAGGCAGCATTGGTGCCTCTCCGCGCACGGCAGGCATGGTAGCAACACACCTGTGGGAAGGGCTGTATAGCACGGACAAGTACCGGGCCGAAATGCGAGGCATCTCGGCAGGCACGCTAGGCGTGCTTTATGACGAAGCAGTTAGACGCGGGTGGTCGGGTGGTGGCATCGGCGCTGAGGGCACGCTTGCAGAGCGCATGTTGCGCGCCGGCGATTACCTCCCTGAAGAGTTGGATGAAGGCACTACGCGGCGTATTGCGGTCGGTACGACCCGTGGACGGGAGCTGCAGGCGTTATTAGATGCTGGACAGACACAGACGGCAGAGGGGCGCAATGTATTAGACGAGTTTCGCGATTTGGATCAGCGTGTTACTGCAGCACATCAGCGTATTCGCGCAGCGAAAACGGATGAAAATGAGCGCGGCCGTCTGACGGACCTCGGGGATGTCGGGGAGGGTTTGCTGGCCGCCGGCGAAGCAGACCGCATAAAGCAGCGGTTAAGCAATCTGACTGGTGTGGTGTCGGCGATGCGGGATATTTTTGGGGATCTCGGCCGGCCCAACGCGCCTATGCGCGAACTACTCAACGGCCTGGATGCGCTTACTCAAGGCAGTATGGCCTCTATGGATCCTGCACGCGTCGAGCAATTAGTCCGTACCAGCTATAATCTTGCCAAGCAATCTGGCATAGGCATGCAGGGCCTGCTAGGGCTTACTGCGCAAGCGGCCGGGATGGCAGATCAACTGGGCATGGACCGTGCCCTGGTCCCAGGCATCATGCAGGGTGCCATGGCTTTTGGCGCTGCAGCGCGACTCGATACGGGCTGGGATCGTCCTGCCTGGGGACGGGCCACTCCGGAACAGCTTATGTTGCAAGGCCAGCGTCTTCGTATGGCAGGCGCAGTATCGCCCTTGGCAAATCGCTGGGCGGCATTACTGCGGGCACAACGAGACAATCCGGAACTGTTCGGTCGGGATACAGAGGCAGGCTCGATGTTGCAAGCCCTGCGCGAAGGCCGCGAAACTTACGCATTCCGCGGACAAGAGCTTAATGTCGGTTTTCGAAAGGAGGCCGCCGGTACACTGCGGGCAATATCGCAGGACGACATCCTGAAGCTTATGAAGGCCGGCGGCATGTCGGGTGATGCAGCCTTGGCATACCTGGTGGACGTCAAAGCCAATCAAGAGATGACGCGAGATATGCAACTGGACAGGGCCGCAGCTCGAGCACAGCAGCAAATCGATTACTCCAATACGGTGAAACGCAGCACGCAAAATGTCATTGCTACCAGCCGGGAGCTTCATACGATTGCTCAACAAGCGCCAGGTGGTCAGCAGGCGTTTATGACTCGCGTTGGCGACGCCGTAAACAAAGCTTTTTGGCAAATGGACTCCACCGTGGCGGCAACGCCTGCAGAGCGGCATCGTGTTCTTGCGGAAACCTTAGATAAAGCAATCGGTCCCGGTCGATTGAGTCAAAAACAGCTGACCATGTTGGCCGGCCAATTGTGGTCGCAAATCGACGTGACGGCCTCGATGCAGGGCCAGGCGGAGAGTGCATTGCATCTATATCAGCTTGGAAACCCGCGAACGCGTGCCCGGGCCGTGCAAGAGGAGCAGCGCGCTATTGCCGTTGCGGACACCCAGCAAGCATTAAGCAGCCTAGGGCGAGAGGGCATGGTAGCCCGCATCTCCGATGCCGTACGGGAGGGCCGGGCCGATACGAGCTTACGCGATCTCGGCGCGGCGGCGCTCGGCGGCATCGATCTGAAGGAGTTGGCCGGGCGCGATCCGACGATGCGCGAGTTTCAGCGGCAGTTGGCAGCCGCCGAAGGCGCGCTCCAGATGGTGGACCCAAAAACCGGCTTGATGACCGAAGAAGGCCGTACGCAGGCCCAACGCGCCAATAAGATGATTGCGGCATTGGCCAAAGGCGGTACTGACAATACTCAAATGCGGGAGACACTGCAAAAGGAACGCGCGTGGTTGTTAAAACAGCCGGATGCCGGGCAGAAAGCAGCACGGCTGCAAAGTATCGATAAAGAGCTGGCGGCATTGGACATTACCAGCGCCGACGGCTTAGCGGAACACTTGAAACGCTTGAGACGCGATGCCCCTACGGAAACAGAGCGCAAGCGCGACGAGCTCACGACGGCTATCCGGACTCTGGAGCAAGCACCCCAAGATAAGCAGACACAAACGGGTTTGGCGGCTTTGAAGGCGGAGCGCGATGCTTTGGATGAGGCCGAGGCAAAAAAACACGAAGTACCGCTGGCCGAGCGTATACGTTCCATCGAGCAACGCCGCGAAGGCCTGGCAAAGGATCCGCAAAAACACGCACAGGAAATCGGACAACTGTCCGCGGAAGCGCAGCAGTTGAAAAAACAACAGGCCGACGAGCAGGCCAAGGCCGACGCGGTACGTGCCAAAGAGCAGCAGGATAAGCCGCTCAAAATGACAGTAACCGGCGGCCGCGTACACCTCGAAGGCAACGATATGGTCATCGATCAGATGATGCTAATGCCGTCGGCCGACTATACTACGGTACTCGCCTAGCAAGGAAGCGGTGTTCTCATGTTTATTTTTAGCCGCGGACGAGGCACGGTAAGCGTCATGCCGGACGGCAGGGAGGCCATCCCTTTTCGTATTTCTTTGCATGGCCAGACTTTTGCCAAGGCGATTATTACGCAGGCCGCGATCGTTCAGAACGATAATTACCAGTTTTTACATACGCTGGCCGATACGATTTACGTTTACGTCTTCGGCACCAGGATCGGTGAATTGGTCGTCGGAGGTTTTGCCTTTGCGAACACATGCTGGGCGGGCCCGGACGGCTTGAACGAGATCCTGGCAACGTACAACTACGGTAGAATCGCCGTGCGCCCGGCGCCGGTAGTCGTCGTCATCGGTCATACGGCCTTTGCTGCTTTTCTTACCGGCATGCAGGCCCAGATCGTCGATCCAGAGAACATGTTGACGCAATGGTCCTATCGTTTTGCCACGTTCCCGGAGGGCCGGCAGTGATCAATCACGTACGTACGTTACTGTTAAATCGCGACGGCGGCACGGGCCGCGGTATGAGCTTCCCGGGTGAAGAATACGTGCCGGTGGATTATCGCGCGGTAACCTTGCCGTTCTGGTTGGAAAACCTACGGCGTATGCTGTTCGGGCATGTTTCAGACACTTGCTATGTGCTGTACCGGCTATGGCAGGCCATGCGACTGCTTCACACTACGGAATTGGCCGAATTCGTGACGGCCCTAGATCCGCGTATTACGTATCTGCGAGAGGCCAATCCGTATTTTGACGGCGTTTTCGGAACACAGGTTGCGGCACTGTCCGGAGCGGCACCTATTTATGTGTTCGGCGAGGCGGCAGGTACTACCGTACTGCAAAGCACATGGCGCGTCACCGTGACAACACGTACGCCTACAGTCCTGCCGTTGCGGTTGCCTCGTCTGCTCGGCTCTGCGCCGGCGTATTTTGGGGAGCCGACGGCTGAAATTCAGGCCGGGTTGGAAACGGTCGCTGTCGCCATGGCCTATGAAAACCAATTAAGCGATCCGGTAACATTGCCCGGCAGCGCTTTAACGTTTCGGGTACCCGAGGGCATATCCGGGCAGTGGCAGATTACCGCGACGGCACGTCCGGAATTGGACTTTGCGGATCTTATGTCGCAATTGTATCACAGCACGCCTGAAATGCTTTTTATGCCGACGACGGAAGAACCGTGGCGGACATTCTATAACGTTTATGCCCAGCACCCGTCCTCCGCGTACCGGTATTGCAGTATTCTGCTGGCCATGGCCTATCGCATCGATCAAATACGGCAAGGGGGCGGCAATGGCTAATTTTCGCACCATCGGCCTTACGATGCGAGCCCAGATCGGCGACGTCATGTTTGACGACGTTACGCAGTTCAGCGCAGCATTCGAGATGAACAATATTCCGAATGCTGCAGTCACTGTAGCGGTTGGTACGCATGTGCAAACCGGTAAGGCTGCGTCCATTCATGCGGTATTTGATAGCATGAAGATTCTTTTACCGGCGAAAGTCTGGTTGCGGGTGGTGAACGCGGCAGCGTGGGGGGATGCTCCGACGGACCTGCCTGACGGTGAAATATTGATATTTGACGGTTATGCCACAGGTATAGGGTGGCAACGTACTACGGTCAGCGCAGGCTGCACGATCAGTCTCGTGCACTGGCTTTGCGACCTGGATTATACTTCGACGCTTAGCGGCATGTCGCATCCGGGTAATCCATCGGATTGGACCTACTCGGCGAGCTTTCGGCGGATTCAGTTTGCTGCGGCCGGCAAGAATACTACGCCAACGGGTGCGGAAAGCCCGTGCTGGTGTCCTATGCCAGGCGGTTTTCACGCCTTTTTGCCGGTCGATCTCCAGGATATCTGGACGAATATTCTAAAACCGTGGTTCATTGCGGGAGCCACTGCCGAAAACATTGATCCAATCGATCCGCGGCTGACCGGCGGAGTAATGGAACAAGGTGGCAATGCCGCAGCCGTCAAGGCACTGCAGCGCATGGTTGCCGATCCGCCTATTACGCTCAATATGGAGGGCCTTAACGAGGTCGATAAACTGATTGTAGCAGAAGGGCTGCAGTGGGCCCTAGGACACGGAGGCTGGCAAGCCTGGGCTAATACGACGGTGTGGGGGAAACTGATCGGCGAATTGGCGCCGCAGTTGTTGTTTACCGTTGTACCGCGCATCGAGAATGCCTACATCGTCCCGTTTTGCGGCGGTCTGCAAACGGCGCCGTTTCGAGATATACCGGCAACGAGCTATGCGCAGTGTGAATTGGGCTGTTATTTGCCGCGGGTCATTAGAGGCATCGGTTTGACGCGCCCAGCCAGCTCGCAAACTAATGCCGACGGTTTACATATCGCCGGCAATAGCGCGGATCATTCCGGTTTGGCGGGGTTTTGGCCGGACCCGCCGCTCAACGAGGGTACGATCATCATCAAAGACGTGCCGATGTGGCTGGCGCAAAGCACCATACCGTGGGTGCACTCAGCGTCGACAACGGGCAACATCAATGCAAATCCGATCGGCTTGGCGCTGCATCCGCGTCCGCACGGCGCTTTGCCGACGTTACCGGAGGTACAAAGACGGCCAGCGCTTACCGAGAAGGCCATGAAGACGCTTGGCGACAGATATTGCCACCATATGTACATCATGGAAATGCTCAAAGGCCGCGTCGGCGAACTATCGGGGCGGTTACGCTTCGATATTGCCCCCGGCTCGCAGATACGCGTCTATCTAGGCAGCTCGCATTTGATTGCCGAAGACCAATTGGCCAGGCCGTTGTTAGGTACCGTTATGCGGACGTCCATCCATATCAATGCCGAGGCCCAGCGTGCCGGTACGGCGTTTGCGCTAGCGCATTTGCACACGGAAACTGAAAATAAAGATGCCCGTTTTGCGGCGGTGGCGCCGCCGTTATACACCAGAGAATTCCGCGGAGCTACGCTCGCCAATATTTAGGAATACTGACATGGTTTTCGACATTCTCAAACCAGGACTTGGGCCAAAACCGCTCCCGGAAACCCCGGAAACACCGGAATATACCACCGCCTGGCAATCGTGGAAGAAGGAGGATACCCCACAAACGCGCACGGCGTTGTTGGAGTCAGTACGCCCGGTGCTCGACGACGCGGTACGGGCCTACGGCGCCGGTTCCCAGGGCAGTCCGACGTTGCGCACTCGCGCTAAACTCATGGCGCTGCAGGCCATGCAAACCTACGATCCGGCAAAAAGCCCATTGCGGACGCACCTCATGTCCCATTTGCGCGGCTTGCAACGTGTCGGGGCGCGTGAAGCTGCGGCGATCAGTGTACCAGAGCAGGTGGCCCTGGATTGGCGGCGATTGCATCATGCGGAGCGCAACTTGGAGGACAATTTGGGTAGAGCACCGAGCGATCAAGAGTTGGCGGACCATACCGGGTTTTCGCTAAAACGCATCAAGCATGTACGAAAAAATCGTGGAAGCATACCGACGGGTGTCCTGGCTGCGCAACCCTCGGATGCACCAATGCCCCCTATAAGACCGGTGGGGCAGACTGACGACGACGCCTGGATAAATATCGTGTACCATGATCTTTCACCACGCGATCAGGTAATACTGCAACACACGCTTGGCTGGAACGGAAATAGCGTCCTTAACACAGCCGAACTCGCCGCCAAGCTGGGCGTAACGCCTGGATTGATCAGCCAACGGCGCCGCACCATCCAGGATTTACTCGATCAGCGATACGTATCCGGCTTAGGACTGTGAGGACATTACCGTGAAAGGCACTACGCGCGGGCAGATACATACCGTTTTTCTACAGCGATTGCAAGCCTTGCAAGCGGAGGCACAGGCGATTGCAGATTCGTTTGCCGGTGAAGCACAGCGTGTTTGGCAGGTACCGGCCGTGCTCGACACGGCGTTGACCGACGTTCCCAATCTGCACGAGCCGGCATGGCAGCGACAACCGATCAATGCAAATTATGCGTCCGCCATGCAAAGTGACGAACCGGGCACCGTCGGCGACATCATCGGACTTAAACAGCAGATCGACTATAATGCCGCAGAGGAGCGGGCATTTCGCTACCGGCATGCCACATTGTGCCGCTGTTTGGCACATCAACACGGTCGAAGGCACGGGCATGCTACGAGCGACCTGTTTCCTTACGTCGTCAAACAGGTGCAGGATAGCATAAAAGCCGGAGGTGCCCGATGAGCGTTAGGGACTACCAGGGACGCCGGTTCGATATGCTCGCCCTGCAAGGCGCGCAGGCCACCCGCGAGCACCTGTTGTCGCAGACGTTATTTGCCAATTCCGGCGAAGTTTGTACGGGTATTCAAAAACTGGCGCAAAGGTGGGTTCTGGAATTTTTGACGCAGCAAGGCTCCATGCGCTTTTTGCCCGACCGGGGATGTACCTTTCTCACGGACTTTTACGCAGGGCGTTTGCGTACCGAGCTTGACGTACAGCAGACATTCCTGGCTGCGGATCTGACCCTCCGGTCTCAGTTTGCCCTGGAAGAATCCGAGGATATGCCCGCGGACGAACGTTACGATTATGCGACGCTGACCGACACGACCGTTACGGCCACGAAAGTCACACTGCGTGTGCAGATTACCAGTAAAGCCGGGACGGCTCGAGCCGTTATTTTGCCGATCGACGTTGCACCCTATAAGCCGATGACCTAATCCAACGCAGAGGACGCCATGGCCACGCTGCAAGTTACTAATCTCAACGATATCCCCTTGGAGCTGGTTACGCAGACCCAGGCGGAAATAACGCAGTTGATCCAGGAGCGGCACCCGGAAGTCGAAGTGCTGACGCGCGGCGTCATTCACGATTTGATTTGCTACTTTGGTGCGGTATTCGGCGCATGGTCCCAAACAGAATTGCAGCGTTATCTGAATGCGAGGAGCCTGTTGCAGATCGCCAACGACCCGGCGCTGGCCGATACGACCCTGGCGGATGACGTATTTTCCATGTTTAACGTTACGCGCCAATCTGGAACTTACGCGGCCGGGGAAGTTGTCATTGTCGTACTTAGCGATGCCCCTGTCGTTCTCGCTGCAGGCACGGCATTCACGGCAAACGGCTTAACCTTCGTGACGTTGCAGGCTTACGATGCAAATGTCGCGGGGTCGCAACTGATCACGGCGGATACGAGAATCATGAACCCACTCGGCAACGGTACGTACGCGTTTACCGTGCCGGTGCAGTGCAGCGTAACTGGCGCGGAGGGTAATGTCGCCAGGAGTACGAAAATGACGCCAACCACGGACCTTGCAGGGTTCGTGACCGCGTACGCCGCTGGAGACTTTGACGGCGGGACCGTTACGGAAGACAACGCGGCGATGTTACGCAGACTCCAGGACGGCATCGCTGCGAAGACGATTAGCGGCTCTGCAAATATCCGTGCGCTCATTAAAGAACAAGCGGCATTTACGGACACATTAGAGTACTCGGTCATCGGCTTCGGCAATCCGGAAATGACGCGTGACCAGCACTCGTTATTTCCAATATCGTGCGGCGGCCGGATAGATGTATACGCCCGCACGCGGGAGTTGCCGTTGGCCATAGCCTTGACGAAAGAAGCGACACTCGTCGGAACCGTTGCCACAGGCGGCATATGGCAATTTACCATAAATCGCGATGAGGCCCCCGGATTTTACGAAATCGTACAAATTCGAAGGGAGGATGATGATCCGGACGTTCCCAGTTTGGAGATCTTGTCGGATCAGCGCTTCCTCGACCTATCTGTAGGACAGACGCTCGTCCCGGACATCATTTCCGTCGGGGAAGGCGCGTATAGCCGGTATCAAACCGCGGTGGTGCAGTTTGTCGATCCCGCAACCTCTACGGATAGTACTCCAATCGGAAGCGTCGCAGATTATATCGTCAGTGCCTCTGGTATGCCGCAAATCGCCGACCTGCAAGATTTTCTGGGTGGAACCGACGTACGCTACCGAGCCGGGGATATATTGGTGCGGGCGGCCGTGCCATGCTTTTTATCGGTAAATTTCCAGGTGCGCATCGCGAAAGAAACCACGGCTCCGGACACGGCAGCCATGAAGAATGCGCTTGCAACCGCAGTAAACCAGCTTGGCTTCCCCAGCCAGGTCCATGCCTCGCTACTGGCTGACGTTGCACATAACTATTTGAGCGGCAGGCAGGCCTTGGGCATCATTGATATGCAGGGCCGTATTCGCAGGCCGAGTGGGGAAATGCATTACATCCATGGAACGACGTTGTTGCAAATACCGGAAGATCCGTTGAATTACGTTACCGGGCGCACGACGGTATTTTTCCTGGACCCGCAAGATATTGCCATCGATGTAATCACGGAAGGCTTCACTGACGATCTATAACCTACAATGGCAACCTATAGTTACAATTACCCGGCAACCGATCTCGACCAGCCGTACAACCTAGCGGCGGTGCTGGGAACATTCTGGAACCAGCTTTACGGCGGGCAGGATCAGGTTGTGTCATTGTCCGCGGCGTACGCTCAGGTGGCGAAGCAAACTGCCCAAGACATGAGCGAGCTGCTGCAAGCCGTCAATCGGCGCACTGTACCGGTTTATCACAAAGATCTGTGGTACCCGTTGCGGCTACGGCAATCCCAGATGAATACGGACGCCACGGCCCTGCCCGCTTACGATGGCGCAGGAACGTACGACGGCGGGTATGTCTTCGATGCGCCCTTAACCAGGGGCGTGTATTCCTTTCCGTTGCCGGACGGTTTACGGCTGGCGCCGGTGCTGTTCAATCGCTTTATGGAGCCGTCGCTAGTTTGGCACGCCGGTGACCAGTATTATCTGGATATCGAGAGGCAGGCTATAGTTTTCAGGCAGAATCCGTTCGAGGACGCCCGCATGCCGCAGCAGTCCATATTCGAAAACGGCGTGGTTGCCGACACGGAATTATTGCTATGGGTATTTCGTGGGGATTTCGATCGCGACACGCTTTATAACCAATTCGGCTACGTTCTCGGCCTCCACCTACCCAGCAGCGACGGGTATCGCAATATGCTGAATGCATTATTTGACGCGCTGGTGCAAGGCTGCGCAGGGCGCCATTTCAACCTTGCATTATCCGCCTTGACGGGCATACCTCTCGTGGCGACCCCGCAGGAAACGGTAGTGGATATTGTGCAAGACAGCGCCAATTTATTAGTCCTTACGGACGTGAATGTTTATAAATATCACCGTAATGATGCGGCTCGCGTCAGCATCGGCGACACCGTCTATGCCGGGGATACCCTGACGAACGCGTTTACGGTAGAAGAACTGAACGACGGGCTAACTCCTGCCGGCGTTTCCGCGTTAGCGATCGGCCGCGGCATGGTGGGCCTGTGTCTCCAATACGACTTGATATTCGAGAATAAGGATGTGCCGCTGGTCGTCGACGTCACGGACCCCTCCGGCTTCACTAAGGTGTCTTTCGAGTTGGGTGGCCTGCCGCTGGATATTGCATGTTTTTTTGACGAACTGCATACCCGCGGCGTGGCCTTGGCAGTTCCGCTAACGGACGAATGCGACGGTAGCGACATTATTACCTGGCCCCCGCTGCCGGGCGAGACCGCGCCAAGGTTATTTCGATGCGGCACCCTGGCGCACCTGCTGGACACGCGGATCGTACGGTACGGCGAGCCTACCGCAGAGCACTTACCGCAAACGATCAACCCATTGCAGTTCCTGATACAGCATATCCTGCGGTATAATGCCTTTATCGTACAAATCGATTTGTCGCTGTGCGGCGATGGCGCCGTCGGCTTGCAACACGCTCGTTGGCTGAAGCGGCTCTGCCCGCCGCACACAACGGCGTGTTTACTGTTGAACTCGGCGATGCCGGGAGAAACGATCCACTACGGACAACTATTTGATACGCTAGCACAGTTCACCGCGGCAGAACCGCTTTCAGAACAGGTGGATTGCGTATCGTGGCATTCCCGTAGCATTTTGGCCAGTATTTCAGGCACATGCCATTGAGGACGATAATTATGAATCATTACGGACAGGGTCGCGTGACGCTGTGGGACGTTCAGTCCTCCGGTTTGTGGCTGCCGCGGAGCACGGTCAAAAATCAGCGACAATACGACTGGGGATACATTGCCGCGCAGTGCATTGGCCGGGCCCAGCGGGAATACGCCGTTCGCTATATGTATTTGGAATTTGCGAATGTCAGTGATCCTGACGACGTCGTTGTCGCGCCCGATTTTACAAGAGCCGACGGGCGGGAGTATTACGCGAATCTTGCTACAGACAGCGGCGGAACCGCAGACTATTTGCGCGTGCCGTTATTGACGGAGCCGCAAATCGGCATCGTGCCCGGTTACGAAGACTATTTCGAAAGCGGCGAAACCGGTAATCAACTGACCTTTTTCGCGCAGACGTCGGCAAGTGTAGCCGAGGGCATGGGCGGAGTGCTGTTCGGATCCACCGTTAACTCGAAGATCTATGGAGCAGCCGTGGTGGCTGCACCGGGCGGCAGCGATCACACGCAAGATCTGATTTTTGCCAGGGCTTACTACGAGGCCGAGGCACAGATACTCAAAGCGGTCACCGGACAATGCGGCATTAGTTGGGATCTCGGCTTCGAAGAAAGTCTGACATAACCGGAAAGGGCGCCAAGGATGGCCAGCACATTTGACCCGATACGGCATACGAAAATCAACGAGCCCGTGACCGCTGCGGTCGATAGCCGGGCAGCACGCGCGTTGGAGGCCCGTACCAATTATCTGAAAGACGCGCTCGCGCGTATTGAGGCCGGAAGGGCGCTGCTGCTCGAAAACCAGCGGGTCGATAGCACCGTGGCGCTGGGGCAGCCCGTGTTTTGGAATACCGTGACGCAACAATTCGAGGCGGCCCTGGCGACGGTAACCAACGATCTGGATAGCGGCACGCTGATTCCCAATCCGAGCTGCGACTGCATCGGCCTGTGTTATCGCAAGAGTACCTCGGTATTGGGCGACATCGTGCTGGGCGGCGTCGTACCGTTGGATATGTCGAATGCGATCGACGGCACGATAGCGACGGGCCGGTATTATCTGTCCTCGGCATTGGCCGGAAAATTGGCGCAACAGCGGCCGCCCGTCTCCGTGCCTGTTTGCGTGGTCTTGGGCCCATTGACGGCCTGCGAAACGTCCACCTATGTTTACGTGCTGCCGCAGCTCGGAGACTTCCTGGAAAATCATATCCACTACCGCTTCGAGCTGTATTGTATGCCCGCGGGACTCACGGACCAACCGTTACCGGGTATGACGCATACGATTACCGACGCCGACGCTGAGAGTCCCGGATGGCTTCCGGCCGATGATCCGAGTTTCGCCGGCAACGCCCCTGCGGGCGCAGTATTCGGCTACAACCTTGCTGCGCATCCGGAAGTTGCACGAGTGTGGCCGCCTGTGCCGCTGGAATCCGCCGTTCTTTTCTGGGACCGTGGCTACGGGCAGTACGGTGCCACGGAAATACCTACGACCGGCGCGGAAGCCCTCGTGAAAATGGACAGATACGGTATTTGGTGGATGAGCGGCTGCTACGACGACGTACCGTGGCCGACGTGGTACGACAATATTCCGCCGGAGTATAGTCTGCCTTCCGAAGAATTGTCTTCAGAAGTGCTTACGTGCCCGCGGCCGGAGCGCATGCGCCTCATCCTGGGGTTTGTGCATATGTTGTTTGCGACGCAGCACACCGTCGTCACGAGCTTGCATACGGCGACCGACTCCCCGATCTCGTTCGTTAATTGCGACGGCGCAGCGGCAACCACGGGCGATCTATGGGCACAATTCGATTTGACGGCAGTCGAGGACTCTCTTGAATATGCGGGCAGCCGCGCGTTTAAACAGTTAGTGGGACCGGGTCTGAAATTTGGCCTCGGCCGCATTACCGAAGGTTTAATTGCCGATTCGGAATATGTGCAGATCACCGGGGAGTACACCCGTCTGTTGGATCCGGATTCTCCCGCAGGCGTAGACAACCCGACGGTGCATCAAGGCTTAGTGCATATTAACGTGACGCTCGAGCCCGGCGAACGTGAGATTGCACCTCAAATTGTACGGCTTGCCGACGCCATGGAGCGCATTTATGCCGATGTGCCGTATTTAGGCTTTCCGCAGTCCCGCGATAGTGAAATACGCCTGCGGCTGAATATACCTGTAGACGGCCTCCCGGCGGATCCGCAACTGAAAATACGCGTCATGCTATTCGGGTCAACGACGGGCGCATTGCCGGCAATGGGTATGACGTATCAGCGTCTGGCCAGGCCGGTCACAGGTACGCCCACGGTCATCGCCGCCGGGGATACAACAGTCGATTTTGCCACAACGGCTGTAGCGGTCACGGCGTATAATGCCATCGAAATCGAAAGCGATGCCATCGTGGTGGCACCCGGAGATACCATATTGCTGTCCGTGACACGAGCAAGTGCCGCCGGGTATATCGGCGAGGTCGGCATCGTGCGTATTACCGGCATTGTTACTGCCACCGCGTAACGTTCAGGAGACCGTCATGACTCTTGGTTTATGGAATATCGAGTGGCTCAATCAGAACATGTCGCGAGCGTATCCGCTCGTCGATTGGGCTACGCGGCAGGATACGGCAGGGGCCATTACTTTGCCGGACGATTTCCTAGTCGGCTTCTATTTTCCAATATCCGCCGGAGTGAACGTAGCGCCGGAACGCTTCTTCTTGAAGGAACTGGGCGTCTACTCCCTCGGGTATACGCTCGGCATCGGCTACGACGACGGTGTAGCTCCACCGGCATTGGCCGCCACCGTAAGTATTGCGAGGAGCACCCATACGGAAAATCGAAGTTACGCGGTGGCTGGCACCGGAAATTTTGACGATTGCATCGGCACGATCGTGATAGGCCGGCTCGACAACATCGATCAACTGCCGCCGGGGCAATACACGTTTGATCTCGACGGCGCCGGTTTCGAAGTGGATTGTATTCGCCCTATGATCCGCGGCATAAGTTCTTTGACGGTGCGCACCGGACAAACCTCAGGAACGCGCCTGTACGGAGATATCGTGCTGTCCGCAGGGGAAAACATGCGGATTACGGCGAGCGGCACAGGCGGCAGTTCCACGATTACGTTTTCGGCAATAGACGGCGAGGGGCTGACGGACTCGTGCACCTGCGAGGACACCGAGAATACGCCGCCGTGCATTCGCACGATCAACGGCATTCCGCCTACCGCAGACGGTAACTTCCGGCTACTCGGCGACGATTGCCTCACGTTGTCGGCGATCACCAACGGACTGCAATTCGCAGATACTTGCTCAAAACCTTGCTGCGGCTGTGAGGAACTGAATGCCATATTGCAGCAGTTGGATAGGTTCACGGATGGCGCAAAAACGTTGCAATTATTCGTGAATAGACTTAGCGGCGAGGTTACGCAAATGAGTCAAGTCGTACTGGGCAGCCGATTGGGCGACACTGGCGGCTGCATCGAATGCGGCGCGGAGGAAGGCAGCCTGTGACGTATCATCCACAAGGTCGACAAGGTATTGGCGTAACGCAACCGCAGAGCGGCAGCGATTGGCCGCTCGTACAGCCGTCTGCGGATGTTCGGTACTTGTTGGCCGACCTATTCCTCGCTTATGATGACCCCGGCGACTATGGCGGAACGGAAACGGAACTGCCGTTGCACGTCGCCTGGCTCTACGGTTTTGGTATAGGGCCGGCGGAGGTTACACCCGTTACGCCGGTGCATGCCGCCGAAATTTGGATAGTGGACGCCGACGGTAACAGGTTGTTCGATTCAACGCAGGCAACGTCTTTTAGTGCTCGGGCGTGGGGTACGCGCCTGTATATCTACGAATGGCAGACTGACGAAGCCGTGTGCCGAGTAGTCGTCCATACGGCATGGCCGGACAGCGGTGAGCCGGTGGAGCGAACTTACTCGAGCTCTTTTGTACCGGATGCCGCCATACTGGATGCCCGCAGCTCCTGGAGACTGCCGCAACGCGTTAGATCCGTTACGGTTGGTGCAACCACTTTCACGGATATCCGCCGGATGCATTTTGCCGCCGGCTACAACCTGAATCTGACGTATGGCGGGCGCACGGCGGTACGCGGGCAACGCGCAGTGGAGCAATTGAACTTTGCGGCTGTCCCCGGCGCAGGTTTGGGCCGATATCCGGACTGCACACCGGCGCCGCTGACGTTGCGCAGTATTAACGGCGTAGGCCCGACGACGTCCGGAGACTTTCTGCTGGCGGCTGCCGACTGTTACTGGCTGCGCCGGCCTTTGCAACATTTGGATGTTCAGACCGTCGTGGCCTACATACCTCTGGAGGACCCGACGACGCCATTGGAAGAGACGCTGAGGGCACCGGCGTTTCCACTCGCAATTACCGATGCGCAATTGCAATTGGGTAGCGATTGCCAAGCCTGTTGCCAGTGCGAAGACTACGTTGCTGCAGCTACGCGTTTAAACCGAGAGCGCGATCGCTATTGCACGCTCGGGCAAATGTCGCAAACGGTGCGCAATCGGTATTATGCCAATCGCCGGCGCTGGCTGGAAAGCCGCCGTTGTTATTTGCGTCGGCCATTGCGCTTGCTGATGCAGCCGCAACGATGCCCGTTGCTGGACGTGGTCCTGCAATACTGTAACCAGAGCGAGGCATGCAAGCTCGATGTGGATCTGACCGTAGAATTTACCGCGTTAACGCCATTGCAACTTGTGCCAGGTTCTACATTTATCGTCGGCGCCGAGACGAATCCTGGACGATTTACCGGGATGCGGCAGCCTTATTTGTTGACCGGGACTTGGCCGACATATACCGTGCACTGGGATCAGGTTCACCCGTATCAGTCCGTATTTGTGCAATTTCGATTAGTCGGTGCCGATTGTACCACGCCGCAAGTGCTAACCGGCTGCTTGACGGGCACCATCGGTGCCGAGGATATTACAGTGCCGACGGTTGATGACACCGGTACGGAGCCGGCCTCTGATTGCCAAGCGGCGACATTACGATGCCCCGCCCAGGCCACTGACTACGATAACAGCCCGATATGCCCTGTTGTATAATTTATGGCTCACCGCAATCCCAATTATTACAATCTGCAGTCGCAGCGGGCCTATCCGTTGATGGATACGGCAACCGCCGTCGGTGACGGCGGCGAACAACTGCCGTCCGATATCTTGGTAGATTGCCGATTGCGCTGGCCGTCCGCCTTAGGGCAGTACGCGTTCTTGGGTGGCATTACAGTCACTCCGCATGTGGTTACGGCGCTGTTCATAGTAACCAATAGCCAGACGACAACAACCTTCGCGCCACTGGCGGCGGTCAGTATCCCGCAGCCGGTTGACGAGTATCGGCCGTACGCTATTACCCCCTTCCAACCCGGCACCGGCGGCGTCGTCGTTTTCGGCAACGTGAGGGACACTTTTAACGCGCGATTCAGCACGCCGTTGCAGAGTTTGCTGTCCCCGGACTGCGCACAGCCTTACACGGAGTTGCCAATCCCGTCATTACGCAAACAGGGTGCGCGCACGGGGCTCGTCGGCGATGTCTTGCTACGCGGCGGAACAGATATTACCGCGACACAGGAACTGGTGGCTTTGCCGAAGATTGGCCTGCGCAATGCCTTCGTATTCCGGCTGACGCGCCTGGACGCCATGCAGACTTATTTAGGGCCCTGTGGAGGCAGGCCCGAGAGCGGCACGTGCCTCAAGGAGGGTATCGAATCCATTAACGATGTCGTACCGGACTGCAACGGAAACATCAACATAGTCATCCAGGGACTGCAGACCGCAGCATTTGTGAACTGCGGGCAGTGGGACACCGGCATGGTCCTAGAGGACTCTATCAAACTGTCGGAAATATGCCTGCAGCAACGTGTACGGAATGCGTCCGGCACGGATCTATGCACTGCCGAATTGACTTCGGAATATTTGCCGTGCACCCTGCCGTTCACAGAGACCTTCGGCAATGGCGTTCCCGCCGATTTTTACGTTATGGAGGGCATATTCGACATGCAGTATGCCGCCTACGAGGCCATAGGCCAATTCCAACCGAATACGGCGATATGGACCGGCAACGCCTGCACCGGGGTTAAAACGATCGGTTATTACGGCATTTTGGAGTTTACGCTCACGAATGCTTATCCGGAAAACATTAACGGCGGGTTGGTCTTCAATTTCCGACACGACGTTTTTTCGCGGACCACCGGATACTACTCCAACGATTTTTTCTATGTGCACGTGAACTACAATGAGCAGACCGTATCATTGCGGCATTTTACCGGTATAAGCGAGGACATCCTGGCCAGCGAAGCGGCGACGGTGCCACTGGGTGCATGCAAGGTGCGTATCGACGTCGTCGCCGGAGAAACTGCCGGAGAAGTATTGTTCGGAGTTACGGCCTACGGCATGGGTGCAGGCGGCGCCAATCTGACGATCGGTGTGTCGTATACGGAGGAGTTCATCGATAGCGGCCAGTTTGGTATTCGCAGTTTTGGTGCTACCACAGAGTTTACAAAATTTACCGTCGGCGAAAGCGGGGTAGGTACGCTGGTATACAGCCTGCCGGACTTTACGGAGCAAGAGGGCACATGGGTCGCCGCGGAGAGCTCGTGGGACTCGACTGGGACCAGCAGCAACGTCGCATTGTGGCTCGGCGGGCAGTGCATCGCCGCCACGGCGCTCGGCCAATACTGCCTGGTCGGCTTTACGTTGGACAATGCCAACGAGGCCGTGAACGGCGGCCTGGTGTTTAATTACCGCGCCATGCCGGACGGTGAAACGAGCGCCAATTATTTCAAGCTATACGCGGATTATCTAACGCAAGAGATCGTGCTGGAGCATTATAAAAACGGCACTGCTGCGGAACTATCGCGTAAAGCCGCGCTCATTCCGCTCGGCCCCTGCATGTTGCGTGCCCTTATCCTGGCTCAACCGATGCATTGCCAGGTCCTCGGTTACGGTATGGATCTGGACGGCACGGATCTGGTCTACGACGTAACCCTGCCGGATTATTCGGTCGATACAGGCAGCTTCGGCGTATTCAGCGAAGGCGCCGAGACGCATTTTACTTATTTTCAGGTGGGGGTAGCCGATGCCTGAACAGATTCTATATCCTGATTTTCGGGCGGAGCTGGAGGCCACGAAGTATCCTTTTGCGGACACGGTCAGCCTGCTGGATACGACAAAAGCCATGCGTATTGAGCCGGACAGCTTTCTCGACGCCAGCCTATACCTAATCGGCGCAAGCGATAGGTTGTATCTCTCGCAAATTACGGTAGACGACACCGCCAATGTCCTCTTTGTCATCAGCGACGAGTTTGGCACAGCCACAGCGAGCGCGCCTTATACGGCAGGCGCCACGACGGATGTTCTGGTTTTTAACGACCCGGACGGCCGTCCCGCCGGCATCATCATCTCCGAGGCATTGCGCTTACTGCGTTTTACGACTTGGCCGGCCGGCACTTACACCTTTAAATTGTCTGCGACGGAATTTGTCGCCTCCTGTGTCATACCGACGCCGGGCATCGGCGTGCGCTCGTTACGCACCGATGAAGGCTTTGCCGTATCCGGGGAAGTTTGGTTGGTAGGCGATGACGGCGTGGTCATTACCAGCCCTTCCGAAGCGGTAATACGCATCGACGTCGTGGGCGAGCCGCTTTTCAAACGTAAGCGCTGTACGGATACCGACGAGTTCGTGCCGCCGAATTTCATAAGAACCATCAACAATTGTCCGCCTGATGCCTACGGCAATTATCACATCTTAGTTGGCGACCAGTTGGCTGGAGACACCATTTTACGTATTTATCCGACGGATGCCGGGGTCCTGCGGATCGAGGCCGTCGGACAAATTCTGCATGGAGATTAGAGCATGGCGCGCTCCGGATTTTATATCGATAATTCTTACCGCAGCTACCCGTTCGTGCCGCGAAGTACGCCGCTTATCGAGAATTGGCCGGAAGAAATAGCGGATGAGCACCTGACGGCTCTGCCCTATGACGCCGTCGTGGATGCCGGGATCATTATGCATCCCGACGCGGAGTATTATCCGGGCGTCCATCAGATCTACCTTTTCCGTATCGCTCGTACCGCGACCGGGTTTACTTATGAATTCCGTACAACGGCACCGGCGGCCAGCCAGCAGGCCCTGGTATTTCAGCGCAATAATACCGACCCGGAATTCACGCTCAGTTGGGCAAGCTCCGCGGCTATCGGATCGGGAGGGTCATCGTCTCTCTCCGACACCATAACGGGCCGGTTGGGAGCAACGCGAAGCCGTCCGCGCACGATGCGTTTGGCCGCCGAACCGCGCGTTACACCTATTGTGCCGACGCTGGCACCAGCCCCGACCTCTTATTGGGAGGGGTATTTGGTTACCGGCAAATTTGACGCGCTGATGGCGCAAATTCCGGTAGATACTGCCGTACTATTCAATCCACAACTCTGGCTGCTGGAACCGGCGCAGGTGCAAGGTCTGACGCGCAGCGCGGTCACGAGCTTAAATCTCGCAAATGCCCCACGCGTACGTTCGCTGTTGCCGGAGTGTTCCGGGGAAAGTCTGCAAGTGGCCGTGTTCGTCGTAAACGCCGTCGGCATAACGGGAGATGTTGCATTACAGGAGGGCTATAACTGCCTAATACGCCAGGACGACGCGGCAAACGCGCTAGCGGTAGGTGCGTCGCTCGGTGCCGGCGATGGGTTTCCGTGCACGGAATTTCCGTTGTATGAAGATGAAGAGTTGCCCAGTGACAGCGTATACTACGAAGGTGGCCCTGCCTGTAGCGAAGTCATCAAAACGATCAATGGCGTAGGCGGCCGGCAGATTCGTATCGAGCCGGGTGCAGGTTTCGATGTCACGGCACTGGATGCCAATACTTTGCAAATTGCTTTGAATTTGAACGAGTTTGCCGTATGTGCCGACATGTACGATAACACAGAATGGGTAGACATCAGTCTCGGTCCGGAGGATTAACCGGTGGCTTGGCCGAATTTATTTGATCCGGCGCGCTGTGACCTTTACGTACCCGCGAAAGATTTTGATTTCGTGGACGATTGTAGCGTATTGCCCGCGCCACCCCCTATTTTCGACTGCCCGGATATCTCAATACCTTGGCGCGAAGATCCTCTGCCGATTGATCCCTATCTGGCATTTAGCGGAGCAGTGACCATAACAGAGGGGTCGCCTGCTTCCGGCACGCTAATTTTTACGGTAACGCCGGGTACCCCCGGTTTTAGCGGACCCACCGGAGCATTTGATCCGGGGAAAACGGTGGATGCGGCTCTCACCTTAATCTTGCCGGCAAGCATGGGTGCTACCGGCCCGACAGGTCCTACAGGCCCTACTGGACCTGTCGGCCCTACCGGCCCGACGGGCCCAGCCGGTGCAGATGGCGCTGTGGGAGCGACTGGACCGCAAGGTCCGGCTGGCGCAGATGGCGCCGTGGGGGCAACCGGCCCAGCCGGTTCCCCAGGGGCACCAGGTGCAACCGGTCCAACTGGCCCAGCCGGTGCAGATGGCGCTGTGGGAGCGACTGGACCGCAAGGTCCGGCTGGCGCAGATGGCGCCGTGGGGGCAACCGGGCCACAAGGTCCTGCAGGCGCAACAGGGGCAACAGGGGCAACAGGCCCAACAGGCCCAACCGGTGCCGGAATGTCTTGCGGCGATCACGCCTTTGTAACATCGATCAGCGTATCGGGCAATAATATCGTATACAGCACGGTCAACCCGGTGACGTGCGCGGAAACGACCGGTAATGTTATTATCGGCTTGACGGGCTGCACTGCGTAGATTTGGGGCTTGCTGGCGAATAAAGGTCCGGCTATGCTGATCGAAATTCCGCAATGGTGCTATTATGACTTTCCGTTTTCATGTAGTCGGTTTGCCGCATACGCAGACTTGTTTAGCACACTGCGGCTGCGCTTACACGATGAAGGTTTTTAATTTTGTGCGCATGATGACCAGCCTGGGCCATGAAGTAATTCATTACGGTACCGAAGGCAGTACGGTGGAAAACGCCGAACATGTGCAGCTCATTTCCGCAGAGGAACAACGACAACTTCTCGGTGTGCAGGACACGACGCGCGAACTCTACAATCCTGACTGGTCTTGGGACAAACCCCACTGGCAATTGCTGAACATCCGCGTCGCTTTTGAAATTGCCAAACGCGCCAGGAAACACGATTTTCTGTGTCTCATTACCGGCACACCGCATAAAACGCTCTTGGAGCTTTTACAGAATAAGCTAACGCCGGTCGAATACGGCATAGGTTATACGGGGGTACTTGCGCCGTTTCGCGCCTACGAGAGTTACGCGTTGTTGCATTTTATGATGGGCACGCGCGGATTGGCCGCAGACGGGGCTTGGTACGAAACGGTCATTCCTAATTATTTTGATCCCGATATGTGGCCGCTCCGTGCCGAGAAAGAAGATTACTTGCTCTACGTGGGGCGATTGATCCAGCGCAAAGGCGTGGCAGTCGCGGCCGACATCGCCAAACGGGCTAAAAAACGGCTTTTAGTCGGCGGACAAGGCTGCCGGGCCCACGGGCCGGGCTGGCTCGTCTGCATGGACGGCACAGAGATGCGTGCCCCGGGCTTAGAGTATGTCGGCTTTCTCGACGTACAGCGCCGCGCCGAAATCATGGGCCGTGCGCAGGCAGTATTGGTGCCCACGTTGTACATAGAGCCGTTCGGCGGAGTAGCCGTCGAAGCCCAATGCGTCGGCACGCCCGTATTAACCACGGATTGGGGTGCCTTCACCGAAACCGTCGAACATGGCCGTACCGGATTTCGCTGCCGAACCATGGAGCAATTTCTATGGGCCGCGGACCATGTTAGAGATCTCGATCCGTGCTATATTCGCAAGCGGGCGGTAGATCGCTACTCCATGTGGAACGTACGTTATATGTATCAGGAATTTTTTGACATGCTCCGGGACGTCCAGGCCGGCAACGGCTGGTACGCGGAACGGCAACGTACCTCCTTGAACTGGCTCGGCCCGTACCCCATCGACACTACCAATGCGCAAGATCATACTGACCCATCGCCGTGCGCCGGGTGACCTTACGGTGCTGACAGCTCTGGTGCGCGATATTGCTTTGACCTATCCGGGGCAATTTGCCATCGACGTCAATTGCTTTTCGCCGGAGCTCTGGGAACACAATCCGTACATTACGCCTTTGCGGGGCGTCTACCGCCGTGACGTCGAACATATCAATATCTCGTACGGCCAGGGTTTGATCGACCAGGTGCGGGAGACGGTGCATTTTCTGTCATATTTCCACCGCGATTTTGAAAAGCAGACGAATATTGCGGTGCCGCTCTGCCGGCCTTATCCCGACCTGCATCTTACCGACGACGAATTGAATAATCGCATCGTCGAAGGTAGGTACTGGCTCATAATCAACGGAGGCAAAAGCGACCTGACCGCCAAAGTCTGGGACTGCCGGAAAATGCAACAGGTTGTCAACTGTTTGCGACAGTGTGGCCTCGGCGTCGTCCAGGACGGCGGCAATAAACCGGGTCACTGGCATATGCCTCTGACCGGCGTACTCAACCTCTGCGGGCAGACCGGCTTGCGCGATGCGCTGCGCATCATTGCCCAGGCCGACGGCGTCATTTGCCCCGTGACGTTTTTCATGCACGCCGCAGCCGCATTGCACCGGCCCTGCATAGTTTTGGCGGGAGGACGCGAAGCCTGGTGGTGGGAGGCTTATGTCCGGCAAAATATCGGACTAGGCGGGGCTGAGCTGGCACAAACGCTCCCCATGCCGCATCGCTACCTGCATACGATAGGCATGTTCGACTGCTGCCCGTACACCGGTTGCTGGCGCAACAAGGTCGTGGAAATAGACCAGGATAAATCCCTGTGTTTTAGACCTGTAATGTATCCCGAGCAACCTGTGCCGCAGTGTTTAGATGCAATTACCGTGGACCACGTCATGGAGGCTGTCATGTCGTATTACGAAGATAAAAGTTTGCCGCCCATCTCGCAAAGTCCGGTCCCGGCGGCCGAGGCGATACGCCGTATTAGCAGTTTAGCCGACCAAGCTCCTTTGCCGGCTCCGGCTGCAATACCGCGGACTCAGACAGGCGCATCGCTGACGGGGCCGCGACACCAGGGGCCGGTGGCCTGCCGACCCAACCCGGCCGTGATGGCGCCGGCCCGTCAGCCGACGGTCTTGCGCCTGGCGCAGCCGGTCATACCTGTCGTTTTAAGATGACATCGCAATTGTTGGTCTTGGACAGAACACAGTTAGTATGGCTGGTGCAGACTCAAGACTTTTATGAGCATTGCCCGGACTTTGCGGCAATTCAAAATATTGTGCCGGCGTCGCCGCCGGCGACCGGCTGCCTTCGTTGTGCACATGGCCGCTGGCTGCAGCTTTATCCAAGGATTTCTGCGTTCGTGGAACTGCTGCAGCAGTATCGTGTGCGATATCCGGAAGCTGTAGAGCGTCTACGAACCTTCTTAGAGCTAAAAAAAGGTCGCCCGTGCCGTCCCGTTGTGCTATACTATCGTCCGTATCTGGAGCATCCACCCGTCAAATTTCAATTCTGAGGACACAGGATGGCCGTTTTAACGCGGGGAATCCAATTGACATGGACCTGCAGTCATTATGTGTACGGACGCCACGACGGCGTACGTGTGCGCATCGACGCGGTCGCCGCCCAGAATATGCCACTCAAGGTCTTTGCCTATCGCATGTTGCCCAGAGACCCGGCAAGCGGGCAGGATACGGGATACTTTAGCCACATCTGTTCGCCTCCGGATCTCGTGGACTACCCCGAGGACGGCCCGGTTACCACGCGGCGCCCGGAATGGTTCCGCCTGGCCTATGTGGACGTGCTATTGCGGTCCGTGGCCGAGGCCCAAGATTTTGTTGCAGGCGTTTACGAGGATGTGCGTCGGCTTAAAGCCACGTTGGATATTATGGACGCCTTGGTTACCGGCGGCACGGAGATTATCGGTACAATTGAGGAAGAGTCTTCCGAAATGGAAGAAGAATCGTCGTCTGAGGTATTATAAATGGCACACGAACTTCTGGTTCTTGACGACGCGGTGCTGTTAAATATGCTGCGCGATCTTCGATACAGAGCCGCCATTCCCTGTTTTGCAAACGGCCAACAGTTGTTGAATAACCTACAGACGGTGCAGCACGGTTGTAGCGGATGTCGCCGGAAGCGCAGTACGGCGAACACTACGATGTTGCTCAGTCAAGTCCGCCAGTGCATCGTTGCCTTGCCGGCAGTTAAACGCGCAGAATTAAAACAGCTCGCACAGGCCAAACAGATGCGCGTCATCCGCCCTAATAATCATGGCGGTATGGTGCGTATCACTTTTTGAAAAGGAAGATCGCCATGCTATGGTCCATCTGCGGTGTCGTTGGGCTGTATACCGTAGCGTATATCGGCTGCGGCATCTATTTTACGTTGAAGCCTACTGCCGCCATTCCGGGCTGGCTGGAAAAACTCTTTTTACCGGTCGACTGGCTGCTTGGCTGGCTGGTGCGCAGGCCGTAAATAATCTGAGAAAAACTGGCATATTAGGTTGTGGCGGTGTTTAATTACCAGATAGTAGCCGTGTCCTCCGCGACTCTGGCCGGATGATGACGGAGTCTACCAAATTGAATCATCGTCCGGCTGGACCAGGTGCTACGGTACTTAGCCCAATGATCCGTACCTTACGGGTTATTGGGCTTTTTTCGTTAGATAAGCACCCATCCGTGTACTAAATATTCTGCATAAATATGGCATATTAGATTGATGCTGGTCAGTTAATCGTTCCAAGGCTGGAATGGTTTCTTTAGCTTAGGGGAAATTCTGGGTTTGTTGCCGGCGCCTATTGGCTCGGCAACCCTTACGGGCGGTTGTAATGTACCGCCCGTTTGTGTTTTCCTAGAGTGGGCGCCGGAGCAGTTGCTGTAAACAAGCGGCTGCTCCGGCGTAGGGATTGGTGATTACGGCGCGCCGTCGGCCGATGTTGTAGGGTTAGCACTTACAACATCGCGTCCGGCGCCGCGCCGTGTTCACCTTACCCCCTCTACCTGTCTTGTTGAAAGGAATCGCAGGTATGTTAAGTGCTATCTCTCTACACGCAAGTTTACCAAGGACCCAAAATGTACGCACCAGCCCGGTTTTGACGAACAATCGGAAACCCGTGGAAACGGCGGTCGATTTGAAGGACATCCCAGCCTTCGAATACTCATCGTTTTCCGACGGACGTATTGAGATTCGTCCGACAGGGCGTTGTTTGGACATCTACGCCTAAAAGGGCGTCGCGGCCGCGCCGTGAGTTTTTTGCTAACCTTACGCAAAGACTCACGGCCGACCGCGTTGTGCTTCGGCCGAATACGCGCCGAATGCGTGACCGCCGCGAAGGGGCAAGAAAATAATTTTTATTTTTTCTTAACTATTATGACAAAACCGACCACGACACGGGTAAAACCAGCCTTTATTTTGCCGGCCCCGAATGACGACATTTTTGCCTGGGGCGGGCGCTTGGACAGCCTGCGTCGCGGGGTGCGGACCGCGGAGGGCGTAGAGCCGCGGGAGCCGGTGCATTTCATGGATAGTGGTCCGCTTGGTCGACCACACTGTTGGCTGGAACCGGAGATTTTCGAGAAATTTTGCGATGAAGATGCCGGACTGCAAGGACAAATCCTGCAAATACTTAAAGGAGGCGTCCACGATGACGACTGGCGGAGTAGCCTTGCCGACGAGGTCTGCCGAATTTTTGACGACCAGTATTTGGCGCTGTTGCGGGACCATCTACGCCAACGTCGTGAAGCGATTGCCGAATACCTTTTGGCAAAGGCCGCGTGGCGGCGCTGTTTCCCCGAGGATTTGCAAGAATCCAGTGAGGTAACGGCCGCGCCCACAGCCCCCGAAGTATCGCCGAAGAAGCGTAAAACCAAGCCTAAGCGGTAGCTCGGATTGCCCCATTTGCGCCATAAGTCTATGATGAACACAATCACCACTAAATCCTCTAATCAGGAGCATTACCGATGGTTCATATCGTTTCCAAAACACTCCAAGGCCAGCAGGCCGTTATCGTAGCTCAAGCCGACGGCCAAGAAGAAGTCAAAGGACTCGCCGCACGCAATTTGGTCCTTCAGGAAGCCGCTAGTCTGGGCCTCAGCCGGCCTGGGTTGTCGGGAAACGACACGACCTATCCGGTGGACGCAGACGGCAACAGCGACGACGAGGTCATGCAGGGCAAACGCCCGGTCGCCGGTTACCGTTGCGATTACCACGTATCGTCCGGTCTATGAGATTACCGCAACGCGTCCTGTTTCACCGCACGAAGTTAAGCCCGCTCGCCCTGCGGGCTTTTCTGCTGCGTACGTTGCAACGTGCGGACCGCGATGACGATTACACTGCCGCCGAATGTTTCTTGCTTTGGACAGCCGTGCACTTAAACGGAATCGGCTGTTTACAAGAGGACCAGCGCCACATTATTTTGGACGAAATGCGCCGTGCCGGCGTGTTCTCGCAAATGCCAGCCGATGCCGCGCCGTTCGGCCCGGGTGTAACGGAGTATCCGAATTTACAATTGGTCCTGGCGGACGGGAAGTACGCGACATGGACTGGCAGTGCCGAGTTTTTGGACTTAGAGACAGGTGAGTACATCGCTCGCTTGCCGCAGCCCGTCCTGGAGAGCCTGGGCTGCAACCTGACGGAGCTGTTTCGTCGCAACGCCGCCGTATGCCAGCGCGTTATGCAATCCTCGGAGGTCTCTGCCGATGCCACAGTCGAACAACCGTAAACAACAACTGCGCAAGCATTGGACCGGTGAAAATAGTTTTGCAACGACGCTGTTGCTGTTGTTTATAGACGCCTACGGCACCGAAGCGTTGCAGTGGGACCCGGCAACGATACTGCTCGAAATTCAGGATGATTTCGACGTGGAGCTACCCCCGGCGAATCAGGACCGGCTGTTGACGGCTATCAATCTGGTAGTAACGGATGCTTTTTACAAATCTTTGCCGGATTTCGTCAATTTCTGCAATATTCTTAACGGAGATTGCTTTGATCCTAAAACCTGGGAACCAGCAGACGCCCAGGATATAGCTTGGGGCATTACGGAAGCCTTGCTGATCGAACCACCTGACGAAGACGATCCGTTCGTGCCGGACATTACGTCCTATATCGGCACGGTGCTCGACCAAGAAGGCATTATTCAGCCGCCGGATGTTTTGCGCATCGCGGTTCGCGAACAGGACCTTGCAGCCAAGGTTCGCGACGACTTCGCCGATGACCCGGAAATGTTCGATGCCGTTTACAAATTCGAACAAAGCAAGCGCGAGCAAATCAACCAATACGTCCGCGATAATTTGGCGGAGCTCTCTCAGCAGTTGGATGGCCTCACGCTGGCCTCAGGCCAGGCAAAGGACATCGTGCATAAACTGCTTACACGGTCTTAATCTATCCGTTGACGTCTTAATCTTCCACTTATTGCTATGGTTAATATTCCCAAGACTGGCGCTGCTCCGAGCGCTTTTAGCAACTTATTCCAAGAACATCTCGACGCGGGCTACCAATGCCTGTACATCACGACCAGCGAAGAAATGCGGTGCGAAGTCGAACTCGTGCACGTGGCCAAAGCCTTAAAATTAAAGGTAATCACCTGGGACCACTTTAACGGCTTTATACAGCACGGCGCTGCAGAGGCACCGCGCGGGCAGGGTGTGACAAAATATCGCCATCCGGCCGAAGCCCTCAAAGTGTTGCCGGAAAAGGATCTGTTCACCGGGGACGCTTTGTGTATTTTCCGGGATCTCGACGATTTCTTCGGCGATCCAATAGTGAGGCGCGCGGTGAAGTCTCTCGTCGAGGCAAACCAACTGGTTAATGCGTACCAAAAACGGCCGCTGATCATCATCAGTGCGCAGAGCAAAATCCACGAGAAGCTCAAAAGTTGCATTACACCGCTGGAATTTGCGCTGCCGACCGAAGTACAACTCCAGGACACTTTTAATTTTGTACTGAATGCGGCCGCCGGATCCCCTAATGCTGAAAATCTGAAATGCCCGGCCGAGTTGCAAGACAAGATCGTGCAATGCTTGCGCGGGCTTACCTCGTCCGAAGCCGAAAACGCATTGTCGCGCTGCCTCGTGCGGCATCGTTGCTTCACCGACGACCTGCTTCAGACGCTCAAGGACGAGAAGGCGTCCATCATCAAAAAGAGCGAGGTGTTGACGTACATCCCGGAGTCGCAGATGGCGACCAAGGCAGAAATCGGCGGCTTCGAGATGCTGCTCGAATTCATAGAGCGCAGGGCGCTTGCTTACGGCAAGGAAGCGCGAGCGGAACGTATCGATTATCCGAAAGGCGTAGTTCTTTTGGGGATTCCTGGGACAGGTAAGAGCATGGTGGCTAAAGCTGTATCCCGTCTACTAGGCCTTCCGGGGTATGTGATGGATATTGGTTCGGTATTCGGTTCGCTGGTCGGGGAAAGTGAGACACGAATGCGCGATGCC